TCTTGAAAAAATCGTTAAATTAACGATTTTTTTTGTTTTTTTGCAAAAAAAAACGTATATTATCTTAAATAAGAATAATGTTTAATAGCAAAAGGCGTGTTCCAATTCCTCCCACCATTGAAATGGTGGGTTTCCTTGGAACGTTATCATGAAATTAAACAATGGTCACATATTTTGAGTTTTTATGCAACAGGTAAATTAGGTAAAATATCAAAAAAGAAATAATATGAGAATTGAAACTTATTACGAAATATTAAATTATATCAAGAACATTGTCAATGGCACTGAATTCGATGGCCATGTATATTCTGTTGGAGGTTGTGAGCGAGACAAACATCTTGGCTCAGATGCAATCAAGGATATTGACATTGTTGTTGACCTTATGGATGGTGGAATCCGTTTTGCAAAATGGCTTGAATCAAATGGTTATACAAACGGTTCTGTAGTTGTATATGAGAACTTCGGTACTGCCATGTTCAAACTCAAAGAGTTTCCTGATGAAGAGATTGAAACTGTTCACACAAGAAAGGAAACATATAGAGACAAGAATAGCCGTAACCCTGAAACAGCATTCGGAACAATCAATGACGATTGTTTCCGTAGGGATTTTACTATCAATTCATTGTACCACAACATTTCAAAGGATGAAGACCTTGACTTGACTGGTAGAGGCTTTGATGACCTTGAAAAAGGACTTATCAACACATGTTCTTCTCCTGATGAAATATTCAATGAGGACCCATTGAGACTGTTAAGAGCCGCAAGGTTTTCAGCAAAACTTGGTTTCCTTATTGACAATGATGTGTTCGAGGCAATGAAAAGGAACATTGAACGCCTTAAAATCATTTCTCAAGAGCGAATCACCGATGAATTCAACAAGATTCTGATGTCTGGACATCCATATATTGGATTGAGTTATCTTAATGATATTGGCTTTTTCGATACTATTACACCGTACCTGTTCACTTATGAAAACGGAGAAAAAAATGAGGCTGCAAAAGAAGGTGCATTTGAATCTGTATTGGAGATTGTTGAGAAATACAACTACGACCTTGAAACTGTTCTTGGCGCATTTGTTCAAAATTGGTATTGCGAAGGAAAGCAGAGAAACAAGTTCCTAAAGGAATTCAAGTACTCAAACGATATTATCAACAAAGTCAACTTCTATGCAATGAAAGCATTTCCGCTTGAACTTGCTTGTAAGTGGAAACTTGGAAGCAAAATCCGTGAGATTGCTTATGAATGCGACACGATTGAAGACTTCAACCACATTGTTGCAATTGCAAAATCATTCCCAAGACTAAAAGACGGAAGTTGGGTTTTTAATTTTCTCAAGACAATTGACATTGAGGAAATGATTGGATACAAACTCCCTGTCAACGGTAATGATATTATGGAAATCCGTGGTATTGGCCCATGTAAAGAAGTAAAAACAATAATTGACCATTTGCTTGAATGTGCATTCATGAATCCAAAAATCACAAGAGACGAATGCGTTGAAATTATTAAAGACATTAAACTAAAAAATATTGTAGTAAAATGAGCGGAAAAGATGTTTTGACCCTTTTATTGTGTTCATTCGGGTATGATAGAAACATAAAAATCGAAGTAACAAATGTAGGCTATAGTGAGCCAATGTATGATGTACATGCTGAAAATAAAGATGGCGAAGTATATGAGCAAATTGATAGTGAGGGGCTTATGTTTCATATATACGAAATCATTTCATATATGACTGAGTATGGCGATTATATTAATGCACCGTCTGACGAAACAAGAAACTTAGACCTCAAGAATCTTCACTTTGAAAGCAAATGGTGGGGTGTTGCGCCAAAGCACATACTTAATGCGGAGACAAGAGAAAGAATAATAAAGGAAAATGACGAAAGAGAAGAAAGAATAAAGCAAGAAATCGAAAGAATGAAACCATTTGATAAATGGGTCGAAGAGCATAATCCATGCAATTCTTGCACAGAAAAAGTTCCTTTGACATCACTTCCTTCAGGATGGCATCACGATTGCGAAATATGCTATAATGGAAGATGCCCAAAAATGAGACATTTTTTTGATGTGGAATATAAAGAAGAACTTAAAAAATACAGAGATGGAAAATAATTTTAAGTTTACAGAAGAGTATATCCAAAAGAAACTTGACAGATTCTTTGCTGAGAGCACAAAGAAATATGTTCTTGAGAACCTTTATGTATTCAACTGGGAATCTGACAAACTGATTGAAACAAAGTCAGGACTTATTTATGAATTTGAGATTAAGATAAGCAGGTCAGATTTCAAGAATGACTTCAATAAAAAGGACAAACATATCATACTTGAGGGCGGGCAAACACATTTGCCAATATTTGAAACTTTAAATCCGATATACCAGAAAATGTACGAAAAGAATTATCTGGTCAGTAATTTCAAAAAGCCTAATTACTTTTATTATGCTGTTCCCGATGGTCTTATCACAGTAGATGAAGTACCTGAATACGCTGGATTGATATATATTATTCCTGATGACGGAGAATACCATTTTACATGGTTTCGTATTGCCAAGCAAGCACCTAAATTACACAATGTAAAATATTCTGATGATGACTTGAACCTTGGAGAAAAGTTCTATTACAATATGCTGTCATGGAAAGATAAGTTCCGTCAGGAAAGGGAAAAGCAACTTCTTGCTGAAGGTGCTGACCAAAAAATGACATATGCTGAATTGCTTGATAAATACAACAAAGCAAAAAGAGGCATAAATGGCTACAAGGCCATTATTAATCAATTAGACGAACAAAAGAAACTCCATTTCGAGAATGAATTGAATGATAGGGAAATAATAAGGGCCTACAGGAAAAAGGTTAATGACTTTGACAAAGGCTTTAATTGCTTTGAATTTGAAAATAAAGTGCTTGAAGAATACAAATAACAATGGACTATAAAGAATTTTACAAAAGCGATTTGTTCCCTGATATAGAAACTCCTATAACGGATAAATTATTGAAGAAGAATAAATGGGATAAATATGTTTATATTCACGCATTTACTAAAGAAGATAGTGAATATTACTATTTTGATGGAGATATTGGTAGAATATATGCTGAAAAATATGATGGAAAGACAATCTACAAAATTTCAATTGACGGTTTTGATATGAACGATTCAATTCCTGTAAAAAACATTTCTGACATCAAAGCCGTAATATATGCATACTTATGTGGTCGTACAGGTACAAAATACGGACAAAGTTCAGAAGGAGGATATTGCTATCTTAACCTTGAAACTGATGAGGAAAATGAAAAATGGAGATATGATGAATATTGTAAAATGACGAGTCAAATAAAGATTATTTAATAAACTAACATTATATGAAAGCAACAGAAATAGTAAGATTAAAATCCGATGAGAACAAAAGAGATAAAAACGGAAACAAATTAAAGCGTGGTGACATTGTTCATAATAAATGGGGTTATGACTTGGAAGTTCATTACAATTATAAAATGGGATGGTTTGGAATGCTTGTAAATGTTGACGATAACGATTCTTGTAAAAACATTCCATACGCACTAATAAGCGAAGATATAGAAAAATTACCAAGAGAATGACAGTAAAAGAACTTAAAGGCATCCTTAATGGATATGGAGAAAAATATGATGATTGCGAGATTGCTTGCTATGAAACCTCTGGCACACTTGGCTTTGCTAATACTGTTACAAATGCCTATATTGGAAAAACATACGTTAACCAAGGATACCCAATACGTAGAATGCTACAAATACAATTTGAGGTTCCCGATGAACTGAGAGATTATTTAAGAGAAAATTGTACAGAACTATGAAGATACTATTGGAAACATGGGATGACATATTCAGCGATGAAGTTGAAGACGCTTTGTTTGGCAGTGGAGAATTAAACATTAATATTCACAAGTCAGAACCTCGTGAGCGTTATATGATTTATGATGTGAATAAGAAACACGTTATAGAATCATACTATGGCTTATATATTGAATCAATTGAAACCGTAGAAGAGTTTAAGCAAAAGTATCCAAATGGAAAAGTTTTTAGACCAGAAAATTATGAATTAACTGATTGGTAATATGACAAAAGAAGAATTTAAAGAAAAACTTGAAAACCTTATCAGGGAATATGATTGGAGTTATACCGATGAGTGGACATTCTTTTCAACTGATGAAAAACAACATTCAAAGTATGATGTTGACATTAATATTATTCGTAGGTTTAGACTGGAATAATGAAGTAAAATATGTTTAAATTATGAAAGTAAAATTTGCAGGAAATAGTACGAAGATACGAGATATAGAGAAAAGAGTGAAAATAAAAAAGAGAATACGGGAAGTAATGTCCCATCAACGATTAATAAAGCATTATACCGACTTAATAAAGAAATCTGATTATAAAAATAATAATTCATAAATAACATTTTTAATATGAATTTTGAAGAATTAGTTAATCAAAAACCTGGCTCAATTATAGAGCTTAAAAACGGAGAAAAATTATTGATAGAAAACACAGCAACAGACAATTGTGGCGAAGAAGTGTGCTTTGGTGTTGCAACAGATAGAAAATGTTATTTTCTTGACAATGAAGAAAAAGACGGTGTTTTACAATGCCCATGTAATCTTAATGGATGCCGTGGGGTATGTTTTGTAAAATTACCATATGAAGGTCGCCACGACAGATATATTAAAGACGGAGTTGAGCAAATATCCGAAGAAAGAAATAGGCAAATACTTAAAGAGGGATGGACTCCTGAGCATGATGATGAGCATACAGAAAATCAGCTTGCAAATGCAGCCGCAACATATGCTATGGATGCTGATTGTAGAGACGCTTTAATGCACCTTGTTTATGATTGTGAATTGTTGGGTATTCCACCAACATGGCCTTGGGATGAGAAATATTATAAGCCAACTCCTGATGACAGAATTAAAGAACTTAGAAAGGCAGGTGCTCTTATTGCCGCAGAAATTGACAGACTTAACAGAAAATACAAATTTAAAACTGATTTTTACGAAGACTAATATTTCTGGCACAGTTTTTGATAAGATAAAAGAGTAACATTAAAAATTTAAATTATGCCTACAGGATTAACTTCAAAAATTTATGAAGGCGAAGATACTTCCCTAAGGGGTTTCGCCTTGACTTGTGCAAGACAACTTGGTTTTGGGTATTATGCGTCAAACTTCGGAGAAAGTGCGCTTCCTTTAGACAAGGCCCCTGATATTAAGCCAAGTAACTACCATAAAGAAGAACTTGAAAAAGCAAAAAAGAAACTTGAAGATTTTATGAATCTTCAAAAGGACCCTGATGCCTTGCGTAAAAAGTATGAAGAACATTTAAAATTAATCAATGGAGATAAAGAAGAATCAAGAAAGCATAAAGAAGAAATAAAAGAAAACTATTTGTCTGTTCTTGATAAAGTTGAAAAATGGGATGCCCCAAGCGAATTTGACTCTTTGGTAAAGTTGATGAAAGACCAACTTAACGACAGCATTAAGTATGATTGCACAATATATGACTATGACAAGAAAGAACAATCAATTGAAGAATGGGCTAAGTCTGAAATCAATGCAATTAAGTGGAGTATTGGATACCATGAAAATGAATACAAAAAGGCTGTTGAATATGCCAAGGAATGCAATGAGTACATTAAAAAACTTTACGAAGAATTAGATAAAGTCGAACCATTACAATAATATATCGAAATCTGGCACGGTTTTTGATAAGTGTAAGGCATAACTTTAAAAATTAAAATTATGTGTTGCATTTCAAAAGAAAAAAAGACAAAAACTGCTGAGACCGACATCCATGTCATTAAAGTCATGCAAAAGAAAGCAAAGGGCTATCGTACACCATTTACACATCATTACATTAAAAAGAACATAATGAGTGGAGAATTTCCACTTGTTGCTGCTTGCGATGGATTCCATTTTAAAGGGAATCTTTTGGGAAAGATTTCGTTTTGGGATACTGTTATGTATAAATGTGTTGATGAGAATGCAGAAAAATTGTATGTATATAGCAAGGATTTTATCCATACATTCCCTTCAGGCAAAAAAATTAAAGTGGATAAAAACAAGGGACTTGAAGTTTTTGATTGTATTATCCCAGCTGGCGCTGAATATGTAGAGGGAGAATGTGTTTCACTTGAACCTAGCGGTAGGGTTATCAAGTCAAAAACATATGCATCATCACAAATATATTTTGTTGGAAAGCATCAGGATTAAAATTTGAAAAATTATGTTAAAGCCAATAAAGGGAAAAATCAAATTAACAGGTGAAGTTGTTGAACTTGAACCAATCACAAATGAAGAATTTCGTAAGAAATATGTCTGGATGGAAAAAGTTTCAGGCGTGTTTTACAAAGATAGTGATATTGAGCTAATTCCTGAAGAAGAAGTTAATGAATGTGTTTGTGAGAAACTAAAGCGAGTAAAAGGAAGTAAAGAACATCTTGAAGACAATTGCTATACTTCTCTTGTTATGGGGTATGGATGGATTGCAGCATATGGCGAAGGATGCGCACAAACAGACATTCAATATTGTCCTTTTTGCGGTAAAAAATTTGATTAAAAATGACAAAGGAAAGAAAATATCTTGACGAATTTGAAATGGGTCTTCTTGAGAAATACGGAATCAAGATACTCAAAAAAAAATATGACATTGGTGATTTATTGTCAATGCTACCAAAGAAATGGCAAACTGAAGATGTTGAATTTGGCAAAAAAATTACAGAAGATTGGGGACTTAATATTGAATTTAACGGGTATGATTGGAGCTGTACAACCCCAATTTATGTGGTTAGTGGAGCTTGTGTTAAAACAATAAACAACAAAGCATACGGTGACACCGTACTTGAATGTCTTCTTAATGCTGTATTAAGATGTGCAAAAGACCCAATGGGGAGAAGATATTTGAGCAAAACTTATGTTATTGAAGATTGGAAATATAAACCAGAAAATAAAGATGAATAATTGGATTGACATTAAAGATGAATTGCCTCAGCCGTTTAAGACTGTTTACATCAAGAAAGGCAATAATGTTGTTAAGGCATATAGGGGCTTTGACGAGGAAACATTTTTGGATGCATGGTATGATGACAATGGAAATATGTACGATGGCTCATATAATTTATGGTCATATTCGTATAACTGATAATTTCTGGCACGGTTTTTGATAATGGTAAGGTATAACTTTAAAAATATAAATTATGAGTTGTAAGAATTGTATGGGAACTTGTAGGCATCATCATATTGATGACGTTTATGAAATTTATGACGATGGCTTCATTAAAATGAAAGAATTCAAAGGGTATAAGCACTATTGCGATATTAACCATGAAGGCTATGAAAATTGGCATAATAGAAATAAAGACAACACATATGACCAATATAAGAATGATGAAATGTCATGTTATGAGCCAACAGAACTTACAAAGTCACTTGACAATATGATTGATTTGGCGCAAAAAATTATTGATAACTTAGAAAAAAAGAAAGAAAATGAACATTGACGAAATTGTTGACAAAATTAAGCTTGCCATCGAATTTTGTGGCGATGGCGGCATAAGTCCATTTACCACGGAAGAAATCAAAGAAATGTACGATTTTTTGAATGCACAAAAACAACCTGAGCATGGGTGTAATCAATGGCGCATTGGCAAAGAGCCAAAATGGAAAATTGGAGACTTTCTTGCAAATTATGAAATCACTTCAGACTATGAGGGCGAACAATTCTACGGAGAAATAATTGAAATCGAAGCTGACGAAGATTATGGGGATTGGCTTTACACATTCAAAGACCCTGAAGGCGATGAAGTTGTAGATTCAGAAGAAAGTTTGTGTGATTACAAAGCATACAAGGTTTCAAAAGAATATTACGAAAAACATTGCTAAATTATGACAAAAGAAGAAGTAATATCAAAACTCGAAGAAAGAAAAAAAGATTATCTTAATTTGCAAGAAAAAGCAACCGAACAAGACAATAAAGAACTTGGATTCTCTGTTCGTGATTTTTGCAGTGGCATGTGTAATGCATTTGAATTATCTTTGTATCTTATTAAAAATATTAATTAAACTATGACAATTGAAGAACTTAGAAATAGCGGAATGATTGCGTTTGAGTATATTAGAGGCTCACACGCTTATGGGCTTAACACCCCGACATCTGATGAAGACCATGGCGGCGTTTTCATTTGCCCAAAAGAAATGCTTTACGGACTTAGAGGCAGTTACATTGAACAAGTCGCTGATGAAAAGAATGACACAGTATTCTATGAATTTGGACGATGGGTTGAACTTCTTATAAAGTCAAATCCTACTGCTATGGAATCTCTTTTCATTCCAAAGCGCTGCATTGTAGGTGAAGTACATCCTATGGTTCAATATATTATTGACCATAGAGATATGTTTCTTTCAAAAGAATGTTTTAAAACTCTTACTGGCTATGCAGTTTCACAAATTGGTAAAGCTCGTGGACTTAACAAGAAAATCGTTAACCCTATTTACGAAAGAAAAGATGTCCTTGATTTCTGTTATACATTTAAAGGACAGGGTTCTCAGCCAATGAAAGAATGGCTTAAAGAGAATAACCTTGACCAAAAATATTGCGGTCTTGTCAATATCCCAAATATGAATTGCACATATGGCGTTTATTACGACTTTGCTGCATATTTCAAATTTGAATTTGTTGATAAAGATAAATATGGACTATATGATTTCAATAACTGGTGCAATGATATGGGCTATTTTGAAAAGTTTAAAACAATATCTCTTATGGATTGTAACTCAAGACTTTTTATAAACAATTATTTTAAATATCCTGGCATTGTAAACCCAGATAACATTGATGAATCAAACGATGTAAGACTTTGTTCAATTCCGAAATACGAAACACCTATTTGTACAATGACATACAACAAAGATGGCTATGTTGTTCATTGCCGTGAATATAAGGAATATAAGGAATGGGAAGCAAAACGTAACCCTGAAAGATACAAGAGTAATCTTGGCCAAAACTATGATGGTAAAAATATGTGCCACTGTATGAGACTTACTAGAATGGGTAAGGAACTTGCACTTGGCCAAGGGTTCAATGTTGAACGCACATATGACCGTGAATATCTTCTTTCAATTAAAAACCATAAACTTGAATATGATGAAATCATGGCTCAGGCTAACAAAGAAAAAGAAGAAATGGAAGAGGCAATTAAACATTGTACACTTCCTGAAAGGCCTAATTATGAAATGATTAATAAACTGTTAATAGAAGCAAGACTAAAATATTATGAATGAACAATTTAAACTTGAATTTAATGAAGAACTCTATGATGAGCCTCTTTTTGATGAAGAAATCTCAATGGATGATAATATCATTATTGGAAATAAAGAAAATTACGAGAAAAAATTGAATAATTCAAATATTATCAAAAATTTCTCATATGACCAAACAGAAATTCTCCATAACATTGGGATGCTATATAACAATGGCTCAGACCAATTTGATGCTGATATGACTGCAAGTTCTCTTGGATTCTATAACAAAGGTCATGGATATGCTTATAGCATTCCTGAACCCAAAATCCTTATGGATGTTTGCCCAACAAGAGACGATATTATTGAAATCCAAAAATGGGGGGCATTGCCAATTGAAAATAATTCAATACATTCATTGGTTATTGACCTACCGTTTGTAATTTCTCCACAAAATGCACCATCTGCAAAATCAAACAAAGAAGGCGCAAGCTTGATTTATAAACGTTTTTCTGCATATTATCCTGTTGATAACTTGTATTTATCTTATTATCATTGGTTATCAGAAGCAAGTCGTGTTCTTAAAGATAATGGAATTTGCATTTTCAAATGCCAATCCATGATTTCAGGTGGAATTAGGCACAATGTTGAAGAATTTAGTTTTATGGCAGCTCAAAGACTTGGACTTAAAATGATTGATAAGTTTACGTTACTTGCAAAGGCAAGATTAATTTCACCTGGTAAATACAAATCAGGACAAATCCATTCACGAAGTTATACTTCAATGTTTTTGGTGTTTGTTAAATCATCAAAAAACAAATCCAAAGAATTCAATTACGAGCAATTACTTGATAGATGCAAAAAAGAAGAAAACGAACATTATATCAATGTAGTTGAAAAATAAATTACTATTTATAAAAAAAAGAAAAAATGAATAATAAGAAAGTAATAAAAATTAAAGAAAGCAAGTTAAAGGAACTTTTTCTACAATACACAGAAAAAGCATTGCATGAAAAGTTTGGAAATGATTTGACAAAAATAAAGCCGGCAATTGAAGCATTAAAAAAACATATAAATGAAATTTCTTTTGAAATAGAAAGTGATATACCTTAATATTAATTAAAAAAGGGAGACTTAATGCCTCCCTTTTTAATTTATAAACCTAATATTGCCTCGATTCGTTTTAATCGTTCTTTCAGTTCTATATTCTCTTTATGTAATTTATCAATTGCAGCAAGAGCTATTATTGAAAGTTTTGCGTAATCAACAGTTAACTTTCCATTTGAATCTTCAGAAACAATTTCAGGGTAATATTTCATTACTTCCTGTGCTGAAGTACCAATGTTTAATTTATTGCATTTGTCATCATTCCATACAAAATATTTCTTTGGAATATTTAATAAACTTTCAAAGTCAACATTAATATCACTACCAAATGTCTTTAAATTGGCATCGGAAGTTTCATAAAAACCATATGTGGCATTTACACGATAATCCATAAATGACACTGATGGCGTGCTATTATTAGTATTATCAACATATATTTTATTTGTTGTCCAAGCACTTGTTGCCTCAGATTCTAAATTTGGTGAGAACAATACATATCCTACATTACCGAGGTCACCTGCTATATCTTCATGGTATACAGTGTGACTGTGTTCAAACAACTCATCAACATAACTAATCGTTGACGCACATACGCCACTTAAATTACACAATGTTGCTATTTCACATCCGTCATAGTAGCCAATCTTTTTTATGTTTATTGTCGAATTTTGACTAGGATAAAATATAACACCTGCGTCTTGAATATCAAAATCATAATCATTTTTAGAAGATTTAACCACTTGATATTGTCCATATTCATCATGATTAACAATATAATTTGCTCCATCTGAAGTCGTTAGCCTGTCTCCAACGTTAACTTGTGTTCTTGTTGATGAAGTTGTTTCTTTGTTTGTGTAGTTATACTCTCCAGTATTTCTAATTGATTCTGTCGCCGCTGATATATCTTCACCAACATTTCGTGGTTCACTATATTCATATTTTCCAACATAAATTTTACTACCTTTAAATTTTATTATTGGAAGATTTGTAATTTCTGCTTGTGCCCCATCTATTTTATGCAATATTTCAGATGAATAAATGTTTTTAACAAGTTCATTTCCGTTGTATGTAAACCCAATTGCACTTGTTGTGTACCCAGAATTGCTATACCCGGTCAAAGCCGACATTGATAATGGATACATAATATCTAAGTCATCTCCTGTTATATGGGCGATATTAGATTGTCCAGAACCACTATCACCAGCTGGGCCTTGTGGGCCACGCATTGAGCCTAAATCAATGTAACTATTAGCTGACGATGCACTTCCACCGCTATATAAATACAAATGATAATTTTGTACTCCTGAAAAGTAAAAAGAATCATCTATGTATGGACTTTTATAAAGCATATCACTATATGGGACATTAACACGTCCAGCATTGGTTAAAACCCTTGAGTTATGTCCTTGCCATCCTTGATAGCCTTGTCTGCCTTGATAACCTTGTCTGCCTTGATAGCCTTGCCTGCCTTGATAGCCTTGCCTGCCTTGATAGCCTTGTCTACCTTGATAACCTTGTGCTCCGGTAGCACCATCAGCGCCATAGGCACCCTGTGGTCCTTGATAGCCTTGCCTGCCTTGATAACCTTGTGCTCCGGTAGCACCATCAACACCATAGGCACCCTGTGGTCCTTGATAGCCTTGCCTGCCTTGATAACCTTGTGCTCCGGTAGCACCATCAACACCATAGGCACCCTGTGGTCCTTGATAGCCTTGTCTACCTTGATAACCTTGTGCTCCGGTAGCACCATCAGCGCCATAGGCACCCTGTGGTCCTTGATAGCCTTGCCTGCCTTGATAACCTTGTGCTCCGGTAGCACCATCAACACCATAGGCACCCTGTGGTCCTTGATAGCCTTGCCTGCCTTGATAACCTTGTGCTCCGGTAGCACCATCAACACCATAGGCACCCTGTGGTCCTTGATAGCCTTGTCTACCTTGATAACCTTGTGCTCCGGTAGCACCATCAGCACCATAGGCACCCTGTGGTCCTTGATAGCCTTGCCTGCCTTGATAACCTTGTCTACCTTGATAACCTTGTGCTCCGGTAGCACCATCAGCGCCATAGGCACCCTGTGGTCCTTGATAGCCTTGCCTGCCTTGATAACCTTGTCTACCTTGATAACCTTGTGCTCCGGTAGCACCATCAGCGCCATAGGCACCCTGTGGTCCTTGATAGCCTTGTCTACCTTGATAGCCTTGAGCCCCTTCATTGCCATCATCACCTTTGTGACCTTGATAGCCTTGTCTTCCTTGATATCCTTGTCTTCCTTGATATCCTTGTCTTCCTTGTCTTCCTTGGTTACCCTGTCCCCCTATAGGCCCCTGATAACCCTGATATCCTTGTACTCCGTCAGCACCATCAATTCCATAAGCGCCCTGTGGCCCTTGGTATCCTTGTCTACCCTGGTTACCTTGTAGCCCTATTGGACCTTGATAGCCTTGATATCCCTGATATCCTCTTGGGCCTGGAATTGGTTCTCCACTTTCTGAATCTCCTGAATAATCATAAATTGTAATATCTTCCTGAGTATCTGGCGCATATATTGTAAAAGTATCAGAATTTCCATTATATGTGTGATAAATTGTAACTGTTGCTGTATTTCCGGTAAATGTTCCTACGGGTCCTTGATAACCTTGTGCTCCGTCAGTGCCATCAGCACCTTGTGGTCCTTGATAGCCTTGTGCTCCCTCAGAGCCATCAGCACCTTGTGGTCCTTGATAGCCTTGTGCTCCGTCAGCGCCATCAGCACCTTGTGGTCCTTGATAGCCTTGTGTTCCGTTAGCACCATCAGCACCTTGTGGTCCTTGATAGCCTTGTGTTCCGTCAGCGCCATCAGCACCCTGCGGACCCTGATAACCTTGGGCTCCTTGATATCCCTGATATCCCTGATATCCTCTTGGCCCAATACCTTCTCCACCATTTGAACTATAATCCTCTATTATGATATCCCCATTTGTTGTGCTATAAATTGTTCCTGCGGTTTCATAAGTATCATCTGAATTATGATGCACCAACAAATTTGCTTCATATCCAGAAGGTCCATTTGCGCCTTGATAGCCTTGATTACCTTGTCTACCAAGTATTGAGCCCAAATCATGGTAACTAGATATTTCACGTTGGTCTCCGCCTTTATATAAGTATAAATGGTTAAGATTGAATCCAAGCGCTTCTTCATCAGAATATTCAACTACATAAAGCATATCACTATATGCATTTAATACATCTGTAAATCTGTATAAAAATCTTGAATTTATGCCTTGGTAACCTTGATAACCTTGTGGACCAGTTGCATCTCTTCCACGAGGTCCGGCTGGACCTTGATAACCTTGGTATCCTTGTTGACCACTTCCTCCTTCTCCTGAATCATGAAGAAGAATCTGTTGTACATCAATATCTGAGACATAAACATGTGCAAGAACACTTTCACCAACATAACTAATTGGAACTGCATGACCTTCTATTCCGGGTCCTTGATAGCCTTGATAGCCTTGTGCTCCGTCTGTGCCATCAGTACCATCAGCACCTTGAGGACCCTGATATCCTTGGTAACCTTGTGGGCCAATTTCTCCGACCCCAGGTTCTCCTTGATAACCTTGTGCTCCAGTAGCACCATTATTTCCATCAGCACCTTGTGGACCTTGGTAACCTTGAGAACCGTGTCCATCTAATCCATTTCCTTTAAAAGTATATGTATGCTGTCCATCATGTTCAACATGTTCAATTGTAATTCCATCGGTTGCATTTATGAAATCGTGCGATGATGAAATTAAATAGTTTTGGTTATCATTGGCTTCAATATTAAATCCAAATTCTCCTGGGCTAGTATCCACGCTAACATTAATATCTCCACTTGTATACTTCAGTATCTTTCCGTAATTTTGTCCGTTAATAATCAAATCACCTGAAGGTATATTGTAATTCTCACTATTTTGAGCAAAAAAGTTCATATATTGGCTTATTGGAGAAACACCACCAATTGAAATAGTACTTATTGGAGCACTATCTATTCCGCCTGTTTCACCCTTTGGCCCTTGAACTCCTTGATACCCTTGGTCACCATATCCCCTTGGCCCTTGATATCCTTGAAAACCGGTTGGGCCAGGAACGTCACTTGCCGCCCCTTGAAATCCTCTTGGTCCTTGATATCCCTGAAGTCCTGTTGGACCTGTTATACCTGGAGAACCAGGATTTCCTGTTGCGCCAATAAGTCCACGTGGTCCTTGATATCCTATTGGACCTTGATATCCTTGTGGGCCTGTTATATCACTTGCAGGCCCTTGATATCCTCTTGACCCTTGGTATCCAATAGGGCCTTGATAACCTTGAGGACCAGTTATATCACTTGCCGGTCCTTGATATCCTATTGGCCCTTGATATCCTTGTGGGCCCGGAACATCACTTGCAGGCCCTTGATATCCAATAGGCCCTTGATATCCTATTGGGCCTTGATATCCTTGAGGCCCTGTTATATCGCTTGCCGGTCCTTGATATCCTACAGGGCCCTGTGGTCCTAGAGGACCTTGACTTCCAGTTGGTCCAATTGGTCCTGTTGCCCCTTCAGGCCCTGTCGCCCCATCTGCTCCGGTTGGCCCTGTTGGCCCCATATTACCTGTTGGACCAGTGTTTCCACTATCACCCTTTGGCCCCTGACTTCCTTCGGGACCTTGGTAGCCTATTCTTCCTTGTCTACCCTGTTTTCCTTCAGGACCTTGATAACCTTGTTCACCTCTTCCTTCGGGACCTTGATAACCAATTTGTCCTTGTCTACCCTGTTTTCCTTCAATGCCTTGATATCCCTGATATCCAACATTTCCTTCAGGCCCTTGGTAACCAATTTCTCCTTGATATCCTTGCATACCCATGGTTCCTTGGCGACCTTGTAATCCTTGCGCACCTATAACTCCTTGGTATCCTTGATATCCCTGACTTCCTTCATCTCCTTTATATCCTTGTCTTCCTTGATATCCACGTAAGCCAATTGGTCCTTGTAATCCTTGCATACCTATAGTCCCTTGGTAACCTTGATATCCTTGTTCTCCTTTTCCGATTGCACCTTGATAACCCTGTCTTCCTTGTGGACCTGTTTTTCCTTGGTATCCTTGATAACCCTGCCATCCTTGGTTACCCTGTGGGCCTATCTGGCCTTGATATCCTTGTCTGCCTTGCCTACCTTGATTACCTTGGTTACCCTGTGGACCATTTAGCCCTTGATAGCCTTGCCATCCATGATAGCCCTGCCATCCTTGGTTACCCTGTGGGCCTATCGGACCTTGATATCCTTGTCTGCCTTGCCTACCTTGATTACCTTGGTTACCCTGTTGGCCAGTTGTCCCTTGGTAACCCTGATAGCCTTGTGGTCCTATAGGGCCATAATCTCCAATTCTTCCTTGTCTACCCTGATATCCCTGTAGGCCCTGATTTCCTTGATATCCCTGTTCTCCTTTTCCAATTGGCCCTTGATAACCTTGATAACCTTGTGTACCAGTTTTTCCTTGTACACCTTGATATCCTTGCTCACCAACGCCTATTGGCCCCTGAAAACCAATTTTCCCTTGGTATCCTTGATATCCCTGTTTTCCTATATTTCCAACAAGGCCTTGACTACCTTTTTCACCTTTAGGACCTTGATATCCCATTGAGCCTTGTGCACCATTGATTCCATCACATCCATTTCTTCCTGACGGGCCTTGAGGCCCCATTGGACCCTGAATTCCAACATTTCTATTTTCTTCCATTTAATTTGTTTTTTAAAAGTAATTAAATTGCAAGAGCAAGACCAATTATGCATCCAAAAACTATTCCAATTCCTGCACACATTATATCATGCTTCTCGTTTAAATGCCCTTTCTTTTTGTCAGTATAACATTTTATAAGTGCGATTATCAAGCTGAATCCAGCTGATAAATATGCATTAAAAAAAATCATAAAAAACATTGTTATTAAAGCAAATGTTTCCATGTTCAAAAGGCCATCATATCCAATCCATTTTCTTCCATTGGCATCAAGTTCATTTATTTTTGACTTAAATTTTTCTAATGGCTTTTTAGCATTTTTTACATTATTTTTGGACATAACACTATTTTTTTATATAAATAGGTCAAATGGCATTAAAACTTATATAAAAATGATATTCCATATAAATTATTTTTAGTTTTGGGAACGTTTCCATATTGAAAATTAATTCCATATTTTTCTTTTATGAAAAACCCTGCATTTGCTGTCAGAATATAATCTGAAATATCTTTATCAAATAAAAATCCAACTCCAATATATGGACTAAATAACTTAACTCGTGATTCTATAATTGTTGTCGTTTTCGTTATTGGAACATAATTGTATGAAAGCAATGTTAGCCTGTTATATTGAACGCTTGCATTAATAGTGCATTTCCCAACTGTATCAATGTCAAAAATTTGTTCAGAATATAACCTTCTCGTTCCCCAATCCAGAATTATTTCAGATGTGTCTTCTTTCATTATTTCAATGTGTTCTGTTATTATCCTTTCGGGGAACAATTCTGAATATATTCCGTCTTTTACACATTGTCTTATTATATCTGCCGTATCCACTGGTTTAATTATTTCATATGGAACTGGATATGGTATTGAATCTACTATTGTTTCGCCTTTTACATATATGACTTCTGTATGCGGGCTTTCTATATTAACGGTTTTTCTTCCAAGATAAAACCCAATCGCCATAAAAATCAAAATAGTAATTATGGAACAAATTATACGTATTTTTTTTTCTGTAAAAAATCTGAAAGTGTTCATTGCTTTGTTTTAGTATAAATAGACAAAAACAAAAAAGCCAACCATATGGCTGACTTTTTAATTACAAATTAAACGTATACTTTATTAGCCCACAATTCCATATTTTATAGGCTCCTATTTTTTTTCGCATTTCTTCCTCTGTCATTGAAGAAGGAAAGCCATATTTTGCATTCATTTGCTTTTTCCTTAAATTAAATTTATGAATACGAAATAACCCTTTTTGTGGAATATAATATGAATAGTCAGGTTTAACATACCCATTAAATTTAAATCCTAATTTTACATATAAATTGTCAATTTCATTAAATGTCCATCTTCTATCTGCAAATGTGTCTATTGTTTCAACTTCATAATTTTTTAGAAAATGATTCAATAGTTTGCCTGCGACACCAATGCAAATATGTTCTATATCTGACGCATACCTTTCTAAACGCCAATATTTTTCTTTTATTCTTTTAAAAAGCATCACTCCAATTAAGCATTCATTGTAAAAACAGCCAAGATATACAGTCGAAGAACATTTTCCTTGTATATGGTTTTTTTCCAAAAAAACAGAAGATTCTTTATATGTAATTTCTTTAATTTTTGTTTTTCTTGCATATATTTTTGAGCCATTGTCTTTTAATAGCAAGTGCCTTATTTTGCTTAAAACTATTTCTTTATTGTTAACATATTCATCCTCAAAAATTTGTATTAGGTTTATTCCTCTTTTTTGGCATTCTATCATTTTATTGTAATGATATTTGCTTTCATGTTTAAATTTATCTGAATGCCATAATAACCCATTATATTCTATTCCAAATTTTAATTCAGGAATATATAAATCAATTTCTTGAGGTGGTATTATGTTTCTTGCATTTCTTATTATTTTTAAGTTAATAATACTTTTTATATAGTCAAAAATTTCATTTTCCGCATTGGATTTTGCATTTTTATATACTACTTTTGAATAGTCATATTTTTCGCCATGTGTTTGTTTCGCCTTTTTTATATAATTTTCAAATGAATCAGACTTAATTCTTGCACGTGATTCATTTGCGCATTTTTGACACCCGCATCCATCAAGATGGTTTGAAGGCTTTTGTAAAAAATCACCATGTTTAGGACATGTTATAATTACATTTTTGTTAAAAGAATTATAATTTACTTTCGAATAATCGTATTTGTTACCATGGATTTTTTTTGCCCTAGTTATAAAATCGTCTTTTGTTAATTTTTTAACTCCAAAGCACTCAGGGCATCCACATCCATTCAGATGCGAATTTGGGTCTTGATAAAATTCACCATGTTCGGGACAAATTATGCATACTTTTACTTTATCTTTAACATAAACAGTCTTAGAATAATCATATTTATTCTTATGAATTATGCTTGCTTTTTTTATAAAATTTTCAGTATCCATTTTATGCCCGGCACAATAAGGGCATTCGTTTTTATAATGATTTGAAGGCGTTTGCCAAAATTCTCCATGCTCAGGGCATATTATACATACTTTTGTCTTATTTCCTTTATATTCCACTTTCGAATAATCGTATTTGTTACCATGGATTTCTATAGCCTTCTTTATAAAATCTTCTGATGTCTTTTTTTGCATAAATCGTTTTTATATAAATAGTATTAATTCCTAAAATAAAAGGCAACACTTTGTGCTGCCTTTTATCTAAAAAAACTATTGATTTTTACTTAGCAAATGGATTGCTTGTAAAATCTCCCGTAAACCCACTAAATGGATTTCCGCCTTCAAAATTTTGTCCTTGTCCGTTTTCATTATTTGAAGATGATTTGTACAATTCTTCTGCTATTGGATTCCAAAGGTTTTCAACTTCCTTCTTCTTTTCTTCAATTTTTTCCAAATCACCATTTTTGATTTCATCTCTCAGATTTCCAATTGCCGTTTTAATCTCTTCCTTTTTATCGTCAGTTAAAGATTCAACATTTACTTCATCCAACGACTTTTCAATCATAAATGCAAAACTTTCAGCCTCGTTAATCTTATTAGCCCTTTCCATTTCTTTTTTATCTTCTTCAGCATGCTCTTCAGCCTCTTTCTTCATTCTTTCAATATCTTCGTCTGAAAGTGAAGAAGAATTTTCAATTGTGATGTGCTGTTCTTTATTGGTTGCCTTATCAAGAGCAGAAACTGAAAGGATTCCATTTGTATCTATATCAAACGTAACCTCAATTTGCGGAACGCCTCTTGGCGCAGGCGTAATTCCATCAAGAGTAAACATGCCAATCATCTTGTTATCCTTTGTCATTGGCCTATTACCTTGTGCAACGACAATAGTCACTGCCGGCTGATTATTTTCTGCCGTTGTGAAAATCTGACTTCTTTTACAAGGAATTGTTGTATTTGCTTCAATGATTTTTGCCATAACTCCTCCCATTGTATCAATACCAAGAGATAATGGAGTAACATCTAGTAGCAAAACATCTGTTTTTTCTCCACTAATAATTGACCCTTGTACAGCAGCACCAAGTGCAACTACTTCATCAACATTTACATTCTTAATCAATGGGCGATTAAACGCTTTAGTAAGTTCTTCCTGTACTTTTGGAATTCTTGTTGAACCACCGACAAGAAGAATGCCTTCCAATTCACTTGATTGCATATTCGCCTTTACAAGAGCATCTTTTCCTAAATTAATTACTTTTTGGATTTCATTGTCAATCAATGATTCGAATTTTGCCTTTGTAAGAGTAACAATAAGATGCTTTGGATTGTTGTCAACAGCTGTTATATATGGCAAATTTATTTCAGTTGATGTTGAATTTGAAAGTTCAATCTTTGCTTTTTCAACGGCTTCAAGAATTCTTTGCATTGCCATTGGGTCTTTGTGCAAATCAACACCATCGGTCTTTTTGAATTCTGAAACAACATAATCAGAAACAATCTTATCAAGGTCACTACCACCACAATATACATCGCCGTTTGAAGCCTTTATTTCAACAACCCCATCTGAAATGTCGGCAATTGAAAAGTCAAGGGTTGAACCACCATAGTCAACAACCATGTATTTACCTCCCTTGTTCATGTCAATGTTTGATGCCAAAATAGCAGCTGTCGGTTCTGCAACAATTCTTCTTACATTAAGACCCGCAATTTCACCGGCTTTCTTCGTTGCCTCTCTTTGCGCATCGTTAAAATAAGCGGGAACGGTAATAACAGCATCTGTTACCTTTTCACCAAGATAGTTTTCAGCCGTTGTCTTCATCTTTGTAAGAATCATTGCAGACAACTCTTCAGGCGTGTATTCTTTGTCATTAATTTTAATTCTTGGCTGTCCATTTGAATTTACAACATCGTATTGAACATGTTTAATTGCCTCTTTAACTTCATCATAAGTGTTACCCATAAAACGCTTAATAAGTACAACCGTTCCTTTTGGGTTAGTAACGGATTGTCTTTTAGCGGCATCTCCAACTTTTCTTTCGCCATCCTTTGAAAAAGAAATTACGGATGGAGTTGTTCTGTGTCCTTCATCATTCACAATAATAGTTGGCTGATTTCCTTCCATTATTGCAACCTCACTTAAACAAGAGCCGAGGTCTATTCCTATTATTTTACTCATAATTGATTATTTATTAAAATTATTTATTATTTCTTTTATTTTATTAATAAAACTGTTTTCATCTAAAAATACTTTGTCAATAAATCCATCAAAATGAACATTTGGTTGATATGAAAAATAAAGCAAATTAACATTATTCTGTTTACATTCATTATATTTTTCAATATCTAGTTCTCTTGTTCTGTTGAATTTTTCTATTCCACCAAATATTGCAACAGGATTTGCATGTTGTTCACCTTGATGTTCTACAGCTATCATATATTTTGGTATAAAAAAATCAAGTGATTTGTTATTTGTAAGCCATGTGTCTTTATATTGTCTTTTTATTTCATCTTCTTTAAACAGTGTCAAAAGAAGTATATACAATCTATTTTCATACACATACAATTCTACCTTACATATTGGGCACCCTCTTCCTTTTAAATGATTCTGAGGTGTACATAAAAAATCGCCATGAGTTGGACATGTTATTATTACTTTGGTTGAATTATTGTAATAAGTAACTTTATTATAAGAATATCTGCCTAAAAACAGCAAGGTTGATTTTTTTATAAAATTGTCTTTTTTTTCAACAAAAAAATCATGTCGTTTTTCATTTGCACATTTTGGACAGCCTGATTTACCATCTATATGGTCGTATGGCCTCTGCCAAAATTCACCGTGCTTAGGGCAAATTATACAAATTGGAGTACGATTATTTACATACTCAACTTTTGAATAATCATATTTATCACCATGGATTTTTTTTGCCTCAATTTTAAAGGTATCATTATTATATTTTATGCGTTTAAAATACGGTTTTTTTATTCCCTTGTTTACAGTACTACACTTATCATTTCCACAAAGTCTACACCCATGACCCATTAAGTGTGACTTAGGTGTTTGCCAAAATTCACCGTGCTTAGGACATATAATACACACCTTAGTTTTTTGGTTTACATACTCAACTTTTGAATAATCATATTTATCACCATGAATTTGTTTTGCCTGATTAATAAAAATTTCTGAAGTTTTTTTTGCCGTATTACCCATTAATAATATTTTTATTATAAGTAGTACCTAAATAAAAAAAATAGGCACAACTCATTATTTTTGGGATAATGCATTTTTAACAATTTCACTTATGGTTTTTCCATCTGAACGGCTACCAAGTTCATTTGAGACAATTTTGATTACCCTACCCATGTCTTTCATGGATTTTGCACCAAGTTCGCAAATAATGCTTTTAACAACCGCTTCAACTTCCTTTTCGGAAGCTTGTCTTGGTAAATAGTTACTTATTATTTTTTTTTCAGAAAGTTCTTTTTCAGCTAAGTCTTCTCTGTTATTTGATTTATAGATTTCAGAAGATTCTTCACGTTCCTTACACATTTTTTGCAAAATCTTCATTACGGCTTCATCGTTAAATTTGCTTTCGTCAAAACCAGGCGCCGTTCTTGCCTTCATTATTTCTGACTTTACAAGTCTTAATGCATCTACTTTAGACGTATCTTTTTCTTTTGTTGCATTCAACAAATCATTTTGAATTATTTCTTCTAAACTCATAACAAATAAATTTACTTTTCTATAAAAATACAAATATTTTTTTAAAAAATCAATAATATATTTATAAAAAATCAATAAATGGAATTGATAAGCAAGCCTGAAGAATGGACAATTAACTTGTATGGAAACACAATTAAAACAATATGAATATTACAAACAAAAAAAGGTGGTAAATAATTCGCCACCTTTTATTTTACAAAAAGCATTATTATCATTCCATAACAATGATTGCGCATCTGCTTGATTCAGCAACTTCATCAACGTCAATTACAACTTCAGTAACAACGTTCTTGAATCCTTCCTTTACCAATTCAGAAGCTACTACATTTGCACGTTCATTAGCAAGTCTTTCATTCAATTTCTTTGTTCCTGTTTTACTATCTGCTGAACCGATAACCTTAATCTTTTCGTCTTTAAAGTTTTCAGCCTGACCAACAAAGAAATCAATTGTTCTTTGCGCCGTTGGATTTAATTTTGATGTCCCAATTTCAAAATCAATAAATGTATTTGCCGGCTTTTCAATCACCTTTTCGACAACCGTTTCAACAATCTTTTCTACGATAATCGTATCCGTAGTTGTTTCTGTTGGTCTATTCATGCACTCATCATACATGTTATAAAGTTCAGCGTATTGTTCATCCGTATAGGTATAAGGGCAAATAGTGAAATTATGTGATTTGTTTCCACGGCCAAAACGATATGCAACACCAATATTGGCTTTCAAGTCAGCTGCTTTGTCTTTATTTGGCCCACCTGTCCATAAATATTGAATCTCTTCACCTTTAAGAATTTCATTCGCTTGCACCATTGGGGTGAAAGTGATGTACCATGAACGGTTCTTTCCAAGGTTAAAATCAAATTCAAGTCCTGCTTGTAAAGCTAAGTCATTTTTTGGGATTTCAAAATCATGATTCCAACCGATACCGGTAACTGTTCTAATTTCAACACGTCTCGGATAGCCTTTGTATCCGCCAAATAAGTTCATTAGATTGAACTTTATATTTCCGAAAACGTCTGAACGATTCATTTTCCACTCACCAGAACCATTAGTCACATTGTGATAGATGGGTGAAACAACACCTTGCAATGAAAACCCTGTAATTGGAGTAACATCCTTTCCAAGTTCAATACCGGCATTATAAGTAAGCGACTTAAGACCTTCTTTAAATCCGTTATTCCAATTTGAGTAATCTGAAACGGTTTTTTGGTTTGCGCCACAGTTAAGTCCAATGTACATGTGTGAAAACACACCATCATTTTTAATTGTTTGTGCATTTGCTGCAACATTCATAATCATAAATGCAGCCATCAAAAAATAAAAAATTCTCTTCATACTTTTTTAATTTTTAAGTTTTTTTAAATTTTTATTAGTTATTATTAATCATAATCATAGTATCCACCATATCCGTAGGTGTATCTATAATTTGTGTCGTAGATGCTTGGCTTTTCGTCAACATCCTCAAAATAATAAAATTGCTTATTATTTTTATATCTTGTGTCAACAAGAACGATTACGCTCTTATCAAGGTGCATTTCTTCAATCTTATAGCGTTCATTGATGAATTCGCCAACCTTATATCTCTTAATGCTCTTTTTAAGTTTAAGAGTTGTCCAATTTGGCCTCCAATCAAGTTCCTTACTATAAGGGGCCTTAGCGTGTTTAATGAACTCTTCAAGCGTTGGATTGTCCTTTTCGGTCAAATCAATGTTCCAATACTTGCAAGAGTAACTATAATGGGCTTCTTTAACATTAAAGAAATCCTTGAACTCAGAAACCCCACAATTATGAAGATTAACTTCATCAACAAGGCTTTGCAAAATGTCAATGGTTCCAATTGTTAATGTGTCAAAGAAATCCATAATCTCATCCCTGTATTGTGGATATTTAAGATTGTCATCAACGTACTCTTCAAGAATCTTCCTATCAATGACATCGCCAAATGACTTCAAATATCTAATACGTGAGGGTCTACTAAGCAAATTATCATTAACCCTAAGTTCATTTGTTGTCATAATGAAAATATGGCAATTTTCACCATTATATACACCGTCCATAATTGAAAGCAAAGATTCGCCAGCCCTATCTTCGCCATCGTCATCTGTCAATCTAAAATTCTTTTCAAACTCGTCAAACAAAAACACGCAATCGTGATTAATTCCTGCTAAAAAGTTTGAAAGGCCTTGAAGCGGCTTGTCAACAATCAGTACCGGCAAACCAAGTTTGTTACAAAGCATTTTTGCCGTAACAGTTTTTCCTGTTCCTTTTGCCCCATTCAAAAGAACGCCCAAATTATGCTTTGATGCTTGTTTACTATATGTATCCAATACATGAGTAACAAATGTTTCATCAATGCCGTAAAGTTTAAACCCAAAATAAAACTTATCGGCAATTCTCTCAAGGAAAATTTCGCCAGTCATTGGGTTTTGGTGTATTTGGTAAATACCATCATCAAGTGTTGGCATTACCTCAAAATTACCTTCGGTTTGTGAATAAAAATCACCTCGTCTTAAAAATACCTGTGACATAAATTATTTTTTTAAAGTTAATTTATAAGTTTTTCAATTAATATACAAATTATTTTTCAATTTCCAAAAAAAATTAATCAATAACTGTTACCAAACAGCCATAAGAATACCATAGCGTGTCATTTAAATCCTCTTCGTTCTTACAAGCGTATTGTTCTAAATACTTGTTAATGTTACATCTATGGATTGTCATTCTGCCGTGTTCCATATCAATGCTATCCAATTTAAAAGGATTCTCTTTTTTTACAAAGTTTTTAAATTCTTCAATGTTCATATTTAATACACTTTTACTTTTTCATTAGATAATTCTCCAGATTCCACTTCTTCAATGAAATCCTTAATAACTTGCAATTGATTAAATGCCCATTCATAGTTTTCTACTTTGCTAAATGGAATCCACTTGATTTCATCAACCTCATTAGGCTCTGAATTTTCTGATGTGAGATTTCCATATCCATTCCAATAAATGGTATAAAATCTGAAAGATATTGTCTGCTTTTCATCGGAAGGGTCACTGTTTACAACCCATAATTTCCAATCTTTTTTAGGAACTAAAAGTCCTGTTTCTTCAAATATTTCTCTTGAAACAGCATCAAAAATGCTTTCATCATAATCAACATATCCACATGTTATGTTCCACTTACCAACATAATCAGGACATCCCTTACCTCTCTTGTTAGCAAGAATGTGATATTGGCCATTTTCCCATTTGAAAACAATACCAACAACAGCATTGGAACGACTAATCCAATATTCCTTGCCATCTACATTTACAGGAAAATTATGCATCTTCCCTGTAGAATGATTGCAATTTTTTCTTTTTAATAATTTTGAAATTGCAACACACAAGAATAGAATTCCAAGAATTAATAATAAAATAAAAATGTTATTCGTTGTCATTTCTTTATTTAAGTTTAGTTATTACTCTTCCTTTATTGCCATAAATTGTAAAAGTGGAACCGTCTTTTCTTGGCTTAAATTGCTTTGTCAGCATAATTCCATGGTAAACAGGATAAAAATATGAATCATATTTTGAATATTCACCAGTGATTTTTGTGACTTTAATGACATTCATATTTGATTCGATGATGTTACCAACTTTAAATTCTGAGTTTTCATTGGCCCAATCATTCATTAGCTGTTGAACAAATGACTTCTTTTTGCTTTCAAGTTCTTCGATTTGTTTTCTGTAATACTCGTTAACGTCATTAACGGCCTTTTTCAATTCTTCGTGCGTCATTTTAATATTTAATTAAATTTTAATGTTGTACCATACCACTATCAAATATCATGCCAAACTATTACAAATATACAAAAAAAGTTGAAATCTACAAATTAATTTCAACTTTTATTTTCGTGTTCGTGTTCTACAAGAGTAAATGTACATTTGAGCGATTTAGTGTAGTCTTTTGCTTTTGCTTCGTCAACAAATTCATCACCCCAGTACCACTCTTCAAACAACCCATCTTTTAGTGTAACTACACTTTTTCCGTCATCAAAGACAGTAATCTTTGCTATTTTCATAATTAAACCATTTTAGATTATTAAATAGTATTAAAATGGTAAATCATCTTCAGGCGCTGATTGATTTTGTTCAACAATAGTTGTTTCTTCTTTTTGTGGCTCATTGCTTATTTCCTTTTCATATTGCTTTGGCAACTCTCCAAGTTCATAAAGATAAAGCATTCCGTTTAATCGTGCTTCTTGGTTATTGAACTCTTCCTGCTTCATCATCCAATGAAGATATGTGTCACCTTTTTTACCTTCTTCATATATTTGCTTTATTGTTTTTCCGGAATGTTTTCCGAAGCCAACGACAAAATCACAAGGCTTAACGGGGTCAATTTTAATATCAACTTTTTCTGTCGGTCTAAAATCAAACCCAAGAAGTTCTTTTCTGCTTGCAATATAGTCTGCCGCTTGTAATGCCTTTTCCAATTCTGTCTTTGGCAATGGTAAATCAGCAATCTTTTCATGCCCCCATTTACCCATATGTGATAATACCATATTAGCCAAAATATTCTCATCATCTGCGCTTAACAACTCAGTTCTCTTATTTGTGTCGTTAATGTATTCAGCCGCAAATCTTGGATGGTCATCAACCGTATGTTTTCCCTTTCCATCACCCAATTTCTTTATGTCATGTGCTATGGCCGCAACAATCATAAGATTCTTTTCGTGGTCAGTAAACATTCTTGAAATTGATTCGCACTCAGCAAAAAACACAACACACCTTGTGTGCCTTACAAGCCCACCTTCGCCAAGGTCAAACTGTGGATGGTATTTACCGCTTGTTGAAGCAGCAACAGTGAAAAAGTATTCATCTGCATTGGAAATAAGCTCTTCAGCAAATTTCCTTAAATTTTCTTCGGTAATATCGTCAAGTTCATTGACAAACAACTTTAATCTATCTTCTTTACTAATCATAAAAACTTAAATTTTTAATTAATATACAAAAATAAAAATAAAAACCAAAAAAAAGTCAGCCATTTCTGACTGACTTTATGATAACTTACATATAATTCACTTTAATATTTCATATAATCAGATAACTTCTCAATACCGTTTGGCGTATCCACATATGCAACGCCTTCATCATCGAATTGTATTTCCATCCATTCAGAAGGCTCATCTGGCTGTCCGCTATAATTTGTTCTAATTCTTGCAGCATCGCCACTATTGCTTATTTGAATTTCTTTTCCCCCAAAATTACTATCTGCTTTATATCCTTGAGGAATAAATTCTTCGTTTTCATTTATTAATTCATTGAAAATAATGTCTTTTCCCTCTTGAACATTAAGCACTTTTGAATATCTATCTTTGGCAATTTGAACAATTGCATCACGATTTACACCAGCTATTCCGCTTATTTTATCAGATAAATTGTCATTAATTAAAAGTGTTGGGACACCATCCATTTCAGTTCCTGATACGAACAAAATCTTTGAATTTTCAAATTTATGATAATTCATACCAATAAGGCATACCAAATCCGCTTCTGTTGCTCCGGCATCTCTTAATTTTTGAAGTTCATCATAAGAATTTTTTGCTTTAAATTCCAATTTCTTTTCATCAACTTGCTTAATTGTACCATCATCAAAAAGCAAATAATAGGCAGTATTAAATGGGCGTATGTTATGAAGATTGAAATTCAAATATGTGTGGTCTGAAAGTTCTGGATTATTTCCTTTGTAACTTTCTATACCACCACCGAAATTATTCATTTCAGTTCCATATCTTGCTTTTCCATATGTAACGCCAAATCTTCCTGCAAGTTCATCCCTTTTAGTCCTCCAATCTGAATATCTTTGTTTTACACGGTTTTGTTCCTGCCATGGGAAATTATACATTGATAATTTAATTACATTTACCACTTCGCCTTCTTCTCCCAAATTTTTGCCAAGTTGGGCGTAATCTTCATATGATTTCATCCTATTTGTTTCAGGATTTCTTCTTTTTACTGTTGGTACAACAATTTGGGCCACATTAACGTATCCAAAAGTGAACATTTTGCCTGGTTTTAGACCGGCAAGTAAATCAGGAAGATTTTCAGCTTTGTCTATAAACCTGAATCCAACTTTTGTTTCGTTTATTGTTTCTGTATTTTCAATTCTATTAATTAATGACTTGACTTCAAGTAAAAAATCTTTTCCCATATTATTCTTTTTATTCAATTATTTTTCTTGCTTCTTCATCATAATAAATAGTTAAAACATCCCAAAATGGCTCATAATCTTCGTTAATATATGAAACATTTGCCATATATATTCCATCAATGTTTTGCAATTGATGGTTTCCACTATGAAAATGTCCACACACAAACAATTTAGGGCGCACTCTCAATACATGGTCATAAAGAACCCTGTTTCCTGTTCCTGATTGTTTCCAATATCCTTGTGTAATATCTCCAAGCCCATAAACGTTTGGACTATCGTGACTAATTAAAATATCAGTATCATCTGGTATTTCAGTAAAAAGGTGACGAAGTGTCTCATCATCATCCATAAATGCCCATCTTCCGAATTGTCCGCAATAAGGCGTTCCGAAAATTTTCAAAGAATCAATGCCATCACTAACAGGAAACTCAAATTCATATGAATTATGCCTCAATATTCTAAGCCTGAAATTTGTTAGTCTTTCAAGCATAAACATATCATCTTCAGAACATTTTTCGCCATAAAAATCATGATTTCCCCAAGTCATAACAACTTTGCTCCAAGGTGTCTTAAACGGTAATCCATTAACCCATTCAATAAAATCATTTTGAAGCCAATCTTCTTGGAATTTTTTTCCGTGGCATTCCACAGGACAAATATCCCCACATATCAAAAATAAGTCAAAAGGCTCTTTTATTTCAGGCATACGCCCATGAAAGTCACTACTCGCAATTATTTTCATTATTCAATCAATTTTAAAGGATTATTAAATCTACATAATTGGTCCTCGAAATAGAAAACAAGGTCTCTATCTTCAATTTCCATTCCTTTCCATAATTTGTAAATCTGCGGATAAAATGTTGTTGATGCCTTTTTCAGAACCTCTTCTCCCGTATTAATGTTCTTACGGACAAAAGCATCAACATTATTACCATTGCAATTAACAATTGGAAGTTTTGTAACCTCAACATATTCAGCACGTACCTCAACACCAAAATTATCAAGAACCATTTTTTCAATAACAGCGCATATAATTCTTATGTCACCATAAAAACTTCCTGTCTGTTTATATACAAGTTCATCGCTGTTTTGAGAATATAATTTAAACTCAGGAGGTAAAACCTCATCGGCAATTGACATTATTTTTTCCATAATATATTTTTCTATGGTAATAATTCTGCCAGGATTCATCTTACCAAAAATCACCTGTCTCAAATATTTGCTGTCTTTAATGTAATCGCTTCCATCAAAACGCTCAATAAAATCACCATATGTCTTATCGCCGATAACACCAACGTATTTAAGGGCTTGGAAATTTGCCTTCTTCAAATCAATTGACACAAACCTGCACCCATTTGTTTCATTGGTATAATAACTATGCTCTCCAATATTTTTCGTTAATTTATATTTTGATAAATCACTGTTGTTGAACTCTTTATATTCTTGAGTTTCCATAACGCCATTAATGGCCTTATCCCTAACTTCAGCGCAATACTCAAGCCATACTTCAACATTCCCACGATATTTGTCTTGTATGTCTTTTTTCAAATTTTCCCACTTTTCCTTAGGAAAAAAATGATACAAATTCATATAATAATTAAACAATTCTTCATCAAACACATTGATTGGAAGATTGTAATCTTTTACAAAACGCTGCTTTAATTTATTATTTGACATTTATTTTTGGAAATTAGTATTATTACTATACAAAAAATATACCAAACAAACAACTATTTATTATAAAAAAGCCCCGATTATTAGGGGCTTTTTTTATTAACAACACATTGCAAAATCTGAAAAATAAATAAATGATACACATATGGGTTTCACTAACACCCATATTCCTTTGCTACACTCCCGCAATTGTTAGTATTTGCAGTAACCGTTTTCCCACTGGCCATCATTACGGTTGTACAATCCGTAAATCACCTCTCATTTATTATTGCGGAGGGAATGGGACTCGAACCCATGCGCCTATAAAGGCCTAACAGATTAGCAATCTGTCCCCTTCACCAACTTGGGTATCCCTCCATAAAAAGCAAGTAAATTTACGAGCTACGGACTAAAGAAACCTCGGCTAAACGAGGATTGCATTATCTATTTTAGATTTTATTCTTCTGTTGCGTTGCACCTTACAGCACCTCACGGTAACTGACACCGTTCACCAGGCTGTGAGATTGCTTTGAATCCCGTGACTACGCCATAGACATACAGCTGATACTTCTATGACTTACCCTGGACGCTACTAAGTGGTCTGTACTTGCTATATATCTTTTAAAGTTTTCTTTTTTCTATGGAATCTTTTTGACTTTTTGTTCAACGAACCAAATGTGTTAGTCAAACTATGACAATTTGGACAAAGTAGTTGTAAATTTTCTTCTTTGTTGTTTGTGCAATCACCATCTATGTGATGTATTTGCAACGGAATTTTTCCTGTGTCCTCATTTATTTCACCCCACCCACATCGCTCACATTTACATTCGTTTTTACTGAACAAATATCTTCTTATAAAAACTGGTATTTCACAAGAGCCAACTAAAAAATTTTCTCCATTCTTCCATCTTTCCAACTTCAGTCTTTCTTTTTCTTCTTTTGTTTGTATTATTGGTTTATTTGGATTAAAGTTTCTTCTTACCCCAAGATTGTTTTTAGATGCTGCACAAGAAGAAGAACAAAATTTATTATTCCTTTTTTCATATGGCAATTCTTTTCCACAATTTTCACAATACTTTACATTTTTTTTATAATACTCTTTCCCTTTTTTGAAAAAATCAGAATACTTTATTCCGGCTTTTTCCATTAAAGCATATACAAATCGTTGACTTCCGCCATTGTATTTTTTTCCAAAATAAAAAACAACTTCTTTAAGATTACCACACTTTTCAAAAGCTTCGTTTATTTGTTCCACGCTTATTTTATCTATTTCTTTTTCTTTCATAAAACCACTTTTATACATAAATAGTAAAAAGGGTGAAAAAGTAAAGTCGAAATTAGCGGGTGTATACTCAGGTTCGAACTGAGGCTTGTAGAATCACAATCTACCGTGCTAGACCACTGACACTATATACACCGTAAAATGGATTTCCTAAAATGACAAGTGGAGTTGAACCCTGGCACTTTTTCAGCCCACACGTTTCATCGTGCGCCACATAACCGATGTGGTTCTCATTCGCTGGCATAAGGTCTTTTTCCTTAACATTTCTAAAGCCTTTCGATAATCCATGAATCTACTTGAAATTCGCTAGTTTTAAGGAGTAACGTTACCTCTCCCTTATTGCCTTTATTTTAACAGTTTAGCACTTACTGCTACCGTTTACGCCTCTGGCTGTACGCCTGTCTTTATACTCGTTAGTATTGAGTTTTTTTACTTTTTGTTTTTCTTGTACATTGCATAAGCAGCACCAAAGCCAATCAGCAAGACAGTTCCGGCACCAATAGGTGCTGACTGATTACCACTTTGTCCATGTCCTGGAAGTCCAGGACCAAACTTTTCATTACTTTCATAAATAACCGTTTCTTTTTGGAATAATACATCACCACTTTGTGCAAAACAGCCCGTAAGCAATGCAAAAACAAAAGCAATTGTTAAAAATAATTTCTTCATAATTAATATAATTTTTTCTTTTAAAAATATTGAGCCAAGTGATGGAATCGAACCATCGTCTATACTTTACGAGGGTATCATTCTACCACTAAACTAACAAGGCATTTTAAGTAGGGAAGGTGGGAGTTGAACCCACACGCCTTTCGGCATATGCTCCTTGGGCATACGTGTCTACCAGTTCCACCACTTCCCCATAAACGGAAAACAAAAAATTTAGTCCCACAATTTAAAAGATTGTAACTTGAATTTGATAAAACTTGCTGTATGTTTTCCTATTGCGCATGCAGTTGGATTCGAACCAACATATCCTGTCCGAATTACGACAGAAGCACATCCCGTCTGCTTTCATACATGCATTTTTTGAGCCAAGAGAAGGATTCGAACCTCCGACCAATGGGTTTACATAGGTATTTGGAAGTTGCTGTTAGATTTTTAATCAAAAATCATTTATACACTCCCATTGCTCTAAACCACTGAGCTACCTTGGCATTATAAAGAGTTTCTTCCGACATAAACTGTACATTTTGGCTTTCGTATTATAGAAACTCGTGTAAAGACTTTACCCTAACTACGATAGGGAATTGGTTTGAAGAACATCAGGGACCAATTACGTTACGTTGTGGCGCTACCATCTTCATATTATAATAATAATAAAGATGTGGACCCAATCGGATTCGAACCGATAAATGTCGCCGTGCAAAGGCGGTCCTGTACCAATTGAAGGCATGGGCCCATTTAGAAAGTGAACTATCGTTTCTTGTCATCCGACTTCTGAGCCTCTTACAGTTCTTTATCTCCTACCTTGTGACCGTGATTACTAACGGGATAGAACTAACCACCAATTGTTTCGCCCTTGGTGGGATTTTTACTTTCTTTATTTTAAATATACAAACTATTTTTTAAAAGAACAAATAAATTTGTAAATTTTGTCGGCCAGGGTGGACTCGAACCACCGACCCCCACATTATCAGTGTGATGCTCTAACCAACTGAGCTACAGGCCGATTTTATGGCTACATCATGAATCGCCATAAATGTTGGATAAAAACGGTTATCTACCATTCCGCCTTTTTTACCAATATACCAACTATAAGGATTTGTTTTCGTTTAGCCAAACAAATAAAAATCTCGCATTTTTACAGTTGAAACGCTGAAACTGGTTGCACATTGTTATGGAAAGCAACTTTGCCAATGCAGATTTGTAGTTATCTGGATGTAGTCGGTATGGGATTTGAACCCATGATTCCCAGGATGAAAACCTGATGTCCTAGGCCAGACTAGACGAACCGACCATGTGCAGCGATTTGGTTCGCTGCCAACCTGCTCAATGCACTGCCTTAGGCTGCTGCATAAGCATAAGCATAATTTTCGTTGCCAGTTATTTTATGGCATCTCGGATGTCTACTTCCATTGTACTCATTAGCTGTCAAAACCAAGATGGCCCGTATTTACTTGAAAATCAATTACTTAGTGGACCATATGGGACTCGAACCCATGTCCAACTCAACTTTCCTTTGATTATCAACAACAAACCGATTGTGGGGTGTTATGGAATCGAACCATAGTGACAGGTCTGTCGAACCTGCATCCTAAACCGCTAAATGAACTCCCCATCTAAGAAATTTACATTTCACTATCGTGCATCCACCCTGAGACGCTTGGCGACTTTATGTGGCCAGCACTAACTTTTCGTACTTGTTTAAGGTACGTGTGTCCTTCTTTCCTTATATTTTTTAGATTACAGGAATCTATTTATCTTCCATTTCACTATGCAGCCATCGGTTCCCCTAAAGCCGCAGTTGGACTCGAACCAACAATCTTTGTTTTGTTTACAAATGTGTTTACCTATTGTAACTTGCTGTTAAATTCCTTTTAATCTATTTTTCAAGTTTAATTAATCCAAGTTCAAGCATCCTGTGATGATTTGGACATAACCAAACAAGGTTATTAATATCATTTATTTCTTCTATTGTCGTGCTTTTATCAAACTCCAAAATTCCTTTTATATGATGTACTTCTAATATGCCATCAAACTCGTGGTTATGACAATATGCACAAGTTTTTTCGACACAGCTTTCTTCAATTGTTCTCTTTGCGTCTTTTCTTATTTCATTACATTTTGAACCCAAATATTTTTTTCCTTCAATAAAATATCCAAGTGTTCTCTTTTTTATGTTATTTCTTTTTTGCTCGTTTCTACATTTTTTGCACAATATTGATTTCTTAAATTTTTTATTTCCGCAAATTGGACATACACCATATATATCTTCTTTCTTTTTAGATATTTTAATTTTGTTATCTTTTTCAAAAACAGTTTTTTTTATTGTTCTAGTTTTATTATTAAATTTAGCAGCACAAGAATGTGAACAAAAAAAGTTTTTGTTTTTATTTTTATTGTATTCACCTTTTTTTATTGTAAATTCTTTTCCACAACATTTGCATTCTACAGTTATATACGAATTTTCTTTATACCATTTTTGTTGACAGTCTTTAGAACAAAAGACAGGAACAACATTATGGTTTTTTGATAACTCAGACTTTGTTTTTTCAAATGTTACGCCACACTGTTTACATTTAAAATTTAAACCATCACACATAAACTTTGTTTTATTATAAATAGTTTCGAAAGCCAAATTATACGCAATTTTATCGTTTTTTTTCGAAACCCCAATATTGCGGGGATAACGGGATTCGAACCCGCACCACAGGGCGTGACAAGCCCGCATTGTAGCCATTCAACCATACCCCCATATTAAAAAGAAATGTTTATGGCACCTTCTTAACTATGCCATCATCTGTTTAAGAGCTCGTAACCTTTCAAATAAAGCTTCCTCGGTACTTCACCACTCACCTCGGTTTAGGTGTAGTCCTATCGCTCTACAAGTGCGCTAAATCTTTAATGAATTTAGAAACATGTTCTGACGGTTAAGCGTCATTGTTTTTCTCAGAAATCATTTTCTTTCTCTACCATTGAGCTATGTCGCCTTCAACTAATATAATCTTTGGCGACAGCGGGACTCGAACCCACAACCTTTTGATTTACAGTCAAACGAATTTATTAATTGCTGTTAGATTTCTTCAAGCGGGAGAGGTGGGAATCGAACCCACGACCCACGGATTAACAGTCCGTTGCGCTAACCAGCTACGCTACTCTCCCATAAAAACAGGAAACAATATTTTTGTGGACTCGAACCACCTTATTTGATTTACAGTCAAAATTTTCAACCTGAGAAAGATTGCTGCATGTTTCCTTGAGCGGTGTATCAGAATCGAACTGACATCTTCAGCATGGCAAGCTGATATACTAACCGTTGTACTAACACCGCATATAAGGAATATAACCTTCTGAGTCTACTTATCCTTATTACCAAAAGCTGTACAGTATCAATTTGGCAAGTTCCTCTGTGTTTTTGGGCGGACATTCGTCTTCTCACGGTAAAATCCATGGCTTCAATAACAAAGCTTCACCCATTTATTTTTGTACCCCAGGTGGGAGTCGAACCCACAGTGGCTCAGCCGCTACATCCTAAGTGTAGTCCCTATACCAGTTCGGGTACTGAGGTAAATCTAAATGATACTACTGATGAGGTCCTTTTTTAACAAGTAACGGTGAGTTCTTGTCACCAGGTCTTCGTACCATTCTTTGATATAGTTGTTTAGTCAGGCTTCACTCCTGATTCTCTTTCGTGCACGGCTCTGATGCCCATGCTTCCAGTTCGTGTCAAACCCATATCGTAAACTACGCACCGTATTTGAGCGCTGTATCAGAATCGAACTGACATCTTAGGCTTGGGAAGCCCATATACTGACCGTTGTACTAACAACGCATTAAAAAATCTTCTACACAGTAAGCCAAGTGCATGCTTCCTTCTTACTCCTTATTATTGTCTCAGTTTACCTCGTCAGGTAACCAAAACACTAAACCAAGCATCAATCCCTCGAAGATTTTAGAGCCTCTTGGCAGAATCGAACTGCCATCTCATGATTGAGCTATATGAAACTATCGCTGTTTCAGCATATGCTTTGTCTTTCAAATATAGCTTGGTTTTAATCAGTTCCTTCTGATGTACAAGTCAAGTGTAATAACCTTTATACTAAAGAGGCTTACTTGGATTTTTACCTTGTCTATCGGTGTGCAAAAAATCCTAAAAGTGTCACCTTTTATTAAAAACGAAAACCATTAGTTATTGTCGGAAGTGAAAGTTCTGATTTTTTACTAAAAATTGCTGTTAGGTTTTCTACTTTTATTTCTTAATCATTATTCGACCACTTCTTCAACATTTTCTTCAGCGCCAAGACAACTGAATGTTGGACTATTTGGTGAAACATCGCCTGTTATTGCATCAACATACAATTGTGATTCAACGTTACCAAAAATATATTGGGCGTTTGCTTGGCAAGGTCCTACTTCTTTTCTCAAAGTACAAGCCTTTGCGTGTGGTTTTGGATAATTTACTTCGTTCATACATTTGAATGCATCCTTATATGAAATGGCAATGTCATTTTTTTTCATTACCATATCTTCCATCCATGCATCATTAACCTTTTCAATGCTTGACGAATCTCCAATGTGTTCAAAAATAACTACTGTAGGTTGGAACGTGCTATCAACAAGTGTATATCCTTGGAATATATTTGTTACACTTTCAAATGAACCATCACATTCCTCATCAAGATAGTTATTTAAAACAATTTGTGTCTCGTAATAAACAAAACATGTGTCATAATTTTCTACCATGTACTTGGTATCTTCCGAAACCAAATTTTCAACAACAATCTCTTTCTTATTGTCGTTTTTCTTTTTAAACCAATCGCAAGATGTCAAAGAAATTGCCATCAAAGCAATCATTAATACTGATAAAATTCTCTTCATAATTTATTTTTAATTTAATTATTATTTGGTTTTTAACCATTGTAGCCAAGGTGGGACTCGAACCCACACGGGCTTTCGCCCACTGGTTTTTGAGACCAGCTCGGTTACCAATTACGACACTTGGCCATCATATTAGTCGGGATGTCTGGAATCGAACCAAAACCACGGAAACCCAAATTCATCGCTAAAATAATTGCTGTAAAATTCCGTGTCTGAAATCATAAAGTGCTACGTGTGCTACCATTACACCACATCCCAAATTTCAATTACAACTGCGGAGGGGGTGGGATTCGAACCCACGGGCCCGTAAAGAGCACACAAGATTTCAAGTCTAGGCCGTTATGACCACTTCGGCACCCCTCCGTAATAGGTTGTGTGTATCTCTACAGACAACCTTATTTTTTGTATTTTATCAGATTTCACAATATGTCAAAGAACTTTAATGGTCAGTAACACCTTTTTAATCTCTGTGTCTGAGCTACCTGGATTATTACACCTATATAAGGTGGGGAGTTTTTCGACCTCAACCCAAACGCTGCCTGGACTTGCCTGACCATTATTTTAAAGAACTTTTGATGTTGCTAATATATAGTTTTTTTTTGAAAAAAACAAATATATTTTGCAAAATTTTTTCTCAGCAGTCATTCCTTATCAAAAATCGTGCCAAAGTTTTGTGGCGATGGGAAGAGTTGAACTTCCGTATGGGCCTTATGAGAGCCCCGTTCTACCGTTAGACTACATCACCATTGCAATATTATCAAAGACCGTGCCAGAATTTTCATCTGGTTATTTTTTTTTGTACTCCTACTTGGACTCGAACCAAGATTAGAAGTTTGCTTCATGTGATGGACTCGAACCATCGTGTAGACATTTTAACGCACGTGTGACCATCTTCACCAACATGAAGTTTTGATTTTAACAAGTTTACTCTTGTATAGGAAACTTCCGTTCTATCCCTTGAACTATAGGAGTAATATATAAATTACATTGATATTTACCACACTATGTTACCATAGCCGAACAAACATAGTGGGAATCGAACCCACATCAATGCCACATTTGCGTCTCCTCTCGGACATCAGCCTTTCTTTTCAAGTCGCTTGTCTTCACCATTAGACATGTATGTTTATTTATTGTGGTCTTGACTGACATTACCATATTGAAATTCTTGCAAGTAATATTATCAACGAATTGTTGGATTTCATACCAACCACCTCCCATTCATTATGGGTGCTCTTTTGAATCCTGGGCTATCATCGTCTTAATATAATTCCAACTTAGGCATCTCCCGTTCAGTCTCTACACGTTTATAAGAATAAATGATACTTACGAATTGCCACCAATAAGTATCATATAAAGAAATAAAGAAGTCTACAAGGAGGCAATTGCTTCTGCTTGTACTTGCTTTTCATTCTATTCTCATTTTCGCTCGGTATAGTCCTTACACATTATTTGTTAGTGTTGCGGAACCTATTTCAAATTAATGAAACTTAGGATGAATTTTCCTACTTCTTTTCATATCTAGGTAAAGGATTTCCACCGAATTTAGGAGATTCTACATAGGGGTTTCCCGCCTATGCACAATGAATTTGTATTTTTCAATTTTTTCAAAGAACTAAATTTGTGACCCCGCTGGGAGTCGAACCCAGAACCTACAGCTTAGAAGGCTGTCGCTACTATCCAATTGAGCTACGGGGCCATATATAAATTACATTGATATTTACCACACTATGTTACCATAGCCAAACAAGTGGAACCCACTTATGACACCTTTTCCAACACGTGACAGGCATCCCTTGGAGTCGAACCAAGGAGCTAAATGCTTGTTGTAGTCTTAACTGACATTACCATATTGAAATCTTGCAAGATAGCCTTCTTTCAGTGAGACAGACATAGTGCCTGTTTATACTCCCTACTCGAATATTACTCCTATGAGGCTAAAATCAACTTAGGTATCTCCCATTTCAGTCTACACGATTATAAGTTTATAGTAAGTTTCTGTGGATGTAATTCACTCTTTCTGTTCTACATATTAAAGTGCCGACCTGTTTATTCAACCCTTACATCTTATTTTCGCTCGGTATAGTCCTTACACATTATTGGTTAGTGCTTTCTAGTCAGACAAATCTCTTCTTGTATTTCTACAAGGCTGGAGTTTAACCAGCACACCAAAGGATTTCCACCGAATTTAGGAGATTCTACATAGGGGTTTCCCGCCTATGCACAATGAATTTTTTTTCATTTTTTCAAAGAACCATTGCACATTATCAAAAACCGTGCCAGATTTTTGTACCCCAAGAAGGATTTGAACCCTCACTAAAAGTTCCGTGGACTTTAGTGCTATCCGTTACACCATTGGGGCTTTTGGTGCGCCCGCTGGGACTCGAACCCAGGACTCCCACATTAAAAGTGTGGTGCTATCTACCAACTGAGCTACGAGCGCATCTTGTTTTTATTTTCGTGCGCCCTGTGGGAATCGAACCCACAACCCCCACATTAAGAGTGTGTAGCTCTACCAATTAAGCTAAGAGCGCCTACTTAAATGTTTTCGTTTTATGTACTTTCGTTTTATCATTGTCGTTTAATTTTATTTTTTAATCTGTACCAATTTAGTTATTTTAGTTGTGGTGCCCAGTGGACTCGAACCACTTTAGCTGGATTTGCTCTATAGGGCGGACTCGAACCACCGACTCACGTTTCTACCAACTGAATTACTATAGAGTTTGATTTACAGTTTACTCTGTATTCAGTCCAGTGCATATACCATATCTGCCAGAGCACCTTTCGTTCAGGACGATTTTCCACCTATGCTTGCATTACTCGGTGGACATCCTGAGTCGGAGTGGCGGGACTCGAACCCACGACTTCAGCATCCCAAATGCCGTGTGCTAGCCAACTGCACCACACCCCGTTGACGGACCTTTTGTTTTTTTCTCGTGCAGATTCCCCGTGATGTATAACTGCACTCAGTCAGGCGCTACCTGAACATTCGTGGGGTTGGGTGGACTCGAACCACCAGTCCCAAAAGGGAAAGGTTTTACAGACCTTTCGGCTACCAATTACCGGTTACAACCCCATTTTCAAAGAACTTTTTTTGCGGAGGCGGAAAGATTCGAACTTTCACGGGCTTATTCATGGCCAATTTATTACACCCGACAGGTCTACCCTGCTATGCCTACCATTACATCACATCCTCCATATTTTTGAGTTGATGAAGGGATTCGAACCCATGTCGTATGCTTTTGCAGAGCATTACCTAACCACTCGGCCACATCAACATTTTTGCTCGTTTGGACTGGTTTCGAACCAGTGTTTCTTAGCGTCCCGCTTATAGTGTACTAATCCCCTATACGACCTAACGAGCGTTATTTGCAGGCGGTGAAGGATTCGAACCCTCAACAAAGGTTTTGGAGACCTCTATGTTACCATTACACCAACCGCCTATTTTCAAAGAACTTTTGATACAACAAATATACAAACTATTTTTGAATATCACAAATTTTTCTGCAACTTTTTTTTTATTTTTTTTCTTTCCTCATCAGTTAGCACGGTGTTGTTGCTTCCAACGTGCCATTTGCCGCATTTTTCACATTTATAGGCGACCATTTTATGGATGATATTTTCTTTTGTATTCAAAAACTGTGCCATTTTTAATGCCTCGCCTTCGGTTTCAAAAGATTTCTTTTCCTCAAGAATTCCATTTACACCTATTTTATAGTGTGACCTATATTTTCGTTTCTCCATGTTTAAGTTGAATTTCGAATCAGATAAGTTTCTATCAAATATCGTGCCAAAGTTTTTTTATTCTTCAAATTTTTGCAATAAAAAAACCTCTGATTCAGTTTTTTCTTCGATTGGGAAACTTTTCAGAGGTCGGGAATATGTTGTGGTTAGAAACCTATGTGCTTTTATGTTCAACTTCCTATCGCTCGTTTCCCTTTACTCCTAAAGTGCCAATCTTTTCTTGGTAAGCATGCATATGATGAGCCATTGCCGTAGCCTTTGAGATTACAGCCTGTGTTTTTAATCAAACTCATATTATTACTCATCAATTGCATAAATCCTTTAATTTTTTCAATATTTTACACTTCTGACTACTCCCACAGTTAAAACCGTGGGGCTCTTGGGAGCAAGCACATTGTGCTTTTGGGAAGCATAGCCCATTGACTTACTTTAACTCCACACAGAGGTAGCCCTCCCCTGTCCCAAATATATGCTTAGCCCTTGGTTTTCAGACTTGCCTTCTTGTTTTTCCGAGGTGATTTTGGGCATCCGAAAGTTACCATACCATTCCAACCAACAAGAAAGGTTCTTTATCCCTTTGTGAACATAAGGTAGCAGACTTCTTATATAAATATAATTTTTTTTTCAAAAAGTTCAATTTTCAATAATTTTTTTTTAAAAAATTGTGCAAACATCAGGATTCGAACCTGAAAACATCCGCTTCCACACGGCACGTTGTACTCCCTGACATACTCCCACGATTGAAATCGTGGGGTTCTTAACCAATTTTAAGAACATGTATTTGTTAATAAATTATACTTATTAACCACATTAGATACATCCAATGGCACTGTCAGCAGCGCAAGGTAATTATTATTTTTTTGTTTTCACATATTTTTAACCCAACATAATAAGAATTAACGATTAATGGGGCCATAAAACCTAGTACTTCATAACTTTAAAAAATATTAAATTATTATTACCTTGCAGTTTATTAAAATCAATATCACGCAAGGAATGATATGATTTTATTATATTATACAAAAAAAATAATTAAAAATCAAATATAAAAGATATTTATTTTAAAAGACTGTATTATGAGAGTAACAACAATTGAAATTAAGAAGAACATTTACATCGCTTTCGATGGAACTGAGTTTGATGAAGAAGAACAATGCAGACTGTATGAATGCAGCTCATTCGGTGTAATACTTGAACGTATGAAAAACAACATTTTATCAGTAACAAAACTTGAAGATTTCATACCATGCGCTAAATTGGGGTATAAATGCTATGCAATAATGCCAAAAACAAGGAGTGATATTAACAGCATAAATCAGATACTAAGCATGTCACAAACCCCAAACGATGATTCGGCGCTTTCTGTTGATTCTTACAAATTGATAATATTGAGCATTAAGATAGTAGATAACAAGATTTTCGATGCATTCATATTGAGGCCCGAAAAGATTGTTAAAGAACTAAGTCATGGAATGTTTTCTGTTTTGTGTATGATTAAAGACGAAAAAGAAGCAGAAAAAAAAGAAGAACCAATTAAAAAGTAGAATTAAATGTAATAAATAGCAAAAAGTCATCCATATAACGGCTGACTTTTTTTGTTTATGAACTATTTATATTAAAACTATTATATTATGTGCGCATGTAAAGGAAATTCTTCATCAAGGCAAGTTTCAGCAGTGAAACAAGTTGTAAAGACAAAACCACAAGTCCATTCAACAAACCAAAACACGAGTAAAAAAGTTCAAAGAAGGCAAGTTATATTCAAAAGACACATGTAATCATTTGTCTTCATAGTTTGTGCTCCTGTATTTTTCCAAATCTTTTTGGAATTGTTCTGTCTTTGAATATCCACAGAGACGCATAAATTCAAACTCTTTCAAACGAATATCCTTTAACATACTCTTTTTCTCCTTTTAATTGTCTAAAAATACTTCTTCTGTCAACGTTAAGCAATTTAGAGCATTCAACTACAGAATTATAAACAACTCCATTTTGAATACATTTTATTTTAGTTTTTCTATGTTCTGCATTGCAAAGTTTATTTTTCCACGCATGTTGTTTATTCTCTTCCGAAGTAACCCATTCAAGATTTGATACCTGGTTATTATATTTATTGCCGTCTATATGGTTTACTTCTGGTTTGTTATCAGGATTTTGGATAAATGTTTCAGCTACAAGTCTGTGCAATAAACAACTCTTTTCTTTTCCTTCTTTAAACAAATGAACATAACAATATCCTCTTCTGTTTTTATTTGGAATGATTGCTATCTCTTTTCCGTGAATTGTTTTTGAACGATTTTCGCCATCAGGAACAACTCTTTCTATACTTCTTACAATTCCAAATCTAGATATTTCGTATAAGCCTTCATATCCTTTAATTGGAGTCCATTGGTCATTATAATCGGTTCTTAAATATCTAACTCTTGCAAGCTGATATTGTGGGGTATTTACGTAGCCACACGAATTCATCCATTCTGGGCAGAAACTTCTGTACAAACATTCACAAACCATCTTATCTGCTAATACAGGGTCAATTTCTCTTATTTTTTCTACAACCTGTTTCCAAGCCTCTCTAGTTTCTTTTGATGCGCAAGAACATAATCTTTTTCTTGAAATATTAATCAATGCTTGCGCATTAGCAGACATTCCCATATCATTTAAAGCACCTTGTGGCAATTCATCACGTGAGCAGCCAAGTTCACGTCTGTCTTGTCTTTGTGAATGAACAAACTTTTCGCATCCTTCATGGTGTCTTACTAAGTGTGTTGTAATCCATTGCTGGATGTCATCCCAAACCCAATCAAATTCAAGAAGTCTAATTGGGCTATGTTCAGCAAGAAGCATTTTTGCTTTCCAAGAATCTGAAGGCTCCTTATCTAACGGAGCCTTCCCTATTGTTCTTCTTGCCGCATTAAGCACTCTTTTCCAAGGAGTTACTTGATTAAAGTAAGATATTTTTGACACAGTTTTTAAATTTATTTAAATTATTCAAGAATATAAATTACAGCACAAATTTATCAGCACTATAAACAATATCCTCATACAAGCAATCAAGATTATCAGATAAATTTTTAAAATTATACAAATTAAGTTCTTCTAATTTTACTAGGTCACCATTATTTTTTACAAAATATAATATGTTATCATTTTCAATTATAATTTTTTTAATGTTATCAATAATATATTTAGAAGGTAATTCTATATTACACTCATTTGAAACAAATGTTGTTATTGGTTTAAATTCTTTTAATTTACAAAGCATTTCCATGATATGAGAACAAATGTTTCTTTTAGTTTCTTCTATTAAGTTTGTTGCAAATTTCTTCATATATTTTTATTTCTTTTTTGTGATTATTTCATCAATAAGGCCATAATTAAGAGCATCTTCAGCTGAAAACCAATGGTCCCTATCGGCATCAATTTCAATTTGTTCAAAACTTTTGCCAGTGTTTTCAGAAAGAATTTTATACAATGTATCTTGTAATGATTTTGTTTCCTCGTAATGGATTTTTACATCTGAGGTCTGTGCCCATCCAGTATAGGATGATACTTGATGAATCATAACCCTACTGTTTGGTAATGCAAATCTTTTGCCTTTTGCCCCTGATGAAAGTAAAATAGAGCCCATGGAAGCGGCCATACCAATTGCATATGTTGAAACGTCTGGTTCAACCCAATCCATAATATCTCTAATAGCCAAGCCAGATATTACGTCACCGCCAGGGCTATTAATGAACAATTTAATATCGGAATCAGAATCAATTGAATTCAAATACATTAACTGTGATGTAATGATATTTGACACATCGCTATTAATTTCAGTTCCAAGGAATATAATTCTTTCCCTAATCAATGCTGAAAAAATATCAATAGTAACTGCATTAAGGGAACGTTCCTCAACAATTGTAGGACTTATAATAGTGTTTGTTTTTTTTGCATAATCATCAAAAACAAGTCCATTTACTCCATTGCTAACTGCAAATTTTCTAAAATCTTCGTGCATATTTCAAATTTTTAATAATTTATTAATTCTTCTTCATCTTTTTCCAAATCGGAAATATCGTTTATTTCAAATTTATAAAATCCATAGTCTTTATTTGGTACATCAACATATTTGTATGATATGTCTGATTTATCATCAACGTCAATATCCCAAAGAACAAATCCATGACCTGTAATTGATTCTCCAAAATCTTTTTGATTTATGCTTGAGCAATATACAATCTTTACATCGTTCTTTTTAAGTTCCTGCCTTTTATGTATATGCCCAGCTATGACAAAATCACACCCATCGAACATATCTTGTGAAACTCCTGTTTCAGAAACGTAATTTGTTACTGTTATTGCGCCGTTTACTTCTCCGTGAATTAATCCAACGTAAAAGTTATCCTTTTTATCGTTTTCTGCATTAAGTGCCTTGTGTGCATCTATATCGGGCTTATTAAAGCCACTAAACGAAGAATACAAACACCACGATACATTATCATCGTCATATATCCCAGATTGGCAACCAAGTTCTTTGTCCAAGAAAATAACTTGCTTATATCCACCAATATCAAACAAAGGACTTAATGAATCAACCCTGTCCATATTATTCATAAGAAAATCATGGTTTCCAATTATAACAATTGTCTTACATAATTTATCCAATTCAGAAAAAAACCAATGTGCGGCAAGAATTGATTCGTTTGTAATTGAAATTTTATTATGAAGTACATCGCCGGCTATAACAATTCTAACAGAATCGCTTCCTTCTTCATTAATAATATTTTTGCATTGGTCAATAAATTTTGATAAAATTTCTTTTAATTCATCAATTCCTTTAACTGCCGGAATGTGAATATCTGCGCATGCGATTATCTTTGTTACCATATATTCCTGTTATTTCTATTGTTGTAAATTGTTTTGCCGATTTCATGGCCATTATTATTCCTTCTTTTCCTTTATCCTCATAGATTTCACCGAAATCTTTCCATGGAAGTTCATCGCTTCCAAGCCTAATGTATTTTATTTTACCGCTTAATCTACCCTTGTTGAGTGTACAATATATCCTTTTCGTCTCATTTATTTCAGTGTCACCATCAAGACATATTATAATGTTTGCATTTGCTTTTTGGACCAACTTTTTATATAATTCAGTATCCTCTTTTAAAAATTTACCCATCATTGAAATCGTGTTAGGAAAATATATACAATCTATTGCACCCTCAACAAGATAAATGTCACAGTCCCATTGAATCTTATCTTCATGCAAAATTATTTGTGTTTTGTCAACGTCACAATTCCTATATTTCACCCTCTTGTCCGTGTCGCAATATGTTCTTCCAACAAAATAATTCAAATCACCAGCAGAATTATATGATGGAAATATAATCCTGTTTCTCCAAGCATATTCTTCCCCATCCCACTTTGTTATACCTATATTATAATAATCTATCAAATCTTGTGTTATTTTTCTTTTTTCAAGATAAGAAACTAACTTCGTGTTTTTACACGTTGATAAATCTATTTTAGTAAATGTTGATGGTAATTTTATGTATTTTTCAGAAAAAATATCACCATTATCTTTAAACAAATCAAGATTATAATATTTACTCTCTTTAATGTCTGAAATAATTCTAAAATATTCATTATATAGTTCTTTTCCTCCAAGATTTTTTATCAACGAAGATATATTTCCTGAAACGCCACAAGACCAACAATGATATTTTCCGATAGAAAATGATATTTCCAAATTATATTTGTTGTCCACATAGCCCTTTTCCTCAGCACAATTAGGACAATTGAACTGATATTGAGTTATACCATTATCATATGACCCCTGTTTGCTTTCTCCAAGCAAATTTGAAATCATTTTATAAATTCTCTGCATTCAACAAATATTTTATACTAAGATACAAACATTAATTGTAAAAAACAAAAAATCCCACAACAAAAATGTTATGGGATTCTATAAATACATTAAAAAAATCGAATATTAAAATTCTCCACAATCAACATCATCATATGTGATTAGTTTGCCATTAAAATAAACATAACATTTTAGGCCCATTGAACGAACTCTAACTCCACGTTTCCAATCAAAATCTGTTATTGAGCAATCAAGGACATCGCTATTTTTAATTGGGGTATATTCATATATATGATAGCCATTTTCATCATCACCTATCAAAAATCTGTCATATGGATTTGGTTCTAATGGCGCTTCGTCAAGAATATCATTAACAGCAACAAAATCCCCATTATTTGTATTGATTGGGTTTAGGCCAAAATATTCAGTAATGGATTGACTAAATCCATCATTGTCAACAACATAATACTTTGTCCATGGGTCAATCATATTATTGGCCTTTAACAAATTATATGAGCCCCTTGACCCTTTCCAATTTCTAACTAAGTGTTTTGCCATATCTATTCATTAAACTGTTTTAAAATTTATTCATTATCACCTTCAATCCAATAACAAGATTCTGAAATTGCAGAAACAGTTAATTCTAACACACTAACCCGACCTTTAAGCGCCTCTACATCACCCTCAACATCACCAGTTGCTGATGTAACACCCAATTTTGAAACGGTTCCTTGACCAGTAACAATATAAAGGCCCGAAGAATATGTTTCTCCACTTATTGTTTCAGAATTAGTTACATTTATTATACTTCCTATATTATCAGATTCAGCCAACAAAAGAGCACTGCTATATGTTTGTGCAGAAAGAGTTTTAGATTCTCCTTCTCCAATTTTTACTAAGCTTCCGTCATAATCTATTTTATAAACATCAACCCTACTTTCAGATTGATTTATTACTGATAAAATTTGTCCAGCATATGAAATATCCCCATAAGTACTTTCACCACTTGCATATTCAATGGCATCTGCATATGATGCAAATATCGTACTTGGGTCAAGCGGTATTTGGTCAGCCCTTTGATACGCTTTTGGTAAACTTATAACAGAAATATTTGATAATTCTTCTTTTGTAAATACTTTAGCACTCATCTATTATACCTCCATTATACATTTTTAAATGTTATTTTATACGTATCGTTTGCAGGGAACGAGCCAGATGCCGTTGAATAACTCCAAACAACATATGTTATTGGCTTATATCCATTTGCTCCCGCCACATTAACTTCTTTCCAATTTGCCCTTGCAACATTTTGTATATTATCATTAATTGATACTTGGAAAACTTCAATTGAATTAAACTGAGACTTTGGAACTGCGATTATCACTTGTGCTTTTCCTGCAACAATGTCTAATGTCCATTGGTTTCCATTTGCTGCTGCCGTTGAGCCTGTCAAATTTCTAATCGTATTTGAATTAATCATATTTGCAGAAATTTCATTATCCAATAATCCATAGAAATACTTACGATATCCAGTTATAGTAGAACTTTTCTTTGTTCCGCTTGCTGTTACTGAACGTCCTTCATATTGTAAATAGTTAACATCAGCAGAATAATCTTGAGAATAATTATTCATATTTGATGCAGCAAGCAAAACAAAAGATTCAAAATCGGCACTGCTAACAGGATTATATGTTCTTCCTGTTTGGCTTGCAGTTACATAATTTTGGCCATCATTCACATACATTGGACTATTTTCAGCAGGAATGTTGGAATTAGCATTAGGCGTAGTTATATATGCAGTTGCTGTACCACCAGTATCAGATTTGAATCCAGTTGCATATGCTTCTAAATTATAGTCACCTGTTTTTACGCAAGTATATGTTTTTGAATAGTTTCCTTCAATATGAGAGCCGTTTTCAAATTTCTTATATCCATTATCACATCCACTCGATTCAACTTTATATGTTACATCTGATGTATTTGCTGTTGCTCCATTGAAATATACTATAGTACCAACCTCTAACGTTGCGTTTCCAATGTTCCCAGTTTGTGCTGTTGAAATATTTACAGTTGGTGCTTTCGTTATTGTATTATTCCATCCATATGTTATAGATGGCATGTACCATGTTTCTTTACTGAACAACTTTGATAAAATTTCATCAAGTGTAGAACCCGATGGTATTATTTTATTTCCTTGCAAATCAGTCCATTCAGATGGCCAATTATCTTGAACATCATCTGAAAGTGGACCACCGGCAACTATTATATCGTTTGTTGTAATACCTGCACCATCAGCGCCTTGAGGTCCTTGATAACCTTGTGCTCCGTCAGCACCATCAGCGCCTTGAGGTCCTTGATAACCTTGTGCTCCGTCAGCACCATCAGCGCCATCAGCACCCTGAGGTCCTTGATAACCTTGTGCTCCGTCAGCACCGTCAGCACCATCAGCGCCTTGAGGTCCTTGGTAGCCTTGCGCTCCGTCAGCACCGTCAGCGCCTTGAGGACCTTGTGGTCCTTTAATTGGTCCGACATTTGTCCAATCGCCTCCATTATAAACCCACAAATCACCGTATATAATATATCCGTCACCATTTGAAGGATTTTCTATATCATAAAGTTCTGATTCATCGCCAAGTGTTCCTAATATAGTAACGCTTGTTCCATCAGAACCCTTAGGTCCTTGATAACCTTGTGCTCCGTCAATACCATTAACGCCATCGGAACCCTGAGGACCTTGGTAGCCTTGTGCTCCGTCAATACCATTAACGCCATCGGAACCCTTAGGTCCTTGATAACCTTGTGCTCCGTCAATACCATTAACGCCATCGGAACCCTGAGGACCTTGGTAGCCTTGCGCTCCGTCAACACCATCTACCCCATCAGCGCCTTGTTGTCCTTGGTAGCCTTGCGCTCCGTCAGCACCATCAATGCCATCAGCACCTTGTGGTCCTTGATAGCCTTGCGCTCCGTCAGCACCATCAATGCCATCAGCACCTTGTGGTCCTTGATAGCCTTGCTCTCCGTCAGCACCATTAGCGCCATCGGCACCCTGTGGTCCTTGATAGCCTTGTGGCCCCATTTCTCCAAAATATTCATTCCACTCAGAAATACCCGCATCACCATTAAACGTATAACTTTTCCCATCCTTTGTTGATGCAATAAAACCATTATCTATTAAATTAAAAGTTCCTTGCGAATTAGAAAAAACGCACAACTCCTTAATTTCATTCAAATCGTTTTTTGAATCTACTTGTGGCAAATTCTTTAATTTCCAGTTTTTCTTTGCAGTTCCTCCAACTAGCCAAAAATCAGCAGGAAATCCGTTATATAAATTCAAAACAGTAACAGTAAGACCAATGAATCTATTTCCGTTTGGTACATTCAACAAATCAGCGAATGTCTCAACGGACATCACCTCATCCACATAGCCTTTTGGATAATTTAGTTTTTGAGTTAAATTAGCCATTCTTAAATTTATTTATCAGTTATTATAAAAACCAATTTAAATGAGCGAATTTTATCATCATATGCATAATTAATATCTTCATTAACATATTCAGAATATTCAATATCATTAATTGTTCGTGTGTTATTTGTTTTTACAAGATTTGCATCTGTTAATTGTCCGGCATTGTCATTAAACAAATTATAGGTATAATTTCCTTCTATTTCAACAGGTATATATAATCTAAATGTATATCTATTTTCATTTTCATATTGTTCTGACCACGAATCCCAAATATCTTGTGCATCGTCACCATCATATGGAGATTCACCATTATCAAACAATTCAGATTCCGCTTCGTAAACGTCTGAAATTGGAACTAAAAATTCAATAGCAACTCCTCCTTCATTGTTTGCTTCCTTTAATAATATATTTTCAAGTTCATCGTTACGCAAATTCTCACTTTTTGATTTTGCCCCATAATATATGTTATACTCAATGGATTCCTGTCCTGAATTTGGCTTTATGCTTATCGAATAAACAATATTTGATGTGGAATCATTAATATTAATATCTGTATTTGTTGCTTCATTTGGATTTGTACCAATACCAAAGCTTCCAATCCTTTCAATGCTATTGTCACCAATTCCTTGTATTATGGCTTCATATTTATTATTGTTATTATCCATTAACAAGGCATTAACAACATACTCTTGCCCATTATTATCATATAGATTTACAGAAGATGCAATAACAACACTATAATCCTTATCCCATTCCCATCTTACTTTCCACGTTCCGTCACCATCAGTTGTTCCTATTATGCTTCCATCCGGACCAATAACATTGCCTTCAGGACTTATGACATCAATTATTATTGAAACATTTCTTTTTGTTGGGGTTGGCGTGCCACCTGATTCTGAATCTCCTCCTCCGCCACTTCCACCCTGGCAAATAACAGTCATAGGCTTCATGTATTCTTCTATTGGAAAATCGCACAAATCAAGCACCATAGCGCCCCAATGATACATTGTTTCAAATCTATCGTCTTCTTCAAGCGTAATCCCTTTATCCGGCCTTATGGCCCTTTCTCTTGGGTCGTTTAAATATTCTGACATAAAATTAGATTTATTTCTCATTATTACTTAATCATAAATAGTCATCTTTACACAAAATTACTATATTTTAAAAAATAAAAAAAGCGGTTTTAACCGCTTTAAAAATACAAATACTATTTATACACTTTATAGCCTTATTAACATCTTATACACTTTATAACCTTATTAACATCAACGCCTCTATATCTTAAAAATTTTTCTATTTCAATTACCATACCTTTTGTCAATTTTTCACAATTCAAAACAAAATTATCATAATAGAATTTTTTAAACAAATCCCAATTATCTTGCCCCAAGAACCCCACAGTTTTAACTGTGGGAGTAGTCAGTTTCAATTATTAAAACCTTGTCATACACCCTATTCCATATTTTTTCTTTATAATCAATCCTTATTTCTTTGCTTTCTGTTATTGGCAAATATTTTGCTTCCTCAATTTTAACACTATCAATTCCATGGTGATTTATATTTACATAAGCAAGTGCGCATATAAGAGAATCGCAAGCATCGAAATTTTCCTTTTTTAATTCGCCTTTTTTATTATATATCCATTCAATTTCTCCGTCATGGTACAATTCATTCACCATATTCATCATAACCATTTTCTTGTCCACATCAAATGGATAAGAGCCAAATAAAACGGCCTTTTGTTCTTCTATAGCCTTTTTGATATGTTTTAATGGGTATTCTTCACCTTTTTTGTTATATTTTCTTATAGAAACAAGTTCAGGAAAAGAATAAAGCCTCGCATCATAGGAAGATATGAAATTTGGAACTACGCCAATTATTCTGTAAATTGCCTCCGAAATCATTCCGTTGAACCTTAAAAGCGTAGCAACCGTATTTACATTATTAGATGAAAGCAATGGCTCTTCTATAATAACATCTGTTATATTAAAAGCATTTGATATTTCAGGCAAAAATTCTTCTTCAAATATTTGCTTTTTAATGAACAAAGATTCTATTCCTTTAATCTTATTTGATACTTTGGGGGTTTTATGGCCTATATACAATATTTCAGGTTTATCGCCATCTCCACAATCCTTAACAACACAAACGCCAATACAAGCGGTGCTTATATCCATTCCAAGTATAATTCTCGGATATATTTTCTCATTAATTTCCATCTATATACAATTTTCATAAAAAATAACATATTTAATTGATTTTGTAAATAAAAAGTTTGTGGTTTACACATTTTTTTTGTATATAATATAAAAAATATAAATGGCAAATCATAGCATATCAATAAACGATAATTTATATAACGATATTAAAAAATATTGTGATTTAAACGGACTGAAAGTTAACGTATTTTGCTGTGACCTACTAAAAAAAGGGCTAAACACAATAAAATATGGTGACATTCCATTTGGCATTGTTGAGCAATTAAAAGGTAATGTAGTTCCCATTAAATATGTAGAGCCAATTGAGCCGCATATTGAACCAGTTGCAACAGAACTAATTCCTGTAACGCCAATTAGTAAAACTGAAGTTTTTCCCGATGAAATTCCTACTGAAAATATAGAAGAGGCAAAAAAACAGCCTGAAACAAGAAAAAAAAGAACAAGAGAATTAAAATAACATAGTATGACGAAGAAAATAGAAATAGGCCAAAACGCAAAAGTTTGTATTGTGTGGAACGTATCACCAACAAATTATTCAAAAGAGCAAGAAAAAAGCATAATTTCGTTGATGGCACAAAAATATGGAATACCATCAAAGAACATTAAAGTTGAACCAAAATTTTCAACATCACACGGAAAAGATGGCTCAATTGCATATGAAGCCATTCAAGACATTAATGACCCAAAGTTTCAACAAGAATTAATGAAACAATACATTGTTGAAAACAAAATTGAAGACATTGACTTTAATGAAATTATAAAAATTGATAGCCAAATAAATTCACTTATTGACTATACATTATACAATAAGGCAAAAAGTTATTCCATTAAATGGGTTAGGTGGAGCAATTTCTTATCATATGGTCCAAGTAACTTTTTTGACTTTACAAAACTTCATGGATTGGTCCTTCTCAACGGTGAGCCAGCAAACAAAAGCGGAAAATCAACATTTGCATACGATATTTTGCATTTTTTGTTATTTGGAAAAACAAACACCGATAAGGCAAAAACATTAGGAGAATTGTTTAATAACTATTTGCCTGATGAAAGAACATTAACGGTTGAAGGCTGTATAAACATTGATGGTGATGATTATGTCATTAAAAGAACATTAACAAGACCTGCTCAGGGTAAAAAGACAAAGACAGTAACCAATAAAGTTGAATATTATAAGGTACTTTGCGATGGAAGTGAAGAACTCCTTTCGGATGAAAACCAACAAGGAACTTCAGCAAAAGAAACAAGTGCAATAATTAAAGAAGCACTCGGTAATGAAAGTGATTTCGACTTGATAATCAGCGCCAACGCAAAGGACCTTGACAGCCTTATCTCGCTAACAGAAACAGAAAAAGGAAGACTTCTTGCAAGATGGATTGGATTATCTGTTATTGAAGATAAGGACGTAAGGGCAAGAGAAAAATGGAACAAAGAAATATCAGTTGGAAGATATTCTGATATGTACAATAAGGTACAACTCGAAGAAGAAATATCCGGTCTTAAAGAGCAAAAAGAAGCCATTTCAAAAGATATTGAAAAAAACAATTCAATCATTGAACAATGTGACAAAAAAATTACAGAATATAGCAAAACAAGAGATGTATTATTATCTTCAAAACAGCAAGTAGACCCTTCTTTGCTCAAAATAAACGTTACGACTCTTGAAGCAAAAATTAAATCACTTGTTGAAGACGGAAAGAAAAAAGGTGAAGACCTAAAATACCTTGAATCGCAACTTAAGCAATACGGAAATATAGAATTTTCAGAAGAAGAATACAAGAAACTAAACAATGAAAAATCAACTTTGGTTTCAAAAACATCTGAATTACGAGTATTAATTACCAATTTAAGAGATACAAATGTTAAATTGGAAAAAGCCGAATATTGTCCAACTTGCAAACGAAAGTTAGACAATGTAGATAACTCATCAGTTATAGAGGAAAATAAAAATAAAATCGAATCATACACAAAAGAAGGGATTGAATCAAAGAAAAGGCTTGAAGAAGTTGAAAAAGAAATTGCATTGATAGAAGAAAAAAGAAAGCAATCGCAAGAAAAATCAAAATTAGAATTGAAAATTGCAACATTAAGGTCTGACATTTCAACAATGAGGCTTGACTATAAAGAGCAATCCCAATTGTTATCCGATGTAAACAAAAGCAAGGATGCTATAACGAAAAACGGTGAAATTGATGCACAAATCAATATAATAGACACAAACATAAAGACCGAAGACAGAATCAAGAACGCTTCAGTTTCCACAATTTCAAGTGACGAAAAGGAAATTTCAAGAATAACTGAAGCAATTTCACAAAAAAATAGCTTCATAGTGAAAATTGAAGAAGAAAGAAAAGTTGAAAAATATTGGAAGCTCTATTTACAAATGATTGGAAAGGATGGTATCAGTAAAATGGTGCTCAGGAATACATTGCCAATTATCAATGCTGAATTGCATAGACTTCTTAACGATGTTTCCGATTTTAACGTAGAAATCACTATGAATGATAAAAATGATATTGATTTCTTATTAATACGTGACGGAATAAAAACCAGGCTGTCTGCCGCTTCAGGACTTGAAAGAACACAAGCATCTTTGGCTTTGCGTGTTATTCTTGGAAGATTATCTAAGTTATCAAAGCCCCCGTTTATATTGCTTGATGAAATCTTAGGAACAGTAGCAAAAGAAAATTACGATGACATGAAAAAACTTTATGACAAGATAACAGAATATTATGATTTCATTTTAAATGTATGTCACGTTGATTTAGACTGGTATACAGATATAATTACAATTGTAAAAGAAAATAATATTTCAAGTATTAAATCAAACTATTAATAATAAGGTATCTTATATGGTTAAATGCATAAAAAGAAAAAGAAAATTATTGATTTTGAAAGAAGTTCAGTGGATTACTTTAAAGAAATAAGCAAATTGTCCCCATTAAGTAAAGAAGAAGAATATACTTTATGGGAACAATATAAAAAAAACAATGATTTATCAGCACGAGATAAAATAATTAAATCAAATTTAAAATTTGTTGCAAGTGTTGCAAAACCTTATATTGGAATGGGATTATCGTATTCCGACCTAATATCAGAAGGAAACATTGGGCTGATTAAGGCACTTGATAAATTTGACCACAAAAAAGGCTTTAAGACAATTAGTTACTCTGTTTGGTGGATTAGGCAAACAATATTGGAGGCATTAAAAAAACGAAATTTATTGAAAGGAGATGAAACACTTACACAAGAAAACAACGAAGAAGAATCAAGTCAGGATTCAGAATACGAGATTATAGAGCATGACAATTTTATCGAAGTATTTAATTTTGATGAAATAAAAAAAACAGATGACTTGTCTGTAATAAATAATTTAATGAATGTACTTAATGACCGTGAAAAATACGTAATTTCAAATTACTTTGGCCTAAATTATACTGAAGAACTTACTTTGGAAGAAATAGGCGCAAAAATAGGATTAACAAAAGAACGTATAAGGCAAATAAAAGAATGTGCATTAAAAAAACTAAGAACTGAAGCGCTGAAAAACTCAATCACATCAGATACGTTCAAATAAAAAGGTGTCAAAAATCCGCCTTTTTATTGATAATATTTATTATAACATTATATTTATTATAAATAAATAATTTATGGAAAAACAGACAAAAAATCAAGATTCAAAACAAGTCACAAAAAAAAAGAAAACAGTAAAAAAAAGTGAACTTGACATAATTGAAGAAAAAATAAACGAACTTGAAAACACGCAAGAAAAGCAAGAAGTATCAGAAATCAGACCGAATTTCAACGAAATATACGATTCAATGAACAGCGTCAATGCAGAATTTAGCACAAATGGCATTGAAGAAGAAATAGAGAAGAAAACACAAGAGGCCATTGCTTCCATAAAAGAAACTGAAGAAAAGATAAGCGATTTTGAAGAATCAAAAAAGGCGTTTAATGATAAGTTAAAAAAAGAGCCGGAGCAGGCAAAAAAAATAATAGAAGAAGAATTAAAACGAGCACAATTATTAAAAAAGGATGCTGAAAAAATAATAAATTCCACAAAAAGAAATGATAACATAACTTCTTGGTGGAATGGAATTGGATATGACATGTAATTATGGGGAAAAAAATAGAAAACATTGACTACACAAGAACAATGCTTGATAAAATCAGAAAAATAGAAGAATCAAGCAATAGGAAAAAAACATTTCTTAACGAAGAAGAAAAAAAACACATAGCAGCTGACGGAATAGCAATTACAGATGACCCAATGTTCGGGCAAAACACATTGACAAACCAAATACAACAGTTTAGGGTATCTGTTGAAAGCGGTGCACAATTTTCAAAGCCAGATTCAAACAACGTTAGCGAATCTCCACTTATATACATGCCAAACGAAAACAACCTAATATTCAGTGGAGTTATTCCTTGCCTAAACAATCTTAAGTTCCAATTTAAATTACGCACAAATACTGGTGATGGTTGTTTTTTAACCACAAATGGCCTTTTACTTAACGACAAAAATTTGGAAATCCTTAACAAACTTTACGGATTCTACCAAAATTGGAAAGAGCAGTGGAATATGGAATCATCAACGCTTGAGCAAATGGCAAATCACATTAAAGAATCATAATTGTTATTATATTTGATAATATAATAAAAGCCGGTCTTTTGACTGGCTTTTTGTTTATTTATACTATTTATATGTGAATAAAAATTGTTAATTGATATAACATGTCAAAAAAAGTGATAATAACGGAAGAAATGATGAAAACGATTGTTGAAAACCAAATTCTTGAGGAAAATGGAATCAACAAAGAAGACATTGTTTCTGCCGTTAAAGATGCATTAAAAGACCACAGGGTTAAAGGAGACATCGAAAAACGAGTTAGGGAACTTGTAGCCGCATCCGTTAACACTTTATTCAGGACATTATGGCAACGCCGTAACTTCTATGAAGATGAAATCAAAAGGGGATAAACTATGGGTAAAGAAAAAATGACACGATATGCTTTCATTGAGCACATGAAAGACTACATGAAAGAATTGTTAAATCAACCATTAAAGGCAGATACTGACGATTTCTTGCATGGATTTGGTATTGATGCCCCATCAGCACTTAAAATGCTTTTAATGAAAACAGACCCAAATGATGAATACAGTGCAATTATCATAAGAAATGAACGAATAAAGGATAATGGATATGATGAAAATGGAAACAGAAATAAAGATACATTTGAAATAAAATATTGCATACCAAGAAAAGACTTTAAGAAAAAGTTAAGAAACTTATACACTAATTTGTTTGAACAAAATTTAATAGCAAGAACATTAGAAGAGGGCGCTTGGGGTTATGACATTCTACAAAACGATTCAGCACTTGATTTACAATCTGAATTTGCAGGAATTTCATTAAATGTATTGTGTTCAAATGTTTCAAACTCAATGTATTCATATGATTTCCAAAATTTATGGGCACACGTTGGCGTTTTGGTTGATTTCCTTAAAAAATACAAAGACGATGAAATACAACTAAGCGACAAATACACATACGCAATTAAATTAGTTAAAAACGCAGTAAGGAGTTTATATAACAACGAAGAGTTTGTATCTTCTTGGGATGAGCCAAGAAAAATAAAATCAAGTTTGAAAAAAGTCCTCAAGGATGTTTCATTATTGCAATATCAGGATGACATAATGAACGCACAGAAAGAAATTCCAACGCCAGAACAAACGCCAATTGCACAAAGAAGAATAAATGAAGAAGGCGAAGGCGGTTCTGTTGGTGGTGGAACTATGGATGGTGTTGCTGGTGCTACAAACGCACAAAGTAGCGGACAATTTACAACACCACTATTCGGAAAACCAATAAAAAGAAAAAGCGTATATTTAACTCAAGAACAAATTGACTATATAAAAGAGGCAACAGCAACAAGTAATGCGGGAAACTACCAATACGATGTCCCGTTTGCGGGTGACGATGAAACATTAAATCATAAAAACATATTAAAAACAACTTTCAATTACGATGAATAATTCATTAGACAGATATAATAACGGATTCGACCCACAAGCAGTAAAAGACATTAATTCTTTAAACGAAAAAATTAAAAAAGAGCAAAATCCTGAAGAATTAACAAAACTTTTAATGCAAAGAATGTGCCGTGGGTTTGATATAAATGCAGGAACAATTGGAATAGTAAGAGGTGGGTATTACCCATATTAAGAATATAATAACTAAATAAAATAAAATAAAATGGAAAAAACATTCAAAGTAGGCGATTTAAAAAGATTTATTGCGGAAAGTTCAAATGAATTCAAGCCAGTTCTCGGCCCGAATGTTGAAAAAGACAATAAGTCCATTAACGACAAGGCTTACAAAGATGCAAAACAAAGGGCCAAAAATTATGATGGTGGCCTTGAAAACGTAGGAGGCAAACGAGTTAAATACGAAAAAAATGATGCAAACAGAACCACATTAGATTATGAGCCTGATAATGTTAGTGACGATTACAAAAAAAGAGTAAAAGCACAAGTTAATGGTTATACTTCAGAACTTGAAAAAAACAACAAAATCGAAAAATCAGGAGACTTTTCTGATAACGAAAACATTTACAACGGAATTAAAAAATCCGGACAAGAACTCAACAACGGAGAAAAATACATGAAAAAATCCGGGCTTCAAGGAAGAGAATGGCCTGAAAAAGTTTTTGACAGAGAAGAAATGTACGAAAGCAAAGAAGGATTTGATATGAAGCAAATGATTAATAAAATGAGAATCCTTCAAGAAAATTTCGATGGCTCACTTGATGATTTCTACAAAGAAGAAGATGACAGAGGTGAATACGGGGAACCGGGAATGGTTAAATCATATGATATAGGGTGGAATAACAGCGTTGAAAACTTTGAAAAAGAAGCCAGTGAAGAAGGTATGTCTTTAGAAGACTATTTAAAGTCTTGGTGGAATGAAATTAGTTGTGAATATGTTCCATTTACTTGGCAAAAACTTGGAAGTGGATATGGTTACCACGGAAGAGAAATAACAAGAGTTGGAAATGTTATATTCAAAGACATTTATGGGCAACTTATGGTTGATGAATCAGCACCAGGTGAAAATGAATACAATGATGATTTCATGACACGTGTTAAAAATGCACAATTAGGAACAAAAGCGCAAGGATTAATGGAACACAAAAACATTAAGACTGTTTATTTCAAAAAGACCGAATTCTTAACTGAAGGTCATATGCTTTCAAGAATTCCTGATGAATTTAAAACTGAAGGCGAACAATTCAAAATGAAAGATAAAACAGGTAATACTTATTTAGTTGAATGGAAAAACAACAAAGGAGTTATCATTAGTCACAGCAACAAACAAGGTATGAACGAAGCATTAAATAGAATGAAAGACCTTTATTCATATTCATCAACAGACACAAACACAACATTAAACTCAAGGCTGAACGAAGACGCAAACTTTAATTCAACTTTGAACAACGCAAGAAAAATAAAATAATAAAGTTGAGGTTAAAAAATGGAAAACGATAAAAAAATTGAACAAGTAAACGCCACATTAACATGGTTTGAAAAATTATTCGGATTTATAAAAAAAGCAGGAATACAAAACATAATAATAACTTTAATGATGGTTTTCTTAGTTTCTGTCGTTGGCCAATTTGTATTTAATCCAGAAGGATTGGTAAAGCGTTTTGAAAAAATCGTCAGCGAACAGCATACAGAATCTGTAATAAAAAGATTAAACAATGAGCCATCCATAAGACAAAACCTAATTGCTTTAAAAGCAGAATTGAACGCAGACAGAGCTTATATATTGGAAACACATAACGGTGGCTCAAATCTTGCCGGTCTTCCGTTCTTATATGTTGACCTTACATATGCAGAACCAAAATCAGCATACCAATGGCTTGAAAGCGAATATAAAAATGTAAGACTATCAAGATATCCATGGGCAACTGAATTATACCAAAATAACTTTTATGCAGAACCTGTTGATTATTTGGTGAATTTAGACCCTGAACTTTACTACAGATTGAAAAACGAAGATGTTGTATATATGGCAGCAATAATGATGTATGGAACATATAATCCATCAGGCGTAATCGGAGTTGTATATACATCAAAAGACAATATCCCAAGTAAAGAAGAAATAAGAAGAGTCTTAATGAAATATTCATCAACATTTGCAGTCTTATTTAATAACGAATAATAACTATCTTATATATTTAACAAATAAGCCGCCAAAAGCGGCTTTTTTTGTTTGACATTATAAACCAAAATTTGTATATTTTTCTAAAAAGAAATAATGGATATCAAAGACAGAATCAAAAAAATTTCAAAATATTTTAAACAAATGCAAATAACAACTGTTGACGATGGCTCACAGGTTATATATGTAGTTGTTTCATTCCCACACGGATGGATTATAGATGAAGATTTAGAACAAAAATTCGGTGTCACTATAAGCCAAGGAACAAATATAAATGAATATTATTTCTGTACCGACATCGAATCAGGTGAACAGGTATTATTTGATGCAATAGACTACAATATTGATAGAATGAAAGAAGCAATAGAAAGGGCACAACTGCTTTCAAAAAAAACAACAGAACTAAAATCATTGTTTGAAGATGAAAACATAACAATAGAAGAATTAAGGACATTAAAATTTGACTACAAGTCAAAAAATCAAGAATCTTCACTAATTATACCAAAACAAGACATTAAAAAAAAAGAAGAAATAAATAATAAAAACGAAGAAGATAAAGATGAGTAATTGGTTTATTTTATTCCTATATTGTATTGCCGCTTATGGGTTTTCAAATATGATGGTATTTGGAAGCGGGCCATTTAGAATTTTTGAGCACATAAGAAGCATTACAGATAAGATTTCAGAGCATTTCGGCTCATTATTTAAATGTATGATGTGCTTTCCAGCTAATTTAGGGTGGGTTTTAAGTCTTATTGATTGGTTTTTGATAAAAGATATAGCTTTCACACCATTCAACATTCTATTGGCAGGAACTGGCCTCTGGTGGCTCGCTTTAATATTAGACTGTTTCTTTACATCTGGAATAGTATGGATTATGCATAATGTTGAAAGTTTCTTTGAAAATTTAGGCCAAGGAAACCAAATACAGGATTTTGAAGAAGATAATGATACAATAAACGTACACTAATATGGATTTTTTCACAAAAAAAGAATTAAATGGTTTAAAAGGTGACTTGAAGGCAAGCGAAATTGCAATAAAAGCAAGCAATGAAACCTTTAAGAAAAAACTAATTGAACAATACGGAAAAGAAATTGAACTAGGATTTACAAATCAAGCATATATTCCGCTTCAGCAACCTCCTCCGATGGTTTTAAACGCCGAAGAGAATCCAAAAGAAAAAAAGAAAACTTGTTGGCTAAAAAATTTATTCTCATTATAAAACAAAAAAGGATGCCTTTAAGACATCCTTTTTTATTATTAGAAACAGTTAATTAGTATTCTCCGCAATCAATACAAAGGCCTGAGAAATCAAGTTTCCTGCTTGCATTTACAGCAGCACCGCTTTCTTTACCTGATTCAATACCAACTAAAGCATTTTGTGAAACTGCATATGCTGCGTCCCAATTATCTTTATTGGCCACAACTGTATCATATGCGTTCTTTCCTGATGTAGCATTATTTCTAATGTCAGTCAAATCTTCAATAGCATCTTGTTTTCCGCTCCAAGTAGTCTTGTCTTGTGCTGTTACATGGATGTCTGTGTCTGCTGTATGAGCAGTTACCGTATTATATGCAGAATCCCAATTTGTAACCTTTGTTGAATCAATTCCATCAAGAACACTCTTGTTATCATGAGTATGTGCTGAAGCGGCTGCTTCATCCCAATCAGCTATTTTTTCTGTTGTTATCGTTTCCAATGCAGCAGAATTAGCGTGATTGTGCTTCTTTGAAACAGCGTCAGCCAAATCAGATTCTGATTGCAAATAAGTGTCAAGCAAAGCCTTGTTAGAATGTGTGTGTGAATTTGTTGCAGCATTATCCCAATTTGTTACTTTAGTATCTGTAATTGTTGCCAATGTGCCTGAATTGCTAAATGCATCTTGTTTTCCACTCCACTCTTCCTTATCATCTGTTGTTACGTGTATTGTTCCATTTGATATATGTGTATTTATATCAGAAACAGCATCATCCCATTTGCCTGTTTGTACCGTTGTAACGTGAATTGTGTCATCATCAATGTGCCCACTCAAACTTGTTACAGCAGTATCCCAATTTGAAACTTGTTGTGCTGTAATCTCTTTCAAAACGGAAGCATTTTCAAATGCTTCTTGTTTATTATTCCAAACATTCTTTTCTGCTGATGATACGTGAACATCTTTATTGCTTGTGTGTGCAGTAAACGTCTCATTTGTAATGTAATTTGACAAATCAACGCTACCGCCAAGTGAATCCCATTGGCTCCCATCCCATGCATAGTTTGTACCTGCCGGAACATTTCCATGAGCAGAAACAACATTCCACACATCGCCGGTTACATTACCACTTTCAGGTAATTCTTCATAAGTTGACTTACTTCCTTTGTATGTATATACATTTGTCAAAAGCGCTTTAACCGCAACTTCATCAATGAATTTTACAATTTGGCCGCTTGAATTCTTAATGTATAATACAGGAGCAGTAGCATCATATTGAACTGCTATTTCACCATACTCTAATTGAGCTGCGGTTGGTACTTTTACACTAGAACTGTGTAAATGAATTAATTTTTGTCTAATATCCGGCATGTTGTTTTTTAGTTTTTAAGTTATTATTAATAATCTACCATAAATAGTAGCAATAGCATAAAAACGCACAATTATTTCATTTTTTTAAGAAAAAGCTATTGTTTTTCATGCGTATTTTTTCCTTTGGCAAGCCAGTAAATTCAATCAATTCAGACTCAAGTTTGAGACGTTGTTTCCCAAATTTACTAAAATCCCCAATAAATAGCATTCGTTTTAATTTATTCTTCTTTGAATGCTTTTCCAACAAATTATAAAATCTTACAGCGTCTTCCATAGATTTGCAAAACACTATATCCATGTATCCGTCATCGGATTTTATAACGACCTTGTTTTTATATGTACACACCCTTTTATAGTCATAAACATTGTCAAACGAATCGAGTATAAGATTTTCAAAAATCCACATGAAAGTCTTTCTGTCACGATTGTTACTATATCCCCAAACCCAAAAAGTCTCCTCCCTAGCATATCTAAATTTATCCAAAATAACCCACCCGTCTAAATTTGTCTTATGCTCTACAATAACCCCATATTCATTTCTTAACATGGAACTTTCTTTGGTTTCACTCTTCTCAATCAATATATATTCATCTATTGAATTTTTTAACTCTTCGCATCCAGTAAAAGACATTGGAAACACAACTTTTTTACTTTCTTCTTTCAATTCATCAAAAACGGCATATGCTTCCTTTATATCCCTATATTTTCCCACCAATTTGTTTTGCTTTCCGTTTTTGCACGAAATAATTTTATATGCAAATGGTGGTAATGCTTTTCTCCCTCTTTTTTTAAGAACTTTTTTCTTTTTTCTGTATTTCTTCTTAGGGCCACGTTTTTTTGGCCTACCAATTGGCCTTTTTTTCTTTTTTGGCTTACTTTTCTTACGTTTTTTCTTTTCTTTAGAAATTTCTTTCTTTTCCATAGTTGATTTTTTAAAAAAACATTTGTATATTATATTAAATATAAAGAAAATAACATTTTAATAAATATTTTTAATATGAAATATAGTAAAGCTACCGATGAAACCATTGAAATGGTAAATGAAATTTCAAACAAATTAGGACTTGATATTTACGGGGTTAAATTTGAACCTGTTTATGTTAAAAAAGCAAAAGAAGTATGTAAAGTCGTAAAAGCAAACGATTTTACAAAATACAAAGCAAAAGAAGAAGATTTAGTTTTTGTTGTATGCTATGAAGATTTCTTTGAAGGAATTGACCAATTAGGTCATTCGTATGCAAGTGAAGAAGATAAATACAAGGCATTGAGACTTTCAATGGAACAAGTTTCTTTTGACCCTGAAAAAGAAAAACTTATAATTGGATGTAATTCAGTTGTGTTACCTGTTGGATATTGCATTAATAACGATGATGCAGTAAAGTCAGCACTATATAACGCAACAATAATGGCAAAAATTCAACAAGACAAAAAAGAAGAAGAAGATAGGAAAAAAGCCCTAAGGACAAAAAAAGGAAAAAACAAAGAACAATAAAAAATGGGGAGTTAAACGCTCCCCATTTTCTTTTTAATATGTTTTACTGATTACCAATCTCCACAATCAATAATCAATTCAGTTAAGTCAAGTGTTGCCGTACCGCCAGTTGTATAATCAGCCTTTGCACCACTTTGTAAAGTTTGATTTCCGGTTCCTTGAGTTACTCCATCACCAGTGAACCCAAAGCCCTGTAAAGCTGAATTAACCTTAGGAACTATATCAGTAACAACGTTAGCACTAAATGCAGAAACAGCACCCGATAAGTTTTGTAAATTAGATGTTAAAGTCTCTGTTTGACTATTTATTGCATTAAGGTTCTCTTGTGTTGTCGCTGAATTCCAATAATTATTATACAAATAATTAGAAATATCACCGCTAACAGTATTAGTATAACTTTGCGCACTCGTTATTGCAGTGTCACGCATTCCACTTGCCTCAGCATGAGTCGTATAGCCGGAAACGATAGAGCCACTAAATCCACTAAAATAAGTATATAAATTACCTAAATCTTGTGTTATTGTTTCAACATTACCAGTAACTCCATCTAACTCGTCTTGTGTCACATAACTACTAAGGTCAATAGTGCCTCCAAGAGCATCCCACGTGCTTCCTGTTTCATTCCATGCATAATTAGTTCCAGCTGGCGTATATCCAGGCTGACCAATTGTGCCATTTGCGTTTACAACATTATAAACATCTCCATTCTCAGGCTGTGATATATTAGCCAAATCAGCATAATTATCAACGCTTCCTTTGAATTTATAGACAACAGAAAGTTTATCATCTATATAAGTCTTAACATCAGCGCTCATTGAAACAACACTAGCACTAAATGCTGAAACAGCGCCTGATAAGTTTTGTAAATTAGTCGTTAAAGACTCAGTATTACTAGTTATTGCATTAAGTTTCTCTTGCGTTGTGGCTGAAGTCCAATAGTGCTCATGCAAATCAGTTACAATATATCCACTAATAGTATCAGTGTAACTTTGTGCACTCGTTATTGCAGTATCACGCATGCCGCTTGCTTCAGCATGAGTCGTGTAATCAGCAACAACTGTAGCACTAAATGCTGAAACAGCACCTGATAAGTTTTGTAAATTAGTTGTTAAAGTCTGTGTTTGACTAGTTATTGCATCAAGTTTTCCTTGCGTTGTCGCTGAAGTCCAATAATTATTAACGACAGAAGCACTAAGTGCTGACACAGAGCCTGATAAGTTAGTAGTAACATCTGATGTAAACGCACTATAATAGCCTTTAAGTTCTTCTAAGCCAGCCTCTGTCGCAACAGTCGTTGAACTTACTGCCGACAAACTTTTTGCGATTTCAACAACATTTCCAGCAACGCTAGAAATGCTTGAATCAATCATACTAACAACAGCAGCACTTTCAACAAAAATAGCACTTGTTTCGTCTGAAGTCTTAATAATTAACTGGGCAGTATTACCAGTAGAATGCTTAACAGCAATTTCACCATAATCTATCTGTGATAGCAAATTATCAGGCGTATTACCACTACCATGATAATTTATTAATTTTTGATTTTTCCTTGCCATATTATAGTTTTTTTTTATAATAATAAATAGTTATTTTTTTTCAAATATTTTATTTACCAAATATAATTTTATTCAAAAGTTCTATATTAGATATAATATTATTATATTCATTTTTACTAATAACAACTGTATCATCTTCTGATGGATTTTCAGACTTCAACATACGGCTTCCGTATGAAGGTTCGCCAATCTGATATTTTTTCGTGTTATAATCCATATTGATTTCACCAATCTTATTTACGTGTTCAGGGTCTGAATATATTTCTAAAATTTCCCCATGGTATAATGTTTCATTTTCACCGCCAAGTGCAGCAAAAACATGCCCGTCAGAAACAGAGACATAAACGCCTTCGGATATAAAGTTCATACTTTGGCTTACAGCATAAACATTATTTGTAACCAACTCATTAGTTTCATCATAAATTTTAATGACAAACGTTGAATTAATTTTCATTGGTTCATATGAGTACCCACACATTGAAGTGTTTGTAATAGGATTTCCCACCCATCTGTTATCTTTAACGGAACCTTCACCAGTACCAGGATTATCATATCCATTTGCATTATAGGAAATGTATAATTTATTTGTTCCATTATTTCTATATTCATATCCAGCATATTCTGAATTAGATGAACCAAATGGGTGATAATCAAAGCCAATTGCATTACATCTTAAATTACATGCATTTTCCCTAAAGAAATAAATTTCAGAAAGTTTTGTACAGCCAGCAAACGCAGCAAATGAAATTGTATTTACATCCTTACTAACAAACAAAGTCCTTAAATTTGAACAATTCCTAAAGCATCTATCCGGTATTGTATTAATCCCATCTATTATTTTAAACAATGAAATTGAAGAGCATCCATTAAATGAATCATTTCCAATTGAATTAATTGTTTCCATTAATGTAACTTCAAGAATTCTTGAACAATCCATAAATGCACCAGGACCAATTGCGGTTGTATTAGGCATTATTTCAATACCATAAACGCCAAAAGGAACCTTTATTAATGTATTGTTTACAACATTGTACAACGCATTGTCATATATACAGCCAACAAGAGAATTATCGCCATCAGCAATTGAAAACTTCATTAAATTAACGCATCCAATTATGAACCTATAATCCATATTTGTATTATTAACGATATTCTCTCCATACACAGTTCTTATTTCACCACCAGGATAATTTTCTTGTTCTGCCAACGCAATTTCTTCATTGTCATATACTGCAATAAATGTTCCTTCTGAATCATAAACCTCATATGAAACAAATGAATAATATGAAAAGATTGGCAACACAACTTCAGACAAGTTTTTACAATTTGTCACAAACTCATCACCTGTTAAAACCATGTATTTACCAAGTTTAAGATATTCAATGTTTTGGCAATTTGTAATACAATGCCTTCCATATGTTTTAATTGTATCAGGCAATAATAATTCATGAAATCCGCAATTATAGAAATTATTTCCCTCTTTTCTTCCGCTAACCTCATAATATCCAAGTTTTTCGATTCCGTCAGGCAATGTAAGTCCTGTAAGCGAAGGACAATTATAGAACGCATATGCCCCTATTTCTCTTATATTTGGTTCTATCGGCATAAATACATCGGTAAGCGACAAGCAGTCATAGAAGCAATAATCAGGTATACTGCTAAGGAATTGTGCATCTCTGGCATCAATGATTCTAACAGTGGATTTTTCAAAACAATGGCTACCAATATTATAGTTCAAAATCGTATTTGGTATAACAACAGTTCCAATATTTCCGCAATATAAAAATGCATAATTATAAAAAGTCCTTATACCATTCATTGTAATTGTTTCAACAAAGTTTTCATTCTTTGCAGCCGGATATTTAACAAGTTCATACTTGTCATAACCGTTGTTTGTCGTATATAAAACGCCATCATCGGTAATGTAATTCATATTTCCGGGTTCTGAAATATACTCGGTATAATAACGCCCCCTAACAACATTTTCATTTGATGACAAACTCAATGTAGAAGGTATTGAAAATACGGTTAATTTATTATTACTTCCATTTGCCGACCAATTTGATGTTTCAAATGCATTGCCACGTATAATTTCTATTTCAGAAGGTAATAAAAGTACTTCATCATTAAGTTCTTCTGTACTTAAAAGAACCTTTCTAAATCCAGTGCCTCCGAATGAAAAATCCTTTATTTCCTTAATTGTGTTTGGTAACTTAAGTTTCTTAAGGTATTCACAACCGATAAATGTCCTCTCGTTTATTATATTAATATTTGGTAAAGTATATTCATCGTTTCCTGTTGATATTTTAGTAAGTCTTTGACAATTTGAAAATGCAGAAGGACCAATTTCAACAATTGTACTTGGTAACGTAATTTCAGTCATTCTCCTACAATCACCAAATGCGCCAGAAGGAAGTCTTGTTATTCCAGTAAAATATTTAAATTCATTAAATGTGAATTCAGAAGCAATACCGGAAAACACTCCGTCTATGTCATCATCAGTAACAGACTCTGCTTGCGCTTTTGTCATTGCATTCCTATTAATTACGGAATCAAATGCATTATAGCATCTTTCCATCATAATTGGATTAGAAACGCTTGTCATAATAACATTTTCATTTAAAAGCATGCAAACATATGATGCAATTAATGGATTTCTTCCATTACCATGTTCCACAATGATACTTAAATTTATTGTTTCAGAAACCTCTTCTTCATTTGGCTCATTTTCTGAAGTAACTATTTTATACCTAATTCCGTTTTCATCAACATTTTCATATGAAACAAGATACCTTTCTGCATTATTCATTGAAAGCGTCCAAGTCACATTTTCAGTTCCAATTGGAGCATTACCCAAATTATCCTTAAGTACAGCCTCATAAACATATTCCCCATTCTTATAAATTGACTTATTTCCTGTAATCACAACGGAAGATGCATATGTTGGCTTTTTGATTTTAAAATCACACACAGAAACTTTCGATACACCTCCCATAGAAAGTGTACACATTATCTTTAAATCAGTATCAGAAATTTCATTCTCTTCAGAAGTCAGAACTGCAATTTCTTTGTTATTTTCGTCACGAAGATTTTCAAACGTAATTGTACCTTGTCTTATGCTTGATATATCTGAAACAATAATATAATATTTGTTGGTTATTGTATCATGTATTGCGCCTGGCGTTGTTTCAGAACACTCTTCAACAATATTGTATACTATTGAGTGGTCCATTGTTATTGCATTTTCGGCAGGATATATTTCCCTATAAAAAACATTTGTTTTACCTGCAACCATTGAATCACTATCAGTATGTATAAATACAGTTTCCGGAACTTTTATATAAATTGCAGACATTACCTTATTAAAGCAATTTTCACCAAATATCTGCTTTATTTTCTCAATATTTTCCATGGATATTGATTTAAGTGTTGACAAATCAATTACACCACTAATAACAAATGCACCATTTACTTTACTTATATTTTCAAATAATTCAATGTCACTAAATTTATCAAACGACCAGTCAACATTATTCAACACCAACTTTGCAGATGCATATAAGGCATCTGAACTTATAGAAGAGTTCATTGCATTAAGCCAAGGTTCAACAATCTTTCTAAAATAAGCCATTTTTATACCATTTGTATTTGAAATCTCAAGAGTTGTCAAATTTGTTGTTGGTACGTATTTAAAATCTTCAGTTATATTATTGAAATTAACATTATTTAATTTTATAGTTGAAACAGAAGCCGGTAATTCGGCCAAATTAAAATTGCTACCCTCAACAGGAACAAAACTTGACAATCCACTTCCAAAAGCCTTCAACGTATGCAAATTAGGAAGGCTTAAGTGAGTGATTTCTCCGTTTTCAGTCTCAATTGTCGTATCAAACGGAATTTCTTTTATACCCGCATAATTTGTTATATCAAGATATTCAAGGTTCTTTAGTTTTCCCCATGTTGTTGTTGGAAGTTCAATTCTATTTATTACATTTTGATTTCCAATAACAAGTTTTTTCAACGTATTAACCACCTCAAGGCCACCTTCATTGAATTCAAATGAACCAGCGGCAATTTTGTTTGCTATTGCTGAAAAATCAAGTTCTGACATCTTATTATACGCATAAATGTAAACAGGGTCTCCTTGAACTTGGTCTGTCGGAAACACAAATTCAATTTCTTCACCTTTTTCCTTTTGAATATTACTCTCGTAAATTCTCTTTTGTTGTCCCCATGCAAAATAATAGTCATCACCGGCAACTGCCCTTATTATTGAGCCCGCAGGAGAGTCTGTTTTAATTTGGACATACGTGTTTTTATAGTCACCAGAAAGCCACCTTGCATCAAGCATGTTAAAATGGTTTGCAATCCACCAATGTCTGTGAGAACGTCTTGTTCCTTGAAGCATCCACAAGTTATCAACAGGATTTCCAGCCATATCTCCAACACCCTTTGCTGCTTGAATATATTTATATCTTTCATTTGCATTATAAATACGCTCGCACCACATCTCAGTCTGTTTGGTATCAAATTCAGTTACCATATTTTCATAATTAAGGCCAGATTTGTTCATTGAATCATCAAGGTCCCTTACCATGCGCATAAATTCATCGTCACGTTCAAGATTATTCCATAATGTTGAATCATGACCCATCATTGCATATGTATTAACATTGCCTTCATTGTATTCATCATTTTCATCAACAATAATATCATTTGCATTGTCAATCGTCTGCCTATCAAGTTTCCAATGAAATGCAAGTTCTCCGTTGTTACGAAGTCCAAACAAACAGTCGTTATCATAATTTATGTAGAACCATTTTCTATATTTTTTATCAGTCCTATTGTCGTATCTTCCGTTTCCGTCAGTAAATAACATCGTGTTTTTTACAAATTGGTCAACAGCTCCATATCTCATAAGATAAATGTAATATCCGGCGAGTTTCCACACATCAAAGTGTTCCCACTTTTCCGTTTCAAATTTCTTTTGCCTGTTTTCAGCATTATCAGGCAAATTTACGCCACTTGCATATTCATAATTTTGCTCTTGTCCTGTAACATATGCATATTGATATCCATTAATCCTTGTTGCAAAACTTGAATCAATATCTAATGTATCGCCATATACAGTATCGCTTTCATGCCTTGTAGAAACAAGCCATTTGCAAAGTTCATATAATGGTGACCCAACCGACCCATCAACTTGTCTTTTACCAGCAACGCCCTCATCATCAGGGTCGGGATATCTTGATTCGAATGTTGATTTCCATCCGTCAGGGTCATTCCAACCTTCAATTGTTTTAAACAATGATATTGGATTTGAATTTTTAAGGCCCTCCCAACATTCAACTTGAGAAGCATCATAAATCATAACATCTTCATTATTAGGGTCCTCAATATCTTCAAACCCAAACACCTCATAAGAACCTTTATCATTTACGAAGTTATATTGCCCCATGAACACAAGATTATTTTCAGCATGAGATGTTCTATAGAAACAAACCATTGGAAATCCATCTATTGCAGTCCTAACATCATCAGCACCTTCAGACCAGCATATTTTCTGTGCGTCAGTCCTACAAACATAATTTTTTTGAGACCTAAAAGAATCTGTATTCATATTGATTTTATATGAAATACCATTCTTTGTGTATTCGCTATAATCGTTTCTATTAACAAGTGCTGTATCTTTATATGTGTTATTAACATATCCAGCATAATTACTAATCTTAAGTTCAGTATTTTCGAAAATATCATTCCAGCTTCTTCCTGCACCAACATTATGTGAGCAAGATGACTCCATATAATCGGCTTTCAATGTCCATTTGTCCGCTTTATGGCTATTAGCCCTAAATCTATATTTTCCTTTCTTTAATAATTCTCCCTTTAACGGATTGTCGCTTGAAAAATTACCAAAAGTAAAACAATTTCCGGTAAAATCCCCAAAATCAATTAAATTTCCAGTAACTTTACTCCTAAGCCTTCTATTTCCAACTTCAGTTTCTTCAGTATCAAGAACATAATTACTTGATTCGTAATATTCTTTAGTTGCCAACTTATCCTTTGTCTTCAATTTGAAATTTTTTCTTGGGTATCCTAACGAAGAGGTTCCTTGCAATTTCATCTGACAATTAAACGAAACAAAATTCCTTTCAGGTTCTTGTCTGTTTATATATTCAACATCAAAATATCTCCATTGTTTATCTTGCCCATTTTTAACCAGGTCATTCATATTGCCCGTAAAAATCATAACAGGAAGTTTATTGGCGACTTCATCAAACCCAACTTCATTTGTCCCTTTTTTAAAAATATTGTTTTTCTCATAAATTATTTGAGAATTTTCAGAATCAACGACATAATTGTTAAATTCTTCATCAACACTTATTGCACGGTCATAAACACGAATTGAGCGAACACGTATTTTGCACCCACCATTGCCAGAACCAATCCTCAATATTTCATCAGACCAAATTCTATCTGTATTTGAATACATTGCAGCACGCTCAAGAACGCCATTAACCATAATATAAATCATATTACCGTCTTCATGCGTTCCCTTCTTATTTCCAATAAATGCAATTTTCAGCCTTTCATTATCCTTATATCTCGTATTTATTTTCTTACCGTCAGCAGTTGAAAATTCAGCATTTGTTGCTGTAATTCTAAAATATGCTGTTGATTTTCCTTCTATATTGCTTTTGCACTCGCATATAACAGCATTTTCATCCTCAATATCAAAAGTTTCAAGGTCAATTTCAAATGTTCCACCATTTTCTTCCCATCCAGCATTATTAATTCCATTATTAGTCATCATTGGTCTAATGTTAAAATCAACATATGCTTGGTCAGATACAACAAGTGCCTCATATTCAGGATTCCATCCTTGTTGTGCATTCCATGCAAAATTGTGGAAATTTGCACTATAGACATTTTGGTCATTTCCAACGCAAGACCACACATCTTTATCTTCATCCGTATTTCTTCTACCATTTGAAGTTAATTTTAGCAACAGCCCATCAACAGTTTCTTTAAGTCCACTATCATTCCCAGCAACATTGAAGACTATATTATGTTCAAACACAATATTGTTATCTTCATCAACAGAAAAAATCCTAAGATATTTATCATCGCCATAATTAAATGGCCTGAAACTAAATTCGCTTATAGTTCCATTTAATGTAAAAACATTTTTTGAAATTATATTTCCATCATATTCAAAATTAACAACCAGTTTTCTTGACAAATAATCATACATTGACCAATCAAAAGAAATCTGTTCAAACTGTCCTGAATTTATCGTCAGCAAGTTTCCATCAACTGCAATATCTTGGGTGTTATCCAACTTAATTGACATCAAAAATGATGGAGTCGTGTTTCCTTCTTTTGCAAATGTGTAATAATGTATTTGAGAATAGAATTTTGTTCCGTCTTTAGCCCTTACATACGCCCTAACCTGCAAACTGTGTTGGCCAATTTCCAAGTTTCCAATGCTTATATTTGCAGTACCATCCTTGACAGCATCACTTATTGTTTGGCTTTCAACGCTTTCAACTTCATATCCATCAATATAAAACTCCAAATATTTTGTTTCAGTACACTTTATATAATATGGAACTTGTAAAACGCTCCCATATTTCGGAACGTTATATTGAAACATTGTCTTAAATTCCAAATCAAACACATTATAGGTCATCACAAATTGAGTAGATGTCTTAGTGGAAAGTCCTGTTATTGTTACAGAAATGTTATTTTCACCATTCCTTAAATACTCATCAATAACATCGCTAACAACAGTTGTCCACCCTTCAGACTTAACCTGAACCTCAGTTGTATATTTTTTTAAAATTCCAGAAGCCAAGAACGTAAAAACAATACTCGCTTTTGAGTCAGAAACCATCCCATTCTTATCAGTGATTTTAAATTGAAATTCAACCGTATTTCCAGTTGAACCCTCAATAACACTTTTTGAAAGTACAAGTGTGTCTTGATTGATATAAACACTATAATTCGATTCAGTCTCAAATCTGTCAATTATAAGATGTTCATACTCATCTTTATTTGATGCATCAGCATATGTATCCCTATCTTCTTTTGTAGCAAAGCAATATACAAAATTTCCGCCAGATGGCCTATAGAACGCACCAGCCTTCCCATTTAGTTCTTCTTTTATAAATTCTTGAACCCTACCACCAGCAACAGGTAATCCACTTGTTGACATATCACCGCCCCAAGCAGTATTTCTATTAATTTTCTGATTATATGTTTTTGCCATTATATAATTTTTTTTGATTTTAATTATCTCTCCACGCATCAGTATCAATCCATGGAAGTTCGTCTATCCAATAACCATTGCCAAAGCAAGAAGCAATGACATCTCCGCCACCACCACCTTTTTGCCATACAAGGTATCCCTTGCGATAGACTTTTGCTAAGGGATACCTTTTACGTACAATATCTTTTAGTTCATAACCGTATCTTTTAATTGTAGGCATGGTTTACTTTATTGTTGTTTTTATTGATTTTCCAAAGCAGCAATTCTTGTTTCCAATTCAGCAACCTTTGAAACGAGTTTGAGTAAATCACTTACCTTAGCCCTAACTTCATATGATTCACCCTCAGCCAAAAATGCATTATATTTTTCAGTAAGTTCCTCATCTGTGTATGTTCCACTATGTTTCTTTCTGTAATTAGCCATAAATGTAGCCAAATCAGGAACTTTTTCAGTATCAGCGACATTGTTACCAAATATATACGCTATTTCGGTATCTTGGCCACTTCTATCACCATTCTTTGATATTTTTTGTTCAAACACAATCTCATTAGCATCAGCAACTAAACTATTTGTTGAAAGAAGGATTTCAGCCATTTTATGGTCAACGTCATCTCCGCCTTCAACTTCAGGATATGACCATACGGTTTCAATTTTTTTACCATCAAACTTAATCTTACTATCTGTTTCAAGGTTAATGTTTATTTCGTTCTTTGTCCAAAGAGTGCTCTTTTTCCAAATATCAACTCTTTCCCAAACAACATTAATCATTTTGCCCTCATCTTCATCATATTGGCCACCCATACTTTCATAATAATCAATTTCTTCTTGAGTTAATCCAGCACCAGGAACCATTGTGTTTTTTGCAACCTTTGTGCCATCATACTTTTCAGCATTTTTAACTTTTGCCTTATATGCAAACTTAGACGGGTCTTCATAATACGATTTTTCACCATCGCCAAGTTCAAAATGCTGATATCCGCAATTTTCATCAAAGTTTAGTTCACATTTGGTATTATAAACTATAGTATCAGCAGGAACAACCGTTTCTCCATCGGCAAGTGTAGTTTCCATACCTGCTTTATAATAAACCTTGTCAGCATCCAAATAGAACGATTCATCTGAATAATTTATAACCCTATCACCTTTTTCATGTTCTATTTCATATTCATCAACAGTAGTTGCCGATTTAGGACCAGTTAATTCATATGTATACTTTCCTTTAACATCAATTGCAAAATTACCCTTGCTTTTTCCAAATTTAATGTCATTAAGAGCCGAAACATTATTTGTTAACGCCGTTAATGGCTCAAGATTTGCATAGCCATTAACACTTATGATATTATCTTCAATATGTATTCCGTTTCCTGCTTCATATGACGAGCCTCCTCCATGTTCATTAACATAATTTTGAACATATTCTTGTGTTGCCAAATGCTCGGTAGTTCCGGTATAATCAGGAATGCTTGCTTCAGCTATCATTCCAGCAACATCTTGAATTGATGCAATTTCTTCTTTTCCATTACATTTATTTGCAGCAGCAATAATTTGGTTCCAAGTTGCATTTGGAGTTGCTTCATTTATTGGGTCTTTGAAATCATCATTTTGGGTTTGATAATCTATTTTTCCTGTTTCTGTTTGTACAGGTACTTCTCTTAAAACACCAAACACTTTTCCATTTCCCCTAAAGCGATAATCACCTGTATATAATGAACTGTGTAAGTTATTGAAAGTACCAAATTCAAGTCCCTTTCCGCCTTCGCCATTATATGTTCCATTTTCAGAAATTGAATTTGTTCTATCACTTTCAAATTTTATTTTATTTTCATTCCCATCTTTATCTTTTCCTGCAATTTGTAATGCAATACCTCCATGTTCACGGCACCTTAAATCAAGATTCCTACTGTTTATTTTCAATTCAGCCCATTCTTCATCAGCGCCATTATATCCTGTTACATCTCCGAAATCATCAAATCTAGCTTCAACTTGAATTTCGTTTCCCTTTCCACCAATTATTCTTCTAGTTGAATCTAACGTTATTGTTGTCGTTGGTTTTATTTGGACACCTTTTGCAGACTCCAAATTCAAATGTTTTGTCTTTGACTCCAATGCAAAATTGCCCTTTTCATTAAGTTCAACCAAAGCCTCAGAACCTTCACCCACTGTATTTATGATTTGCAAGCCTTCTCTTTGCTTGCCATCATAAAATCCGCTATATTTTCTAACATTACCAATTTTATCAACACTTTCAGCTGTTTGAGCAGTTCTTGCGCTTTCTGCATATTCAGCATGAATTTGATATTCATCGTTACCTTTTTTAAATTTGTCTATGTACTTATCGTTTGCCATAATTTTTAGTTTATTATAAATGCATTATTTTCTTCATCATATACATAATTGTTTCCAAGCACAAGAGTATGCTCGTCTTCAGTATCAATATAAATTGAATTATCTTCTATTGTTGTACCATCTATCTCAGTATCTCCGCCATGCTCACCGCCATCGGAAAATTCCAACGTATGAGAATTGACAGTTGCAGAACTATCAAGTATTATCGTGTGTCCGGAAATATCGTAAAATATTTCCATTGTTGTTCCTGTTATTGTCGGTGTCAATCCGCTTTCGTCATCCCCTGAGCCGTTTTCTTCATAAAGGCAATAATATATTTCATCGCTGTAATATATCACATCACCAACATTTAAATCGTTTAAAATTCTTGTTTCTCTAGAAACAAAAAATTCCTCAGCATCAACGGTAAGTTCCCCAAGAGCAGACAGCATCCTATATTCATCTTCAGTAAGCATGAAATGGTCTGAAATTTTCATGTTCATTGTGTATGCAGACAGCTCATCAATCCTATCGCTAAGCCTATTGTCATTTGTTTCAGTTTTGGCCGACAATTCATCAACATACCCCTTTAAGTCGTTGTACATTGTGTCAGCAGATGAAATAACAAGCAAAGAAAACTCTTCAAACGCCCGTTCTACAGAATCATCCGCATAACTTTTTATCTGTGGCACAATTTCATTGTTTATCCAATCATAAATTCCAGCCGGTATTTCAGAAGCTGCATTTTGTGCAACTTTAATTGACCTTGTACCATCTTCACTCAGGATAAAAATACCCTCTTGTTCCGGATATGTTGAAATAATTATCCTACCCTTTGCAACAGTTAGCCTCTCATTTTCAGTTAATGCAGAACTTATTCCATCAAAAAAATATTCGTAAGGAACAATGACACCATTTATATGCTTATTTGTTACAATCCTACCCATTTAAATACAAATATATTTTCATATAAATAGTTAAAGAAAAACAAAAAAGGATGCCGAAAAGCACCCTTTTAATTATTTTAAGTAAAAATATTTTTATTGTTTTACTCCATTTATATAAACCCCGTCATCTTTTATTTCAATTCTTCCACTCCCATTTGAATTTGATAACTTTATGTTTCCGTTTATAATTGAAATGAACGAGCCACTTTTATCTGAGTATTTAATACCATTATTAGCCAATATTAACCCATTAACGCCCTCATTGCCATTGGGCCTTAATTTTTTGCCATACCCAAAAACCTTTATATTAAATGTTTCATCGCCAATTGTTGTGTTAACATCAAATGTACCATCACCGTTGTCAATTGTTTCTGTTTCACTAACATATCCATTGTCAATTCCACGGTCAAATATATGTTCTGTTTCTGACTGTACATCACTTGCTGTTTGAATTGCAATTGATGCATTGATTATGTTACTAACACGTGCATTTACAAACTCAACTTGATTCTCAACTTCAGAAATTTTATTATAAGTATTTGACTTATAATCTTCAAGTCTATCCCCAAGGTTTCCAACCATGACACTTGTATCCTCAACGCTATTCTTACAAAATTCAACAATTTCATCATGGTTATTTATTTTTTCTTCAGCAGAATCCTTCCACAATTTAGTCTCAGCAGAATCTTCTATTGCCTTATTCAATTTCTCAACTGTTATATTTGCAGATTCCAAATCAAATATCTTTGTGGCTGTTGTAATTGCAGTTGATGCTGCCTCAAGCTTATTTGACAATAGTTCATTCTTTGCTTCCAATTGTTTTTCAGCAAATTCTATCTTAGAGCCCAATTCCTCGTTTACACGCTCTATTTTTGTTGAGGTTTTTGCCGTAAATACATTTATGTCTTCTTTCAAACTATCTTTTGTGGATTTAAACTGAAGGTCAATGTATCTTTTTATTTCATCAAGCGTATCTTTATCCAAATGCTTACTATATTTATCCGAATTTGACCCATCTTTTCCTGTTAGCACAATGTAATTTTTATCTTCCCCATTTTCATACCAATAGTCATCTGTCGTTCCAGTTATTGTAAATCCATGTGTATAGTCGCCTATTAGAGCTTTTAACGCATTTAATTTAGAATTATATGTTAATTTGTCCCATTTTGAAACTTTGCCAGAAATTGCCTGCATCAATTCATGGCTTGTTATTCTGTCACAAATCATCGGCTCATTGTTATCGGATTCAGGCCCGCACAAATATCCATACTTAGTGTTGTCTATTTTCCAACTAAAGACAATTGTTTTTCCCATACAATATTAAATAATTATACCTTCATTATTTTCGACCAAATAATTAGTTGTATCATTAGATACGCTAACGCCATCGCCAACAACCTCACCAAGAATTCGTCCATTGCCATTATAGACATCTCCATCGTTGATTTTTGAACTGCTTTCGCCATCAAATTCAAATTCAAGTATTGTAGTTGACGGAATCATTTCTTTTAAATATTTAAACACAACATCTTGTAAATATTTTTCAAAATACTTATTTCCGCCAGTATAAAACGTTATTTTCAAATTCTTAACATTAACAACTGAAAAAGAGGCACATTCATCCATTTTAGAGCCGTTTTCAGGATTCACGAAATTATCATATCTATCTTCTTGTAAAGCATCAATGCCGTTTTCAAGTTCAAATTGAACTAATTCACATGAATTTCCGTTGGAATCAATTACAGATGAATGATTTACATTTGGAGCAGTATTTCTATCAACAAATTGTGTCGTTCCATTTAAAAAATAATAACACTTCTCATTGTCTTGTATCAATTCGCTAACATCAAACCCAATAGAACATATTTGACTAAGGTATTCATTATAATTTGGATTGTCTTTAATACCGTCAAACTCACCGGAATCAAGAGCATATCCAAAAAGTCTATTAAACTTTTCAATATATCCACGTCCATCATCATAATTTCCATGTCCGCAATGTGGATTGTTTCCATTTGTATTTAAAGACAACGATTCCAAATAAAGAACTTTCAGCCCGTTATATGTCTTTGGCCCTTCATTAAATTCGCTCAAAAATATATTTTTCCATCCATAACAAGAATACAATTCATTTTTAACGTATCCAATATGTGTTGATAATGCAGTATTTTCAAGAACAAAATAATGTGAAAAATCACGTTGATTTAAATATTGACTACCGGGAAAGTTATTATTAGGATTTGAATATCTGTTATCTGATTGTGACTGCTCAGAATAATGGTAATCACTCTCGGACAAATACGATGAATAAAGCCCACTTATATCAGTTACATAACAAATCATACCTTCATATATTGTATTATTTGATAGCGATGTAAGTTCTTCCAGGTCATTAACATACGTCATATATGGATTTGTTTCGTCATATAATGCAAGTCCATAATCAGATTCAATGCTGTCAACTGTAGTTATATCTAAATTAATTCCTCGTTTTAAAGATTTTCCCCATCCACCTTTTTCTTGAAAATAGATATCATTATAATATGTTATTCCGTTTTTAACCCAAGGAATTAAATAAAAACTCGCTTCATCTGTCATTCCATTTGGACTAACAACGGCAACCGGATAATCATAAAAAGTATTCTCAAATCCTTCAATATCAGAATGTGTGTAATTTCCAAGAACTCTCAACGAAGATGCCTCATAATAATTAGGAAAATTATTTGCAACCCTTATATATTCAGTTATACTATAATCGCCTATACGTCCCTTTCCTTTACCATCGTGTAAATAATAACCAAACAGTCCAAGAATATACTCAATTCCCCTTCTTGTACCTTTTGATGATAAAATATATCTTTCACTAATTGATAATCGTTTCAAAAATTCTCCATTTATTTCAAATGCCGTTATTCCAGAAATCATCGCACCGGAAAAAACATTATCAGACGCTATAACAGACTTTACATTATCAGTTTCTTCAAATTTTGCAATTTCATTGATTGTTTTTACATAAAATCCGCCAGTTTCAACATTATCAGAAAGAAAATAATCAGGCATGTTGTTTTTTTCGTCATATGTTACGATATTTACACTCTTAATACCATCGGCATATCTTTTTATGTCATCATAAATTCTTCCATGTATCCTAATCATCGCCTCCATTCTTGACAAGTCCAAAGAATCGGTATCAGAAAACACAATTCCACTTCTATCTAAATTTTTAATTGAATCATGTGTCATCATTCTCCATAAATTATCGGAATCATATGTGTCATGATATTCCGCAATCTCCATTAATTTTGACAAATACCCTTTAAATGAACTACTTGTTATGTCTGGAACATATCCATTTATTGTTGGCCAAACATATGACCTATAATCATAAATATGTTTTCCATTTTCGACATATGGGGTTTCCAATACGGCCTTATAAATTGGTCGTGAATTTCTATTCAACAAAACATTTTCAAAATCATCTATAGTTTCCCAAAATTCATCAATTATTTCTTTTTTTGGCTCTATAATAACACTATTATTGAAATTAACGCCTTTATTTGGACTTAATAACAACTTTTCACCATTCCCATTTAAATAAATAAGAAACGAATTACTATCATTCATCCCATTGCATTCCTGAACTTGAGGAACATTTGGCTCATCATTCTTAAACACAAAAACATATGAGCCATTGCCTTCAAAAGTTTCGCAACTTTCCATCTGATTCATTGGGCCGGTTCCGTGATACCTGGCACTTGCCTTCCAATAAATAAAGTCATTAGGATTTGCTTGTGGTGCCCTTGGAAATTTATTCCAATCAGAAATATTGTTTGAAATCTTTAAAGTACCGCTACTATCTGTTTGGCCAACAGAATAATACGAAAATTCACCGCAACTTTTTGTGGATGCACAAACAGTGCACATCGCACCTTGAAGCATTGATAAGTTATTTTTTGCCCTTACAGTAATATAAGACCAATTTTTCTTTTTTTCAACTATAATTGTATTTCTATACTGCTCATTTTTAATTAACAATGTTCTTGGATTTCCGTAATATCTATATGAATTATACAAACATGAAACGTCCCATCTATTGCCATCAATTGCAAGTTCATCAATTGAGCCATTCCCAACCCAATCATCTGAAGGTATGTCAATAGACGCAAGGCCTTTAGAATTTGTAGTTACTGTTGCCGTATATGTATAATTACTCTTGTCTGTATAAACAGTAAAAACGACATTAGCACCTTCAACCGGGTCCCTGTATGATGAATCGTATAACACATCACACATTAACGTTTTTGTGCCAATTTCAGGCTTTTCATCAAAATATACAGTTACATTATGATTTTGTGGAACATTCGCATATTCAAAAAGAAACACAAACGTACTTTCTTTTATCTCATCATTATATGTTATTTCTCCATTTGCTCTAATTGGATTTACAGTTGGAAACGAAGAATGAAACGTTTCTTCAAAAACGTTAAAAGAGCCGTTTTCATCAGTTACGCCACGAATAGTATATTTTTGATTATCAGCGTCATAAAAATTAATACAAGATTCATTCCCAGCCCCAACATTACCATTAGTATTTAATAGTCCGGTCACTTTTATACTTATAAATGATGCATTATGCTCATCGCTATCAAAACAGGCATATCCATATGTAGAAGACGTTACACTTAATATATTCGTTATTTTTATTTCGCCATTATAAATAACTTCTGAATACCATGTTGTTGGCGGTTCATTAAATATTGATTGAATATTATCGCCAAAATCTTCAGGCCTAAAGTATGCAAACCCATCCCCATCTGTTATTGCAGTTTTTACTTTTGCACCAGTAATTTCATTAGATGCCATATAAAAATTGACCGTTGCACCCTCAATCGGGTTTTTTGTTCCACAGAAGAAAGCCCACACACTTAACGGATAATGAATCGTTTGATTTGTGTTTTTCATCACAATTATTTCATCATCAAATTCATTATCACTAATAATTCTTGTTCCCGAATAATTATAATACGTATTTGTGTTATCTGCATAATATGCAACCCAACGGATAATATCGCTTGCATCTCCATTTCCTTCCCACAGCCCGTTACCTTCTGCTTGCACAGAAACACTTGCAATTCCGTCATTATCAGTAAAAACGTTTGCAACCAATGTTCCGTTTTCACTAGTTGTAGCAACAAATGTTATTTGCTTTTGCTTTAACGGAACATAAATAACCGATGAATTCACGTGAGTGTTGTCGCTTGCTTGTGTAGTTGAAACGGGACCCCTTACATCTTCATCAGCAGAATCAGATTCCCCAATTTCATTTTTCCATCCGTAATTCCCTGTTTTTGCTGTAATAGTTAAATAATAAATAATACTATTTGCATTGATGCTTTTGCCAAGTATTTCATCATCTGAATTTCTTGTATTAACTTTATTGTTATTTAAATTTTTAAATGAAACACGTCCTATAACAGAATCAAGGCAATCGCCTGTTATACACACATTAAGCGCAATTGGATTTCCATCGCCATCAACATAATTCATATAACTTGCGCCAAGAACACGCATCGGATTATCAATCCCATCAGTGGAACACCCCATTGGTGACCAAAAATCAATGTTAAATTCATTGGAAACTAAATAATATTGTTTGTTTCCGATTTTTATTTTAGGCGCTTTTTCTCCATTATAATAATATAGTCCACCTGGATATCTCATTATTATGTCATTAACTGTCGCCCTCAAAAGTTCAACAGCTGAGCCATAATATGCGAAATCCTTCATTGAAGAATAATTTGGCTTTAACTTTATTTTTCCATCTGTTGAAATTCTGGTTTCTGGAAGATTTTCCAATGTCCACACATTTTCATTGCTCCCATCTGTACCAATAAACCCGCCTCTTGCGTGCTTTTTCTTCCCTCTTCCGCCAACGCCTATTCTAAATTTAAAATTTGAATCGGAAAACAACGGCATATCATCATTATATATACCGTCATTTGGGACTATTGTTACATGGTCATTTTCAAATATAGTTCCATTAGGAATAATAGTATGTTTACTCCTTAATGTATATATTGACTTGCTTTTTATTAAATTATCTTTTCTTGACATATTATATTATATTTTCGTAATCTTGACTATGGTCTATATTTGTTCTCTTTTTCTTTACATTGTATAAAGGATTTCCTAGTCTATCCTTAAGTACATAATAATCTGATTGATGATATATTTCATGCTTTTCGTTATAAGTTGTAATCATAGCATTATCCCTATCATTAGCTTGGTCACCTTCAAGCATATATGATATTGTGTCCGCATCATGGTCCACCATTTCTATTTCAATCAGTTTTGGGCTAAATTTTGTATTAACAACCTTAACAGAAAGGCCAGGCTCCCCTATATACGGATTTGCGTTTGTCTTAAATGTTGGTGCTGAAGAAGGACTAACCGTGCAGAACACCAAATTACTGCTTGTATCAGTTAAATTATATCTTGTGGTTTTAGGATACCCATCACCAGTATTAACAATAACAGGCTCACATCTATTACAAGATTTTATCAGTCTAGAAACCCCATCTCCGTAATCTATCCTATATCCAGTCAAATCTGTAAGTCCATTCAAGTCACCACCATTAATATTTAAAACTACGCCTTTTACGTTTGGATACGCAGCAAGAACACTAACATCAATTATTGTTGTTTCACATTCCTTTGGCTTTATATATATACTATAAATCCCCTTTTTGTTAAAATACTTTAACGGTAATTTCAAATTATACAATCCAATTATGTTTTTTTCATCTGAATCCCTAACACAATAAGAAAGGCACTCGCTTGGAGATAACGACTTATACCCGTTAAAATCGCTATCAGTTTCGCCTCTTGATGGCTTATATTGATAATACATTTCAACATCAAGGCTTGGATTTATACTTGCCGGCCTTATTGAACCAAAAACTCCTGTACTCATTACATATTATAAATTAAAATAATTATTCCCATAGTTAATTAAATCATCAAATGTGTTGCATTCAGACAATTTAAAATGTTTTTCCCAAGCAGCAGCATTCCCCCTATTATATGATATATCAACAGATATCTTAGGATATTCCATCAAATTGTCAAATGTATCTTCTGTAAATAAATAGGCAAAAACAGAACTTTCGCTTGTCCATTGTGTTCCAACTTCCATTCCTGTTATTTCAGCAACATTACACATTCTATTTGCATTTAAGTCTTCACTATATACCAATTTCATATTGTTTTCAAAATTTATTTTTTCATAAAGAATATCCGCTTCATACAAGCCATCAATAACAGTTTTAACAAACACATTTCCTCCATATTGATATCTATCCATATAATGGATTCCTGTCTTATTAACATCCCCTCCAAGAGTTGCACCAATTACATAGTCAAACGTAACTCCACTATCATCAAACGATTGTTTTAAAACCATATCATACTTTGCAACATTAGAAAAATCGCCTGAATATGTTTCCATATTCTTTTGTTCACCAACGACAAATGGAACCCTAAATGATTTTATTTTATTTGTCTTTGAATTTATTTCTTGTCCACCACCAATATCAGTATATCCATTATCATACTTTGCCATGTAATAATATGTTGAGCCATTTGATATATTTTCAGATACACTTGGGGCACAAGATAGTGTTAAAATATTCCTATATTTATTGGAGCCATTAAACTCAATATTTTCGCCATCCCCACACCCAATTCCGGTTGTATTACTTACTTTTTCACATTCACACCATGTATATGAGATTTTTGATGTTTTATTATATGTTGTTATAGCAGACACAATCTTGAGTTTATCTTCATCAACATAATAAGGAGAACCTTCAGAAGTTTGAATTACCGATGTCGTAGTTATAACGCTTCCGCTTTTTATTCCAACAACTTGATATGCATTTGAATGCGTTTTTGGAAGAACATCAGGCTTTGTCGTTTCAATATATTTTTCAGGAATTATAACCGTTTTTATTTCATTCCACGTATCATCGCTCTGCTTTGCGTAGTACTTAACATACCCACTCGTGTATTTACTAATGTCACCTTCTGATTTTCCGGTGAAAAATTTACACTTAAACAAACATCCGCCACTATCAAAATTATCAAACACACCATAGATATCATTATTAATGTAATAAACATCATTTGAAATAAGTGTATTCAACTTTGATTCTGTATATACGCTCTTGTCAAATGTCATAAATGAAGGCGTTAACGCAGAACAAGCAAGACCTTCTTCGCCCTTTACGTATTCAATAGTTCCATTCGTTACATTATTATCAACTATCGAATATTCATAAGGGATATAACTTGTTTCATTATTAAATTCATCACAAAATGAAATTTGTATTTCAATATTTGGAGACACAAATCTAAAATACGCAACACTTCCTTCTAATGGCTCATCATTATCATCAAGAAAAACAGGAAAAATTGAAGACAAAAAATTTTTAAACGCATATCCTCCACGTTTTTCCCATTCTGTTCTAACTACATCATTTGAGTCCAAATACTCTTCATTTGTATTAAACCACTCCAAATAGTCCATATAATTAAAATAAAAAACATAATTTGGAACCTTAACACCTTCTATTTTTTTTCCTGAATAGGATTCAGGAACTTTAACACGCCCCAAAAAATATTTTTCAACATCATATATAAATTTTAGCGAAATCGGCTTATGATATGCGTATTCAAACACATACTGTTCCCAATCAGTATAAGAAAAACTATTGTCAGTTGAACGAACAACAGGAAAATTATCGTGGTCTTCAACTTCAACATGACTTGGATTAAAAGAACAATACCCCCAATTTTTAGACCACCAAGAATTCCAATTTCTTTCTAATTTAAAATAGTCATCGTATCCATTAACAATAAAGATGTTTTCATCAGTAAAAAGTATCCCGTCATAATTTTCACCTACAAACATATTGTACTTGCTAATAAAACTATTATCTTCGTCAGACATTTCGCTTGCATCAAATTCAGGTCCATACCTTAATGACAAATCGCTATACTTATTAATGACATCTTCACAAATAACAAATACACCATTTGAATCAAAATTCAAAAAATCACCATCAACCATTTTACAATTATACATTGAAACTTCTTCATCTTCAGTCCACCCAATTAAATCATACGCTTGTATATCTGTATTTTGTGTTTGCTTATTGCACGGGTCTGTATTTGCTTTGTTATATGGTATTTTTTTTAGGACAATTCCGTTTTTTACTATTTCATTACATGTGTTATACCAAGAAATAACATCAAGATATCTAAGTCTTGAAATCTCCCTGTTTTCCCTATAAGACAAGCCTGTTTCAGTATCAGAAACGAGTTTTGAATTTATTAAAGCCACATCACAAGGAAAAGACCCATAATTACTTTTTGAAAAAATTGTTTTTACATACTCAGTCCCAACATAATCACAATCTTTTGGTACATATGGAACAATTCCATTCCTATGGCTCAAAAGTTTGTCAAAGCATATTTTCTTTCGTATTATTTCCATTTTTAATCGTCTTCATATTCAAGTTTGGCTTCAAATAAGCATAGGTCAGCATTACCATTACTATGGTCATAGGCCTTCATTATTCTATAAACATATTTTCCATTGTACTTTTCAATTTTAATTGGTATGTAAAGATATTCAAAGAAATTCTTTGTTGTAAGTTTTTCTGTCGTTGGAAGAACAATCATTGGTATTGTTTTTCCATTACCAGCATGATTGAACTCAATTTTCATATAAATAGTTTTTCCTTCATTTCCTTCCGGGACATCATCAGCAAACAAATACAAATTAAACCCTTCTGATGACCTGCTTCTTTCATATTCGTTTGTAATTGCTATTGTTGAATCAATTCTTGCACCAACATTTTTATTTTCACAAAAAACAACTTTCACATTTTCATTTTTGCAATTTCCATCTTCATCAAGATTTATATCATTAATAATTACATTTTCGCCCAATGAATCTTGGATAAATGCACTTTGCTTTAAAAATTTACTTAAAAGTTCGCCACTGTCAATAAATACAGTTGAATAATAAAGTAATTTTTGTTCAATTGGGTCTGTTGAATTATAAAAAGAAAACCTGAAAAATGATTTACTAACTTTATTTTTTCTATAATAAATGTCATTATCAGTAAAATTAAGAAATCCAATCAAATCAGATGTTTTTCCACTGGCATCAACAAATTCATTTATTGATTCAACACTTCCATTGCCATAATATCCATTCCAATAGGCATTATAGTTGTCAGAATCAACATACCACCCATCATAATACATATTTCCTGATGTTGACTGTGTATTTGTATTATTTTCTTCATCAATAATTGCCCTTTGTCTAAAATGAGGATAAATTGTTATTGAAGTCAATGGATGTCCAGTGTATCTTCTTCCATAAGGAACATATTTAACACGTTCCATATCAATAAACTCAGGTATTAATGTTTCTTCAATATTTTCAGAAAATTGTTCTGAAAAATAATCTTCATTTCCCAACGTAGATTCATTCATATCACCAGATAATCCAAGTGTTACGGAATAATATTCTTCATCAGCAATGACGTTAACACTGTTATAATAATCATTAACATACTTAACATTGTCAGAATCATTAAGTGAATCAAACCACACATCGCCATATAAATGGCAATGCTTTATTGGTTTTCCATAATCATCAAATTCTATTGGGACTAAAGATGCTTCAATTGTTGCTTGTTGTTTTCCACGTTGTTCTTCTTGTTGCCAATGCTCTTCATCTTGTCCTTTAGGTATTCCCATCTTCATTGTGTAATAATAAAACGGATTAAACTTAGTTTCTATATAATCAGCATTCGGTATCTCGAATTCATTGAAATCAGTCAAAATAAACCCAAATCTACTTTCGCCATCAGGCAAAAAATGATAATGTTTTGTTTCAACACGTCCATATTCTTTGCCACAAGTTTCTTCAAAATCGCTATAAACAAAGCAATCATCTTTGATAAATTCATCTTTCCTATAGATGTTTAATGGCCTGATTCCGCTACATGTACCAACAATAGAACCGTCTAATTTCTTAAAATAAATCGCCTGATTTCCGCTTTCTTCTATATCTTGCCCATATAAATAATGTGGTTCTGAACACCAAATTATATGATATAATTCATTCTCATTATATTTTACATTAAAAAAATTATCTTCAAGAAATGTTTTTCTGTTCTCAAGCAATGTTGTATGCAATACATGGTCAGAATCTTCTTCCTTGACAATAACAAACTCTTCATAAACAACGTCACTGTTTTTACATCTAACTATTCTTCTGAAATATAGTTTATCGCCAGGATTTATCGAATAGCAAGCGTTATCACTTAATTTAATGTTCAATTCACCGTTTTTTTCTGTTATAGTAGCAATATTTAGCTTAACCATCCCATTTGTTGGCGCATTAATGTTTATTTTTACAGAATCCATATTAATAACAAATATTTAAATCCTTATTGTCAACATAACCATGCTTAGACAGGTCAGTTTTGTCAGCACCTTCCATTATATATTTTGACATTACATTAAAAACATAAGGCGCATTATCTTTGAACTTTGGGTATGAAAGCCCATATTCGCCATGCGGGTCTTGCCGTTTAACAAAAAAGTTAATGTTTTTTTGGACATAATTGTACCCATTTGAAAATGGCATGTCGTAAAATTTACTATCAGTTCTAATTTCCGACATCTTCAATGTATTCCTCCAAGAAAATGTTTTTGTTTCAACACTAAGTTTTGCATAAGTAGGAACACTATTTTTTGTCCAAAACATAAAATATCGTCTAGCGCCATTATCAGGCAAAAAATAATCTGTATGATTTGCTATGTCAAGCCCATAAAAATCTTCATAACCCATATATACACTAAGCCACAAGTCATTAATCCCATATATAACACCCCAAACAATTTCACCATTTGTTTTGTCATACATTGCCACATAATCACCCTTAATAAACCCGTAATCGTCAGGAACAAGAGCCTTGAGCATTATTCCATTTGCATCAAATTTAAAATCGCACTCGCCATAATTTATATAATAGGCATCAGAATGCAGCACAGAGCCAACTTCTTTAATTTGTATTCTATTATGCGGATTGTAAAAATATCCTTCAGGCATTATATTTGCATACATCAAATTATCAGTAGTCGCCGTATCTGTTACTTTATGAAGACTAGTAAAAACATCGTTACAATAATATGTATCAACCGTAAAAGACCTTCCAAGATTAACTTGGTCATAATCATCATACGAAATAACATCGTATTTCATGTCCCTAAAAGCAAGGTCAAAGCATTCTCGTTGTGCAGTATTAAACCTATGGCATATGTTTCCTATTACATGTGTTTCATAATTATAATTGTCAAATTCAACAATATCGCCATAAAATTCGTCATTATTTATTGTTATTCCGCTTTCAATAAACTTAGGCATTCCTGCCAAAATAGTATCGCCCCAAGCAGAAAACGTATTTCTTGCCGGCTTGTTTTCTACATTTGTCTCTTCATCATAACAAACCGTTTCATCCAAATTGTGCAAATAATGTACGTTATAATCAAAAGGCTCTTCGTTCACATCAACGCCACTGAAATCAATTCCACTTGTTAATGTACCAAAACAATGGGATTCTTCAATTTTCGAATTTGACGTATTTTTTTCTTTATACCACAATTCATTTCCGGCATTCCTTTTAATTACAGTAAAATATATGTCAGAAACATCTCTTCCATTCTCATCCTTAATACCGCATAAATCAACTCCGTCAGTAAAAATAATTTGAGCAATATCATCCCCATATATGTTTTTTGAGAATGCCGTTTTATTTACATCACTCATTAAATTTTCACCTTCATCATTCTTTATTTTTTTAAATTTTCTCGCATAATATGAGCATTCAGTATTGTTTATAGACTTTTTATAAAAGCACCCAAATGCAGCAAAATTATCATACAAATCCTTAATATCATCATACCTAACAGAAAAAACACGCTCCCTATTATTTCCATTTAAATCGCCAACTGAAAATATACGTATTTCTTTTTGATATTTTTGAAACGACAAATCATCTTCAGTGTACTCAATTTCTTCTTCACGCTTTGATTCTTCTTGTTCCTGTTCTTCTTGCTTTTGTGAATAATATTCTGTTTTTAACGGCCTAATGAAATTTTTAGTATCAACAGTTTCCGGTTTTTCTCCTCCCCATAACATATAATAATAAAAATTAACATAAGAGCTAACAGTAAATGTATGTTTAAAAAAACTAGTGCATTGAAGCAATTTTACGCCACTTGATGCCGTAACAATTTTTACCATAGCCTTAACAGCACCGTTTTTTCCACCGCAAATAGTATCTATTAGGTCATAATCCTTTGAACTCGGATAAGTAATACAATAATCCCAATTGTTTTCTACACGCCTTCTGATTTTGTTATATTTTGGAACAAAAGAAAATAGGCTTCTGTCAGGATACATATCAATAAACTCGCATGGCTTATTATTTGAAAGCATCTCATTTGTTGATATTGACGAAGAACTTGTTGTGTTTATATTAATCATTCCAGGATTTGTAAATCCCCACCACCCATCTTTATCATAACACTTTTCATAAAATGACTTTCTTAACGACTGCAAAGAATCAGTATTATACACATGCATATAATTATATTGTTCCCCATTCCAATTTTGGGATTGATAAATGTTTATTGTATCTTTTATGATATTTCCTTTTGCATCACGTAAATAATCCTGCAATGTATTATAAACATGTGAACAATTTGTTAAGGTTTCAACATTGTCATTATTTATTTTATTAATATGAACAAAATTCTTTTTCCTAAGCATATGATTGTTAAAAATATCAACGCCACAATGATAAATAAACTTTCCATTTTTTGGATGTGAATATTCTGTATTTCTTATGGCATCAATATACTTAATTGGATTTTTCGCATTTACAGCATTTTTTGCAAATGTGGCTTTATTAAGACCACCATTAAAAAAATTAAGGCATTTGCAGGTATCGCTACCTTCATCTATGACAATTTCTGTAATTGAATTAAACAAAACATTTGTACAAAGGGCATTAACATTCAATATTATCCTATATTTACAACACTCATCACGCTCTCTCAAATATTGTTGATATAAAGAAAAGTCATCTACTAGATTTTCATCTGGTAAAAGCCGTTTTTTAACATCAAAATCAATATTTAAATCATGTCCGACATTATTTGAACGAACACTTCTGTTTTCTTCTAAAAATATTTTTGTCATTATCCCCATTGGCTAGCGTTATTTGTTATATTAACCTTATTATTAAAATCAGTATAGTGCCCATTATATCCATCAATAACCTTTATTGAAGTACACCTTAAATCATAATCAGCAGCTTGGCCACCTACCCAGACATGAACACCTCCGTATGGCAATTGACTTGTTATAAAGTCTTTGTATAATGTTAAATACTGAGTATAATAGTTATATTTAAGTTTTTTCTCATCAAAATCATAAACCTTTGTCTCAATTTCACACTCAATTACTATGTTATAATTTTCAAGCATTTCCAAATCAGGGAACTCAAGAAGAAGTTTAGCATCATAAGAATAATGGTCTTCACCATCATGTTGAGGTAAATACCCATGATTAGTCCTAATCTTATTTGCTATAACATTAAACGGAGGTACTTTAGGCGAATTCTGAATAATTTTAACACGTTTAGCCTCGCCGCACTCAGGAGTTAGTACAACTAACACGCTTCTTTGTTGTTCGCCACCATTATACCTAACTACGACAGTTACATTTGCATTTTCAGTTACCTGCACAGGACTATTACTTATTTGAATCCAATCACTTTCAGTATATACAGGCTCAGTTGAAACATAAACAAGCATTTGTCCCGAACTATCAAACGGTATAGTAACATCACTATGCCTACACTCAAGAATAATTGGACCTTCATTAACAGAAATACTTCCAGTGTAATCTGAATATTGTATTACAGTTAATTCATAAGTATCACGAATAGCACCAAATACTGAATATATTTTAAATTTACACGACCTTGGTGTCGTATTTGTAGGGACAGTATAATAATCTGCGCAAATTGAAATTGGTACTTTATTTATGCCATCAAACGTAACTTCATGTCTTCCATAATACATTTCGCCATTGATTTCATAATAGCACCATAACCCCTCAGATTCAAATACAATATTACATGGAGAACCACAACCAACAGACATATCAACTTTTCCACCACAATGATAGAAGATACAATTACCTTCCTGTTCAGATGTTATTATTAAATCATAAGAGCCGTTTCCTGTCGTTATTGCCTTTGTAATATTAGGATAAACCTTATACACCTGAGATACAACGTTTATATCTTCACTACTTTGGATTGTTTTAACGCCTACACAAAAAACAACATCACCATTCCCAACAGGGCTTAACGAATTAAGGTAATTAATTGGCATTAATTTCTTATTTTTTATTAATTTCTGCATGAATTTATCAAAATTATCGTATTCGACACCGCCTATTTTTATATGTTCTTTTACATAATAATTCAAAATTGGCTTAAATGGGAAAACAAAAGAACCTGCTTTTTCAAGAAAAAATGTTTCACCATTATAAATCGAATCTAAAACCCCATTTAACGGTTTTGTGCTGTAAAAACTATCAGTAAATTCTTGTTCAGTTCCATATGCGTCTTTATATTCATATTTAATGACCCATGTATAATTATGAAATCCATAAAGTTCAACAAACACATCCCTATACCATTTGCTAACATGAATATTTTCAGATTCTTTGAATTTACACCCAGCAACGCATAATACGACATTATACAATGTACTTGTAGTTGAGGTGCATGCATATTTATCATCAGAATAAATTGATTTTGTAGATAAAAACTCTATTCCGTCAGATGATAGGTTATAATGCCCCACATAATACTCAACATTGTTTTCAATATCGTTTAACGCCGTTGCAAATGTTATTTTATTGCCTTCAATTCCATAAACAATATTTTCCAAAAAATCATATGACTTATTCAAATGATACCCATTCGCATAATTATAACCTAATGTTTCCGGATACCCTTCGGTTATATGTAAATCTATACTATTGTTATATTCACCTTGATTAAAAGTGTCAAAGCAAATATTTTTATACCAATTTATTGTATGGATTCTATCTTCACTTGACGTTTCACCAAGCCCATGTGTATCTCCGTATTCAACAGAAACATTTTCTAAGTTTTCATCAAAAAATTCAATTTGGGAAAACTTTCTATTATATGTAATACCATTTCGTATATTAAGAAGTATTTTTGCGCCATAGTTTTTATTGATATTTGATAAAATATATTCTCCATCATCGCTAATTTTACTAGCAACTCCATTCTCATTCCATATAACCATTTTGAAATTGGCAAAGAATGGCCTTTTGATTACAGGATATATAAAAGTTGGATAAACAACCCCAAAAAGTGTATCTGTTCTTTCCTCTATTTGTTCAAGCAAATCATCAGCACCATTATATTCGAAGAATATTAAATTTCCAAACGGAAGAGGTTTAAATACACATCCATACCCCTCATGGAAAAATTTATATCCGTTCCACATTTCAAACAATTTACCATGTCCATAATAATTGTTTCTATCATACGCAAATCCAAAATACCCACTCACATCAGTACCATTATATGCTTGTGCACAATAATGATAAGTACAAGTGCCGTTTCCTTTATTTCCACCTACTGACTTTGACATTGTATCAGAATCATCACTATCCACATACCCACAAACATTAGTGCCATAAGTTGGAGTTATTGTTCTAGTATCATCTAAATATGTTCCGCTTGGCAACTCATAAATACGGTCAGAACAATATATCCTGTCCCACCCATTCAATTGCGCCATATTTCTTGATTGCGGAACGCCCCAAAGAACTTTTCTACCACCAACAGCAAAAACATTACTATCAAACGTGTCATCATTTTTTTGCTTGAAAAACATTTTCCTCAAAAACCATCTCCAATCCAAATCCTGATGCAATTCAGCACCAATATCAAGAGTATTTGAATCCCACCACCAATCACGATATTGGTTAACAATGATATCGCCATAATTTTTAGTAAACGGGTCAAAATTCGCATCAGAATCTTTATACCCTATTCTCAATTGAACGTCTGAATTATCTTTAAATTTAACTTCCCCAATTCTAATATTAACAAAATTGTCAGAGTCTTTGCACTTATATCGTAAATATATTCCATACTTAATGTCTTTTTTTCTACCAAATGCCACATACCAATCAATATCATGCTCTTCATCAACAATATGGTCAACGGCATCATTATAAAGTACCGACATCCATTCGCCATTATACCAATCTTCATCTTCAGACATCAATTCAAATCTATATTCAACACTATCATCGTTATATGCGGACGAAAAATTCTCAACAGCAACAAACCCGCCATCAAAAACAGAAATTTCAGAACTATACCAATTATCGCTATCGCAATTCACATTAAAATTAACAACACTATAACTGTATGTAAACAAATCTATCCCAAGTTCAACATCATTACTTACAACAATTCCATCTTCATCTGTAACAGTCACTGTGTATTTCCCAAAGTCAAACGTATGTGCAGACTCTTCTTCTTTTGGAATATAGAAAGTTTCTTGGTTCAATACCGCAATTTCCGCATCATATTCTAGTCTTTCGCCAATTACATATTTTTCTTTTGTCTCATGGCAATAAACCTCAATTGACTGATAAGGAACTGATATACCCTCAGTCATTGCTTGTATTGTACCCTTTCCTTCACAAAAACTTGTTATATCACTTATCAAAAACAGTTTTGGCTCTTTTTTTACTTTTATTTCATCGCACTCTGCATAAAATTGCTTGTTAAATTCATCAAGAGCCGTTGCTCCATTTTGAAGTCCAAAATAAAAATAAAAACTATTTTCATATTGAGGTAAATAATATTTGTTTGATTTACTTTCATCATCATATTCACGAATCAAAAACTTTTCAGAACCTTTATTCGCTTTATCATATGTGAGACCAAATCTAAACAAATAATAGTCAAGGTTAAAAGATTCCATTGTTCTTGTCTGAGTATTATCAGCCTCTTCTGAATCGAAATCATTTCTGTCATTTCCGTTTCTTATTCCATACTCAGACAAATCTTCTTCAACCTGTTTAATTTTCATGTTATACGGATTTCCATCAGGATATTGCTCATAGACAAGTTCTCGAAATGCACCGTCAAAATTTCTTTGAGAAGAAAATTCAAAATCATAAAATTTATAACCAGTCGAATTATTCCTTTTTGTGGCCTTAAGTCGTTTTTTGTTTAATGTAGCAAACATTGACCTAAAATCAACATCAGAAATATCATCTCCTGAAATGAAACCAGTAGGAACAGAATATGTATAAGAAAACCCGTTTTCATTAACAGAACGAACATTTTCTTTTCTTTGAGACATTTCCGTTCCTATTTCACAAATTCTAGATAAATTTAGGCATGTTTTTATATTTGTTTGTGCATTTACGCAACTTAATCCAAGAAAATGGCCGCCAGGATAATACATTTTTTTCTCATCTATGTTACCTTGTGATGGGCCTGTATAATTCCACGATATACCAGCCGCCTCAGTAATCGCCATTGTATCACCAAATGTTTCATTATCCATAAATCTATTTTGTGGAGATATATCCTGTTGAGTCCCTTTATAATATTCTATCTCACTTTTTATTGTTTGTTCTATTTCTTTTATATTGTTTTCAACAACCTCACCATTACCTAAACAGATTGTTCCATTATCTTTAGCATACAATGGACCATTTGTATCCATATTTGTAAGAGCAAGGTTTGTTGGCATTATATATGTCGAACTCGTCAAATGTTGAAATGTTTTTGGAACCCCGTTTATATCACAATCATTAAATGTGCCAAGAAGTATTATATCCGTTGCAAATAAGTTTACTTTCTTTCCGCTTTTATCAAATTCACAAGGCTTCAAATAGTATACTTTTTGGCCCTTTGTTGTTGTTAATTCATGGCATATTCCACCATTTAACCCGAATACACGATATAATTTCATACCGTGCTTTTTATGAAAATTGTTACTTCTAACAACAATTTTTTTATCATCTGGATTAGTCAACGGATTACTAACATTTGAGATTGTATTATACCCATCTATTGTTTTTTTCTCATATCCAATTGCACATTGTTGTACATAATACCTTTGTAATGAAAAAATTCTAGAATCATCCATACACCCCTTAACCTTTTCATTTGCCCAAGTAATCCATAGAAACCTTACCTTTTTCTTCACATATCTAACCCACCTTGGATTATATATAGCACCATTAATCCAGTCATTGTAAAAATCAAAATTTATAACCTTATATTCTTGAGCCAAATTCATCTCAATACATGAAATTAGGTAATCTGTTTTTTTTGTAATACAAATAGGTTCAACTCCTTTTTCCTCGTTATTTGCAGCATCTATTGAAACACCATCATCTTGTTCAAATTCTTCAGAAGCAATAGAACCTAAAGTTCTTTCCATAATATTAACAGACCAACATAATTTATCAGATTTTCTTGCTTCATCAAAACTTTGTGGAACTGTTCCTCCAGTACAATGTCTGTTATCGCAATCCATTAATGTCATTCCACTTTTAAAACCATTTTCAGAATAGTCATACCCATCATCATCTTCGCCATGTTTTGCAGAGCCGCCAAAATATGCGACTGCAAACCCTTCTTGTATCTTTTCATGGGAAGTATATCCACTAAAATAATATGGATTTGTATTTGATTTTTCAGTATTCATTGATGGTGCAAAATACCAATTTTCTAAATCAGGACAAAGGCCATCTTTTAAAACAATAAGTCTTAAATTGCACATAGAATTGGCAACTCTACCAACTAATCTATTGGGCCATTCAAATAAATCTGAATATACATTATCCGCAATCCACGCTAATATCCTAAATATCCATACAGTAACAGTATTAATAATAGAAACGATAAAAATATAAGCCTTAATCAATGCACACATTATAGCGAACATAAGTGGCAATTTGATTCTTATGTTATTATATGGTATTGGATTGTTTGGGCCGTAATTTTGACAATGTTTTATACCAGAAAATCTAGGTTTTGAGTTCCAATTTGCCGACTTTTGTATCCTTGGAACATATGATTTGACAGAATATACATTATTCCAAAACAAATCCCTAAACGAATCTTCCTTTGTATATGTTCCAAATTCATAATCATAACTTTCCTTTGAAACCGATGCAAAAGCCGTTATTCCATTTTGCCCAATATTCTCAATTATTGCCTTTTGCGGATTATTCGGAACCAAAACTTTTCCCCTAAAGAAATTGTCAGTATTTTCTTCAGTATCTTCCATTGATATTCTAAACCTAACAGAAGCCCTTGTTGCAAGCCCCTTTTCTGGATTATCTGTAGGAACCATGTTCCCATATTCATCTGTGACCATATAGTCAAGATTCATTGGTATCTGATAACACCAAACGCCATTTGCATTTATTAATTTGTTACCATTTATCACAAATTGTTCAATATTTCCTCCTGGCGTTTTTCTAATCATTTCGATTTTTCCCTCACCAGTAACCAATTCTTCCATGTTGCCCATGTTTTCTGTTGGTATACATTTTTTTGAAAAACCATTTGACGAGTTATCGCTAAAAATAGACCCCATGAACACACAAGTTGACTCAAATTTAAAATTAACATCAATATCAGCCCTAGTTATTCCAATTGTTTCTCCAATGTCACTATTGCCCCAAAATGGATTAACATTAACAACTTGGTCTTGTGTGAAAATTTGGCTTAAATTATTGAAGTCAGTGCCACTTTTAAATTTTGTCGGACTTTCAAATTGTTCTATAGTATATCCTTTATAAACAAAATCCCTTGGCTTTTGTGATAAAATGCCACAATCAGATAAGTCCAAATCCATATGAAGTGTATGAGCACCAACAGGAACGCCACAAATCATATAATCTCCTGAATTATTTGTCCTTGTAGTATACGTATAATATTTATCATAGACCTCAAGAATAACATCATTATCAAGCGCATACCTTTTTGAAGGAAACGTACCAACCTGTTGATGGCACCCATCAACCCTTTCATTTGGAAGAAGATTGTATTTTACGCCATTTCTATCCTTTGAAACGCTAGATGAAAACGGATACAAATAACTAATATCGCCTGTTTCATTCGAATCAGCCGAAATGAATATACTTATTTTTGCGTTTGGTATTCCAAATCCATTATTTGCAATAACACGTCCAACAACGACACCATAATTAGAATTATGCAAACTGTAAGCATCCTTGCTTTTTATGTTTACTGAAAGAACCTCAAATGTGTCATAATCTTGTACAAGGTCCGCATTGACAGTGATGTATTCATCGGTATTTTCAGAACCTATCCTTGTTCTTATCCTATATGATTTATTAGTATCTGCCATAAATTACTTTTTTATTTTAAAAATTTTGTTTATATCAACAGGCTTTTTTGTAATTAAATTTCTTATAACCAAATAAATGACAACTATAGGTACAGCAGGAATCATAAAAATGATAAAAAAAACGCTTTTTATGCCGCCAAGAAACATATCTTTAATATTTGTCTTTTTGCTTTCCGGTAGTTTATAGCCATATTTTTTTTGCAAATATGATAATTGTTGACTTGTTTTACATCCACATCCCATTATCTAATATTGTCTTTAATAAATAGTTATTCTTATTTTTTAAAATATAAGAAAAATAGTATAAATATAAACAAAAAAGGGAGAAATAATCCTCCCTATTAAAAATCACAATTTATATTAAGCCATTACTTTTCTTTTATTCTCACCCTAATGTCCTTTTCAGGATATTTAACTTCAAACATGCTATCGCCATCACCATATAATATTCCATCACTGGCTTCAGTGTCAATTAAATCGGCATCTCCATCGCCAAGATAATATATTTGTTCATCGAATTCATTCATTGATATTGTTTCCTGTCCAATCTGTGTTGTTGAATAACCAGCCCCATGCTCATTGTAAACATTAAAACTTATAAGATTAAGAACACCATCAGACTTTGATATTTCCTTTTCAATATCACCAATATAAATTTCATCACCCATGAATCTAGAATTCACATCAAAATAGTTTGTTATTTTAGAAATTATTCCAGACACAACGCTCGCTTTATCATAATTTTTATCTATAATCACATTTATGTCAAACGAAAGATTAATAATTCTACCGCTTTTTATTTCAACAAAATCATTAATCATCCTATATCCTTTAAGATAATCTTCAATATTTTTTACAAGTGTGATTGGTAAACTTTCATCTAATTTACCAAGAGAATTTATTCCAAGCAAATAAACCGCAATTTTGTTGTTTTCTTCCATAACACCAACCCTAAATGGTGTACCATACTTTGGAGGAAGCCTTAAAATTCTATCAATATAGTCTTTTACAGTAACGCATCTTTCTTGTGCACCATTATTGTATTTTATTAGATATTTTAACTCACGTTCCGTAGGCATATCTTTTCCAGAAACAGATGGTGTTGTGTTTTCAACTTTCATTGTCCTATATACCTTATCAGCCCACTCTTGCGAACCCCTAAATTCAGCATTTAATGATGACACCTTGTTTATTGCACCCTTTGGAACATTACTTGATTTTCCACCACCAAGTCTATATAGAACAAATATTGTTGTATCAGGAGAAGGCAAAACACCAAGATTATTATTGTTTAAAATTCTAGTCATTTGCCATTTTGAAAATTCAGCCATATTACTACCTTTAAATTTATTAACATTTCCATTTCCTGAGCCAAAAATAATCTTTAGGTATCCGTTATCCATGTACTCTGTTATAAATTTTCTTTCAACAGGCTTCCATTCTCCCCTAGTAATACAATAATTTGCAGTTTCAGAAGGAACTCCGTTTATTTTATAGCCATATACATATCTTACCGGCTTTCCGTTTCTATCAAAATAATCGTCCCAAATAAAATTTTGAGCCAAATTATCAACTTCATAAAATCTCTCTGATTTGTTCTCACATCCATCAGAATAAAATTCGCCATAAGACGGTGGCAACATTCTTGAATCGGTTCCGTCAACAACCAAAACAGATTCGACATTCATAACACCTTCAAATGGCAGAATTATTTCCATAAAAGGATAAACATCACTGGATTTAACCGCTTGTCTGTATATTCTAGTTTCTCCGGCAGTGACAACTGCAAGTTTAGAAACAGTAAATCCGGTAATAACCCCATTTGTGTTAGTTGTTGGAATAATTGTTCTGTTACTATTTCCGTCATTATCAAATTGGCTTGCAAAATCAATGTCTTCAAGCAATTCAAATGTCTGAGTCGGAGAAGAAAATTTTGTCCCTCTTTTTACAATTGGAGCATATTCGTAATTTGGCGCATTATTGTCAACAGGAAGCGTAAAACTTATCTTCATCTCCGCCATTGCGCCTTTTGGCCCAGGTATTTTTACGCCCTTATTTCGGGCAATTGAATACAATGATCCACGCTCTTGTGCAGTATCTATATTTGTTTCTTGAAATACCCTATCAATATGATATGACAAATTATCAGCAACATCAGCAGCCAAATCAATTTGCCAAGACGCAACAGATGCATCATCGTATGATTTTGATAAATCAGGATAATATTTTTTTGAATATTCTATTAAAGCCTCTTTATAGTCAGCAAAATTTCTGTTTAAATATGATATACCGTTTTCCATCTTTATAATTTTACACCAACAGTTGTTGATTCAACTTTATTACCAATTTTAACACTGTAATCAATAGTAACAATAATTTCATTACTATCATTTTTATAAACATTTATGTTTTTAAACTCAACCTCAGGAACATATTTCTTTATTGACGAACTTATGTCTTTTTTTATGTCAGACAATGTTTCACTATCATTTTGTGAAAAAATATATTTTATCAAATCTGTACCAAATTCAGGGTCTCTTATTTTTTGACCTTTTGGAGTAAAAATAACATGCAAAACTTTTGATTTTATACCTTCTGCTTCTGTGTTATTTACATCCAAAAAAATATTTTCTTCATTATCTGACGTAAACGGATATTTTATGCCATACCTTTGAACAATTCCCATTACATGATATTTTTCTTAAATAAATAGTAATTAATAAAATTATTAGGTGTACATATTATCGGGTTCCATCTTAATATATGGAAGTTTATAAATCCTATCTTGCTTGAAATTATGTTGAACCCATAATGTCCAAAGTCTTTCAGATAAGAATCCACCTATTTCAGTCTGCCATTTAAATCCAGCATCTGTAATTGGATTCTTTTCATTATACCTTATATATTTACCTGTCTCAAGATTATATCTAACATGCTCAACAAGTTCTTCTTGAGAATGAATATTTGCAAAAGCAAGATATCCATTAAGGCAACCAAACAAAAATTCAGAATATTTATCATAATCTTCTGACCTCATAATAAAGCCATTTGAATAATACAAATTTTGCCCTCTTTTTATGTATTTATCATAATCATCGGAATAATCAGGAAAATAGTATTTGACAGCCAATTCAAGAATATATAAATCATCAGCACAGTTTGAAAACTTATACCCCTCTTCAACAGTATTCGCCGGGATAAACATTGGTTGTTCTTCTGTCGGTTTATTATTTTCAACGTGATTAAACGGCTCACATGTTATTACATCGTACTTACTGAATATTTCATCAAAATTCATTGTTTCATTAACACCAGAAAGCGGCCTTCTATATTGCATTTGGCCTTTATACTTTGCATCTTTTACATTTTTCCAAATCCAATAAGTTCCAGTTGATTCAATGTAAAAATAATTTGATTCAGAAATATTATCGCCAGTATTATCTTTCAATTCACAAACATTTGTTCCGTTTGCAGCACCAACCTGAAGCGGAGTTATCACTTTATCGTCAATAAACTTAAAGTCTTTCTTTGCGTAGCATAATGAATATATTTTTACATCATCGCTTTTTTCCCCGTCATATGGCAAAAGATAACTAACATCAACTCCTGTTTTTTCTTTGAATAATTCAACTTTATCAGCAGTAACTTTATTTCTTTTAAAGAACAATTCAATAAGCGTTTTCTTATCTGTTTTATTACCATCACAAAAGCCACGATTCACCTTATCAGCATATTCTTCTGCTGTTTTTGTTGTAAAATGAAGTATTCCACCATTTCTAAAATCATAAGGAACTATTGGTGATAATGGGTCACACTCAATACCAAACGAATTACAGCATTTAACCTTATCAATTGGAGTATGAACAGTCTGTGCATATGTTATTTTGCCAAGTCCACCCCTAATAATTGGCTTTATATGGAAAGTATCAGGGAAGTCATATATTGTTTTTAAATTAATATCTAATGGCGTTGTTATTCTTTGCAATAATGGCTTTCCATTATTATACAAATTATCGCCATCACCAAACAAAAGCCAATTTAAATGTATTTTATCAAACCCGTCAAAAATCGGATTAGACAAAAATTCATTTATACTCTTATTATTATTCAAAAATATAAATTCATCTATATCCAAAAATGCAATCCAATCATATTTGTTGCCATATTCTGCATAGCATTCATTATAAGCCTTAAATTGGCAAGGTTCTGTTATATTTCTATAATTCTTCAATATGACATATCCACTATCAATGTAATCACCAATTACATCACGGAAATCATCTTCTCCTTCCCTATTGTTATCATATAAGCATATATTTGTAAACCCAAGTACCTTATTATATTCTACATATTCACGAATATATTTGTTTTCAAGTCTTCCTATACAACAAAGTAATGTTTTCATATTATTATGTTTAAATATCATATCAAGTTTAGCATGCTGAACTTCATATATTTTATTATAATTTTCAATAACAAAGAATGTAAATAGCCTTTCATACAAATAGCCAATAACCCCTGATTGATAAACTTCCGAAGTCATTCCGTTTTTCTTATGGTCAGGTGGAATTGAATTTTGTCCTGATTTTTTTGCATATTCAAGCCAATCTTCATATTTTGTAAATCCATATTTTTTTTCTATATCGAACAAAATGTCAAATATAAAACTATTAATCTCGTTAAAATTTTCATGAGATGTTATAAAATTTCCTCCAATATAAATCTTATGTTCATTTCTCAAAAATCTACTAAATTTTTCGCTTAATTCAGGATATTTTTCTTTAACAATAGACTCGCAAAAATTCAAATCATTTATTATATGAAATTTCCGATAATGGTCATATATACTTAAACTACTTTTAACACAAGTTGCTATTAAATCGTATTCAGACAATATTTCAACTATTTGTTCCTTTGTCAAGTCAAAATGCTTCCTATATCCCTCAACGCCAATATAATCATAATCTTCAACGTTTTTCCACACCCAATAAGTTCCTGTTGCATCAAGAAAAAACTTATTTTTTTCTGAAATATTATCACCAACATTATCAAATAAATCGCCAAATTTGTCTTCAGACAAAGAAGCGCCAACTTGAAGAACTTTATGAATATTATCACGAATTAAATATGGAGTATCTTTATATGACATAACATACACCATTACATCCTTACAATATACATTAAACAATCTTTCAAATCCATCAACAGCATTCTTCCATGTATATTTTTTGACAACACTCTTAGAAGAATTAACAACTTTTTCCCTATATTCGTCATTCTTTAGGCACATTATGGCTTCATTTGCCAAAATGTCAGAAAATTCTTCGAGGTTATCATAATCCATTGGTTCCATTTTGCTATTGTACAATTTATTGCCCACAAAATATTCATACCCTTCAAGTGTAGATGAAAAACACCCCCAATCGCCTAAAATGCAAGCATTTTCAGCATATGCATTTTCTATTGCTGTAATGCAAAATGTTTCATCGTTTCTATTATATTCAGAATCATACCCATGAGTCGGATAAATCCAAATTTTAGATTCACATTGGTGTTTTATCAATTCTTCACGACTAATGTTGCCAAGAACATTTATTCCGTCCGCCTTTACAAAATCAGGATAAACATCTCCATAAAAATGCCCACACAAATCAAGTTCAAAATCAGGAACCTCTTTTCTTATCTTATAAAAAATTCTTTCAACAATATATCTCATTCCACGGTCAGTACCGCTTGAAAAAAGCATTTTGTTTTTCTTTTTAACATTTAAGTTTTCATCATATCTGTCTTGGTCAATTGCCTCAAATGTCCTATAAAATTTATTTTCAGGAATCATATACTTTTTTGAAAGTATTTCTTTTTGAAAATCACTCTTATAAAAAACCTTTTTTATTCTATCTAATTTTTCAACAGTAAAATTACCACCAATTGTTGTATCATGTGCCATTAAGTATACATTTTCACATCCAACAATATCATCAATGCATTCAACAGTCCTGCTTAAGATTATTATATCAAATTTAACATCATTACACGTTTTTTTGAAATTTTCACATTTAACATAATGAACCCCATTTTCAGACAAATGCTCATTTATGGGATTTCCAAACACATAAACGGTATACCCACGTTTTATGAATTCATTTGACACTTCAATTGACCAAATTTCAGGCCCACCAATACGACCAATTTCATAATTTGTTTCATCCCATATATATCGTTCATCAAAAACAAAATTATATATTCCAATAGTTTTCATATTATCATTTATTTTTTATTTATATTAATTACCTTATCAATAATTTCATTAATAAAAGGAACACATTTCAATTCATCATCAATATTTAATAAATAACTATTCCAAAATTCTTCATTCATTTTATACGTATCATTCATTTCAGGATTAGTTATTACATTATTTTTATATGAGCCTTTTACTTCATTAAAAAAATATAAAGGAAACTCTTCAGCATAATATCTCCACAAATCATTTCCATAAAATATATCAATATTTGTGCTTTCATAATACTTTTTTATTTCCTTTACGTTCAGCCAATAAAATGTCCCACTATAAAAAGTTTTTGACGGAAAATATTTAAACACTTCAATAAATGACATATCGCTTAAATTACTACCATATAAGATTTTTCCATTATAAAAATTTTCATATACATCATAAATAAATTCCAAATTATAATAATACATTATAATAACCCATTTTAACAATGATGTAAATTCGTGGTCTCTATTTGTTGTCATTCCTTTACAATGCCCAAAAAAAACATAATCTTCCAACCCAAGTTCAATCATTGGTAATATGCACGTATTAAACGTAGTGGCCTCACCAAGTTCTTTATTGTTTTTTACTACAAAAACATTTGGTTTAATTACATTTCCGCACACTTCTTCGATAAATCGTATACCACTTCTTATGCTAGCCATGTCGTGTATGTCATCAACCGATACAAAAAACGTAGCATCATCAAATACATTAATATAATTTTTCAAGCAAAGTTTATTGCAAATTGCAAAAGGATTGTTATCAAACCCATCTAGAACATATAAGTGATACACTAACTTTTTCATTTCCAATAACTATATATTCCTTTATTTATTTCATAATTTTCCCACTTGTATTGCGGCCTGTTTGGTTGCTTTTTGGCCCACTCCCACATTTGTCTTAACCCATCTTCAAGTGTCGTTTTTTGTTCATACCCAAGAATCTTAATAGATTTATCAGGCTTTGGAACAGCATGCTTGACCTCATGACGAGATTCTTTATGCTCAACATTATCATACCCTGTGATTTTGCAAAGCAACTCCGCTGCTTCATTAATTGAATACCCCTTCGCTCCGCCAACATTAATAATCTCTTTTGATGCTTCTGGTAAAACAGCTGCATTCCAAAATGCGGGAAGGCAATCCTCAATATAACTGAAAGCCCTCGTCTGTTCGCCATCTCCGTAAATCAGCATTGGCTTATTATTTAAAATCTGATACATCCAAATCCCAAGGACATTGCGATACTTGTCCCATATATTCTGCTTTTCACCATAGCAATTATGTGGACGGATAATACACCAATCAAGCCCGTGCTGTTCTCCTGCTATTTTGATATTCATTTCACAAGCGTATTTTGAAACGGCATATGGGTCTATCGGTTCAGGCCTATCATTCTCATCGAATGGTTCACCTTTGAACCGTCCCCATCCATAAACAGACATACTTGATGTGTAAATCAATCTCTTAACATCGTGAGAAATGCACTCGTTAATTATGTTGTCCGTTGATAACATGTTGTTCTTATCGTTGAACATCCTCATAAATGGAGAAAGCCCCTCAGGAGCATATGCGGCAAAATGAAAAACATATTCAAACCCATGCTTTTCAAAAATGTAGTCTATTTTGTCCGTACTTAAATCTTCCTTATAAAACACGACTCTATCATCAACATTATCCATATAACCACCAAACAAATTGTCAATACCAACAACCTCATATTCAGGATGGTTTTCTAATATCCAATCAGCAAACCTACTACCTATTAAACCAGCAACGCCAGTAATCAAAACACTATGATTTGTCATAAGCCAATACTTTCTTTAATTTTATTATATTCATTAAAAAACCTTTCTTTTTCTCCAAAATACTCAGATATTTCATCCCAATTACAATGGTTATAAAGATACCAAGATTCGTCAGGCTCCTTAAACTTATTATTATGAGAAGACAATTTTTTATAAGCATCAGAATAGATTAAAGGAAATTTTTCACAAAATGCACGATTTGATATTTTTGGAATTGATACAGTTCCTTCAATTTCATCATTATAAATCGTATTCATATTAACCCAATAAAATGTACCAGGATAAAAAACACGTTTGTCTTCATTTATAAATCCTATTGGGCCAAAAAACGCCGGTAAATTCCCGCCAAAACCACCGACAAGTTTTAGCTGCATTTCATACAAAAAATCTTTCTCAAGGCAGTAAAAATATAAAGAAAATATCCAGCGTAAATAATCTTCTTTATAGTCAGGATAACTATGTATTATTCTGGCACCTTTTGTATGTGCAAAGAAAAACAATTCCATGGATTCAGATGACCCGTTTTTCAATATATATTTTTCAAACGCATTAACCTCGCATAAATTGTCATTTAAAATTACATCAAACTTAATATTCCCAATTATTCCACCTATACTGCATATAATGCCATTTTCTGTTTCAAAAACCAAGTCTTTATCATTAATATCATCAACAGATATAACAAAAATTGCATTATCAAATGCATATGAATATTTTTTTATACAAGCCAAATGAAAAGGATACGTAATATCATTCTTATACATTCTTGATGCGTACCAATAAAAAACCAAGGTCTTTTTTATCATATTTTTTTTTCCAAAAAAATAAAAAATAAATCATAATAGTAAATAAAAAAGGCCAATCTTATGATTGGCCATTTCTTCTTTATTTTTACTCACCTTTTAAATTATCAATTTCTTTTTCAAGTTTAACAATTTTTTCATATAGCTTATCTACAGCAGCAAGAGCGATAATAGAAAGTCGTTCATATGAAACAGCATATCCACCATTTTCATCAACACTAACAACTTCAGGATAATATCGTGCAAGTTCCTGTGCAGATGTTCCTATTTGTAAGCCAGGCGGGTCTCCACTCTTCCATTCAAAATATTTCTTTGGAATTGCTTTCAATTCGTCAAAATAACATCTTATATCCCCCTTAAACTCTTTAAGATTCTCATCTGATGCTGAATATATAGTACCATTTGTCATATAGACACCGGTATTAGAATGAACATTTGTTGAATTAAACTCAGTATTTATTCCATTAATACCAATAAGATAATGCATTGTTGATGCCGTAGTAACATTAATTGTTGGTATTGTTAAAACGTTACGTTCAATTGTTGGAACACTAGTTCCTGAACTCATTACAGCGCCAGTAATAGCCAATTCATCTGTATATATAATTGAATTTGCCAAAGCAGTAGACGCATATTCAGATGCATCATCCTTTGTCGCCAAGTCTGAATACTTTATACCATTTACATTTATTTCACCGCCATATAGCGTATTCCCTATAACATATATGTCACTATTCGTATGAACAGTATCAGCGCCAATTGTTCCTCCTGTAGCATTTAATCCAAGCAAATATTGTTTTGTATCTGCTGTTGTTACATCAAACACAGGACCTGTTTTACCTTGATAGCCTTGGTAACCTTGATTACCGGCAACAGTAGGAATAGTTAAGACATTATTAGTTATTGAAGGAGATGAAGCAGTATCACTCATTACAGAACCAGTAATTGCCAAATCATCAGTATAATCCATTGCATTGGCAAGAGCAGCAGCTGCGTATTCTGAAGATTCTGCCTTAGTCGCATAATCACTTAAAATAAATTGTACATGTCCACTTAGTATATCTAAAAAATTATCTACATAAATTTTGTTTACTGCATCATAATCTTCTCTTGGTTTGTCAACATTAGTAATTATTACAGGCGATGCGTAATCGGAGCCATATAATCCTAATTTCGCATTGCTAATAGGATAAAAACCAACACCATCAGTGCTATTATAAATTTTAAGCAATATACGTCCGCCATTAATGTAAACATCTGAGTTATTATCCAAATGAAGTTTGTTATCTTCAAAATAAAATCTCATGTTAGTATGAACAGTATCAGCGCCAATTGTTCCACCTGTAGCATTTAGCCCAAGCAAATATTGTTTTGTACCTGCTGTTGTCACATTAAATACTGGGCCTGTTTTTCCTTGATAGCCTTGATTACCCTGTGGCCCTATCGGGCCCTGATGTCCTTGTCTACCAAGTACTGAGCCCAAATCATAGTAACTAGATATTTCACGTTGGTCTCCGCCCGTATATAAGTATAAATGGTTGGGATTGAATCCAAGTACTTCTTCATCAGAATTTTCAAGTACATAAAGCATATCGCTATATGCATTTAATACATCTGTAAATCTGTATAAAAATCTTGAATTTATGCCTTGGTAACCTTGATAGCCTTGGTTACCCTGTGGACCTATTGGACCCTGATAACCCTGCCTACCTTGATAGCCTTGCAATCCCTGATAGCCCTGTACACCTTGGTTACCCTGCGGTCCAGTCGGCCCTTGATAACCTTGATTGCCGGCAACTGTAGGAATTGTTAAAATATTATTTTCGATTGACGGTTCAGTTATAACATCACTCATAACAGCACCAGTAATTGCTAATTCATCAGTATAGTCAAATGCCGAATTAAGCGTTTCTCCAGAAACTTCATCAGTATGCATATTTGCATTGGCAAGAGCAGCAGCTGCGTATTCAGATGCTTCCGCCTTTGTCGCATACGTAAGATAAAGCCCATCTATTTCATCATATATCCCATTAATTTCTTCAGATAAAAAATTTATTGAATCATATGTGTCAGCCGAAGTCGCATAACCGGTCAAATCAACAGTGCCTCCAAGCTGGTCCCATCCTGAGCCATCCCATACGTAATTAGTTCCAGCCGGAGTGTACCCACTTGTTCCAATTTCTCCATGTGAAGAAACAACATTCCACACATCACCCTTTGTGTTGTTTGTTTTAGCTGTCAGTGTTTCATAAGAATCAGTGCTCCCTTTTACATTATAAACATTTGCAATTGCATTATTAATTGCAGAATGCACTGAAGATGAAAAACTTGTCAATAAAACGCCATTAAAGCTTAAATTTCCGGCATAAAGTGTATTACCACTTACATACACATCTTTATTAGTATGAACAGTATCAGCGCCAATTGTTCCACCTGTAGCATTTAATCCAAGCAAATATTGTTTTGTATCTGCTGTTGTCACATTAAATACTGGGCCCGTTTTCCCTTGATAGCCTTGCATACCTTGATAGCCTTGGTTACCCTGTGGGCCTATTGGGCCCTGATAGCCTTGCCATCCCTGATAACCCTGCCTACCTTGGTTACCTTGTGGCCCTATCGGGCCTTGATAGCCTTGCATACCTTGGTAGCCTTGATTGCCTTGTGGACCTATAGGGCCCTGATAGCCTTGCATACCTTGATATCCTTGATTACCCTGCGGGCCTGTCTGACCTTGATAGCCCTGTCTGCCTTGATTTCCTTGAGAACCAATTGGCCCCTGATAACCCTGAGGGCCATTAACAGCTGGAATTGTTAAAACGTTATTTGTAACAGATGGAGTTGTTTCAGAATTACTCATAACAGCGCCAGTAACAACAGATTCATTTAATTCTTCAACATTTTCGTTCAAATCAGTAAGTCCAGCTGCAACAACAAACTCATTCTCTTCTATTATATCAATTAATTCGTCAATTTCATTATCAACATACTTCTTTTCCATAAATTGCGCAACAGTATCATCATGTTTCCTTAACGCAATAAACGATTTACCATCACCAGAAGCATAGTTTATAAAAAGTTCTCCATAAGACATACCGCTTACATTTGGTATCTTATCCTGAACATTGCTTTTTTTAAGTATTACTTTATGTTTTCCCATATTATAGAATATGTATTACTCCTTATTGAAGGCATTATTATATAACAATAAATATCAAACCAAAAACAAATAATAGAACTTTTTAAAAAATAATTTTATTTAAAAACAATTGACAAATATTCAATAAAATAATATTTTTTTTAAAAAAAAATGAACGAAAATTTAGACATATTTGTAATCACACATCGTGATTTTGAAAAAAAACCAAAAAACCAATGTTACAAAATTGTCTCAATTGAAGATTTTGACGCACATTCAAATTTAGAACACATAGTTTGCGACACTTCAAAAGACAAAATATTCAAAAAAGAACATGGATACAGCGAACTAGCCAGAATACATTATATTTGGAAAAATTACCCATTAAAAGACTATGTTGGAACTGCGCATTATAGAAGGTACTTTGACTTTTGGAACGATATACCAAACATGGATGAAATATTTAAAGAGCATGATGCAATTTTACCAATATTCGACCTTGGTTGGCCAAGCGTATATGGAAACTATATGTGCTGCCACACAAAAAAAGACATAGTTACCGTAATGGAAATAATTGCAAGATACTATCCTGAATTTTTTGAAGCGGCAATGGATACAATGGTGTTCAACAAATTTTATCCATGTAATCTTTTTATTCTAAAAAAGGAAACATTTAATGAATGGTGTGAATTTGTATTTGGCGTATTAGATAAATTCGACAAAATAAGAGGCTTTGATTCAGATAATGACATAAAAAATCACGTAATAGAAAATAAAGAAAAATACATAACTTGTGAAGCAGGCCAAAACGCATCAATAGACTACCAAGCAAGAATTGAGGCATTTTTGTCAGAAAGGCTATCAACAATATTCTTTACAAAAAAAATAAAAAATCCTTTAATGATAAAAATGGCTTTAACAGAAGTTCATGACGAATATGAAAGACAATATTATAATTATAGAGAAGATTTAAAATGAAAACATTAAGCACATATTTAATAGTTAAAAACGAAGAATCAGTAATAAAAAGATGTATTGATTCCATTATTTCATTTTCAGATGAAATAATTATTACAGACACAGGTTCAACAGATAAGACAAAAGAAATCATAAAACATTTAAATAATCCAAAAATAAAATTATATGATTTTGAATGGTGTGATGATTTCTCAAAAGCAAGAAACTTTTCACTTGAAAAAACAACATGTGACTATGTATTAACCACCGATGCAGATGAAGTTTTTGAAGAAACACTGCAAAACGAAATAAAATATTACAAAGAAAACAATTTCTTTAATTTTACAAAAATATATGTACCACTAACAAACTTTGATGAAAACGGAAACGAAATAAACACTTTATGCTATGACAGTAGAAGTATAATAAGAAAAAGTGCAAATCCGTTTTGGCTAAATCCAGTTCATGAAAGCATACATATTCTTGAAAAGCATCCAAGTGAAACGACTTTTAAAAACGGAAGAATATTGCACAAAAAACATGGTGGAGCAAAAGCACAATATTGGAAATATAAAGAAATATTCCTAAAATCATTATTAGAAGACAATAATTTGCAAAATGTTGATTGTGACTATTTTAATTATTTTTATTACACATTATTATGGGATGACATTCCTTTGTGTAAAAAAATATTATCAAATACATTTTCATACAATAGAATTAGTTCATCATTTGATTATCGTGTCCATAATTTCTCAATTGGAAGGCTTACTGATTATGAATTTTTTGCAATGACAATGATAAATGACCCTCTTGCAACAAAAGACCCACTAAAGGTTAAACTTCTTTATGACATCACTAAAGTAAAAAAAGAAAACGACACAGCAGAATATTTAATTCTTGATTTTTTCAAAAAAAACAGAGATAATAACATATTCAAACCATATTTAAAAAAAATATATAAAAAACTATACAAAAAAGAACTTGAATATAATTTTCCAAAAGATTATATTGAAACATCAGAATTGTTATATGAACTTGACAATTCAACGAATGAAAACTTTAAAATTGCTTCAGAATTAAAAGAATTTATGCAACATACAAACATAATCATTAAATCAAATAATTTTAATGCATCGTTAATATATTATGCAAACAGATATTTTAATAATATATTTGTAATAGCAAACAACGACAAATCATATATCCCAAGTTTTTGCAAAAAAGCAAAATCAATTGATGAAGTAATTTCAAAAGAAACTTCGTTTATTAAAACATTGATTATAGATTCAGAACAACAACTATTTTCAAATGCATTTAAAGGAATTTACGAGGATTTCAGAAAAACAAAAAATAAAATATTTATTGTAAAATAACAATAATGGGCGGCAAAAAACCGCCCATTTTTGTTAGTATATTGTATTATAAAGCGTTTTTCAAGGCTTTAGTAAATGGCTCATTATTTCACATCCAGGCTTATGATTCTTCCATAATATAGAGCATCCGGAATTATAGTCCCAAGCATTATCAAAATATCCAAGTTCTATTATTCTATCATGTACCTTTTTGTCATAATATTCTTTTAAAAGCCAGCATGTTCTTTGTATTTCGCCAAACCTTCTTGCTTGTGCAGTTCCGTTTCCCCCCATTCTATTTCTCTTTTCATACTGTATATAAAGTACCTTATCAACCTTTGTCATTTTTCCGTATAAAAAAGTGCGTATAAGTATTTCCATATCATCCAAAACACCAAAAGACACGTTATGGCCATCTATTTTATGGTAAAACGACTTTTTCCAGCACCTAACATGATTTGGCTGGGCAAAAATTGTTCTTATTGAGAACGGATTTATCTCAGGACTCACTGACAATTTTATGCTTTTTCCATTTACAACCTCATCTCTATGAGTCCCTTCCCCCCATCCCCATCCATCTCCATATATACAAGATTCACCCTCAATATCCTCAACAGCGTCAGAATAAACAAAATCAGTATCAGGATACATATTAAATGCAGTTTTCAGATAATAAAGGCAATCAGGAGTCAATTCATCATCATGGTCAACCTCAACCAAATAATCGCCATCACACATCATTGCTATTGTTCTTTTATTAAATCCAATACTTCCATGGTCAGTAACATTTTTAATAATTGTAATCCTATAATCTTTCAATGATTTTATAAATTCAATTACACTATCATTTGTACTATCATCAAGTATATACCAATTCCATTCAGTATATGTTTGATTTACAAACGAATTATATAGCCTCGTAAGTTCATCGTTGCTAGTATTAAATGTACACGTAAAAAATGAAAACAGCTTATTTTCACTTCCACGTTCCCTATTTAAATTGGTATAAAATGTATCAATTATTATTTTAGCCATTTTGTTGGCATCAAATTCAGGAATGTTTACCCACTTTTTCCTAATGTCAAACCCGTAGTGCATAAGCTCATTATAATATGAGGTATCAGTATTACCTATTGTTATCAAACAATCAAAATTTTTATTGTTATATAACAAGTCATTAATACTCTCATTTCCATCGCTTACAACCAAATCAAACCCTCTTTCACTGTTTTCAAAATAAACATCTGACAGAACATCATTATACATTTCAAGATGTTCTTCCTTTAATTCATCAAAAATAATTGCTTTTAAAATATTAATCATATTTATTAACGTTAAAAATATAAAGATACGATATCTTTTATTTCATTGCAATACGAATCAAACCCTTCTTTATCAGCATACGAATTATTCGAATAAATTGATTCCATTTGCTTATCAAAATCTTCATATAAAGAAAATTCCTCTTTATTTTGCATAAAATGACTTTGGCAAACAACGCCCATAAAATAATCGCCAGGAAACTCTTCAGCAAAGCACCTAGTGCTATATATATATTTATTTTTCGGCTCTATTTCAAAATATCTATTATATTGAGCAGCCTTTGAACAATTGACCCAATATATAGTTCCCGGATAAAAAACTTGACTAGTTATATAATTCTTAATGTTACTAACCAGGCAAGGGAATCCATAAAAAATTCCGCTTCTATGTGCCGTATCATAAATTGGCTTGCTTACAAGAAAGCAATTTACCTCATCAATAAAATTCAAATTAAAATAATACATTCCACATATCCACTTAAAAAGGCTTTCATTTAGTACATTTGAAATGCCCTTTGTATGTGTAAAAAAAACAAGTTCAGGAACGTTGTTCTCTATCCTTGAAATAACTTCTTCTTTAAAGCAATCAACTTCACGAATTTCAGTGTTTTTTCTTATTTTAATTTCAACATCATTAATAAACCCACAATCAATTATTTTTTTTGCAAGATAGCGAACAATATCCATGTTATCTTCATTAATTTCTTTTAATGAAAAATAGATTGTAGCCGCATCAAAAATCTTATAATACTTTGATAAATTTGCAAAATGTATGTCATATATCAAACAATCCCTATAAGCACAATCGACATAAACAAAAAACACAAGTCTCTTTTTCATAAAAAAATATTTAAATCATTTATCATTTTATTATAAAATTCACAAAATTCTTTCAAATCCGCACAATTCCCTTCATTTTCATTAAAAACATTAACCATTCCATTCCTTGAAAAATGATACATTTCCCAACAAGGCATTCTTTTTCCAGTATATGTCCCACAAAAACAAGGCAAAAAATTATCTCCAGTAAAATTTTCAGCGTAATCCCTATTTTCAATTACAGAAAAATCAATATTATAAAAATCCTTTATCTTTCTAACCATTTCAGTATTAATCCAATAAAACGTACCTGCATACATATGATTATATTTAACAATGTTCCAAGTGTTATAATCCATTAAAGGAAATCCGTAAAACGCAATGTGATTATTTTTATCATTAAAAATATCATCAATTCGATTTTTAAAATTCAGCCCAAAATAATACATCGAACAAATCCAAAAAAGCAATGAATCATTAAATTCATTTGACAAGCCTTTTGTGTACCCAAAAAAAATAAGTTCATTATCACCACCAAAAACTCTCGTCACAACCTCTTCATTGAAGCATTTTGCTTCCCTTAAAAAATCATTTTCATATATTTTATATTCCGTATTTTTTGTGAACCCGAAAGACATTAATTTTTTAACAATTTCGCTTGCAAATTCTATATTTTCTTCACTAAAGTCTTTCAATGATAGCCAAAACGTATATTCATCGAAATTATACTTAAAATGTTTTAAAAGATAAAAATGAACATCATATATTCTACTGTTCACATAATCCGTATCAACATATATAAAAAATACCAACCTTTTTTTCATAATAAATTATTTTTTCCAAAATAAATTTGTAATATCAACAAGCTTAAATTCAACATCACTATTTTCAAAATGCTCTATTTGATATAGCCTTTGGTTCGTTGTTTCTTTATTAAGAGGCCCATACATTTCAATATATGGGCCAACCTTGACATAATCCAAATATCTAAGCAATTCGCCTTCGACTTTTTCCCTTCCACTATACAATGCAAGCTTTAAAGACGGATACTTATCTTTCATGTATTGCATAAGTGAAATTAAGCCTTCCTTGTCGTTTCCCTCGCCCATAAAAAGAAAACAATTGATTCCATCATTTTCCTTTATCATTTTGTCAGCCTCTTCATTTGTCAACTCAGTTCCGATGTTTTCCCTTAGTTCAGGGGAATGGCATCCTACACATCTGTTTTGACAATTTGTTATGTTGACAGCAAGCGTAATTTCACAAGGTATCTCAAAAAAAACAACCTTTGTCTGTAAATATTTAATCATAATTTAAGAATAAACCCTTTTACTTTCTTCTATTTGTCTACCTTCGTTAAAGTCACTTACTTTTCTCAAATATCCAATTATTCTTGTCCAATAATCAAAATCTTCACTTCCACATTTAGGACATTTTTTTATCGTATGTTTACTAATATATCCGCAATTTTTGCATTCACTATTTTTTACGTTAACCGTCCAGTAATTACATCCTACTTTACCGGCGAAATCAAGCAACTTTCGATATTGTTCGATACTTAAATGCTCCATCAATTGTAAATGACATGCCGAACCTCCATCGATTGACTCAACATTTTCTTTTCCATGTAATTTCATTTTGTCTAATATTGAAATTTCATCATCATCAGGTAAAAAGAAATAAGAAGTATAGCAATTTCTCCCTTCTGGTACCCAATATCCATCATTTTTGTCCCATTTATAATTCTTAATTCCAAGTGATTCCGCAGGTACAAACTCGGTGTTAAATAGTTCTTTTCTTGTTTTATGAATTGCATTCTGTTGTTTCATAAAACCAGTAATTGAAGAAGTGAAATATAAATAATCTTTATTGTAATTACATTTTCCGCCCAAAAACATCCATGCCTCATTAAGTCCATTAATTCCAAGCGTAAGATATTGCCTGTTTAAATGTATGAATCCGGCTGAATAAACAGGAAGCATATTTGCATTATACAATTCCCATAATATATCATTATATGCCGTATGGTATTTATATACTCTTTCAAGTATTGGCTGCAAATATTTCTTAAAGCCATCCATGAACTCTTGTTTATCCTTGTTGAATGAATCCGCTTCACCATTATAATGTTCATTAACAAAGTTTTGCATAATCCTATTGAAATTAAGTGTAATAACGGATTTTGAACCAGTCTGTTCGCCTGTTAATCCATTGGTAAACGTAAATGTGTTTTCTTGTATCTTATTTGAAAGTCTGCAATTATGGGTTATCAATCCGGAAGGTAATGTAAAATAAGGTTCATCTTCATTATTGCATTCAATACAATAAACATCTTCATTATATTCAAATGGCTCGATTGACTTTATTTTAAAATATATTGAATTGTTTTTCTTTATCCAACTGTTTCCTTTATTCTTGTTTTTCCTATTATTAACAGGCTCGTACCATCTAACACAATATAAAGGATAATTTCTATTATATTCCTTTTCCCTTATAACAACTTTAGAGCCACATATTTCCGTTGTTCTATTGCTAACATTTATAATTGACTGCATTCCTAGTGATGTAATTAAAGCCTCCATGCATTCAACAAGTTTTTTGCTTGTCGTATAACATCTGTTAGTATTTCCACCATCTGTATTATACCATCCATCAAGAATACCTTTCCTGAACTCAACAGACTGTAATAAACAATTAAGATTCAATTCTTTATTATAAGCATATACCCCTCTGTGCCAATTTGTCCATTTCATGATAAAAGATGCAAGTCTTTTTGAACTTATTTCTACTGGATATACGTTATTATAAACAGTTCTTAAACAGGAAAAACTATCTCCACCAACTTGCTTATTCGCTTTATCAATCATATCCATCATTTTCTCATATTTTTTTTCATTTTGGGAAAAATTAATACTATATATGGTCCCATTCACTTCGCTGCCAAATGAACCATCACCAAGAAATGCACCAATGACAAAGCCTTGTTCGTATGTTAAATGTTCATCATTTTCAGAAATGGCATTTAATGCCATTGTATTAAACATTAGATAATCATTAGTTGAAAGTTTATCCGTTGTTTTTTCACCTTCAGCCGTTACATTTATATGATTATCTGTCATATAAAATTCTTTGTTGTTTTCTGTAACAACTTTATACATTTTTCTATTAGACAACTTTACTGTCTTCCCATTAACCCAACTTCCGTTATGGAAAATCCTTAGATTTTTCTTTTCTGTTTCCCATTTCGCATTATGCAATTCCTCTAATGTTGTTAAATTGACACCTCCAGTTGATGACTTCCATAACACTTTTTGGTCTTTACTAAAGCAACATGAACTTAATGTATCCGGTGAATCACTTGTGTAAATAAAGAAACTATGTCCTTCAGATAACATCTCAGCCGTAAATTCAGCGTATTCCTTGTCAACATATTCACCATCCCTATAAAGAAGTGACATTGTTTCAACTGGAAATGTAAGAACGCATCTTGTTCTTTCAGCATTAAACCATTTCATAAATGTCTTTTGTATAAAAGAAACAGATTCCCATTGAGGACGTGTATTGTCAGGAAACACAAATTCGCCATACATACCTTCAAAATAAGGCTTGTCAAAATATCCAAAATTAACAAACGCACTCTGAAATCCCCTTGCTGCGGCAGGTTGATTTATTCCATAAACTACTTGTTGGAAATATTGGTATATTTGGCCCTTAATTGTTCTTGTACCATCGCCAAAATGAAAAACATAATTTGGGTCTTTTTTTATGTTTTCAATATAAGTTTTTAATTCTTCTTCGGTTAATTGTCTTGTACTTTCATACACAATCTCATCCCTTAATTTATTCATCTCTTCATCACCAAAATCATGTTCTGAAAGTTCAACGACATTGTTTGTCCAATAATGTGTCTTATTTAATAATTTTCTTAATTTATATCCAATTTTATAAAAACTATTTGATTCTTTATAATAATCATCACCCCATTCCTTTCTCGCAAAATAATCAAACATGTTAAAAAAGCCAGAACAAGCAACAGCGCCTGCAAACTGAGAGGAAACTGCAAAAATAAGATTAACAAACATTCCACAATATGAATCTATGTTTTTAGGCGCTGCGGACAATCCGCCAAGACCCTTTAAGCCATCAGTTAAAAAAGGATATGATTGAATTGCAACACAATATGGACTATTAATCCCAAAACTACTTTCGTCATGTTTATATATTATATGATTTTCTAAATCATCAATATATTGTTTGGCCAGCTTATTTGAATACAATTTCTTTATTCTAGAAGATGTATTTTTACGGTTAAACATTATATTTTCAAATTTTGGTATTTCAGCATTTAACGTCGCAATATTTTTATTTGCTACATTTGCATTTGAATCGTATTTTGAACCAGTAGAAGCATTTGTGGCATTAATGTAACTCGTTATAAAATCACCCCTTTTCTTTAATTCGCTATCAGAAACGAATTTCTTGATGTATTCCTTTGCTACTTTTTTATTTATTGACATTAATGCATCTTCAACTTGCCTTCGTATCTCACTACTATCAATTTTGTCGAACAAAAACAAGTTATCAACAATGCTGTTAATTAAAATTTCATTACATTCTTCTCCAGCCTCGACATAAGCATCACATATTCCATTCTTAACTTTTTCTCTATCAAACTCTTCATAAGAGCCATCACTTTTTCTTACATTCATATCTTAAATCTTTTCTTATTTTAATAAATAAAAGGCTTTTTCATTTTGTTTGAAAAAGCCCCATATTTTTTTTTAAAAATTATCATTTGGCTTTATTACTCCAACAAAATTACCTTCTCCAATATCTTTATTATCAGTTTTTTGGGAAATTATTTCGTCTTTTTTAGAATTTATTTCCCTAAATAATTTTGTTGTTTGCTGTTGCTGAAGTTCAGCAGCTTTTTCATCCCAAGCAAGGGAATCGTCAAACTCTTGAACCTCGTCACAAGAAATAGTACTTGTTCCATTATCGAATTTTACATTATTGAATATTTTTCCTGACTTTCCTGAACGATTTTTGAGAACCGAAATTACCGCTTTATTCTTATCTATATCGCCAATCGCTCTTGCAATTGAAAGAATTAGCTGCGCAACGTGTACTTTTTTTGCAGAACCGCTTGCTTGGTCCATTCTAACAACATCAGGACTGTTCATACTATCTTTTGTGCCTTGTGTCGGAATCCAAATTGCACAATCAAGGTCATGTGCCATATTTTCCAACTTTCTCATTGTAACACCTTCACGTGTCCACTCTGTATCAGTTGAATATCCACCCTTTTCCGGTGCAAGGCATTCAAAATAGTCTATTGAAATCAAATCAGGTTTAAATCCTGTGTTAATTAATCTTCTGACAAAGATTTCAATATCGCTTGCACTTTTTGTTCCTGTCTTAAAATGCTTTAACTTTAGGTTATTTTTCAGTGCTTCCTTGTCTTCAAAATTATTAAGCCACGATGTAACCTCTTCCCTATCTTGTTGAGAAAGCCTTTTCATGGTTCTTGCTTCCCAACCCGTAATTCTTGAATAGTGCTTTCTTGTTATATCAACATCATCGTCTTCAAAATATATCTGCAACACCTTATAGCCCTGATTGTTATTCATGTCACATTTATATCCTGCTGCATAAGCACAAATTGCAGTCGTAAATGTTGTTTTACCGAAGCCAGCTGGAGCAATTATAAGCCCTAACTTTCCTTTATCAAGTCCACCTCCAAGAACGTCGTCAAGAACGCTAACGCCTGTTGGAATTGATACAGTATAATCATTTGCCAATGCTTTATCCATCATTTCATAAATGTTATACCCAAAATCCTCATCCTGGCCGGCCATTGCAGCCTCGTCTAGCATTCTTTGGCATTCCTCATAACGGTCAATATCACCTTTTCCTGCAATTTCAAGAATTTTATTAGCAACCTTAATTAAGTTTTGCTGTTTAAAAAATCGTAAAGCTGTTTCTTTTACAATTGTATAACCCTCATAACTTGTTTCAAATTTAAGTTTCTTAATAAGTGCATTCCACTCATCTAAATCATTTTGGGTTTTTGCCTTTTGATTCAGCAAAAACCCAATGACTTCGTAAGATGGCATTACATTTTCATTTTTGTAGTAATCTTTAATTGTACCCACAAAAGTCCTAAGTAATGCGTCAGTAAATGCATTTTGGTCAACAATTGATGCGATATCTTCAAAGAATCTTGGTTCTTCAACAAAAATCTTTACGAGTTTATATTGAAATTCCAAATCTAAGTAACCTAAGTTACTCTTATCTAATTGTTTACCCACTTATCACATAATTATACCAAATTATATAGCAATATAGCAGAATCGTGGTTCCAACAATCAAAAATGTCATCCACGTCTACCGTATAATCCTTGCTATCTGGATAGCTACAAGCGTAGCAAATGTTTTTAATAAGGCCATAAACAAGGTCAGACTTGTCCTTAACCATCATATAAAGAAGATACTGTTCAAACGTCAAATGCTCCGTATCTTCCTCAGAAAACTTACCTCTCTTGTTGGAAATGTCAATTTTATCTCTCACAAACTTAGGATAATACCCATCCCAAGCAATTGAGCATACCTCCTTCCCATCAACCTTAAATGCAAACTTATATGAAGATTTATTATCTTCAGGATTTGCCTCAGTAAGTTCGCCATCGTCAAATTTGCTGCCAATTGGCTTTGCTGTCTTGTCTGCACAAAGAACAAAATCAGTCTCAGTGTTTCCCCTTACAACAAGGCCCTCTCCAATCGTCATCTTTGAAAAATTTTCATCTTTTGCAATGTATTCTTCCATTTGCTTTTGAGTATCAAATACTCTTGGAGCATAAATGGAAAGATAAATCTGTGTTTTGTCCCTAAGGTCTCTGTCAATAACAGAAGCACACCTTCTAATTGCGTTTGTAAGTTCATAAGAACGCAACGAAGTAGGATTAAAGTTATTAATTCTGAAGTAACGCTGACAAATAATGTTACCATCGGTTGTAAAAACAAACTCGAATCTTTCTTTATAGTCCTTTTGCTGAGATTCGTTGGACTTTGCTTTAAAATCTACCATAATTTTAAATTTTAAAAATTAAACAATATACTTAAGTTCAAATTGTACTTATATCATATAAAATTATTTTTAAAAAAACAAAGATTAATTATCTTTTTCATCATTAAATTTTTTCTTTTCCCTATCAGTCAATTCTTTAAATGGAATAAAAAAACTTGAAAAAGAATTAGAATTCATTAAATCCTCTATTCCATCACGTTTAATCATTTCGTATAAATTTTCAAAAGAACGTCCTTCTGGGTCCATAGGTGCATACATCATTGATTCAATATCATTTTCTGCTCGTTTTGTAAGTAAAGGATGCTTTAAATCAATAATTTTTTCGTTAATTTCATAGAAATCCCCATCGTATTCCTTGTTTGAAACGCCATTTACTATGTTTTCATGCCATTGTAATGGCTTTTTCTTTTGCTCTATTCGTTCATCTATCAGTTTTTGGGCCCTTTCCTTTACCTCTTCAATTGTAATTGGTCTATCCGCCATTTCAGGCATCAATTCCATCAATCTGTTTTCTGAAAGTCCCTTAATATTACCTATATTGTCCGATGTATCACCACATAAAATCTTTTTTATGACAACATTTTCAATGGGATATCCCTTAATAGACTTGAAGTTCTTAACAGATAGGTATTTTTTAATTCTTCTGTCATAAACTGAAACAGTTGGCGTTATTAATTGCGTTAAATCTTGGTCAGAACTTACTATAACAACCCTTTCTTCAGGCTTTTTATGTAATGTGTAGTATGCAATGAAATCATCACCCTCTGTTTTATTATCAAAAAGTACCCTTATGAACAACTCATCACAATATTGCATTATAATGTTCCGTTCTCGTTCAAAATTTTCGTCAACAATCTCTTTTTTCTTCTTTCTTTCCTCTTTTAAAGCCTTTTCTTCGTCAGAAAGTGATTCTTCACGCTCTTTTTTCTTACTTTTATTATATATGGCCTTTTCCATACACTTAATAGTCATATTCAAACGTTTCCAATAGTCACTTTCCTCATCACCATCAATAACATGCTTTGCATAGTTTTTATCTCTGTTGGCTTTATATTCATTGTATAACTGATACCTCAAAATACCAGATTCAGAGTCATCAAAAACCACATAAACATACGAATATTGATAGTCTTTTAGCATTAACTTAATTTGAAGCAAAAATTGGAATATACCACCATAGTGAATACCATCGGCATTCACCTTAGTATCAGCCATACATTGGCGCAAAAGATTGTTTCCGTCAATTATCAACGTAAAAAACGGCTTTGCGGACAACTCAGGATGTAATTCTTTTATATTTGGCCTTACAGGTTGACCCATTTCCCACACTTTTTATATAATATACAAAATTTTATCCAAAAATCAAAGCTCTATGTTGTTCCAATATAACAAAAAGTCAACAATTAATCCCATAAATCCAATATTTTTGACACAATTTTTGACCTAACAACATCAGAATTATCAAAACGTGTTATTGATACTTCATCTAAATTCTTTAATGTATCCATTGCATATTCCATACCAGACTTATTTTTGTTATTGTTAATCAATTTTCTATCGCATTGTGTCAAATCACCAGTTATGATTACCTTTGTTAGCATATCTTCTTCGCTATCATCATCTTCTATTCTTGTTAAAATTAATTTTAAATTTTCTTTTGTAAATTGTTCACACTCATTTACCAATATTATACCGTTTATTGATTTACCTCTAATATAATTTACAATTTGAAAGTCTATTTTTCCATCTTTTATTAGATAATCAATAACCTCGTTATAGTTTGAATTTCCGCTTTTTTTCAATATTTTTTTCATTGTATCAATATCAGCCTCAAGAAACGGGCCTATTTTTTCATCATAATTTCCCTTTAAATATCCAATTTCAATTCCATCACCACCAGAAGGACAAGTCGGAACAATTATTGTTATTTTTTCACACCCGCCATTTAACAATTGTTTTAAACTATACGCCAAAGAAATATAAGATTTTCCGGTACCAGCAGCTCCTTCCCCAAAACATATAACATTATTTTTATCGTCAAGTTGCTTTAAAAATTCTTTTTGATGTGGATTTTTACATTTTATATGTACCTTACACGATTCAAAATCAATTGTGTTTGTTTTAATTGGATACATTTTTTCACTAATGTAAGCAAGTTCATCTTCATCTAATGATTCTACAAGTCTCTTTTTCTTAGCCATAAAAATAGTTTTTTAGAATTATTAACGAACAACAAAAAAAGGCACTACTATTTCCATAGTAGCACCTTATTGTTGTTTAATTTATATTAAAAGCCATACAATACATTGTAATTTACTTTATAACATAAATAGTAGTTATCCTTTAATTATGCTTAAAAGTTTACATTCATTTGTCGCATATTTATCATCTTTATCCAAATACCTTGAACAGGCTCTTATTTTTTATCAATATTCAACATCTTCATCACTTTCTTTATATGAGATGTCTTCCGATGTCAAATTTTCAATTTGACCACTTTCTTTTGCCATATTATTTAACTTTTCTAAAATATATGGTATTCTTTTTTTCTTATAATCATCAATCTCTTCTTTTGTTGTACCAATTATGCCAATATCCGTACAAATAAATTCACCTTGATAAGTTACATTATATGGAGAAGGTAATTGATTTTTTAAAACCCGAATTTTTGTTTGTATACCATAATTATAATCAAAGCCTTTAGATGTTGCTGTTAATCTTTTAATGCCAGCTTTTAATTGCCCTCCTAATAATACAACAAGTCTACTCCTATAAGTTATTGACTTACCTCCTTTTAACTCTAAACTTGGTGGCCCAACTGGGTTAGAAGTTGAGTCAAGCCAAACTTTATTTATTATTATCATAGTATTTGTATACGGTGATGAAGCCTTTCTAGATGAAGGAATCGAGTTATCCATAATATCCTGAAACGCAGCAGAAATTGTCCCAGCATCAAACATGTTGTTTCCAACTTTACTATTGTAAGATTTCAATCCACCAATTGAGCCAACAGAGTCCCACAAAAATACTAATCCTTGTTCAATCTCCCCATTAGCTTGTAACTCTAAGAATTCATTTATAGAATAAACCATATCTTCAATTACAGCCTTGTTTCTTTTTTTAGACCCATGTTTACCGGTGGAATAATCTATGTCGCCATATCTATTAACAAGTATCGTATTATTAAAATAGACAAATGGTCCATCATATTCAATTATTCTATTTTCTTTGACAATGGAAACATCACCAGTCTCTGGGTCAACAACTTCAACATTAATATCGCCATAAACAGGAGTTGCTTCCATACCCATATCAATTGCATAATTAAAGTCAAAATTATTTTCCGTATCATATATAATTGGTATCAAACCTTGCCTTTGTGCCGCTATTATTGCATGATTTATCAATGTACTTTTACCAGTCGAGGGCCAACCAACACAACAGCTTACATACCCTTGCGGCCATCCCGGTAACTTTAAAGCATCCTGAAATGCTTTTGGCATTAATATCCAATCAAGAGGCTTATCTGCATTACTATTTCCTTGTATATTTCCCTTTTCAACAGAAACCCCAAATCCCATTTTTGCTTTTAAATCTGAAATTGTATTCTTCTTTTTAATAGGTGCTTTTTTTTGTGGCTGTGCCATAATTAATCATTTTTATTATACAAAGGGTTATTTGTCTTTTCAAAATAGCATTTTCTACACAAAGAGACATATCTGTCATCTCCACCGACTTCGATTTGTTCTCCGTCAGTAACAATTTCACCCTCTTTATTTATTCTTGCATTAAAAATAGTCTTACTGTTGCAATAGCAACTTGATTTTATTTCCTCAAAACTATCTGCTATTTCAAATAGCCTTTTTGAACCAGGAAATAATTGCGTTTTAAAATCAGTTCTTAGCCCGTAACACAAAACGTTTATTCCAAAATTATCTGCAACTGCTGCCAATTCATCAACCTGTTTTTCTGTTAAAAATTGGCATTCGTCTATAAGAATCCATTTAAGGCCTTTTGCTCCATAAAACAAATCAGCGTTTAAGTAATTTGAAACAAGGCTAAAAATATTATCTTCAACCGTAATTCCAACACATTCAATGTCTCCTATTGCCCTAGAATGAACAATATCTTCGCCATCCCTATCATCTATTCTGCTTTTAAGAACAATAAAAGGTATTGAATGCATTTTGAAGTTGTGGGCCGTGGCAATCAAATGAAGACTTTTGCCACTACCCATTGCTCCATAATTAAATTTAATTTTTCCGTGATTACACATAATTAATAAGGTAAATCGCTATCGTTAATTTCCAATGAATTAACAAATGAATTATTTTTAGAATTTTCGTTTTCTTTTACCTTGTTTTCAGCATTTTTAATTTCGTCATTAATATCTTTTGTATTTGCGCCATGTTCTGCATCATATTCTTCCTTGTCAACCCAAATACCTTTTGATTTGTCAAACCATGGAGTTCTCATTTGCGCAACAAGATTAAGATATTCATAAGGCTTGCACGTAAACACATCTTGCCATCTCTTTGTGTCGAATATCCATTTCTTCATAAGTTCCTCATCTTTTGACAATGGGCTTCTGTCACCGTCATCAATAATGCTTGGTGCCGATTTTTCTGCTGATGTAATTGTAACATTCAAATCACGGCCTGTGTAGATATCAAGAATATTGTTTTCTTCGCCTTTCTTTTTTGCGGCTTCTTCCCTTAACTTGGCCAAATTTAAAATTTGATTGTATGGGTCGGTCTTATCTTTTGCCCTAATGTTAAATTTCCAAAACTTAACACCATCCGACTCTTTTCCACGCTCAATACACCTAACAATAACAGCCTCTTGGCTCTTAAACGCAAGAGACGCTTCTTGCAATGCTTTCTTTTTTACAGGGTCTGTTTCCTTTGTTGATTCTAAATAAGCGGCATAGTTCATTTCACAAAATGGACATTTTGTACCATACTTCTCATGGTCAATTCCTTCCGTCTTATTTAAACAAATGTATGATTTATACGGCTTTTCGCCAGGCTTTACCATATCTTGAGGGACTTTAACGTTGTGAATGTGTATCTTCGCAAACGGACTACCTGTTTCCAAGTCCATCGGTAATAGCCTTATTGTAAGCGTCTTTTGGTCTTCTCCATCTGAAAGCCTTACATTCAGGTAGTTTTTAACATCAAAACCTTCTTTTTTTGGTTTTTGTTCATCATTTCTTTCATTTACAACTGAATCTAAACTAATGTTTGGTAAATCAATTAAATTACCCATAAATTACAAAAATTTTTCATAAAATTATTTTTTAAAAATGTTAATAAATCAAAATCTATTTTTATTTAATATACAAAAAGTTTACAAAAAAAACAATTATTGGGCCACAAATGTAGCCCAATAATCATTAATATCCAAATATATCATTTAATCCAATTTTCTTGTTTTCAATATCTCTTGCAATTGAGCCATAATCAACAAAATCATCAATATCTCCCTTTGTTATTTTATATTGAGGGTCATCAGCGCCATTGTTGTCTGGTGCATCACTATAATTATCAGGCGCATAATTGTTCATATACTCATTTGGTGTCATATCGTATGGCGCCGACTTTGTTGAACGCATAGTTAACCTCTGCAAAGGAGTTGGATTTCTTTTCTCCATTTCGCCTTTAAGTGCTCCAAGATATTGATTCGTATGTGCATCAATGTCATTTATTCTTTTTTCTATTCCGTCAATTGATGACATTAATTTTTCAAATTTAGAAGTTAGAGAATCAACTTTTTTATCAGTGTCTTCCTGAGCATTAGTTAAATCATCAATTTCTATAACTTCATCATTAGGACCGGGCATGTTTTGGTCTCCGCCAATTGAATTAGGGTCACCACCCATGCCATCCATTCCCGCATCTTGTTCAACCCCCTGTGGAGAAAAGCCTTCAGGTGATTGTCCGTCACCCATTGCATTAGGGTCGCCACCCATAGGAGCGCCACCCATAGCATTTGGGTCACCACCCATAGCATTTGGGTCACCACCCATGGCATTTTGGTCACCACCCATAGCCATTGGGTCACCACCCATAGAATCTCCAGCGGCATTTGGGTCACTACCACCCATAGCATTTGGGTCATTTTCATCTTCAACAACACCTTCTGGCGTTACATACTCAACCAAATGCCTAAAATTATATCTTATTTCGTTTAAACTATTCTTAGTCATTTAACACTTGTCTATTATCCTCTGTAAGAATTATTTTAGATGACTCGGTTCTTTCAATCAAGCCACGTTCTTTTTTTACAACTTTTACATTATTAGATAACGCACTTGCTTGCTCTTCAGCAGCTGAAATTTGTTCTTCATTAATTGCCATATCTTTTTTGTTTTTTTTCTTATTATTCTTACTTTCTTTTACTTCATCATCTATCTTTTCCTCATTATGGCTTCCTAAAAAATTATCAAGCATTTTTTCATCTTTAATACTTTTTTTTGCCATCTTTTTTACCAATCCATATCTTTTAACCACTATTCTAGGTGAAAACATAATATAATATTTTACATATAAATAGTTTTAAAAACAAAAAACTAATTATATCAGTTAGAAAACAAACAAGGTATTAAATAATCGCAACCATTAAACAATATTCTAACATCTAACGGTATAGAATCTTTATTCGTTATAACAGTTGTATTTAAATACATATTTCTTAAAAAAGACTTGACATCAATTCCAATATACGACATCTCCCTTATTGAAACTCCGTAAACAGTATTAATGTTATCGTACATATATATAACGCCATTGTAAATAAACGATATAACTTTTTTATCACCACTATTAGACATTTCTTTAACTGTAGAAAATTCTTTAGAATCTTTATCGACAATAACATTAACATATCTATAGTTAATATTTGACTTAAATTTTTCTATAGCATCGCTAATAAATAGTTTTAGTCTTGACTCGTATATGTTTCTTTTTTCACGTGGTCCATAAGTCCAACTTGTAAGTTCATCAATTTTCATATTTATCCTGTTAAAATTAGGATAATTCTTTTTTGTAAAATCAACACCAACACATAAAACAGGAAGTCCACGAATTATATCGTTTTTATTTTCAACAACATTATAAAATATTTTATCATTAAATAAATTTTTAGTCAAAATATTAGCAATCTTTCTCATCAATAAAAATTTTAATCAATATACAAAATTTTAAAATTATTACAAAAATAATTTACCATTTTCCAAATTTTCCACCCCTTTTACCTGATAGTTTATCTGATTTCATATTCCTATTTTGAATTTCCTTAATCTTTTCCTTAAATTCCTGTTGTTTTTTTTGTCCATCTTCTATTGGCGGATTTACTGTGTTTTCTTTCAATGAATTAATGTAATTAACTATTGCATTCACATGTATATCCGATATTACATTGAGTCCTTCTTCACTTTCAAGCCATGCACGCCCTGTTTGGTATCTTCCTTCAGAATCTTTTTTGTCATAGTCAGGCCCTTGCCATGATACACTATTAACACTATAGTCAGCAAAAAAGTTTTCAGTAAGAACGCAAGAACAGTTGACCATTGGTGCCGGGTCTGTGTTATCCGGTTTCAACAAATATTTCAATGGCCCATTTTTTTCAGTTGTAATTCCACCATCCATCATTCCATTTGGCATCGTGGAATATGTATCTCTTTTTGAATAGGCCTCGTTTGCTGCCGCCCTAAAAAACTCTCCGAATTTTCTTGAATCCGCCCTGAAATATGCCATTGATGCAGTACAATCCTTATAAGCCTCTTTTCCTTCTTCGTTTATATATTTAGTACAACTTCCTTCATTAATTTTTCCATATATAGCCATATAATATTGTCCATGTGCGCCATTCCAATGTGGTACAACAGAAACAACACAATTTGACCCATACTTGCTTATCAAATGTCTAACCGGGTCTAAATCGTATGAATTTGACTCTCTATTTGGCCTATTAGTTCTTCCACCCCTAAATACATGTTTTTCATAAGAAGTTCCATCCATAAACGTTTGTCTTTTTAGTTTTGGTATTATATAATTATCAACAATCTTCGTGCTCCATGAATGTTCTAGCGCCTTATGTGTAGTAGAATGAGCTGGTGTTATACATATAATAGGCTTTGTTGGTGAAATATCATCTTTATCCAAATCAGCATCTTCTGAAATATTCTTTCCTAAATTTTGAGGAATTTGCTTAACTCCTATTCCTTGGCTTCCATCAACAAAAACGCTTAATTCACTAACAACAGTTTCGTTGTTTGATTCTGAACTTGAATTCCTTTTCTCGTTTGTTCCGAGAGATGCTATTGTAGCGTTTGCCATTGGTATCAAATACTTGTTTTGCTTTACTCCTACAAAGGTTGTTGTTATATCGCCAGGCCTTATTGAATGTGTAACTTTTTTAATCATATAAGCACCTCTCCACATTGGAATATTGTTTAATTGAAAATACATTGGTGGAAAAATTTGCATATTTCCCATCATCTCAACAGTGCACTCATATGAATTATTAGAAAACACCTTATATATATCTTGTCCATACAAAGTTGTTTCTCTAACTGTTTCAGACGATTTTGCAGCAATTTGAAATGTTGCATTAAGTCCCGCTTCAGTAACACCATGCTGTTTTGTGGTTAAAGAAATGTTTTTAAAATACGACTGATTTTGTTTTGCAAACGTAACGCCAAAAGCCGGAACACCATAGCCTATATCGTTTTCATCAAACAATTCCCCAACAATATCCTTATCAGTCAAATCAAATCCATCACCTTCAGGAGACCATCCATTCATATCAATATTCGTTGGTTCTTGTGTACCAAGGTGCTCAGAAGGCTTATAGTTATAAAGAAACATATATGTATATGTATCATCATCCCAATCTTGGCAAGATGGAATTGGAGTAAAAACTTTCTTTATATTTTCACCACAATCAAACATAAATCTTTGTGGAATAGCCAATAATATAGCGCCACAATCTATTGCTATATCCGTCAAAAATTCATATAATGTTTTTGAATTATATGACATTATGCCTTCAACGCTATGCATATCAGATGTTGGTAAGCACTTACCAATCCAATCTACAAATTTTGTAAGGTTTATGGTCAAATCATATCCTATATCACGATAAAAACTATCAACATATATGAAATTATCCAACTCATATTCTCCACGATGTGCATTATAATAGTTTCTATCACTATTTATCCTCTTATTATGTTCAAAATCAGTTCTATTAAACCTCCAAGTTTTTTCCCCTTTAAGTGACGAGCATATCCATTTATCATACAAAGATTTTAGTGTCATATATGTACTAAGTCGCAAGTCCTTATTCCTAAATGGGTCTTCTGCATATTTTTTTGCAAATGCATCATTAATTTCATTTTGAGTTGCATCCGCCATATCACCATATATGGCACGAAGTTGTTTCATAAAGGCCCTAAATCCGCTCGTAAATACAGATTCTTTAACACTCATTACATTATTATAAAACCCTCCATAATAGTCAAAAATAGTACAACTATTAAAATATACGCCCTTTAAACATTCTTGAAGTTTTCGTGCACGTGGTATTCTATTTGATTCCCCAGATGACATTGCGCCAGTAACAAGAGATATATCAAGGCCATCGCCATATTTTCTTCTTTCTTTATCTCCATATAATGTTATATCCTCATAACAATCAAGAACGGGTGCAAACTCATTTTCGACCCAACTTTCAAAATACTTCTTCAAATACTCCACCCTTGATTTTGACACATCTTTAGTTTCTTTTTGCTTTATGCCACCATAATAAGGCGTATCATAATATTGTGCATTTGAATCATATGGTATTGGATTATATGTTTCAAAATTGTCATATATAAGTGCTTGATTATCATTAATACCGTCCCCATTTTCACTGTAATTCGAAATGAACATTTGGTTTTGATTTGGCTTTTTAAATTTATAATCACCTTCTATTTCAGTACAATTCCCATCTTTATCTATAGAATATTTAAATTTGCAATGTCCTTCTGTTTTAACCAAATCATAATTATCATGATACCAATATGTTGACCCCTCTCTTAGCAATGAAGCTCGTTGAACAACACTATTGTTTTTATATTCCATTCCAAGAATGCCATCAGTAATCAATGCCCCTTGTATAAACAGCATTGCTTTGGCATAAACATTATCTTGAAGCCAATATAAAGGTGTTTCCAAAACGCTCCTTGCATCCCTTACAGATGTTTCTCCATTTGCATCTAATTGATTTTGATTCCTTGCATCATCAATAGCATCCGGATGTACAATTTGATAACTATCCATTGATTCAAGAGAGCCGTTTTTTATCATCTCGTCTATTGATAATTTTTCATCACTTTTTGTTTTCTCTATTGCATACTTTCTTATTTTTGGCTTTACTGATGAGTCAATGTTATTTGAAAAGCCCTTAAATGTGCTTTTCGCTTTAATTGCATTAATATCTTCATCGGTTATTGAATTCCCATTTTCACTTTTTTCCTGATTTAATTCATCTTCTATATTTTTATAAAGATTTTTAATGTAATCTCTTGTTTCATAAAGCAAAAAAGTCCCACCATTCATTGTCTTACCAACCCTATATCCATCTGTTGTTCCTGAATATGCTTCATGCGATATTGAAGATATAAAGCCTTCATTATTTCTTGGAAATCCATTAGAAAACGATTTTTTAAGTTCGTTCATTCCTTCTATTTTAACAGGAAAATATTTAATAGGAACTTTAACTGACAAAACACCATTTGAACATTCGACAGTATCCGTTTTTGAATAGGAATAGCGATACACTTTTCCACTTCTAGTAAACAAACTCCTATTTGTACCACTTGACGAATCTATTCTCCATGATTTAACCATTTTTGTCTTGCTATCCACACTGTCATCACCGTATGTTATTGCGTCTTCAAACTTCTTTCTGTCTTTGCGCATATCTTCGCCATCAGCAAACTCACTCAAAAATTTATAAAGCACTGTTGACTCACTTTTACCAACAGCCTTGAAAAAATTAATAGCATCAAGCCTCCCAAAAAATGCCGCTTCATTTGTATTAGTATTTTTTCCACTATCAAACGAATTCATATAATAGAATAATCTAAGAGAAAATATGCCATACACATCTCCAATTATTTCATCTATATCAACTTCATTTTTTATTTTCAAAGCAATACTTGAATATGGATTTGCAACATATCCGTTATTTGCAATATCATACACAGTCAACGGTATAAAATTCTTTACATCAGCCATCGGATGCCTTCCTGAACTAACATTAGTACTTCCACTTGACCTAAATTTTTCTATTTCAAAATTAACTTCTTCAGACCGTTCAAAATACAATTTAGAACCATTCAGCAAATCAAAAATAAACTTTACTTCTTCAAGCGAACTATCACCGTTTGGAAGGTCGCCAGGCCACATCATTGTTCTTTTCTTTGTATAATTGTCAGCATCGTCCATATATTTATATATTCCAGCAAATGGAGGTAGAAAATCACCTCTTACAAAATTGTTTTCATATTGGTTTAGGTTAATTCCACTAGACCTTTCACAATCTGTCAAATCATCAGTAAGAGAATATGTTATTTTTTTCCTTTCATCACCTTTTTTTTCAAGTTGCATTCTGATTTTTTTTAGCGTTTCATAATAAACATGCATAAATGTATCAAGATGAGCAAATGCTAAATCATACATATTTTTTATTGATGGCCTAAAGCCAAGCGCATCTTCAATATATGATACCTGTTTTTCTTTTCCCTCTTTTTCGGATATTTCTTTTGATTTTTGTATTTTTTTTATGTTTTCAGGAATTTTATTGTTAATAATATCACCAATTTTTTCTCCACTATTTCTAAATGCATATATTTTCACATTATCAACAGGAATTCCTTCAATTTTTGATGAATTCTTCAAGAAATTACCCAAATCTGGGTTTTTTGTCAAATCAAAAATATCTGTAAGTTTTGAATCACCATAAGTTAATTCTTTTTTTGTCACCCATCCAGCATACCCATCAAACTCAAATGTACCATTTTCATTTCTCTTATATTTAACATATTTCTCAGAATCAAGCCAACTATTTTGCACGAATGAACTAAGTCTTCCAAACCTATATTCATAAGATGTGCCATAAGAAGTATCATGATTTTTAACATGCTCTATAAATGAGTTAAATGCCTCTTTTTCTCCATCATTTCCAAATAAATTACCATTTCCAAAATATGCAATATATGAAAAATAAGGAAACACTTTTCCATCCTCAAACAAAACAACATTTGAATTATTCTCAAAAATATTTCTATATTCAGTCACAATGCCATTCAAAGATTCTATTTCAGAGTCAAGGTCTTGAAGAGTTTTCTGCGTATCTGCTTTTATTTTAGCAGCAGGTTGTGAAAAAGCAACCTCAGCAGCCCTTAGCGCCAATTCAGGAAACTTAATCATTGGAGATTTTTCTATAGGTTCACCGGAAGAAGACATTGAATAAAACCAAAATGTCTTATCAGAAACTTTTTGTTCCCAATATCTATTACCTTCTTCAGTATAAGGAGCAATTGCAATATATGTCATTGGTATGTCTGCAAAAAGGCCATAAATATGCCCAATGAAATCAACAGATATTTTAAAGTTTCCACTACTTGCATCAAATTCTATATCTGTTCTATTAACAGCAAGCCTATATGTAACACCACGTCCATAAAAGCCTTTCACCTTAAGTAAAAACAACGGATATGGAAACGAGAACAAGGCTCTATATATTTGATAATTACTACCTTCTTCCAAGTCATTATAATAATGTGATTCCGCTGGCTGCATTACAGTTCCACCACGAACATCAATAAAGACAATATTAACTGTTGGGTGAAGCCAACTGTCATATGTAACTTGAATTGACTCTATTCCAAGGCATTCTGATGTATTTCCTGATGGATTTACCATTGATATATCAGTATAATTTGTTGTAAGAATACCATCAGTGCCACCTAAAAAAGATAAAGTGCCGTTTTTTGTAGAATATTCGTATGATTTCATTTCGCCAGTCATGTCACCAAGTCCGCAAGAATATCTATTAAAGACACGTATTTGCAAATCAACCGCCATATTATAATCTTCATATGGAAAAGTTATTGAATCAGAATACGTCCCTTCTCTGTTTTCAAGCACAGTCGCATTTGGGTCAAAATACCTTAATCTTCCAACGTTATTTTCAAATTCACGCATAAAACAAAAACATTACCCGTAATATTTCTTATTATTTTCTATTGATTTTTGATAGTCAGACAAAGATGAATTCAAAGGATATGGAATCCTAATAGTAACACCATCCGGAATTCTAAACTCCATTGAACCATATTTTGCATTTGCCTGCAAAATAAGCCAAGCATAATCGGGACTGTCGTAAAATTGATAAGAAACCAAATCCAATCTTGTAACACCCTTTTGATATGTTATATATTTATCGCTTGCCTTTTCAGGAACTTCACCAAAACTAACTATATTTATTTTATTTCCTTCCCTAAATTGTGCATATCTGTCAAATGTAACCATATAATTGTATTAATTATAAATTATTTATCATAAGATTTTAGAAAATCTGGCATATAATCAACTAAACGTGTTGACTCCAGATTATCATATATATCTCTCATCATTTTTCCCAAATCATTTTCTTTATTTTGTTCTTCTTGAACATCTTCTTCTGTTATTTTATTCTGTTCTTCTTCAGGCTTTTCAGGATTATTTAGTCTTACATCATATACATATTTACCCTTTCTGTCAGCTTTATTGTCATATACAGATGCATTTGCATAATAATTTGAAGTAACAGCATTTTGAAGTCTTTCTATAGGGCCAGCAAGGTCTTGACCTCCAATAAAATTGAAATTTATATTTATGTTTGCATACATCGGTTGAACGCCAGTACCCTCAGGATTTAAATCCCACTGAACGCCACCGCCAGAATCATAATCAATGCTTAAAGATGTTATACAAATTTTTGTATGGAAAAAATCGCCAATTCTTAAAATACAGTATGGCGCTCTACCGAATGACATGTTTCCGGCATATTTGGTATAATTTGTACTTTCAGAATTATGTAATCCTGAAGACAAATCAACAGTTGGTCCTTGCCGTGTGCATTGATGCAAAAATGTAAGTCTTGCATTAAACCCTTCCGGTGTTATCGAGTGAAATGCTGGGTTGAAATATTTTATTTTGTCAATAACACGTTGATATGCAACCTCATCATCCCTTAGCCCAGAAAAATATAAATATTCATTATCCGCACGATACAATTCATTTGAATTTGCAACATATGAAACAGTTGTCTCTTGTTGTCCAACTAATATATTCTTAGAAATTTCTTCTGCATTAAAATTATCATAGTCTTGATTTTCAACTATTATATTACCATCCTCCAAAACAACACTTGGCGTAGTTGTTTCATCTTCCCATCTTATTCTAAATAATGCATATGCTGAACGTGCCACTTTTGCCTGAATCGTATTAATATCACGCTGCATTGGGTCTGAACTAATATCAAACACCTCTTTTATTCCAGTTCTTGCTTCAGAAAAGAGTTCAGGATTTATTTCACTATTTTTGCTAACCAATACGTTTTTTAAAAAATCAGCACGCCTTTTTGACAATTTTTGATTATTTGTTTGCGTTCCATGTGAAGAAGCAAATCCGCCTAATTCAATACCATCAATTTTTATGTTTTTTTTCTTATCTCCAAAAATAACACCGTCTTCAGAATCCATATTTTTAATGATATCATTTAATTTGTCATATCCGTTATCTCTATTAAAAAAGCCATAAAATTCAATATTTTCATCACCGCCAAAAAGCATTGTCCTTATTTCATTTACTATATCGTTTTCATCAGAAGTGCTGTCAACATTATTCAAATAATATAACGATTCATTGTTATTTGGCAAAATAATATTTTCTATATCAGAATCTTGCCTATTATCCCAATCACCATTTCCATTTTCGTATTTTCTTAACAATTCTATTGATTTTGAATACGGCTCATTCTTTAAATCGTTTGCCGAAAAATTATTTGGGAAAAACAAAACGATTGCTACATTTCTTGTTTCACCATTGTATTTAGGATTGTTATCTGAACGTTTTTCAGGCTCTTCTGTTGTTTTTTTGTCAATGCCAGGATTGCATTGATTATCTAAAGGGCTGCATCCGGCAAAAAACCTAAGTATTTCATTCTCACGTGTTTCAGCATCATCAACAATTTGAGAAGTTCCCCTCCAAACATTTATTATCGAAGGATGGTCTATCAATAAAGTAAAACTAAGTGTACCACTTCTATCAGTATTTGTATATGTATATATCTGTTCCCCACGACCTATAAACTTATTTGCATTCCAATCAACATTTACATTCTCTGTAAATTTAAGATTATAAGGAGGAAACCACATTATTCTCCCTTTATTTGGACCTTGTTGTTCCTTTGATATTCCTGCACCATCCAATTCAATATCACGCCAAGCAAGATTTTCTATGGAAAACATAAAATTGGTAATATCATTCACACCGCTGCTAGAATGCTGTGAAGACATTCTAACAAATCCATTATTCATAAGAACCGTATTATTTGCAAGATATTCACTTCCACCATTATTTGGTCTTAGTTCACTATTTTTCTCTATTATTCTTTGTATGTCAGAAATACCATTAATAGACGAATCAGAATTAAACGGTCTTATCAATCTGCTTAATTTTGTATATTGATGATGTTTTGTCCAAACACGGCAATATGGATTATGATACCCATTTTCTATTGAAGCACCATTTGCCAATAAATTTCTTCCACGAGACAAGCCATAATTTGATTTTGAAGTTACAAGTTCATCATTATCATAATCATGTAAGTCAGTTGAAGACATATGGAATCTATTAACTAAGCTTCCAATCTTCATCTGTTTGAACATATCATTTGTTTTATGAATCAATTTTGAATATCCACTATCCCCAACAAATGGCCCCGATTTATCTTTTATGGTGTCATTTTTACTTTCAAGTTCAGAGTATGTTGATTTGGTTAAAAGACTATTCGGGTCACCCTTGCCATTTGTTATTTTTATTTCACTATATTGTCCAATTTCAGACTTTTTCATCCCAACATTATAGAATCTTAACATATCTCCACTATTTCCAACAGCATATGGATTTGAATATGTATAATGTATAGATTCATTAATATTTTTTGTCCTTGCATCATTGTAGAAGTCAACAATACTTATTGGACCTTTCAAAAAAGATAAGTCAATAATATAATCAGGAATGTCAACATGCTCAAGATATGAACGCCCATTTACTTTTATTCCATTATATGGAGGAAATTTTTTTATATAATCATAATTTATCCTATATCTACTAAGACCACCCTTTCCTTCTATGTTTCCGTTAAAATAATCTATACCAAACCTTTTAATGTCTTTTATGTTTCCTGACTCATAAGTCCTTACTTCATGACCATTTGAAACATTTGCGACCCCATTATTTGATACAGCATTTTCAGCCGACAAGTTAAGGTATTTTTCAGATTCTTCTGTTTCTCCAATACGTGAATCAACAAATTCAGTAAAACTATGTAATTTTTTATAAAAAATATTAGCATCTTTTTTTAAATCATTGTGTTTTACAATGATAGATTTCTCCTGAACATATTCATCTCCAATTTTCATAGGGCTAACAGTCCTACTAAAATCTCCGCCTAAAAAAATTGCCCCATAATCAGTATGTGAAGCATTAGAGTATTCTTCACTTTTTTCAGTGATATTTCTTAAATTTTCGTTTCTTATTGCACTCTCAAATTTACCAAACCCCTCTTCGGTAATAAAAGAAAATGAAGAACTTTCAATAAAATCATCTTGATGATATAATCTTCCTATATAATCTGAATATATAACAGGTTTTCCCAATTTTCCTTCTTCATCATAAACATATGCATTTGTTGACTTTATTTTTGCTTTATCAGCCCTTAATGTCATTCCGTTTCCGAAATTATTTACAAGATTCGAACTTCTTAAGTCATATCCATTAATCCCATTATGAGTAACAGTATAAACGCTTACACCACCGGTTAATCTAATTGTAGTAACAAAAGAAAGCATCGTCTGTAATGCATCCAATGCACCAATTGTTAATGATTTTGCAATATTACCTAATGTTTCCATTTATTCGATTAATATTTATAATTTAACTTTATTTTCAAAAATATCAACAATTAAACAGTTCTCCCCAAAACATTGTTATCTTGACGCAACGAACCAACTTTATGGGCACCTATTTTTTCACTTATAAGTTTACTTATTTCTTCAATGAATGACTTATTACCAAGAAGTTCTTTTGTTATTTCAACTTTTTTGCCATTTGCCCCTTCAAGTTTAATAGTACCCGTTATATTAATGTCAATTTTTCCATTTGTTGCAAAATTATTTGATTTTTCTCGCAAATTTTTATTATTTTGCAATTCAGAAGCCTCATTTTGTTTTGTCTTGCCAAGTGTTTTTATTTCAGGATTAAATCCATTTTCAGGAACACCTTTTACATTTGAAATGCCATCATTTCCTTTTTTCTTTGACCCATTGAGGTCACCAAATAATTTATGTATTACAGCCTTTTCAAATCCATTAAATAATGCGGCAGGACCTATTTTAAATTTATTAAAGTCTGTAACAGAGCCAAGAATTGATTTGATTTTACTTCTGTCTTTTTCTGATTTTTCATCAAATTTTTCAGTTTTAACGCCAAAATGACCAACCCCAACTTCAAAATGAGCAACGCCAAATTTATTTTTATCAATTTTTTCTTTAAGGCCATTTTTATCCATTTTTTTCCTATCTTCAATTGCCTTAAGGATTTCAGTTTCTTCGTTTTCCTCAAGAAGTTTCCTCAAATCTCTTGACATTTTGCCAGTCATTATTGCTTGGTCAATTTCTTTGTTTTGTTCGTCACTATACGTTCCGTTCCTTTTAATATTAGTATTAAATGCTTCTCCATTAAAAAACGCTTGTGCAACAGTAAATGTTCCTTTTGCAATGTTTCCGCCTTTTCCACCAAATATAGATGAAAGAAGTTCATTTCTATTTTTGCGCCTTTTTTCCTTATTTTCCTCTTTTTTCTTTTCAATTTCTTCAACAATTGCAATATCACCACGAGCAATCAATTTCTTCCTCATTCTATTTGACAGTTCGCCTGTTTGTAAACCTTCATCAATCAGTTTGAGTTTTCTTGCATTATATTTCCCTTGCCTTTGAATACCCTTTTTCTCCAACTGTGCATCAACTATTCTTTCACGTTTCTGTTTAACAAGTTTAACTGCACCAACAGTAGCGCCTATAAGAGCGCCAGCTATCATTCCAGGAACACCAAGTGCAGAGCCCCATCCAGCGCCCTGAAGAGCACTTGAACCAATTGTCATTGCGCCATGCGCAAAGCCTCCTTCCTTTATCTTACCCTTTCTAACAAGATTATCTTTCCACAAATCAAGTCCAGTTCCAGCAAGGCCAAACGCAAGGCCAACACCAAGTCCTTTAGCGCCATTGGCAAGAATTTTTGCACCAGCTGTTTTAGCCATTTCTTGTGAAGTTAGTTGAGCAGCCGCTTTTCCAGTTGCTTGTTTTGTGGCAGTAGATACTATAGCTTCTCTTGCGATAGCCTTCTCTGCAATTTTAGTACCGGCATTTCCTATAAGCCCATTTTTAGTAGCAAGTTTCGAACCGACATTAAATAGTTTCTCATTAGCCTGAAGCCCAACAGAACCAAGTCTTTCTACAAATGCAGCCTTTCCAACCGAAGTTCCAAAACGTCCAGCAGCACCACTAATTCTATTTGCAGCACTTCCGACAGCATTATTCATTCCTTTCATAAATGAGCCACCTTTTAAAAAGTGTCCCCATCCACCAAATAGTTGTGCTCCTTTGCTAAAAATGCCCAAAAATCCTTTTATAATACTTCCAGTAGCAATTAATCCTAATAGCCACGTTTGCCTTCCCGCTAATTTTACTAAGTTCTTAACCCCATCTCCAAGGCCAGTATGTTCTGCAATTTGTGCTTTTGCTGCACGATATTGTTTTCTAGTGCCTTCTTCCATATCTTTAAAACTTCTAAGAGTTTTAGCAATATCTTTAATGTCAGCAGCTTGGTCCTGTGTTTCCTTTACCAAGTCTTCATAATCATTGTCACTTAATTGGTCTAAAGTTTTAAATACGCCATTAATTGACACTCCAGCCTTTCCTTCTTCATTAAATGTTGCTGAATTTTTTAACAGCTCCTTCATATCATTATTAAGACCAACAGCATTAGAAGAAGCACTAATTTGTCTTTTTATTTCCTCTCTTTTTGCACCAGCATTTACACTTTCCATCAATTGAGAATAATCCATTCCCATTGCTTGTGCAGCAGCCTTAATACGTTGCTTATTAAACGCAGATACCTCCACTTCACCTGTCTGCTTATTGAATGCGCCCATTCCGCCTACCATATTAATAACTCTGTCTGTAAGGCCTTCCATATCCATAAGGCCTTCATTAAGCATACCCAATGGGTCTGCAATGCTAGCAAATGAACCTCCCAAAACCTGTAGTTTTGATGCAACATCAATCGCACCCTCAATATTACTCACTTTTTCCGCAAAGTTCGCAACTTGACCCATATCAAGTTTAATTGCCGTTGCTTTTTTTGCCATACTTTCAAGACCTTTAAGCCCATTCTTAAAAGTATAATTTTGTGCTATCTTTATGTTTTTTGCAACATTATCAGAATATTTTTCAAACGATAGCCCTTGCTTAGAAGCATCTGCAAACATTTTTCCAGCATGGTCCGCAACTCCATTAAGACTAACTCCGAAATTTTCAAAAGCGGCAGCAAGTTCAATTTCACGTCCATCCATGACAGCATGCATTGCTGCAAGGCTTTCTTGTTGTGTATTGTCTATTCTAAGTGCACGACCAACAATTTGATTATATTTTGACTGAAACTCAATAAGGTCTTCAGGAGATACATTATAATTTATACCAATTTTTGCACTAACAACATTATCAATAGTGGTCTTTCTAAGGCGTTTCATGCCAGCCTCTGTCATTGCAATTGTCTTTGCATACTTTGAAGCAGCATTATCAACCGCAGCCCATGGCTCTACCATGTACTTAACATCATTATACATTCCTTTAAGTAGGTATTTTGTATGGTCAAGTGCACTATTTATTCTACCAATTTTTTGTAGAAATCCACCTTTAGCAGTTCCATTTCCTGAGCCAGCATTACTTCCATCGCCGTTTCCATCGCCGAATCCATCACCGTTTCCATCACCATATGCAATGTAATGTACGTCTTTTTGTATATTTCTCAGCAATTCTATCTCGTTATAGTCCATTCAAATAGTATTTTTCAAATATAAATAGGTGTAAATTAATTTCTAAAAAACAAAAAAAGCGGTTTTTACCGCTTTTTATTTTGTTCTTGTTCAAGTTTTGCAAACGTATTAATTGATTCGCCTTCGTATGTTCTTATATCACTCTTTTCATATCCTTCAATAGCTTTGTTTTCGGCTTCTTGTTCAATGTTATGTTTACGTATCAACGACCTTCTGTCTTGTATAGGCAAGTGCATAATCATATCCCAAGACATGCCTATATGCTTAAAGCATCCCCATTCTTCTTCAAGAAGGTTTTTAGAATACTCATTCGGGGATATTAAGAAAAAGAAATTGGTCAAGTTGCAGAAAGGTTGTGAATGAGCCACCTCCAAGACTCTCAGGCCTTTTAATTTCAATATTATAATCAACTCCAGGCTCATTTTTTTGCATATATTTTCTTAATGCAGAAGAATCCCTAACATTCATTTTCATAATAAAATCAGAAATATATTTTTTATCAGTAATTCCGTCAATTGCCATTATTAATAAATTCATTCTATTTGTAAGTGTATGATTAAATCTTATTGCCTCTTCAGAATCCATTTCATCAGCCCACTTTTCAATTGTTCTTATTGATTTTCTTATGTTTATTTTATCTTCTTTACTAACCTCATTATCAGATTCAATAAATGAATCAAGTGTATCAACACATTTTTTTATTGCTTCCAATCTAAGTTTAGGGTCTTCTGATTTCTGCATTTTATCAAGCAAAACAATATCCCTATGTGTTGGAAATCTGAATTTTACTATTTTTTTACAAACAGGCAATTCAAAATCAAACCATCCGTTTGCATCTCCTTTCAAGTTAAATTCCTTATATTTTAATTTTGAAAGGTCAACAACAGTTTCAAATTCTTTTCCTGTAACATCATCAGTTGCACTAATAGGATATTCATTTCCATAACCACTCGCCCTTAAAAACAAAATAATCGCCTCCCTATCACCTTCAAGTAAATCCATTGGCTCAATTTCTTGGCTTAAAAGTTTCTCTTGCAAAATATAATCCAAAATAAGATTATCCCTATAAAGATTTGGAGAAACAATCATGTTTTCATCATATGCAGTAAGATATGCAACTGATGCTTTTGAAATTTTATCTTTATATCCTTCACCCTTTGATGGTAAAGGAATCACATCGAATGCAGCCTCAGGATTGTAATTTCCCTTTGTTGGAATATATTCCTGTTCTAACTTTGTTGCTGTTGCGCTAACGGCTTTTTCCAGTTCTTTTTTCCTGTCTTCATCCATTTTATTCATCATATCAACAATTGTTGATTGTTCTGTCGATTTATTTACTGATTTCTTTCTGCCAGTTTTCTTTAAATCTTCTTCATTCCCGCCACATTCAACATATTGTCTTATAACATCATCCTGTGCTTCATTTATTAATTCTATTTCCTTATCAATGTCACTTTGCGTATACTTTTTTGTTCCATCTTTTGTAAGAGCCTCTTTCATTCTTTTTTCTGTTGACTTTTTTGTGTTTTCATACATGTCAAAAGAATATTTCAACTGTTTCAAAATTTTTTCTTTTGTATAACCATTATCTTCTGCCATACCATTAATGTCTTTTCTTTTTATTTTCGTCAATTATCATCTTTTCTGTATATTTATTTATCCAACTTTTTAATTCTTTCATGACTTTTTGTGGGTTTTTATTTATATCATGTTCCCAAAATCTTAATAACGGAATTGAATTTAAATCAGCCCATTTGTTCTTTATTTCATCAATTCTTTTATTTTTTTTCTGCATTGGTGACATTTCTTCATAAAGTTTTCCATATCCGTGATAAAAATCCCCATCAACTTCTATAAGAACCCTTTGTTCAGGTAAATAAAAATCATAATATCTTTTTATATCTTCCGCCAAATATTGGTATTTGTATTTAACACCAAGTTTATCCAAAAACTCTTTGGCAAATTTTTCCTCAAGTTTTGAAGTGCCATATTCTTTGTGCATTTTCTTGCTTCGTTCAGCAGCCTTTCTTATAAATTCTCTTTTAGTTGGCTTTACCTTTGTATTTTTCTTTTTTTTCTTCTGCTGTACAATATTATTCCTTACAGGTTGAGATGTCATGATTTTTACACTCCAATGTTATCTTCACTTTTATATCTTCTATTTCATTACTTAACGGCTTTTTATCAATACTACACAATTTAGAAATAGTATAAGAATCCGTTCTTATAGCATACTCTTCTTTATTTAAATATTTAATAATAATTTTTTTATCTTTTATAATGTCGAAATTTGTCTGAAAATATTTTTCAACACAAAATTCTTCGGATTCATAAAATGTAACAGCCAATTTATATTCTGATAAAAACTCTACACTCTTTATTAGTTCAGAAGGAATATCAATAAACTCAACAACCCATAAAGCAGAAGATATTCTATGATATTTTCTTTTAATCGATGATTTAAGTTTCTCAAATTCATTATACTCATTTCGTTCAGGATATCCATAAAATTCATTTTCAAACAATTTAAATGAATCGTAAGATTTTAAGCGTTTAGGAACATAAAACACATTATCACTCATATAAGTTATCGTTTTTTTTGTTATACTTTTTTTTGAAAAAATAATTTTCTTTAAGCGCATTTATTGTATTTTGCATTTTTTCACAAGTTTCTGAAAACTTAACGACCTCATCAAAAGGCAGTTCGAACCATTCCCCAAGTGACCTATCTGCAAAATACTTGGTATGAAGCATTTTTTCCATAATAAACGGATGGTCTGTATTATAACTGTTTATCAAGTATATTTTCCCTGAATTACCAGTTTGGAGTTTTTTTATTCTGTTTTCTATTTTACCTGTCGTAACACCAATTTTATACTCACCTTCTTTTCCACTATCGCCAAGCAAATACACTACGCCCATTATTTTTTTATTAAATATACATTATACTAATATGTTAGTCAATAATTTTTTAAAATTAGACTATTTATAAATGAAAATATTAATATTGTTATGAAAAAGAAAACAATTAAAGAAAATATTCAACAAATGAAAAAAATCTCTTCAAAAATGCCTAAATCAATAAACGAGGCAATTAATTTTGGGGAACAGCCATATGAAGAAGATGATGAACTCATGGACAATGACATGGTAGATGAGCCAGAACATCAAGAAGAACCGGAAGAAAAAGGAATGGATGTGATGCAATTTGTTGACGATATTAGGAAAAAATCACTTAGGGGTATGGCTCAATTAGCAGATAACCCAGATGATGAAAGATATCAACTTTTAAAGAAAATTTGGCAAATATGTGATAAAAAGCCAGAACAACAAACAGCATTTAGCAATCCAAATCAAGGAAATATGCAAGGCAATCCACAACAAATAAATGGTGGGAGCCAAAGAATATAAACTAACGTAAAAAATAATAAAGTTAATTAATTAATTGATAATGAGTGATTTACTTTTAAAAATGCCTAATGTCTATGAACCACTAAGGAAAAATAGATTTATATTCAGGTTCCCAGCAGATTTAGGCATACAAGAATGGACAGTAGAATCAGGAAAACGCCCTTCAATAAACCAAAACGCAACTGAAATCCAATTCCTTAACACTTCAACTTGGGTTTTGGGTAGATACACTTGGCAGGAAATGCAATTGACATTCCGTGATGCAATTGGTCCTTCAACCACACAAGCAATTATGGAATGGGTCAGACTTGGCTCAGAAAGTATAACAGGTAGACAAGGATATGCAGCAGGATATAAACGCGATGTGGAACTTGAGATGTTAGACCCAACAGGCGCTGTTGTTCAGAAGTGGATTTTAAAAGGGTGCTTTTTAACAAATGTTGAATTTGGTGACCTTAATTATTCAGAAGATGGATTGGCAACAATTTCTGCGACATTGAGGCCTGATTATTGTATATTGTGCTATTAATTAATAATCAACAAATTACAAATTATTTTAAAGCAGCATCTTTTGCTGCTTTTTTTTTATTTTGTTCATATTAACAGACCTTTTATGGCTTATTTTTTTAAAAAATAAAAGACACATTATGGTCCTATTTTTTGACTTTTTGAATATTTATTTATATAATATATAATAAACAAAAAAATTAATGAGTAAAAAAAATACAACAAAAACTTTTATAGAAAAAGCAAAACAAATACATGGAGATAGATATGACTATTCAAAAGTATCTTATACAAACAATAAAACTAACATAACAATAATTTGTAAAAAACATGGAAAATTTTCTCAAAGGCCAGATAAACATTTAATTGGACAAGGATGCCCATTCTGTTCAAAAACAATGAAGAGTTCTAATAGCTCGTTCATTAAAAAAGCAAAACAAATACATGGAAATAGATATGACTACTCAAAAGTTGAATATGTTAATAGCCACACAAAAGTTTGTATAATATGCCCAGAACACGGCGAATTTTTTCAAGACCCACATAACCATTTAAAAGGAAAAGGTTGTCCTATATGTTCAAAATCAATCCATAAGAATAAAAAATACACAACGGAAACTTTTGTACAAGAGGCAAATAAAGTGCATAATTGTAAATATGACTATTCAAAAACAGAATACGTTGATATGCTTACAAAAGTTTGTATAATTTGCCCTAAACATGGAGAATTTTATCAATTGCCATATTTGCATCTTAAAGGTTCATCTTGTAAAAAATGTTCCCATGAAGAACTTGGTTTGTCAAAAAGATTAACAACCGAAGATTTCATTGAAAAATCAAACAAAATACATAATAACAAATATGATTATTCAAAAACTGAATATGTTACGGGAAAAAACAAAGTTTGCATAATATGCCCAAAACACGGCGAATTTTGGCAAGCTCCATGGAGGCATCTTGACGGAAACGGATGCCCAAAGTGTGTTCATCATATATCAAAAGCAGAATCTGAAATTTTTGATTATGTTACATCATTAATTGGAAAAGAAAATGTAATACAAAGCGAAAGAAAACTAATTCTTCCAAAAGAAATAGATATTTATGTTCCGTCATTAAAAATTGGGATTGAATATAATGGACTTTTTTGGCATTCAAACATAGAAAAAAACAACCATTTAAAAAAACTAAATGCTTGTAAAGAAAAGGGGGTAAAACTAATCCAGATTTTCGAAGATGAATACGTAAACAGCAAGGATATTGTACTAAACAAGATAAAGCATTTGGTTGGTGTTAGCGAAAACCTTCCAAAAATAATGGGAAGAAAATGTGAAATAAAGGAAATTGACAATGGCTTGGCTAAAAGTTTCCTTAACAAATACCACATACAAGGATATGGTCCTTCTACAATTAACATTGGTGCATTTTTTAACAATTCGCTAATAGCCGTAATGTCGTTCAAAAAAGAAACAAAAGAAAGCAATAGATGGGAATTGGTTAGATTTGCAAGTGATTACAATTACATTTGCCAAGGTGTTGGTGGTAAACTGTTCAAATATTTCGTAAGGGAATACGGTCCTGACGTTATTAAATCCTTTGCAGACAGAAGATGGACAATAAACGAAGAATCAAATGTCTATACAAAGCTTGGATTTGTATTTGACGGATATACAGCGCCGGATTACAAATACTTCAACCCTTCCGATGGAATCAAAAGGCAGCATAAGTTTGGCTTTAGAAAAAAAACGCTAAACCATAAATATGGATTACCGTTATCAATGACAGAATCAGAAATGACGAAACAACTTGGGTATGAAAAGATATACGACTGTGGCTTAATCAGATATATATGGAAAAAGGCTGAATGTTAATTTCAGCCTTTTTTTTACTTTTAATTATAAATATATTTTTCCAAAAATTCTTGTTCGCTTATTACATGCATCAATTTATCCCTGTTTTTTTCAAAATCATTCCATTCATATATTGATTTGTCAAGATAATGTAAATATTTCCAATCAGGAGTATACTTTATGACACCGCATCCAAAATCACAATCAACTACATCATAGCCTATAAATTGTTTATTCAATTCAGGAATGCATTTCCAAACATCACCGTTCCATTCAATGACTTTTCTTGGTATGATTTGTGAAACTTCTTGTGAAGGAAGACAATCATGAACAATTATATAACCACCTTCATTAAGATGTTTCAGCCCATTTATAATATCCTTACCGCATTGCCTTTCTGTGTGTAATCCATCAATAAAAATTATATCATACTTTAAACTTGTTTTTTCAAAAAAATCATCAGATGTTGTCCTAAATGTAAGATATGGAAGTGCCCTTTTTATTTCTTCTTCTAAGTCATCTTTACTTTTTCCACAATCAATAAAATCAAAACTATTATCACGTACAATAAAAGGGTCAACACTATGTTTTGTTAAACAATTAATTTCCACAAAATTATTAAATGGATTATCAAGCCCAATTTCCAAATATGTTTTAAATCCATTTTTTTCTATTAAATTATTTATAATATCAGTTCTGCATAACATAATAATTAATTATTTTTTTTTATTTTTATTATATACATAATTCATTTTTCATAAAATAAAATTGTTCTTTAAACTTTTCATTATCTCCAAAATAATTTACAACATCTTCAATTTTACAAAAATAAGTATGAAATTTACTTGTTCTTACTGACTTATTTTCAAAACTACCAAGTTTTTCAATATTATAAACTTCTCCAGGAAACTTTTCAAAAAAATATTTAGAATAACATCGTGTAAGCATACTGTTGTTGATATTATCAATGTCATATTTCAATTTTCCGGCATTAATCCAATAAAAATTACCTGCATACCAACAATTATTTTTGTTGAATTTTACAATTTTATCTATTCTATCGTCTAGTAGATACGCCCCATATAATGCTTTTCTTTCATGATAAACAAGTTCATTAACAACATCATAAACATGTTCTAAATTATAATACCAAAGGCTACTAATCCATAATTTTATTGATTCTTCATTATATTTACCAAAATTACTAATGCCTTTTGTATGTGCACAAAAAACAAGTCCATCAATGCTATCAAGTTTATCAATCACCTCTGTTTTGAAAGCGCCAGATTCATGTAAATCATTATCTTTAATTACTTTAAATTCAACATCATTTACATGAAGATTTTTTAAAATATTAATTTTTGTATCTATAATTAATTCTTCATCATTTTCTTTTAATGAAATTACAAAAATTGCTTTATCAAATATGTGGCTATATTTATTAAGATACCATAAATGCATCTTAATAGCAATGTTTTCTAAAAAATTATGAAATGTATAAAAATAAAAAAACAAAATCTTTTTCACTATTAGTTTCTTTTAATTTTCCCATCATCAATCATACATTGCAAAAGTGACTCAGACCAATGTGGAATCTTAATTCCAAATTCATTTTCAACTTTCGTTTTGTCAAGAACTGAATACATCGGCCTTTTGGCTTTTGTCTTGTATTTCTTTGTTGTGATTGGAATTATGTATTTCTTTTGATACTGGCTAACTTCAAATTTAATATCAACAGGGTCTTTTATCATTGGCTCATATGGACCGAAATTTTGATAGAATGTTTCTATCATTGAAGCAAAATCATACCATGACGCAATTCCGTTATTTGAAAAATTATAAATTCCTTTAACTTCTTTGTATTTATTTGAAGCAATTAAATCTCTTACTATAAACAAAGCCAAATCTTTTGCATATGTTGGCGTTCCTATTTGGTCATTAACTACATTTGTTTCTTTTTGCTCACGTATTCTTTCAATCATTGTCCTATAAAAATTGTGGCCATATTCAGAATAAAGCCATGAAGTCCTTAAAACAATTCCTCTGTTGTATCCAACAACAAAATTGTCTCCACCTAGTTTAGAAGCGCCATAAACATTTAATGGATTTACATTTGAGTCTTCTTTGTATGGCTTACTTGATTTTCCATTAAAAACATAATCAGTTGAAATATGAATTAAATATACACCATAAGTTTCACATAGTTTTACTAAATCTCCAACCCCAAGATAATTTACACCAATTGTATCAATTGAATTTTCTTCCGCTTTTTCTACATTTGTATATGCAGCACAATTTACAACAATATCAGGCTTAAATCTTTCAAATTGTTCAGCCATTTGTCCTTTATTTGTCAAATCAAACAGGTCTCTTGGCATAAATACATATTTATTTTCAGCATCAAACTTTCTAAATATATCAACAATGCATCTTCCGAGTTGTCCTTCAGCACCAGTAACTAAAACATTCATTTTTTTTTAAAAAAATCTAATCAATTACAGTCCAAATTTCAAGTAATTTTTCAAAATTTTCATAACTTATCTTTGTATATCCATTTTCACAAAATTCCTTTCCCCAAGAATTTCTTATTATAAATCCTTCTGAATCATATCCAACAATTGATATTGCGTGGTATCCGTGCAATGTAGTACCAACTTTCTTGTTCCAAAAATCGCAATGGTTGCCATATACAGGCAAAGCACCAAAACAAGGCCCATTTGAAACTATTGCAAATTTCAAATCATCTATTTTGTTTATTTTTCCATAATGCCCGATTTTTAAAATTCCAATTGCAGAATCAACGCCATTATGCCTTAAATATTTAAAAGCCGCCTTGAATGTCATTCCGTCTCCCTTGTTTTCACGGCTATTGTAAATATCAAACAAAACAATCGCATTATCGTTATTTGTTAATGTATTCAAATTTGCTTTCCAATTCAAGTATGCAGACATTGAGCAAGGTACACATATTGATAGTTTTCCTTGATTTATCACTTGTGGCAATACATTCACATAAGAATATTTTTCAGGCAAATCTGCATCTTTCGGGCACTCAAACAAAATTTCAGTGCCGTTTATTATTGAAGGAACAAACCCCAAATTATCTATGTTTTTCATTGTTCAGCAATTCTTTTTGTTATTTTATATGGCTCTCTTTCACCAAGAAGAATATATATCACTTCATTTTCATCTGAATATGATTTCAAATAAAGTCTTTTCGTGAAAACAGAATCTGTTTCATAGTCAATGAAACTTGTTTTTATCCACTTGTCATATGTCGGAATCATATCCACTTCGCATATGGAATCAAGTTGGTGTTGCGTTATTGTCATTTCATATAGATTAATCATTATTGGTGCTCCAAATGTTATTTCACCAACATTCTGATGTGTTTTGCACGAAAACAATAAAAACACCATTAGCAAAAAAGTAAAAATTCTTTTCATAACATTTATTTTTTCATAAATAGTTATTTAATTCTTCAACATCAGTAAAAATATAATAACCATTAAAATGCATATTTCTTGATTCAGTCACTAATTGTTTATTTTCATTTGTTGTAAAATACAAAAGACTAATATTATTTTCTTTACATAATATTTGTTTATTCAAATCAAGTTCTATAATATGTTCATATTCATTTTCAGCCCATTCATTTCCTTTTCCGGCAAAATCAGTTGGCATAAAATGCTGTATTCCTTGACACTCTATTGCAATATTATAATCAGGTAAATAAAAATCTATCGCCTGTTTTCCAAAATTTTTATTATGTTTATATTCCGATATAAACACAATATTTTTTTCTTTTAAAAAAAGTCTAATTTGCCTTTCAAGTTTACTTTCACTACATCCAGGACATCCAACCCCTTTAATTATATTGTGTGGTGATATTAAAAATTCGCCATGCTCACGACATATTAATATTGATTTGTCATGTGTTCTAACATATGAAAATTTTGAAAAATCATATTTTTCTTTCAACCATAGTGGTAATTTATTTAAAAATTCTTCAGTTGTATATTTGTGATTTTTTGAACATCTTGGGCATCCTGCTTTCTTATCAATATGTCCTGTTGGGTCTTGCCAAAATTCACCATGTTCATTACCAAATTCATCTTTTTCGTGACAAATTATACAAACTTTCGTTCTATTATTAACATATTCAACTTTTGAATAGTCATACTTATCACCATGAATTTTTTTTGCTTTTTTTATAAAACTTTCTTTTGTTAATGCATTATTTTTTGATGAATTTATATAACGACAAACAGGGCACCCTCTTCCTTGTATATGTCCATCTGGCGTTTGCCAAAATTCACCATGTTCTGAACATATAATGCATACTTTTTCTTTACAATTATTATATTTAACTTTTGAATAATCATATTTATTTTTATGAACAAAGTTTGCTTTTTCTATAAAATCATTTATTTTTTTTTCATATATAACTTTTTTTTTAATAAATAGTGAAAATCCTGAAAAAGTTTTTTTTAATGAAAAAAAAATTACAAAAAAGCCAATGAAATCCATTGGCTTTATTAAAATACTGTTAATCAGTCATTTTCAAATTGAACCGACTCCGGATATACAACAAATGATATTGATACGTATTCCAAAGCAGGTGTTGGCTTAATCATAATCTTACATGGAAGAATGTGTTGGTCTCTTGTTTCAGGAGTTACTTCAGTAACGACCCTATAATCAAATATACCTCTATTTGATTTTACTTCTGCAAGAATTGGTTCAATCAAACCTCTAAATTGTTTTTCAAGAGCATCGTCATATTGTTCAAATATCAAGTGTTTTGACGCTGAAGTGACAAGTTTCTTAACTCTAATCATAAGTCTTCTTACATTGATTCTGTTAAGAGGGCTATCAATTTCATAAGCAGTCTTATTACCCCAAACTTTAACACCATCTTTTCCGAATGTCTTGATTGGATTAATTCTATTATTATATAATACATCCTCATCAACTAAAGTTGTCTTTATTGCGGCTTTTTCACATACAACGGTTCCACGAGAAATACCGGCTGGCGTATACCATGGGAATAATGTGTTGTCTGTGTCAGCAATGTTTCTAACAACATCTTTTGTCGGAGGCAAATACAAATATTCATTTCTAACGGTGTCTTTATACAAAATCCATGGGAAATATGTACAAGCATATGAAGAATTGATTTCAGTTTCATCAAACAACGAAGAAAGTTCTTCAACATCAAAAATTGGTGATATACCGTATCCTTCTGCTGTAGTAACAACAGGTCTGTAGTCACAATATGGTGCGTTCATTATATATAAAGCATCTCCGCCCCTACCGTCTTCAGGGTCTTCTATCATATGAATTGCGTCCTGCGTTAAAAGCGAACTGTTCATCCAATCAATTCCAGGAGTAGCAAACAAGTTTATTTCTACATCTTGAGGATTTGAAAACACTTGATATCCAGCCAAGAATGCATAATAGTCGCTTGTGTTGTTCATATTTTGAGGAATCTTATAATAATCCCAATTACAAACCGGGCCATATATATTGCTTTGTCCGTATACATTTGCATTAAATTCATTTAATGTAGTTCTATATCCTCTATGAACATCCCATCCATCAAAACCTCCATAGAAACAAACAGTAAACTTACGAACAGCAGGGTCTTTATAAATTGTGTCATTCATATAGCCAGCATTCATAACCCTTGGTGCATATTCTTCTTTATCAGGTGCTCTTTCTGCTGTAATTCTAGGAGCATAGTCATATGCTGTAACCTTCTTTCCAGAAACACATATAAATCCATCATTATATTCTTCTCCATCAACTAAAACTATGTCATTGCTTCCTGATTCTTCATCAGATTCTATTTTTTCAAATATTGAATCCATATGGAATCCTTTTGTATATTTAGCATCAAGTACATAGCAGCAACTGTCATCATCGGCACATTGTTCTGACTTTGCTTTTCCTCCAAGTTCATCATTATACAACTTGGTTCCTTTGAAAGACAAGAAATCAGTATCAACGCTTGAAAGGCCAAAATATTGTTTCTTTGCTTTTATTTTTGGGTCAAAAACAGTATTATATGTTATATCAGGAACTGAAATATCATAATCAGGGCAAGGATACCCTAAAAATCCACAAGGAACGCTTCCACTATAGTCTTCATTATCATCAGCAAACATAACTGTGATATACTTTGACTTTGTTGCAAACAATCCATCACTTGTACCAATCTTATATCCAATATACGAAGAATCTCCCTTTGTCATTGTACATCTTGAGAATTTTTCAAGTATAATAGGATAAGTATCATTATCGTTGAAATCTCTAACAACAACATCAAATGTACCATCATAAGGATTTATCCTTTCAATTGAAACCTTAACTTGATAATTTGATGCATTACCATCGGAAATCGTTAATAATTTAAATAACCTTCTAAGGGTAATCTTTAATCCACATGCAGCATCTTCTCCGTTTGATTCTTGTGAAGCATATGCTTCTGATACAAGCCAAGGAGTTTGTGCGCATCTATATTGGCTCTTATAATCACTATATGTTTCTGAATCAAGTACTGTTATTTCTTTCTGTATTTCAGGTTTTTCTGTATCAACATTACTGTCATATCTCATACCTTCTTCAAAAACAGCCTCAACATATATTGAACTTTTACCATTTTCAGGGCTTGAACTAATTACTTTATATATATAATCACTATCCCTTGGGTCTAATGTAACATTATATATTTCAGTTCCCCCATTCTTCAAGTTTGCAGTAATACACAACTTTTTATACGAATCAATTACTTTTACTGCTTCACTTGTGTGACATTTTGAAGAATAAAAAGCTGGTTTGTAATCACTAATAGTTATTCCGGTAACTAATTCCTCAGCGTTGTCATTATTTGGCGCACATATACCACCATCTCCAGGAACATTATATGACATTTTACTTCTTAAAACAATCAATGGTTTTACTTCTCCTTTTGTAGTTTTAACTTTAACAACCCATGCTTTTCCTGCATCATATCCTGATAATCCAAGAACCCTTACAACGTTAAGCCTCTTTGATTTCGTCAAGTAACTTTTTGCAATATATGGAAGCTCGTACTTTGGCAAGCCTGTTTTTCTGAATTTTTCAGATGATGTTCCTCCAAAGTAATCAACAAAATCATTCCAATCTGTTATTTCAATGTTTTCAAAAGCAGGACCATATAATGTTTCTCCAACAAGTCCAAGACTTGTAATCCCAAGACTATTAACTGAATAAGTTACATCTTTTTCTTCAGTATAGACACCAGGTGAAACATGTCTGCCTCTTGCATCACTTATCATATTGTTTTATTTTTTTTACTTTATTATTTTCTTTATAAATAGCACTAAAAAACCAAAAAACAAATTACATTTATTAAAAATAATCTTTATATTCAATATTATTCTTTTTCAATCACACTTGTGAAATCTTTCCCTTTGAATTTTATTACAGAATCTTCAAAAGCCTTATATCTTGAAACAGAATCAATTTTTATAAGGTCGTTCATGCTAATTTTTATTGGTATATCCAATATTATATCAACATCATCATAGCAAGAACTTTCAATGTTCTGTAAATAATAGTCTAATGTTTGATTGTTTCCATTAGAATCCACCCACGAATACTCTTTTCCATTTATTAGCAGCCTAAAATATCTCGTGTTTTTCAGTATTATTGATGTTATTTCAGAATCACAATCCATTCTGAAACTATGGCCGTTTTTATCTCTTGGTATTGTTGTTATTACATCTATTGGCTCATATTCATAAGGATTATTTTCATTATCGCACTCAATGCTTTCTATAATTGTTTTTGGTTTTGTTTCGCCATCAAAGCATTCAAGAACAAGCATTGGCTGTTCGACAACCCTAAAACTATCCTTAGGCATTATATAAGCCATAACAGTTATTAAATACGATTGTGAATAATAACGCCTGTCATCAATGTTATATTCAGACTCGTCTGATATATCTGTCAACTTCATTGGAATAAAATGTCCGTTTGGCCTTATGTAACAATCAATTGCCTTAAATTTTTCATTCATCATCATATTGAATTCATTCAATAATTGATATTTGTTTGTGAAAATTGATACAGTATATATAAAATCAATTGAAATTGGCTGTTTAACTCTATAATCAATGAAATATCTATGCCCGCTTTTATCAACAGCATGAACTCTCTTCATCAAAAAATCAATATTGCCAGGAATATTCCTTGTATCACCAACTATACTACCCAATTTTGGATTATTTTCCCTTGTTATTGCCTTAAAATTGAGAATTAAGTTCTTTTTATCATCAACATTTTGCCATGATTGAAGATATTCTGAAAATCTTTGGTTTGAAAGCATTAAATAAGTTGGTAATTTTTGTTCCTCGAATGAAATGTCCAAATCTTCGGAAACCCATCTTTCAAATTCCTTGTCTATATCTTCATATTCCAAAGGTTTTGGCAACGGAGTGTTATCTTGGAGAACTTCTTTCACCAAATTTTCACGTCTTTCTTTACCAACAATATTTCGTTTAAGTTTTATAATATTTTTATAATTTCTACTCATTTAAATGAAAATATTTTTTTTAATAACTTCTTTTTACTTTTGAATGAATTTTCTATCGTATAAATAGAACTATACACTGTGCATTACCCATTAAACTCATTAGAATCTATAGAAACTGCAATAATTTGTCTAGCATAAGGTTTTTTTCCGAACAATGTAAACTTATTTGAAGTCATATTTACCCTTCCATCGTCAACTACCGTGAAATATTCACGATGTTCTGTGTCTATTTGTATCCCAATGTAATCGCCTCTTGAAATATCACAATGATTTTCTTCAAGCGTTGATAAAAGTACACTAAAAGTAAGTTTTCCTGTTTTGGCATAATAACCTGTTTGAATTTTGTTGTTATATGCCTTAGTTTCAGCGTCACTTATCTCGTAAATCACCGGAAGAACAATAGGAGTTTTGAATCTTATGGCATCTTTTGAAGCCTCATTATACGTGTCGTTAACTTTTGTCTTTTCATAATCAACTTGATAAAGAATTATCTCCTGATTTGCATCTTGTTCCAAATATTCAGTGGCAAAACCTACTTCCAAATCAAAATCCTCCATTCCAAAGAACTTATTGTTCCTTGTTACAGGTACTTTGTTCGTATTTTTTGTTTGATTAAATTCAAGTGCCATTTATTTTTAATTCTTTAAAGATAAATAGTAAAATCATAATAAAAAAATGTTTCTCGTGCGTGTGGTATACTAGTGCTTCTAGAAATAATTTATTAAATAATTATTAAATTAATAATATAATTAATATATTATAAAAAAACTAGTTCTTATAGCACTAGTATTTGTTTTTTAAAAAAAGTTTTTGTAAATAATATTTAGAAATTATATAAAATTTAATGTTTAACACGATAAAAGGAAAAAATGAAGCAATAGACATACTAAACAACTATAATGGGCCAAACCCATATCTTTTGAGGCTTAAAAGAGACATCGTTTTATGCAGAAAAACAGATTTACTTAGTGACTATGTAGTCGAGTATATAAAGAAAAACCATGATTTTTCGCCAATTCAGATAAACAAGAACGTTTCTGTCGCTGATTGGTATGGTGAAAAACTAAAAAATGACTATGAATTAGAATTTGTTCCTCAAAAGATAAGAATTTACACATATTTTGGGGAAACATCAATTGCTTTCCATTGCACTATTAAATATAGGCAAAACATGGAAACGATGGAGATTTTTCTACCAAAGAAAGCGGTACTTGGAAACTTCTTGATTGGAGATTATCACTCTGTTCAAGTGGATTTTGACCGTTATGACAACTTATCAATGTCAAAAGACCCGAACAGGATACTTAAACCTCACCAAAAGGAAGCAGTTCAATTCCTTTTACATAGGAAAAAGTGCATTTTGGCAGACGGAATGGGCTTGGGTAAAACGTGTTCATTAGCAGTTGCTGCAATAGAAGGTAATTTTGATTCTGTTTTGATTATTTGTCCCGCTTCTTTGAAAACAAATTGGCGTGACGAATTGCTTTGGTATGCAAATGAACGAGATATAAGTATAATTGATGGTGTTAATGACAAAACAAAGCCTGAATTAGAGAAATTACTTGGGTATAAAGTAGGAAACTCAGGTCTAAAACGTGAACAATTACTCGAAGAGGCAAAAGAAATTGGAAAATGGAAAGATAACAGGTTTGTTATTGTAAATTTTGACATTCTTGATGAATTTTATAAAATACCAAAGACAAGAAGTGCAGAAAATATCAAGATAGCATATGAAAATAGCCCTATGCTTCAATATGTCACGAATAGAAAAACATTGTTAATCATAGATGAGGCACATCGGCTTTCAAATTCAAATTCTGATAGATTTAAAATTATAAATGACCTAATTAAGAGAGGTAATCCAAATAGTATATACCTTGCAACAGGTACACCTATCACCAATAATCCGTCAAATTTTTATTGTTTGTTAAAACTTCTCAATGAAGACATTACTCTTGATTGGAATTATTACATGGATAGATTTTGTGGTGCCATGAAGATACCTGCTAAGGGTGAGAAAGAAAAATGGTCCAAGTTTTTCTTTGAAAAGAAAAAACGTGAGTATGGAAATGCAGGAAAAGTTGCGCCGACATGTTGGGGAGAACTTACATCTAAGGAAAAAGATGAGTTAAAGGAATACATTAATGCAAATGCAAGGAAAATCACAATTTTAAAAGACCCAACGAATCTTGAAGAGTTAAAACTTAAAGTATCACACATATATTTGAGACGTACAAAAGAAGATATTGCAGAAGGATTGCCAAATAAGACAGTTCACGAACTATTCTATGATTTCGATATGAAGCAAGAGTTTGAATATGCACGTCTTTGGGAAGAATATGAGGCTGCACAACTCGAATTAGACCCAACAAAGGAAATAAATAAAGATTTGCTTGAGGGTGCTGTTTATAGAAAATATTGCTCAAACCAAATGGTTCCAAATACAATAAAATTAGTTGATAAATTTATAAAAAACGGAGATAAAGTTGTAATAGCAACTTGTTACGATGAAGAACTTTATACATTACGAGATTATTATGGGGATAAATGTGTCATATATAACGGGAAAATGTCATTAAAACAAAAAGATGAAGCTAAAAATGCATTTATTAATAATCCTGAAAAATTAGTGTTTATTGGAAATGTACAGGCGGCATCTGTTGGTATAACTTTAATTTGTTCACATATTTTAGTTTTTAATAATATTACATATGTACCTTCAGACGAAAGGCAGTTTGAAGATAGAATCCATAGAATAGGACAAACAAAAGATTGTGATATATATTACCAATTCTTTAGAGGAACACAATATGAAAAAATTTGGAATACTGTTATGAAAAAAGAATTATCAATAAATCAAGTAATTAAAAAAGAAGATGAAAAAAAATATTAAAAAAGAATTAGTTAAAACATATTTTTCTATAAAAGGTTTTTTAAAAACTGTATTTAAATTGAAAAAAGAAAAAGAATATACACCAATGGCTGTTTTATCATCATCAGACTACATAACAAAATATTATTATAGGGGCGATAGAACTTTCTGTATTATAAGACAAACGATAATACCAGTAATAGGTGGTGAATTTTTTGATACAAATATAGTGAAATATAAATATTGGGAAATTGGTGTTATGAATTTTAAATAACATAATAAAGTAAATTATCATGGAAGAATATTTAGCGTTTGTTGATTATATTGGAAGAACAATAGATGGAAAATATATTTATAGGTTTGATTTTACTGTGGATGCTGATAGTGTGTGGGGTGAATACTTTAATGTAACACCGGCTGGAATAGTTCCCGATTTGCAGCCTGATATAAATTCATTATCGAAAAGTTGTAAGGTAAATTTCCAAATAGAAATGCAATTGGCAAAGAAAAACTATTGCTTTTCAATGCAAGATTGTATAGATGGGATAATACCGTTGATTTTTTCTGAAATTTCAGAAAATTGCATTGAGTATAATGATGCACCGCTTTTTTTTAAGTTTGGTGAAAATTTTGAAACAATAAAAAATGTTCTTCAATCAATTAACATTGAACCATATGACATTGAAGATGTTAAAAAAGGCGATGAAAGCGCAATTGATGATTTGATTGATAATATTGATTTAATAAACGGAGAAAACGATGACTATATATAATTTAATTGGAAAAGTTGAACACGGAAATTCACATTATGTGGGGGAATCATTTGACAATTTTATGTTTAAAGAGGTAAGACCTTATGTTCATGGCAAAAGAATGATTAAAAGAAGCCTTTATAGATACAAATTAATAACAAAATTTTATAAATTGATTTAAAATGGAAAAAGAAGATAATTTAAAATTGATTTATGTAAAATATTTGGGAAAAAATACAGACGGAACCTATGTCTATGACTTTTTCTTCAGCGAAACGCCTGAATATGTGTGGGGTCCGTCATGGGACGTTGATAATCCAAGCAGTAATGGAGATATTACGCCTGATTCAACAACATATTCCGTTGTTAAACAAGTAATAACAGACTTACCTTTTACAACAGCAGAAGAAACAAGTTGCTATTCAATGGAATATGCAACTTATGGAATATTAGCGTTGTCATGGGTCAACATTGATTTAATGGACGAATACCCGAAAAGCCGTTGTGTCTTACATTTTGGAGACAATTTAGAAACAGTATCAAATATTTTGTCAATAATTAATGCAAAATTTAAGTGATATTTTTTTAAATATTCTTTATAATTAAAGAATTGAGTCTTCTTCTATAAACGTGCCTGAACCGTAAAAAAATTCCTTTGTTATCATATCATACATTCCAAACAAATTATCTTCTTTTCTTTTTGCTGGAATAAGATTCATTATTAAAACATCATTATCATATATTTTAAAATATTTAAATGCTATTTGATTTTGATTTATTAACTTATCATCACTATTTGTAAATATTTTAATTGTTGATGAAGGAAGGACATTTCCAATACTTGTTGTATTTATATTATAGATAGAGTCATTATCCATAATAATGCCGTTTTTAAAATCTATTATAAATCTAGTAACAGTGTTTATTGGCCTATTTAATAAATTTATAGTTTCAATATTTCCATATGAAAAATAAAAAGATGGCATTTTTGTTCCAGCTGCTGAACTTAAATAAAAATTTTTATAAAATACTTTTGGCGGAATTCCTTCTTCAGAATAACATCCAAAAAAATTTCTGTGTGCATTTGCGCTAATTTTAAATTCAGTTTCTATTTTAATATGTTCATTTGGAATAATTCCGGTATCAATATATTCATTTATCCCATTTTCTGTTGATGATATATTTTTGCAAAATGCATATTCAACAGGTAAGAACATTTCTTTTTCTAAATTATATAATTCCATTGCTTCATCTCGTGTAAATTGTTTGTTGTAAACACTAACTTTAAACAAATTTCCTTTAAATCCTGACTGTGCAGAATTGTACATCCTATTTCCAATTGTCAAGCCACTTGTTTCTGTCCAAACATCACTTCCATTAGTTCCAACACTAACTCCGTTTATCAACATGAATTGTGGGGTTTTACCTGTATTATATGAAACAATTATGTTATTTATTGAGCCATCATATTTAATGCTTGCTCCTGTGAATTTTGTTTTATTACCAGTTCCATTACATGTTGTTATAATTGTATTGGATGATTTAACGATACCAATTGCAAATTTTGAAACTGAGTCTATGTAAATTATTTGAAAATTAGTGGAAGATGTTTCTATAGTAAACCAAACAGACAATGTTCCATTATCCATTGTAAACCCAATATTACCGTTTTTTGGCCTTAATTTTGAATTTCCGTTAAAATACAATGCATTGTTAACAAACTTTGCTGTATGATTTTTTTCAATTGGCATATTAATAATACCACTTCTATCGAACAATACATTATTAAATCCATCATATGGGACCAATTCGTATATTTTTTGTTGATATAGCCTTTTTACATCATAATCTGTTATGGCGTTGTCATAAAACCTGAAATCGGATACCATTCCTGAAAATTGATATGTTGAACTAAATCCTCCAATATAAAATGAAGTATATGAATTTCCTAAACTATCATCTGAATATCCTGTATTTCCTGAAAGGCATAAATTCCCATTTGAATAAGCTTTATATTCTCCCCTGTTAAATGTAAGACATATATGTTGCCATGTTCTTGCTGTTGCTTGTGCTGAAGCAGGAAGTTGTTTGGCACGTGGTGCAGATTGCCCAAATCCTGTTTTTGTAGTTCCTAAGTATATTTTATTGTTATACCAAGAGAAATTAAAATAGCCACTATGAGTAGCACAAAAATATTCACCATATGAAGAACCTCCAACAGAAGGATATACCCACATTGCAACACTGGCTTCTTCTAAGTTGTTCAATAATGAAGCAGGTATTTTTATTCCAGAACTTCCATTTTTAACAGACAAGCAACCTTTATGCAAAGGTGATTGCATATCAGATAAGATATTTACATTTGTTGCAGTAGATGAAAATTTATCATTGCTAAGCCCCTGATTTGTGTCATAATTTTTAGTGAATGGTAGCCAAACTTGTAATGCCATAAAAATCTATTTTAATGATAAATAGTTTAAATATTTTGTTAATAACAAAAAAAAATGTATATTTTATAAAAATGAAAATTTAAATTATGATACAAAATTTTGATAGAAACGGATTTATTGTTTATGACAATCACATTGCGTTTTGGGGTTCTGAATTCTCAAACTTTCATGAATGCAAGTTAACATATTTAGGCATTGAGTTTAAATCTTCTGAACAAGCGTATATGTATGAAAAGGCTTTGTATTTTAAGGATAAAGAGATTGCAGACCTTATTTTAAAGGCAAAAACTCCAAAAGAAGCAAAGAAATTAGGTAGACAAGTAAAAAATTTTAATTCAGAACAATGGTCTGAGGTTTGCGAAGACATAATGTATAATGTTGTACTTGCAAAATTTTGCCAAAATGAATATTTGGCACGATTGATTACAAGAGAAGATTTATTGGATAAAACATTTGTCGAAGGTTCTAAATATGATTTTATATGGGGTTGCGGTATTGAATGGAATAACCCAATTATAGACGATGAAAATAAATGGAAAGGGCAAAATCTTTTAGGAAAAGTCCTTGGAAGAGTAAGGGACTATATTATTAATGTACTATAATAGTATAAAAATAACAGCGAATAAGCATGCCAAGGGATTTGGCTATTTTAAATGGGACAAAATTTTATTAAAAAAGAGATTACTCCTGAAGTAATCAGTACATTTTTAAATGGTAGAGACGAACAAGAAAGAATTGTAAACCTTGACTATAAATACCAAAATAATTTCATAACAGTATTTTACAGAAACGAAAACGATGACAAATGTGTTTCTCAAGAGCCATTTATGCCGTTTTTGTGGGCAACTGAAAATGCTTGTAAAAGGCTATGCAATGGCGATAAGCAAAAAGTAAGATATCTTCTAAAAAAATATAGAATATGGGTTAAGGCACTTGATGTAACTAATTCGGACGGTGAAGTTGTTGAAGAAATTAAGAATGGATACACATATTTGTTCTATGCAACAGTACCGATGAGTTATTCCGACTTTTTGGATTTTTTCAAAAAAGCAGGAAATCCTGTTTCGAGTAGAAAAAAGAAAGATGACAAAGGTGGAACCCAACAAAAAGAAGAAAAACAGTATTTAACTGTTACTCCCAAAGAGCAATTCATGATTTCAACAGGAAAGAGGTTCTTTAAGGGGTATGAGGATTATAATGATATTCTAAGACTTATATTCGACTTAGAGTCAACAGGTCTTAATACAAAAAAAGATAGAATAGAACAGTTTGGTATAAGATTTAATCGCCCTGTAAAATATAAAGGGGAATATATTAAATTTGAAAAATTAATTAATGTTGAGGGTAATACTGAAGAGGAAAAAAATATTTCAGAATTAAATGGTATTATAACATTCTTAAAAATAATTTATACTTTTAGGCCCGATGTAATTAGTGCACATAATGGAGAAGCATTTGACTGGCAGTTAATTATTGGCGCTTGTGAAAGACTTGGAACTTCTCTTGAAGAACTATCAAAGAAATTTTTCAATGGAGAATCAATTAGAAAAGATGAACGTGAATCAATTCTTAAATTGGGTGGAGAAATTGAAAAATTCAATAAAACAATCGTACCAAATATTATTGTAACTGATTCATTGCATGCTGTAAGAAGAGCACAAGCATTGGATTCAAATATGCTTTTCTCAAACTTGAAATATGTTAGTAAATATTCAGATTTGATTAAAGAAGACCGTGTTTATATACCAGGTGACAAAATTTCAGATATTTACAACGATAAAAATAGAAAATTCGCAATTAACGATGAAACAGGCGATTGGTATATATATGACGAAAATCATACTTGTGAAAGTGAAGAACTATTATTGAAAAAAGGAAAAGACAACCCAACTTTTGTTCTTTACACAAAGAACAAACTTTTGGATGGATATAAAGTTGTTGACGGAAAATATATAGGACAAAAGTATTTGCTTGATGACTTGTGGGAATGTGACATGGTTGAACATCGTTACAACACCCCAAACTTCCTTATTTGTAAAATGATTCCTGTTCCATTTGACAAGTGCTGTACAATGGGTACTGCTGGCCAGTGGAAATCAATTATGCTTGCTTGGAGTTATGAAAATAACTTGGCAATTCCTCAATTTTCTGAAAGAAAAACATTTACAGGAGGTCTTTCCCGCCTCCTAAAAGTAGGATTTGTTGATAATGTAGCAAAATTTGACTATAATTCGCTTTATCCATCAATCATGCTTACATGGGGTATTACAAATGAAAAGGATTTGTTAAATTCTATGCTTCATTTTTTAGAGCATGTTTTAACTCAACGTGAAAAATATAAAGGATTAAAGAAAAAAGCTGCCAAAGAAAAAGATAAATATAAAAAAGAAATAGAATCTTGCTCTGATTTACAGTTAAAAGATGAACTTAACAGAAAAATGTTGAATGCGGCACAAGAAGAATCAGCAAATGATAAAAAACAATTACCATTGAAAATTTTTGGTAACTCAATGTTCGGGTCATACTCTGCAACTAATTTATTTCCATGGGGTTCAATTGATAGTGCTGAAAGAATAACATGTACAGGCAGAATGGCACTTAGACTAATGATTTATTGGTTTACAAAACTTGGATATCAACCAATTGTTGGAGATACAGATGGATTCAACTTTAAATTGCCAATTCCAGAAAACAAGATTGAACCGGTTATTACTGAATATGTTGTTCCAAGATATGAAGGAGAAAATACTAAATTTAGTGAAGATACTAAATTATGCATAAGAGAAAAAAATTCTGAAAATATATTATTTGTTCCTATAAATGAATTAATGAAAAAAATAAATGACAATATTGATGTATTAATAGATAATGAATGGATTTCCGTAAAAGAAATTAATTTTTGTGAAGTATGAACTATTTATTAATAAAAATGGATTATAAACAAGCATATGGAAAAATATAATACTGAAATTTTTATTGAAAAAGCAAAATTAATACACGGAAATAAATATGATTATTCTAAGGCTTATTATGTTAATTCACAAACAAAAGTCTGTATAATATGTCCTAAGCATGGCGAGTTTTGGCAAAAGCCGTACTCACATCTTAATGGAAATGGATGCCCTTCATGTGTTGGGTTAAAAAAGAGAGATTCTGAATCTTTTATTGAAAAAGCAATAAGTGTTCACGGTAACAGGTACGATTATTCAAAAACTAAATATGTAAATAAAAGAAGTAAAGTTATTATTACTTGTAAAATTCATGGCGATTTTGAACAAGCAGCTAATAATCATTTAAGAGGACAAGGATGCCCGTTGTGTGGAAAAAAATATGCTTCAGAATATAGAAAAAATGATTTTTCACATTTTATAAAAGAATCAACAAATAGATTTGGCGAAAAATATTCATTTCCATATATTGAAAAAGAATATGAAAATAGCCATTCTAAAATTACAATAAAATGTAATGATTGTGGTACTGAGTTTGAAAAAATTGCGTGTGACCATTTAACATCGCCACAAGGAGGATGTCCTTCTTGCTTTTCTAAAATTTCAAAGCCAGAAAATGAAATTTACGAATACATTGTTTCATTAATAGGAAAAGATAATGTTATAAAAAATGATAGAGAATCTATTAAGCCATTTGAAATAGATATCTACATTCCAAAATATAAAATAGGAATTGAATATAATGGACTTTTTTGGCATTCTGAAAAATGTATAAAAAATAAAAATTATCATTTGGAAAAAACAGAAATGTGTAAAAATAATGGTATAAGACTAATTCAAATATTTGAAGATGAATATCTTTATAAAAAAGAAATAGTGTTAAATAAGATTTCTCATATTTTAAACAAAACAACAAATGATAAAATTTATGCAAGAAATTGCAATGTAAAAGATATAACATATAGTGAATCAAAGCAATTCTTAAACTCATTTCACATTCAAGGAGAAGTAAAATCAAGTGTATATTTAGGATGTTTTTACAAAGGAGAATTAATTGGAGTAATGACTTTTAAAAAAGAAAAAAAGAATGGTGACAAATGGGAATTAAACAGATATGCGACGGATACATCAAAAATTTGTTGTGGAGTAGGAGGAAAACTTTTTTCTTATTTTATTAAAAAATATAATCCAAAAGAAGTAAAGTCATTTGCTGATAGAAGATGGTCTAATGACTTAATTGGAAATTTTTATACAAAAATTGGTTTTAATTTTGAAAAGTACACACCGCCAGATTATAAATACATAAAAGGTGGAGAGCAAAAAAGATTTCATAAATTTGGATTTAGAAAAAATATTTTATATAAAAAATATAAAATAGATACCACATTAACAGAAAAAGAAATTTGTGACAAACTTGGTTTTATAAAAATATGGGATTGCGGATTAATTAAATATATTTGGAAAAATGAGTAAATTTTATAATATAAAAGTAAAAGATAAGACCCTTACTTTACCAAAGTATTTTGGGCTAAATGTTGAAAAAAGTGAATATAGATATTCAAAAAATAACCCATATGTTAGTTTAGGTCTTTCAAGAGAAACTAAACCGGGTGCAGAATATACTGGATTTAAAGCTGATGTTGCTGAGTTTAATGATATGTTTATGAAAGATTTTCATTATGGTCCTAATTGCGTTAATAAAATGGGTCTTGGAATTGACGAAATAGTTGATGCAACAATTAACTTTAGTAGAAAGAACTATGCAGACTATTTCCCTGATGAAGAATTTCCGAAGGATGTTAAAATGGTTGGTAACACAATTAAATCCAAAAAAATGCCTGAATATATTTCAAAATTCTTGGAAAAAGGTATAAGACTTCTTTTGAGCAAAAAAGGCCAAGACTTTATTGAAGCATATTATGACTATATCGAAAAAATTTACAATTATCAAATTCCATTGAAAATGATTGCTTCAAAAGGAAAAATTAAAAAATCATTGGATGAATATATTGAAGATTGCAAAACAATAACAAAAGCAGGTAGGCCTAAATCAAGACAAGCATGGATGGAACTTGCATTGAGAGAGAATCTTGATGTCAGTATGGGAGAAACCATTTATTATATCAATATCGGTAAGACAAAATCACAAACCGATGCAAAAAAAGTAACCCATTATTATAAAGTAGACGGATTATTTGGAGAAAAAACCGATTACAGGGTTGCATTGGAAAAAGAATGGAAAAAAAACAATGTTGATGGAAAGTTAGCGCCAAAAGAACGTGCTTTGTCATTCAACGATTATGTAAAAAGACATCATTCAGATGTTATAATCGAAGATGAGGTCATACTTAATTGCAAATTGGTACCAAGAGAAATTGTTGATTCAGAAGAAGATATAATGTGTAAAGAGGGCGAAGAATATAATGTACAAAAGTATATTGACCAATTCAATAAAAGAATTACGCCTCTTTTGGTTTGCTTCAGGCCTGAAATTAGAAATAAAATTTTAATTACAAATCCTGATGACAGACAATATTTCACATATGACCAATGTGAATTATGCAATGGCTTCCCAAATAAAGAATCAGACCAAGACACATATGAACAACTTATGACTCTTGATGATAGGGAAATTAAGTTTTGGATGTCGCATCCTGAATGGGAACCACCGTATTTGGATTACTGTGAAATGGATTGGGAACAAATCAAAAACGATTACATTGAAAGAATGAAACGTGAAAGACAACTTGGAATTGACAAGGTGAAAGCAAGGTTTGCTGAAATTGTTTTCAATATGACTCTTGAAGAACTTGAGGATTTTGAAGATGGAGACATGCCAAAAGCAATGCTTGAAATTGTTGATGTGGACCCATTGACAGGCAAATTTATGTCAAAAGAATATAAAGACATTGTAATCGGTACAATACTTGATGTTTTGGATGCAAAAGAAGAGAAAATAAACGCTCTTGAATTTGAAAATGAAGTAGAAACTGAGGCATAAAAAAAGTCGGCCATTTGACCGACTTTTTTTTATTTAATTAATCCCATATCCTAATTGTTTACAACCAATGGCGGCTTGTTTTAATAATTCATTTGCTTGCCTTATTGAATCAGCAACTTTTTTTTCTGTTGATGAAGGACTTGGCGAAGAAAATGGTATAAATCCGCTATGCATAATCATATCAAGTTTATTCATAATTTCTATTAATGTTTCATATGTATTTTCTTGTTCTTCTTTCAATACATTTTTCATTGATTCAGATACTATTCTTTTTGCTATTTCATTGCTCATATACTGGCTTTTGCCTGATGAATCATTTGCAATTATGGATAATCTATCATTTATAGCCTTACGTATATTACCAACTGTGCCATTATTATCATTTTCGTATTTATTTTCCATGTCTTCAACCCATTCGGCATCTGTTATTCTATTATCGTAATTACCTAATTCAATTTCTCCACAAAGCCTTTCACATGCGTTTCTAAAATCAAAGTCTTGATGTTGCCAACTGTCTGAAGTTTCTTCTTTCAACATTTTTTTCACAATTTCAGTGACAACTTGTTTTAATTGACTTTCGTTTATTTTAATAATTTGTTTTTTACTCATTTCTAAAACTTTTCTTTATAAATAGTTTGCTATAAACAAAAAAAGTCAGCCGTTTATGACTGACTTTTCTTTATAAATTCATTATTTCGTTAATTTTTTGTATTTCCTATTTTTTCAAGTTTACCTGAAAATACATTTCCTTTACTATCAACCACTTTTATAACGCCTGGCTTTAGTCCAATTGTGCTAATTGATGCGCTTTCATTCAATGGTTGTCTTGAGAAATAATCATTCAAGCATTCATTTACAATTGCTTTTATTATTGAATAGTCAATGTTTCCGCCTTGTGTCTGATATTGTTGTTCATTAACGGGCCTTCTGCTTTGTTGCGGTTTTCTGTTTACGCCAGGTATATCCATTCCTGATAAAACAGACTGATTATCCAATGCAGTTACATCTATGACTTCATTAAGCATTGATTGTTTGATTTTGTCAGGCATTTTGCTATTTGCTGCCGTTTGCTGATTATATCTAATGTCTTTTGTTTGAACATTTCTTTTTTGTGGCTGATAATCTTCTTCTTCATTAAGGTACATTCTATCAAATTGAGAATAATCGTCATATGAAGATGGGTCTGGGTCATTTCTATCGAAATTGCCATCACCTTTATATGATTCAACAAGCCTGTCACCTTCAGGATTACATAAATCCCTTGCTTTTCCTATAATTTGTGCTAATTGTTGTTTTGAAACTGCCATTTTAATTATAAATTATCTTCATCATTTTCTTCATCTTCATCGTTATAAAGATTATCCATTCTGTCCATCATATCTTTATAAGACTTAGATAAAACATTATCTGTATTAATTTGAGGTTCGATATCTGATTTTTCTACTGGTTCCGTTTCATCACCAATATCAATTGGTGATTGGCTTACCTGTGTTGGCTGCGGTATATTTTCCCCGTTTTCGATTTCGCCTTTTGAAACAGGCTCAGTATCTGGTGCCTCAACTTTATTTTGAAAGTAACTTTTTTGTCCTAAATTGTCAATATTTTTTTGTGCAACATTTATTGTTTGCGTTGGCCGTGTTTGATGTGTTGGCGTTGCTTGTGGCTTTTCTCCTTTATCAATATCTGATTTTTGAACTGGGTTTGAATCTATTGGTTGATTTTGATTTGACAGATTTGCCACATTGAAATTTCTTGCAAGTGGGGTTATCGAATAAATGTCAGAGAATCCTTTATCTCCGGAATCGTTAAATCCCGTGCTTAATAATTCTTGTTCATAATCATAATATTTTACACGTCCGATATCAACTTGTCCTATGTTGTCTGTTAGGAAAAGTTTGTATTTGGGAACACCTCTTTTTGTTGAGCCATAAGTCTGAAAGGCCCTAATTGCACTTTTTCCGTTTTTTGTAATACCATATACCAATGGCAAAAGGTATCTTGTATTTTTACCTTTCCCGCCTTTTTTATCGTCATAAGTAATTCGGATTCTACGGCAATTTTCAATTGCAAATTGGATTTTTTCTTCTTTGCTTAATTGCCAAGTTTCTTTTCCGAATCTTTTTTTAGATAATGAAACGGTCTCGTTTATATGTATTAGTCTTTTTTTCATTATGCCTTAATAACAATTTGTCCGTCAGCAACATTTGCTGTTGTATCAATTGAAACATTACAATAACTATTTGCTTCGTTGTACATTGAAATGTTTTGGCAAAAAATCCTACCACCAACGCCATTTCTTCCGTTTATGTCGTATGAGCCACCTCCGCCGTTTGTATCAAAATTAGAATAGTTTATTGTTGAAGGTGCTGTACAATCTGGAATTGAATGTGTGTGTCCGCCATGTCCTGTTCCTTTTCCTTGTGGGTCTCCTGTTGCCAATGCATCAGGGTGTGTTTGTGAGTATTCTTCAACCCTTGTATAATCATTTCTTGGTAATAGATTTTGTCTTGATTCAATACCCTTTTTTTCTAAACAAGTTTGCATAATATTTTAGTTTTTTGATTTTATTCTTTTGCTGTTGTTATTATTCCGTTTTTTAATTTTTTGTCATGTGTTGTTCCAATTCCTGTTTTTGGCGCTGATTTTATCTTTTTTGGCAAAACTCTTGCAGAAGCCTTCGCTGCATTAAATTGTTTTTCAGCGACTTCTCTACTTTTTCCGTTGTTGTTATTTATTCTTTGTAATGATTGGAGACCTTTCATTTTTTCCTCTGGTGTTGAACCATTTAATGCTTGTCTTGCTGCTTTTCTTTTTCTGTATTGATATTGTGTCATCGCATCATCTGAATATTGTTTGTCTGAATTGCCGAAATTAATATTTGATAAATGCTGCCCGTTTTTTTCTTCTTCATTTAAAATATATTTGTTTTCCCAATCTTTTTTTGACATTTCATGAATATTTGACGGACCTTTTCCAAATGTCCTTGGACCCAATGCCCATCTATATTCAGGGTAGTGGCGCTTTCCAAAGTCATCTGATGTTTCAGGGTCAGTATAAGCTTCTCCGTATCCATTAGAGCCCAAACTTGTCTGATTTGCAAAATCTTCTGGCATATCAGGAGTTGTTCCCAACGTATCCAAATAACTACTTACACCATTTGCAATTTCGTCAAGTTGTTTATCTGTTAATATTATTGTTTTTTTGCTCATTTTTGGGTTGCTCTATATTTGAATTTATTAACATTTTGCATCATATCGTCTAATACATTCGTAAGTCCGCTTTCTGTTGTGTCATTACACTTTTTTTTCATTGATAAAACATCTTCTTCAAGTTCTTTTAGCATTGGCAAAAGACTTTCTGCATTTGGTAATATTGGTAATAATTTCCCAATTTGAAAATGTTTTCCCTCAATTCCCATGCAACATTCTGTAAATTCGTCTTCACATTCAAAAATGCAATCATTTATTTCATCACATAATAAATGTTCAGAATTATTTGTGGTATTCCAATGTATTTCTTTGACTCTTATTGTATAGCCATGCAATGCACATATAAAATCAGTATATTCCTTTTTCATAAAATTACAATTATACGTTTATAAATAGTTTGTATTTTAAGTTTTAAATAAAAACAATTAAAAATGATTAAATATAGCACAAAAACATATTTATTTTTATTTTGTTTTTGCTAATTTTTTATGTTTTTTACTATTTATATATAAAATGTCTTTTATGAAAAAATTAACTAAAGAAGAATTTATTGAAAAATCAAAATATATACACGGCAATAAATATGATTACTCAAAAGTTAAGTATTTAAACAAGAACACTAAAGTCTGCATAATATGTCCAATACACGGAGAATTTTGGCAAACACCAAATTTACATTTAAATGGCTACGGATGTAAAAAATGCTCTAATGAAAAAAAATCAAAATGTAAATCAAAAACAACTGATGACTTTATAAAAGAATCTATCGAACTTTATGGTAATAAATATGATTATTCAAAAGTTGAATATATAAACAACCACACAAAGGTTTGTATTATTTGTCCTGAGCATGGCGAATTTTGGCAAACACCTTCACATCATTTATGTGGGCATGAATGTAAAAAATGCTCTAATAAAAGAAAAGGTAAAAAAATATATGATAATGAATATTTCATAAAAAAATCAAATGAAATTCATGATAACAAATATGACTATTCTAAAACAATATATAAAGATAATTATACTAAAGTTTGTATTACATGTAAAATTCATGGAGATTTTTTTCAGGCACCATATATGCATATTTTTGGACAAGGATGTCCAAAATGCGGAAATTATATGAAAAATAAAAACAGGACAAAAAACATAGAAGAATTCATAAATGACGCAAAAAAAGTTCACGGAGAAAAATATGATTATTCAAAGGTTGAATATACAAATAATCATACAAAAGTTTGTATAATTTGTCCTGAACACGGTGAATTTTGGCAAACTCCAAATAGACATTTAAATAATGATGGCTGCCCAAATTGTAAAGAAAGTAAATTAGAAAAAGAAATTGAAAATTTATTAACACTTAATAATATAGAGCATGAAAGATGGAAAAAATTTGATTGGCTTGGAAAACAATCTATTGACTTTTTTATTCCTAAGTATAATATTGGAATAGAATGTCAAGGAATTCAGCATTTTTTTCATTCTAGAAATAAAAAATCTTTTTATACAGAAGAAAAAATAAAACAAATACAAGAAAGAGATAGAATAAAAAAAGAACTTTGTGATAAAAACAATGTTAAACTTCTATATTATTCAAATTTTATAATTGATTTTCCTTATGATGTTATAACGGATAAAAATAATTTACTAAAAATAATAAAAGAAAATGAGTAAAAACGGTTTTGTAAATATTGTTTTTGTAATAGATGAGTCAGGAAGTATGACAGGAATAGAAACAGATGTAATAGGCGGTTTTAAACGTGTAATTGACGAACAGCGTGAAAATAAAGACGGAAGTTGTTCTATTTCATATTATAAATTCAATAGCAATGTAACAGAAGTGTATCGTGGAATTGATGTTAGAGAAGTTGATTATATTGATGATGACTATAGACCTGGCGGTTGTACGGCGTTATTTGATGCTGTTGGAACAGCAATAAACAATATCAAGAATTGGATTAACGATATAGATGAAGATGAAAGGCCTGAAAAAAATGTCGTTGTTGTAATGACTGACGGTGAGGAAAATTCATCAAGAGAATACAGCGCTTCAAAAGTAAAGGAAATGATTAAAGAAATGGAAGATGAATATAATTGGACTTTTGTTTACATGGGAAGCGATGTAAGAGACGCAAAAGATGCAAATTCACTTGGATTTGCAAACAAAATGTATTCTTCAAAAGCAAGTTATATGTCAAATTATGACCTAATAAATGCATCTGTTACAAGTTATAGATGTTCAACATTAACTGGAGAGGCAAAAGATTTGGCTTTTACTTCAACATTAAGCGAAAATTGCAAAAACATAACAAAAGAATATGCGAATGAAAATAATTTAAATGTTAATGATTTATTGTCTTAATTAATAACAAAACAAACAGAAAAAAATGGATAAAAAAATAAAAGTACTTGTTATTCCAAGTGATACTTTTGGCGTTGGATTATACCGTTCAGTAAGCCCTCATACAAATTTGGACAAATTATATGGAGATGAGTTTGATGTAGAAATAAATTATCAGCCAGATTGGATTAATTTATCTTATTTTGATGATTTTGATATTGTTCATGTTCATAAGGGATTATTTAGTAGGATGGAACCTTTTTGGGCTGCTCTTGATTATTTTAAGATACATAATATTGTTAGTATTATTGATATTGACGATAATTGGGAAGTTGGTCCTAATCACCCTCTTTATGCACAAAATAAATCAATGCATGTTGCTGAAAAGATAATTGAGAGTTTAAAACGTGCTGATTATATAACAACAACTACTGAAATATTTGCAAATAAGATTAAAAAATACAATAAAAACGTATTTGTTTTTCCAAATGCGATTGACCCTGAAGAAGACCAATACCAACCAATAAAAAATGAATCTGATAAAATAAGATTTGGGTTCGTGATGGGTTCATCACATGAAAAGGATATGGAACAATTTAAGGGCGTTGTTAATGCAATTCCTAAAGAAATTTTGGAAAAAATACAAATTGTTCTTTGTGGATATGACCTTAGGGGCACAATGACAATGATTAACCCAGATGGAAGTATTCAAGGCCAAAGGCCGATAAAGCCAACTGAATCTGTTTGGTATACCTATGAAAAAATTGTAACAGACAATTATAATATTTGTAGTAATGCATATAAGGATTTTTTGCTTAAATTCCTAAAAAATGTTCAGTGGCCAACTGTTAACCAAGAGCATTATAGACGTGAATGGACAAAAGATGTAAAGAATTTTGCCGAGCATTACAGAAATCTTGATGTCATTTTTGCACCGTTGGATTGTAATTCATTCAATGAAGTAAAATCTGAATTGAAATTCATTGAAGGCGGATTTACAAGAACTGCTGTAATAGCAACTAATTTTGGTCCATATACAATTGGAAGCAAGTCAATATTCAAAAAAGGTGGCGAGATTGACTACGAAGGGAATTGTATTTTGATTGAACCAGAAAAGAAGCACAAAGCTTGGGGACAAGCAATCAAAAAAATAGTTGAGCACCCTGAATATATAAAGTTAATGACAGATAATATGTACGAAACCGTAAAGGATAAATATGATATAAAAAATGTAACTAAGGTACGTGCCGAATGGTACAAATCTATTATTAGAAAATAATGTCATAGTGTTTTTAGTTTTTGCCTCGTTGATTGAGAAATCTTCGAGGTTTTTTTTTGTTTTTTTCTGGAAGTTTTTGTATGTTTAAAGCAAAGAAAACATATAAAATGAAAACTAATTTAATTTCAGCAATCTTAGATTTAATTATTGCAGTTTGTATGCTTATTCTAGCAGTTAACATTGGGCTTTCTGCAATTTTTGTGATTCTTGGTATAATATCAGTTGTTTTATCAACTTTTATTATCATTTTTGACTTAATGGAAAAATTTAATAAAAAATAATTTTAATTATGAAAACATTGACACAGGAACAAGCCTACACTGAGTGGGTAAAATTTTACGGAGTATTTGAAAAACTTGGATTAACTAAAAACTATGACATGGAAAAACTGAAGACTGAATTATTGTCTTCTCCGTGTGCTGTTAGTGAAGAAATGGGTACTGCTTATAAAGGCGCTCTTATTATTCATATTAATATGGTTATGGCATTGGCCCAAAGAGTCGCCAAAATGATTTCAGGAACGTTTGAAATTGACGAAGATACATTATTGAAAGCGATTTCAATTATGCATCTGTCAAAAAGACTTGTATACGTTGAAAATGACAACGATTGGGAAATCAAAAATCGTGGACTTATGTTTAAGTTTGCAAAAGGTGTTGAAGGATGCCTTAAAGGTGGGGAAAGAAGCGCTCTTGAGGCTCTTAACAATGGAGTTAAACTTACACCAATTGAATTTGAGGCAATAACTTGTCTTGACGAGGATGTTGAGGCATCAAAGAAACCATTCCTTTCAATTTATACAACTGTTATTAGACAAGCAAACGAACTTGCTTACGCTATTGAAAAGGAAAGATATAATAAGATTAAAAACGCTAAATAATGAGAAGGAATAGTGACCCATTTGCTCCGTGGAATAATGGAACTGAGGCATATAACCCATTTGCACCATGGAATGCAACAGAGACAAAAGATGACCCTCTTGCTCCTTGGAATAATGAAGAAGGAAAAGATTGGAGTGGTGGAAGATATAATAATTTAAAAACATGGTAAATATGATTAAAGTAAAACTTATCAACAAATCAAATAATCCAAATCCGTCATACGAAACAACAGGTTCTGCTGGCGTTGATTTAAGGGCATTTACTGAAGAAGATATTCTTATAAAGCCAATGGAAAGAAAAACGATTCATACTGGTTTATATATGCAAATTCCTGAAGGATATGAGGGCTCTGTAAGACCAAGAAGTGGCTTGGCAATTAAAAAGGGAATAACTGTAATTAACACCCCTGGCGTATGCGACAGTGATTATACTGGAGAAATTTGTGTTCTTTTGGTTAATCTTTCAAATGAGGATTTTGTTGTTAAAAATGGTGACAGAATCGCTCAAATGCTATTCAAAAAAGTTGAATGTGCTATTTTTGCGGAAGTTAAAGAATTAGATGAAACAGAACGTGGTGATGGCGGATTCGGGCACACAGGAATTAATTAATTCGTATGTTTAATTTAAAATAAAATAACAATGTTTTTTTCAATCATCTTATGGTATATAATTGGTGTACTTATATCTGAAATTGGAATATTTGCATATGAGTATTTTTATCTTTATGATAAAGAAATTGAATATATTTCAAAACAAGAAATTATTGAAGATGTTCTACTAAGTTTCCTTTCTTGGGCTATGGTTCTATGGCTAATTGTTAGTGTCGCTCTTGACTGCTATATGGGTTGGCCATCAAAAGGATATGATTTGAACATAAAGAAAAAAAGTCAGTCTAAATAAGGCTGACTTTTTTATTTTAATGTTTTTAGTTTTTTATTCTTCAGCAAAATCAGCATATGGATTTGCGTTCATTGCTGTACGTCTTCCTTGATATGCTTGATTTCTTGTTTGGTCAAGAGCACCTTTCTTTGATTGGTATTTATCCCATTGTTTTTGTGTTTTGCCTGTTGTTTTAGCAATTTCTGATTGCCTTTGCTGTTCTAATGCTTGGATTTTTTGGTCATATTTTGCATTAATTTGGTCTATTGCCGCTTGTGAATTTTGCTTTACGTATTGTGCTCCGTTTTGACCGTTTTGTACACCGTATTTTCCTTTAAGACTTTCAATGTCTCCCCTTGCTCTTTGTAATTGGCGATTATTAAAATGGGCATCGTAATTTCCACCCTTTTTGAATGTGTCCTTTACTGCACCAAGTTTATCCTTCATATTTCCAAAGAAGCCTTCTTCCATGTCTTCTTCATTGGATTCATTTTCCGATAATATTTTTTTTGTGCATTCGGAAACTATTTGCCTTAGTTGTTGTTCACTTATTCTTATAACTTGTTTCTTGTTCATTTTTTATGTTGTGTTATTATAAATTATTTTAAGCGTTTATTGCTGTGTTGTTTTTGCCTGAGTGGTTGGTGCTGTAGGCGGCTGTTGGTTGGTAGTTGTACTTTTTTTTGTCCTTTTTCGTGCTGGATTCGCAGTAGCTGTTGCGGATTGTTGTGCATTATTTGATGCATTTGTCATATTAGATTCCAAATTTGAAATACGCATATTTAAATTTTGTAAATATTGTGCCAATTGTTCAATTGTTGGAGTCCCTGTTTGTACTGTTCCTTGTTGTTGTTGAGTGTTTCCATTATATTGCTGTTGGAAGTTTTGGCTAAAGTTATTAACACCATTCCTTGCTTTATTTGCAAGCCATCCAAGTCCTGCACCAATTGCTCCGGCAACACCTTCATTTTCTGAATATTCCTTTAACACCTTAATTGTGCTTTCTGTTATGATTTTGTTCAATTGTTTTTCCGTTATATAACGCATATTTCTTTTTTTTTTGATAAATAGTTTTATGTTCGTGAAAATATTTGACTTTGGATTTGAAATTTATTATTTTTAAGATAAAAAGGCATGGAAAAAGAAAATTTACGTGATTATACATTGTCATCTCTATTAGAATTGGAAAAGGCATTAAGAATTATTTGCGTGAAATATGAAAGTGTATCAAAAAATTATGATGGTTCAATCATTAACAACGACCAATATGCTTTATTTAAAAAATACAATGATTTTAGGGGTAAGGTTGTTGATGAAATGGAAAAAATACTAAATGGTTTAATTGATTCTGTAAATGGGTAATTTTAAAAAAATATTAGAAAAAATCTTAATTACAATTAAATTGTTTTGGATTTCATTGTTTTATGGCATGGAATCTGCCAATAAGATGATGTTTGGGCAAAATGGTGGAAACACGGACAATGGTGTACATCAAAATATGCCAAAATCTGGCGTTATGAATGATTTGCTTGAGGAAAAGGTTACAAAAGAAGTTGAGGAACTTCGTGAAAAGCATTATAGAATAATAAAAGAAGCTGATAAATATGACCCGTCAACAATAACAATGACATTTGACGAAGACGGAAACCCAATCTTTTCAAATACAGAACATATTATGAAAAAAACATATGTTGATTTCATGAAGCATCCACCCGTTTATGAAACAGAAGACACTCATATACGAACAATCCAAGATAATAAGGTTTTTGGAAAAGAAACATCAATAGGAAATGTTTATGTCCCAAATGGAATATATGATTATGATACGACATTAACCGTAAATCGTGGAGGGTTTGTTCCAAGGATTGAAATAGACAAATTTGTCACAAAAATTGTTGTCAGGCAAAAAAATGATATTGGCAGAGCGTTTGTTGATTTTTATTTACCAACAACAGCAAGCCAGTTTGGAAAAATTGACGCAATACTTATTTCAAATCTTTATGATATGTTTGAAACTAAAAATTATCGTTCAGACTTGTTTGAGTTTGAAACAATTGAATGGTATTCTGACAAAGCGTGGAATTCAGATGATATGTGCTTGTTTAAGTACGATGACATTAAACTTGTTGAAATAAACGTATTTGATGGTAGTTTTGTATTTACATTCGACTGTAACATTGTTTCAGATGGCAAATCAGTTGTTGATAAGTATATGACAGAAGAAATGGAAGAAAAATACAATAAGTTAGAAGCAAAAAAAAGCACTATTGATTTAATGTATGGCCGTAGCATTTTGGAAAGACGTGAAGAAAAAATAAATGGAAAAGAAATAAATTTAGAAAACACAATAATTAAAATATGAAAATTGCAATAGATATAAACGATGTTGTACGGGATTTTTCAAATAATTTTTTGAAATATTATGTTGAAAGGTACAATCATGAATTTGATTTGGATGATTTTGAATTTTGGACAAACAAATTAGATGCTGTTTTTCCTTTTAACAGCGAAAACGCATATTACAATTTTATGTATAATGATTATGCATTCGAATTGTTTGGAAAATGCGGTGTTTGCTCAAGAAGATTGGAAACAGAATTAAATGAATGGACCGAAAAAACAATAAAAGATATTGATGAAAACGATGAAATAGATGTGATGTTTGTTTCTCCGATGGAGTATGGGCTGTCAATTGGAAATACATATTTTTTCTTGTCTAAATTGGGAACTAAAATAAGAGAAGTGTATTTTCCAAAAGATTCAATTACAATTTGGGATAGGTGCGATGTTCTTATCACGGCAAATCCCGATTTATTAGATTGTAAACCGGATTGTGAGAGTCCAAAAATTTCAATAAAAATAAAAACGGATTATAACAAAAATAATAAATCGGATTTTGAATATCCAAGTTTAAGTTCTTTTTTGACAAGCCAAGATAACATTAAAAAAATTATAGAAAAATATGAAAATGAGTATAAATGATAAATATTATGGTTTTTGTGGAAAAAAATATGCATTAAATCTTGAAAAGTTAAAAGATGTTTGTCTAACTTCATCAAAAGATGGATTAAATAAAGAAGTTGAAATTTCACAAGCATATGAGCCTGATGATAATGGCGAATTAGTAATATCAAATAAAGTTGAGCATGAAACAAAAATATATGGAAATCAACAGAATGACATGATTATTTATGATGTTGTTAAAGTTTTGGTTATTGCACTTCTTGAAAACAATCAAGATGAAGAATCTTTCACAATGGATTTTGGTACTTGCTTAACTATTAATACTTTGATTAATTGGGGAATTTTAATAGAAGTAGAATAATAAATTAAAATAAAATAATAATGGCAGAAATGACAAAAAATGAAATGCTAAAAATAGTTACTGATAGCATTTCAAAAATAGAAAACAAAAAGTTCAATGTATTCTTTTTCGTTCTTGACACAAAGGGAAATCCGTCAGGCGCATTGGAATACATATACCAAACAGCTCTTGTGTTAAAAAAGCATGGATATAATGTTGCAATGTTGCATCAAGAGAAAGAATTCACAGGCGTTAGCGGATGGCTTGGGGAAGAGTATGGGCAATTACCACATTATAACATAGAAAAGGAAAATGTTGAGATATCTCCAAGTGATTTCTTGTTTATTCCTGAAATTTTTGCAAATGTAATGATACAAACGAAAAAGTTGCCATGTAAAAGAGTTGTAATTGTTCAAAATTATGATAATATTTGCGAATTTATACCACCAACACAGACAATGGAAACGCTTGGAATTAGCGATGCAATTGTAACTACAAATAATCAAATGAAGAAATTAAAAGAATATTTTCCATCATTAAGATGTCATATTGTTTCACCGTCAATTAAAAAAATGTTCAGAAACAACACTTGCCCAAGAAAACTTGTTGTAAATATTCTGTCTAAAGACCAGTCTAAATTCAATAACATTGTTAAACCGTTTTATTGGGAAAATCCAATTTATCAATGGATTTCATTTAGGGATTTACGTGGTTTGCCACAAGAAACATTTTGTGAAGCATTAAGGGAATCTGCAATTACAATTTGGATTGATGATGATACTAAATTCGGTTATGATTTATTGGAATCCTTAAGATGCGGAAATCTTGTTTTAGCAAAATCTCCAACACATCCTTCTGATTGGATGATAGATGAAAACGGAAATCTAACAGATTCTGTTCTTTGGTTTGATGATATTGAAGATTTGCCAAAAATTCTTTCATCAGTTATTAGAAGCTGGACACTTGATTCGGTTCCTTTGGATGTATATGAAAATCAATCAAAATTTGACGAAATGTTTTCAGAGGAAAACCAAGAAAATGAAATAATAGATTCTTATGTGCATAAAATATTTGATAAAAGATTGCAAGATTTCAATGAAGTGTTAGTTGATATTGAAAATAATGTATTTAAAACAAAGGATGAATAATGAAAGAATTAACTATTATTATACCAATTAAAGAATATAGCGAAAAAATTGATGAGCAATTAAATCGTGCAATTAAAAGTTGTGGTGAAAATAAAATAATATTAATAGGAAAAGATATTTCTAAATTTTTAGAGAAAGACGAAAACAAATTTGATAATGTTGATGTGATAAAAATGAATAATGAATCGTCATATCAGCATAATGTAAATGTTGCAATTGATAAAGTTACTACTAAATATTTTTCTGTTCTTGAATATGATGATTTTTATAATAAAATTTGGTTCAATAATGTTGAAAAATATATTGAATGCGATGATAAAAACATTTCTGTATTTTTGCCACTAACAGAAGTTATTGATTTTGATTCAAATGAAATAATCGGTTATTCAAATGAGGCTTTTTGGGCTTCTTCATTTTCAGATGAAATTGGGTTTGTTGATATTGAATCTTTACAAAATTATTTAAGTTTTAACGCCTCTGGCGCTGTGTTTAAGACAAATGATTTTGTTTCTATTGGTAAACTTAAAGAATCAATGAAACTTGTGTTTTGGTTCGAATACCTATTAAGGTCATTACATGAGAACAAAAAAATATTTGTGATTCCAAAGGTTGGATATTATCATTTTACTGGAAGAAAAGACAGTTTAACGGGTGAATATATTGAAACGATGTCAGAAAAAGAGGCTGATTGGTGGATAGATTTGGCAAAAAAAGAATATTTTTTCAAAAAAGATAGAAATAAAGTATATGAAGAATAATATTTAACGATGCAAATTAAATGGGGCGTTACATGCCCCATTTTAAAACATCATCGGTAAGACCATTTTTATGGGTATGATTAAGAAAGTGCATTTTAAATGTAGAATTGATGTTTTGCTTAGTTTTTTTAAAGAACTTTAGCAGAAATGGCGAAACGAGGAAGAAAACCAAAAGAAAGAAAAGGCTATTTTTATGAAAATGAAGAAGAAGCTATAGTAAAATATATTAACGAGACAAACACCTTTGAAAAAAATAAAATATTTAATAGTATTTTGTATCCAGCATTGACGAAAATGATAGAATCAATCATAAGAAGATACAAATTGTTTGTTCCTGATGAAGAATTTGAACAGAATTTCAGCGACACAATCTCGTATTTGCTTACAAAAATAAATCATTTCAAGCCTGAAATTTATTGCTATGATGAATACACGGGAAATACTGAAGGAATTGATTTTATTGAAATGACAGAAAGTGAATTCAGAGAAAAAGTAAAAGGTGCAGAAGAAATCGACCCTGAATTTATTCATGTTGATTTTGAAGATGAAGATTCAAATTTTGTAAAAAATAATTTTAAAAAAGTATTGCATAAATATAAAGCATATTCATACTGCGGTACTGTTTGCAGAAATTATTTAATGTATAAATGCTCTCAATATACAAAGAAAAAATTAAGAAATTCTTCTTATGAAGATATATATGAAGATATTAACAACGATGAAAGATTTTCTACAAATGAAGAAAGCTTTTCAACTCACGCTGAGAACTTGGTTATAAATATAACAAAAGAGATAGAAAAAATGATTAATGAGCGTGAAACTAATGGATTAACAGACAACGAAGTAAAGGTTGGGAAGTCTTTGGTGACATTGTTTAAGAATTGGGAAAGTGTGTTACCGAATGAAGGTAGCAAGAAACTACAAAAATCATCAATACTTTATTATTTGAGAGAAGATACAATGATGACAACTAAGGAATTGAGAGATAATATGCGTAACTTTAAGAATGTGTATTATTTTTTGAAAGAAAAAGAAATCAAATAAACGATACGAAAATTATATAAAACTATTTATTTTATATATTAAAAGTTATGGAAACAAAAAGATATAAAGTAAGACTTAATTCTGCTGAAAAAATAGAAGAATTATTACAAGAAATATATGACCAAGCATGTAAACAAATTGCTGAAATACAAAACGAAATAAACAAATTGGTCAATTCAACAAATCTTGGCGCTGATGGATTTAGTATTGATGCAAAAGCAACATATGCAAAGGCAATTCATGATTTCATGGGTGATAAGGCAAAGGCAATCTCAGCAAAGTTTGAAGTTGCAAAATTCATGGGAGAAATAATGAAACATAACGGTGATGCAAACGCAACAGTTAATGATAAAAACTTTAAAAAAAGAACGTCTCTTAATTTAGATGAAATAAAAAGCATGATAGCCGAAAATGACTGTGGTACAATAACATATGACCTTAAAAAAAACTAAATAAACATGAATCAGACTGACAGAGTTATAAGTAACATTGGAATGATAAAAACAATGGTCGAAAACTTTCCCATGGGTATTTTCGATAAAGATGGAAAAACTTATGAGTCTGCATTTGATTTTGTTATGGATATAATAAGATGTTGTGGTATAAGCGATAGCCAGATAATACAATATATTATAAGTAAGATATTTGGCGTTGAAGGAAAACCGGGAATGACAATAAACGGGCTTTATGATTATATAAACAGGCAAGACTTTACATTTGAACAAAATGAATTCATGAGTACGCTTGAATTTTCAATAAAGTCCATTTTAATGGCTTTGTTTTCGAGTGTTTATACATGCTCCGCAATTCCAATACTCCCAAATAAGGTATTTGACCTTAACACATCAATACAAGGACTTATGTCTTCTACCGTTAAAAACATTACAATTGAAAATAATTCTAATGACTATAATTATAAATTGAAAATACCTATGTCAACGATTGACATGATAGGAATGCTTTCAATTTCTCCTGCAACAAGAGATGGGAGACTATATTATTCTGTTGATGGACATGATGTTTACTACAAAAAAACACTAATAACAAACACATATAAAACGCCTGAGCGAATAGAGGTTAATCCTGGCGACAAATACATTGATAGCGGTCTGAAATATTGTGATGTTTATCAAATAAAATTCATTTACGAAAAATCGAATTTAAGAAGCATGGTTAGTTATGCAATACTTGATGCTTCAAATTTTCACACTACAGCGCCTTTTGATATTGAAATAACGACTATATATCTACCTGGTGGTTCTGATTCAATATGTACAAAAAAACTAATAATATATAAAGGGAGAACATATACAGAAAAAATAAACAATGAAAATGAATTTGTTAATGATTTTATATATGTTAATTCAACTGGGCCAAATAATTCTTCCTCTGTTATTTATTCAATAAAAATAAATGGATTCAACAAAGGATTTGAATACGGAACAAAAAATGGAGAAAAAATTTGGATTTATTTATCAAATACTGGAAATGGCCCAACTTCGTGGAAATCAGATGGAGGCTCACCGATTCCAAACATGATATTTGGAACGGATAGAAGTGATGAACTTTATGAAATTGAAAAAATAGCAACAGAACCAACAGAAGTAACTGCACTTGTTGAACATGAAGAAAGATTTTTGTCATATGTTACTGTTGATTCAAAAAAAGAAAAAACAACAGAAGCCGTAAGATACACTTATGTTCCTGATAGGTCTGTTATTGATGAAAATAGTCCTGATTTAATTGTTTGCTATGAAGGAATTTCACCAACATTACTTTATAGGGCATATGACATGAATGCTTTCATATGGTATTGCATAAACAGAGGAAATAAAACAAATCAAATAGAAGAAAACCACTTGATGTGGGATAGTAGAATATCTGCAAGAAAAAACGGAATAGAACGTATTAACGGAGAAGATTGGAATAGATGGTATTCGTCAAAATCACAAGAAGGCAATTCATTTAAATTCCAATTAGATGAAAATTCAAATGCAATATATCCAATTATTCAAATTGAAAAATATAACAATTCAACAATTTTGGTCAGAATACCATCACAAAGATATTTTTTGCCTAAAAAAAGAGATGATATTATAAATGGAGAATATAATCAAGATGAATCAAACAATTTTAAATACTTTAACGCAAGTGTATATAAATATGATTGGGAATATCTTAAAAATATACAAATTTTAAATCCAAGATTGCTATTGGTTAGGTTTGTTGAACACCTTTTAGGGTTTACTATTGAATCAGCATCAAGTTTCAAGTTTAGCATAACTAAGAAAAAAATAGAAGCAGCCTTAGGGAAGGCAATTTATTCAATCATAACCGCAAATGACATGGAGGTTGAGGATTGTTGGAAATCGTTTTCAAATGAAGATTTCAACGACCTTCTTAATGAAATGGTATTAAGCAGATACACCGCTAGTGAATATAATGGCGAAGTATATAAAGGGAGACAACATAATTTACAAGATTATTTTGACAAATTGGACAATATAAATTCAGATTCAGAAACGCAAGGTACAGTTAAAAATGTAACAAGACTTGTAAATGACATAATGATGATTCCGGGAACTGAACCTGAAAATAAAGGATGGGGCTTTGAATATGGTTTCGATTCAAATATGCTTGAAAGGTTCATATGGGCAATTGTGATGCCAATAGTTGAATCTATTTTTACGCCGCAAGTTATGCTTTTAATGATGATTAATTTCCAATTATTTGGATTAGTTAATATTGATGATGCGTTTGGGCAGGATTTTGGAAAAATAATAAATTTATTGATTAATAAGGTTCTCGGATTGGTTAAATCAATAGTTCTTTTTGTGAAAGATAAGATAATTGAAATTCTTCTTGACTTTTTTACAGAAGTTGTTTTACCATTGATTAAAAAATATGAAATAATGACATATCTTGAACGAATAACCGATTGGACAATTATATTATTAGATGCACTAAAATGCATGCAAAATATAGTTGGGATTGTACAAACGAAGCCAATTGGATATATAGAAGATGTTGAATATGCTGATATTGTAAATGAACAAATTATACCTGAAAATAGTTCAGAATGTTAATAACATGTTAAAAAAAATACGAAATGAACATATCTAATATAGTTGAATCAATATCAAAAACAATGGATGGCGTAAAAGTTCCTGCAAATATACTTCCTCCGATGTTGCTTAAATGCACTTCTTTGGTCAGAACGGGACTTTCTGCGTACAAAATAACTTCTCAAATAATACAAAATAATAAAGCGCTTGGAATACCAACAGGAGAAAATGAAGATGGTACTGAAAACTTGATAAATGCATATACGCACAATATTGTAAAGAGTATTGTTGAGGCAATTAAGCATGATGCAACTGTTCAAGTTGCTGTTCCTGCAAATAGTTTATTAATTCAAGCAAACGGTGGAAATGCTGGGGGTCCTATAGTCGTTGTTGGAACTAATTTAAAGGATTCTGTCGCAAATGGAATAATGCAATAATTTTTTTTTCAATGGATAGAACAGATTATAACAATATGTCAAATTCAGAACTTAAATTGTGTATTGAAACATTACAAAATGAATTTGATTCAAAAAAAAATGAACTTATACGACTTTGTGAAGAAATCGAAAACATACAAAGAAAATTTAATGATGCAAATAGAGAAATAAACAGTAGGAAAAATATATTTTAATTATGAGTGTCCAAGGCGTTAGATATTGTAGGGTTATTGATGTAGAAGATTCAACTGATAGTGATTTGATTACAGTAAGACTTGAGCCTGAAGATAATGGAAATGGCTCTATTGAACAAACAGCATTTCCATTATTACCTAAAATGTTCCATGTTAAGCCAAAGCCGGGCGAAGGCGTTTTGGTATTTCTTGCTGTTGATGATAAAGGTTATAGTCAAAGATATTACATTGGCCCCGTGATTTCACAAGATGATAAAATTTGGTACGATGAATCAACATATGCTCCAACTTTTATGCGTGGACGTGAATTTGAAGCGACAAAATCGCCAAGCGGTGAAAAAAAATGTAATGGCGTTCTTCCAAATAATTCTGATATTTGTGTTCGTGGAAGAAAAAATTCAGATATTCAAGTAACTGATGATGATGTTAGAATTAAATCAGGAGTAAAAATATCAGATGAAGAAAATCCTTATAATATTAAATTTAACACAAACGACCCTGCGTTTGTTAAAGTAAAATATCACCCTGGTGGATTAATAAAACAATCAGATGTTGATAAAAATGTTAAAAACGGAAAATCAGCACAAATTAAGCAAGTAAATAGTACAGTAACATTAGTTGCTGATAAAATAAATATATTATCTACACAGTCAAAAGAAAATAAGTTTAAATTGCCTTCAATTGACCAAGAAGATTTGATATCTGACAAGACATTAAAATATGCCATTGATGAAGCATATAAACTTCCATACGGAGAAAAACTAGTTGAAATATTACAAATATTCATTAATGCGTTTTTAAGCCATAAACACCCATTCCCAATGAAGGAGCCGGTGACAACTGAAATGGTTAAAGATTTAACTGAAAAAAAAGCAATTTTACTTGACGGTGGGGAATTGCTTTCAGATAGTGTTAGAATTAATTAAGATAACTTTAGTTTGTGGGTAGTTCACTCATAACGTTCAGTAATGTCACTTATTATTTCAAAGGACAATACATTTTCAAAAAATCTTATCTCCCTTCCATCAGATACTTTTATATCTACATGGTACTTGTTTGGTATAAAGTCGTTTGTATAAATCTTAAAATAGTTATCTAAAAATCCTTTTTCTATCTTTGTATATGGTATTACTTCCAATTGCCTATTTCCGTCATAAACATAAATTCTATATTCTCCATTTGAAATTAGTTGCCTTTTATCTGTTGAGAACTTTTCCCTAAAATCTACCAACACTTCACGCTCTTGACCACGTTTTAGCCTTTCATTGTCGTTTATCCCTGACAAAGATGGTACTAAAGCGTTTTTTGAATAAGACTTTTCACTTATTATTAACTTATTTGACAATGGCCTTGTTGAAAACTCCAATTCAACATCATCGTTTTTAATGCCATTTAAATATATTTTAGACCATTTATCGTAGTAAATGGCACCTCTCTCCAATTTTTGGTTTAAATTGCTCACAGTGGCTTTATACACCCCTTTTGTGGCTTGTTTTACTGGTATGTCCTCATCGTTTATCGAACAAGACGGGATTCTATCAAGATTTGTTGGTATTCCATCATCAAAAACATAAAGATATAGATTATTTTCTTTGCCAAGTGTAAAAGATTCTCTATCATCCATTATATATTCGTCATAAATGCATTCAACATATGGATGGAAAAAAGTGTTTGTGTTGTCTGTAAAGAATCCGACATAATATTCTTTCAAATATGAGCCTATTTTTTCATCGCAAGGAATAAAAGCCAAGCATAGTCCGAAATTTTCTATATGCTTTCTTTCGTCCTCTTCCAAAGTTTGGTCAAATTCATCAGATAATTCGTCAAGAACGTATTTTGTTATATCAATTGATAGGTTTTCACTTCCAAAATCAAAATGCTGGGTCCCTATTATTATTGAATCTTCGCCATTAATGTATTTTTCATATTCTTGCTGCAACGTTTCATTTGAATAAACGCCTCCATGCAACGCCTCGTTGTTCAATGAATATGACTTAACTAATTCCTGTAAGTCGTTTTTTACTGTTTTCCAATCATCTATGCTTTCATCGCTATTCGAAAATCCACTTGCTATCTTAAATATCTCTCTTGATATCTCATCAGACCTTTGCCTGTCGTAGTATCTTTTTTTATTGATATTTAATGGTTTTGTGGAATCAAGATAAAATTTTTCCCTTTCATATTTCCATGGAATAAACTTGTTTGCAAAATACCAATTCGACCCATCTTCAGCATATACCAATTTTTGCTGAATGTAGAAATCTTCAGTATAATCAAACCCACGTCCTGCATCAAAGTTCATGGGTAGCTTGAAAAGCATTAAATCAAATGAACTTGCCCTTTCAAACAAGAAATCAGGGGATATGTGTATCGGCTTGTCATAAGGTACTGTATCAACTGAAAAACAATTTGTCATTTTTAACGTAAATTTTAATTTACTTGGGTCGGCAAACGTTTTATTATTAATAAGTTCCTTGATTTCATTAATATCAAAATGTAACAATCCTCTCATTAAAAATTGTCCGTATCCAACACTCATAATTGGATTAAGGCCCAAATTTTGAAGAGAATTTTCAAGTATTGTATTTGTTTTATCTAAGAAAAAATGTCTAATCATTTTGTTTAACTTCTTTGTTATAAATAGTATTTTATGCTTTATTATGCTCCTGTAAACGAACCACTACCTGAATTTGTGAAGAATTGTCTTGATACCATATCATACATTCCTATTACGTTATCAGATTTGCGTTTTGATGGAATCATATTTCTAATTATAATATCAGATTCATATAATTTAAATGAATATACTTTTCCTATTAAAATTCTATTACCTGTTCCTGATGAACTTGTGTTTCCATTTGCTATATTAAATATTCTTACATTTAATGGCGTTTCGAAATCTGAAACAGGAGTAAAATTAGCAGAATCTCCATTAACTGTTATGTTACCATTTGATACTTTTAGTTTGTATACAACATTTAAAGCTTGTGATGTGTTACAGTTTTTACTTCCTGAATTTCCAATTTGCACTCCAATTTTTCCGTTTCCACATTTTGTCCATGCAAGAAAACTATTACTTGAACTATTTGTTCTTGCACCAAATACTGCGCCATATCCAGTAGCATTTCCAGTTATTTCAAATTCAATTTCAACTACTGTGTCTTGATTTGCTTTTACTCCACTATCAATCCACTGGGAACCTGTTCCCTCAATATATTCCAATTGTATATAATCATCAGGCAAAAACATTCCTCGTTCAGAATTATACAATTCTACAGCTTCATCTTGTGTAAATTGCCTATTATAAACAGCAACTTTATATATTTTACCATCAAATCTTGAAGTTGTGTTATATTGTCTTCCTCCTATTGTAAGACCTTTTCCTGTCGTTTCTGTAAATCCTGTTGATGTATTATAAACAGAAGGAACAATTCCATTTATTAAACAAATTTGCGGCATTGTATTATTGTATGTGACAACTACATTGTTTAATTCACCCCAAGAAATTCCTGTAGTTGAAAAAGTGTTTGTGTTTCCGTTACTAGTACCACATCTTACAATTAATGAATTTCCTGTTGAACTAAACCCAATAGACATGTGCGATTTTTCATCTGTGTATATTAATCTGTTTTTATTTGGTTTTTCTGTTGGTGAAAACCATATTGATAAAGTTCCACCTGAAATGTTAAATCCGTCATTTGTGACTTTTGGTCTTAATTGGTCATTTGTTCCGTCAAAATGTAAGTAATTAACATTGAACTCAGCGCCATTATTTACTAATGGCATATTAATTAATCCACTTCTGTCAAACAACACATCTTTGGCTCCACTATATGGAATTAGTTCAAATAGTTTTTGCTGATATAATCTTTTAACATCACTTTCAGATATACAATGGTCGTATATGCGAATGTCGTTGAATTTACCTTCAAAATCTCCGATTGCAAAATCAGTGGCTCTTGGATTTCCACAAATTTCCCAAGGACAAGTGGAATGATATGTTATTTTTCCTGAAACAGATATTTTTTTAACTTCTACACCATCTATATACAATCTCATAACTTTTTCATCGTAAGTTCCACAAATATGATGCCATGTGTTTATAGACAATGTTGATGGCATTTCACAAGATTGATATTCTCCACCAATATAAAGGTTAAATCCCATTTTTTGGCTTTCAACATAGAATCCTCCTCCTCCATCTTCCCAACACCCAAAAACACTTCTTCTTGTTGAATAGTTTTTTGTTTGATAAACCCATAATGCAATAGAAATTGGTGAATATTTATGATTATTTACATTTTTTGCATCTAATCCAATATAATTTCCAAAAGAAAAGTTATAGCATTTACCAATAATACCATTATTATCTAACGTAGCACCGTTATTAATAACAGTAACCTTGCTTAATCCAACACTTCTCAAATCTTTATTTAAAGGTAACCATACTTTTAGTGCCATAATATATTTTTTTTGTTTTTGATAATCATTTATTTGTTATAAATAGTTCTATTTTTGGAGTAAAATTACAAAAAATAACATTATTCAAACTATTTATGATAAACAAAGATTGGGAAATATGTTAATTGATTGAAATACTGGCACTGCCCAAATCTCCAATGGAGGTCACAAGGTTAGCCATAAAAGGAGCCCGTGCGCAAGGACTCCTATTTTTTTGCGATTTGACTTTTTTTTAAAAAATATTATATTTTTTAAAAGACTAAAATGAAGAAGATAAAAAGTGAATCGAAATTTCAGGACAATGACTTTAAGATAAAGATTGGAACAATGGATAAAAAGAATCCTGATGTTGTTTATATTGAATTGGGTTCTTATATTTCTCCAAAGGAAGAAAAGGAAACTTACAAGCCGTATATATCAAGGATTGAGAAAAAAACAAAATCTCTTATTGAGGATGTTATACAAGAAAGCGGAATGTGTAAGAATGGCTTTATATTTGTTTCCGACATTGCAGATGGTAGGGTTGCGATAAATAAAAAATCATACTTTGAAATGCAGGTATTTGTGAAACTGACAGACGAAATAAAGACCTGTGGAAAATTTGTTGATTTGACAAAAAAAATCAATGAAGAATGTGTATCGAAAATAATACCTGGCATAAAGAAGTATATTACTGAGAATGGTTTTGAATACTATAAATCAAGAAAATGAACTATTTATAGAAAAAATTAAATTATGGCTCAGGAATTCTATGTTAGGCAATACTCAATTTTGCCTTTTTTAGAGATGGAATTGATAAATGATGGAAGATATGATTTCCAAAAATCATTGATTAATGATGCGTTACAAGACAGCGTTGTGACTTTTAGTATGAAAGATGAAGAAACCGGTTTATTAAAAGTTGCCAAGGCAAAGGCAAACATTGTTCTTGCAAATGACGGGGGTTGTGATGAAAAATACATACTTCAATATAAATGGACTGAAAAGGACGTTGCTAAAAAAGGCGTTTTCAATGGGTGGTTTGAAATAAAATTTAACGGAGATTTAACTTGTGGCGATGGAATTGAGTATCCGGAGGGCAATTTAATTGTTCCTGTTGAAGAAGAATTAAGAATATTTGTGAAATAATGAGTTATTTTGATAAAATAAAGGATAAGGCTGTTTTCATTCGTCTTCCAAATGTCAATAGGTATTTGGATTACAAAGTTGATGGAATCATTGATTTCCCGATAGTCGATGAAAAATACTTTTATCGTAAATGGAATGAAAATGGACATCATTATACGACAGAATATCACAGAGAAATATTGCTTCCAAAACTTAATGAAATTTTTAAGTTTGGGCTTAATATTGAACGTGACTTCCATCTTGTAGAAAACAATTATATGGGCTATGATATAACAATGCCGTTTCCGAATGAAGAAATACATTACGAGGTGTTTGAATACACCAAAAACGAACATGTTGAAGATTGTTTGTATTCTGATTTGGTGAATAAAAACGGAAGCGCAACACCAACGGAATACCATAAGCTTTATAAGCATGGGCATGCTTGTTCAAGATTAATAAATAAAAACACACAATCACAAAGAAAAATACTTATAGATGGTGATAGTCAAATGATACCTTCAATAATGCCGTTAAGTGTTTATTTTAAAGAATTGTGGTACTTTGATAATAGAACCGGTAAATCATTTGAAAATGAGTTGAATAGTTGTGAATTCACCGACATATTGGTTCAATTCAATTTTAATGGTTTGGATAAATATATAAACAATTTAAGATGAGAAACAAAATACTTGAAGAACAAATAGAAAATGCGATTAATGAAGAGTTAGGAATCGCCGATGAAGTAGTTAAACTATCTGATTTAATTGAAAAAAAAGTGTATGACTATTTGAATAATGGCATAACAGAAAAAATTTTCAATGTAAAAACAGAACTATCTGATGTTAATGTTGATTTTGTCTATAAAGAATTTAATAAACCCGAAGATGCATTAACTTGGATAAATGAAACTGGGCGTTATGATGGATATTCATATGAGACAAACACAATATATTTAGGACTTTATTTCATTGGTGGAGTTATGAATACATTCGATGTTAGTGACACTATAATGCATGAATGCAGTCATTATTGGGAATGCAAAAACGCCGGCAGAACAATACATACGGACGTTTATGATGCCATATATCAAGGAATACGAAATAGAAACCCTGTTATTAGCACAATTTGTGAACTTTTATATTATAGTAACAGAAATGAAATAAGTGCATTTGTTAACGGGACATTTTCTTCTGCAATGAAAAAAAATAAAAAATATGAAAATTATATTGAATTTATACAAGATAACGAAATAAATGACTTATACACATTATTGAAAAATTCACAAAAAACATTATCAAAATATGATATGAACAATTCATATTTTTTTATTGCAGCGTATTGGTTAGTTGGTCATGACATCTTACATTGTGACATAGAGCGTGTTCTTCCAACATTAAAAATGATAACAAAAAGGTCATATCAATATTTAATTGATAAAATTGGAAAAGCATATGCGTTATATACAGCAAAAATTAAAGAAAAAGAAGAAAAAATTAAAGATGCAAAAATAAAAATGATTCTTAGACGATATTTGAATGGTGATATTGAAAAAGAAAATGGCGATGTTTAAGCACCGCCATTTTTTGCTCTTATGAATTAAGTATAGGATACATTTTAACGATTCTGTTCATTATGCTTTGTACCTGACCCTCATATTTTTTGTTCGAAGCATATCTATGTCCATTCATGTTTACAAACCCGTTTGTTTTCAGCAAATCCCCAATAGTTTTTTCTCCATCTTGAAGATAATCTGTCTTTATCAGGTTAATAAAAGGAGCAATACTTTCATCTGGGGTTGAATATGTGCATACGTTTTTTCCGTTGTCATAAGAGCCAACAGAAAACACGCTGTTTGTCCTTTTTGACCTTGGAGTTTGTCCGAAACAAGATTCCAAGTTTGCTATTGCCATGGTAAATGGTAAACTAAAATTATTTTCTTCACATGCAGTAACCAACGCTTCTGGCGTTAATTGCGTTGTTTCCAAAGAATATCCTTGGTTTTTCATTGCCCATTCCATATATTCTTTACATGCTTGGACTTTTTGTTCATGTATTGTGTCTGTATGCTGTATGCTGTCTGAAAACAATTCAACCATTTGTTCCAATTCTAATTTTTGATTGTCGTTAATGTTCATCCTTGCAACTGCACCAAGTATTGCTGCTGCCGTTGCGCCGGCCAATAACGCCCTTTTTATCTTTTTCTTTATGGAATTAAAATCCAATGATTCGTTGAGCTGTTGCGCAAGAAAAATTTCATATTGTTCTTGCATGACAAGATGACTTAATTGCTCTTCTGTAATAACAACCTTTTTCATCATTCAAAAATATTTGAAAGTTCTATTAAATTGCAAATATCTTCTCCAACGGTATCCAATGAATATTTTTTTCCATTCACTTGTTCGAGAACTGAAGATAATCTTTTGCTTGAATTTTCATCACCTTTTTCTTCAAATGACTTCTTTGCGACTAAAATTGATTCGGCACACAATGACTTGTATTTCTCAAATATTTCTTCACGATTTTCGCTTGAAGCTATTTCCTTTAGTACCTTTGCTTCTTCTTCGTTTAATGTTTCTGAATATTTTTTGTTGAATTCTTCCAACAATTCATTTGCTAAGTCATCCAAATTTCTTGATTCAAAAACGTTTGTTTCCTTTTCTTTGTTTTCTATGTTTTCCTTGATTACTTCAATTGCATTTGTATATTCTGATATATTTTTCAAATTGCTCTTATTCTCTGTAATATATCCAATTGCAGAATATAGTTTCTTGTTTTCTTTTGGTAATAAATTATTTGCTTTTTCTCCAAGATACAAATAGCCTTCAGCCAAAATCATTCCTAATGACTTTATTTCATTTTTCAAGGTTGACCTGTCTATATTTGAACTGTTGCTTTCTAATATTTTATTAATAACAAACGAAGAATCCGTTCCTTTTCCTGATTTTCTTATTGCTTCGCATATACTATGCATTGTTGAAAGATTATTGCTTTCTTTTATTACAGATGTATATTTGTTTAATATTTTTTTTCCGCCTTTTGACGTAAATAATTCAGGAGAAATTGACTCAAAACATTCTTTTATGTACCCAAATTGGCTATTTGACAGATAATCTGCCTTTTGAATCATTTTTATAAAATTGATTCTTTCATTACACTCTTTAATTATTTCGTTTTTATAATTTTCTACTTCTTTTATTGTCTTGAAAGAATTTATTGCATTTTCCATTTTAAACTTTTTTCTTTATAAATAGTTTATTATTCATTAAGTGTTTCACCTGAAATCGTATTTAAATCGGATATGGCCTCATTTATTAAATTTTCACGTGCTATTTCATCCTCATCAATAAGAGAATCTATTTTATCGCAAATGCTTTTAATGTTTTCTTGTAAAGTTTTATTTTTAATGTCGTAATCAATAACATCATCAACTTCATCTTCTTCTTTTTGACTTTCTGATATTAGATTCATATATAAGTCAAAATAAGAAGTTGGCGCTTTTTTTAATTGTGACTTGTTTTCGTTAATGTTTTCAAAATATTTTTTTGTAAATGATTTTGTCGTATTTAATTTTTGCTCATTTAATGGCGTTCCGTTGTCGGCATTTGGCGCACTTTCCATGTCGGTTTCTCCTTCTTCGCCTCCAAGTTCACCTTCTGTATCAGAACCTGGTTCTCCAATGTCAAAATCTCCGCCGCCTAAACCACCGCCAATTGGGCCACCTCCTCCGCCGCCCATTCCGTCATTTTCGCTATCTTGTTGTTGCTGCGTTCCACCTCCATGCATTGCCGCATAGTCCCCATATATTCTATCTGTTACGTCAAACATTCCTGAATGTTTTATTATGTTAGGCGTTGCAGCTAATTCAGCAGCCATTGCTTTTTCCAAACGGATTTCATTGAACATGTCCCTTATTTCTTCGTCACTCATTTTCATTATCTTTTTAAGTGCTCTATGCATTGACATCATTGGAATACCGGTTCCTGGGTCAGCAAGCGCTGTTTGCATTGCTGTTAGACGTTTTTGTAAATCTTCAAGTTCTTGTCCTTCTATTACTGTTGATGGGCTGTTTAGAGTTAATGAAAAGTTTCCTATTTCATCTGAAAGCCCCATTAAGTATAGATGTATCATTGCTATTTTGTTAAGTTCCATTAACAAAAATTGTTGTATTCTTACAATCATTCTTGCAAACCTGACATCCATAAATGAAAGATTCTGGCCTTTACCTTGCGCTTCTTGGAAATTTAAAAAAGTTTTTGGAACTCTCATTGCTGCAAAAATTTTATTTTGCATGTATTCAATGTCCTCCATTTGAACTTGGCTGTTTGCCGCCTGTAATGTTTCAATTGGATTTGGGGCATCCTCTCTTCTTACAGGAATGAAATAGTCGCTTGAAACGTCTAAAAAGTTTTTTCTTAAATCAACCTGACCCGTAACTGGGTCTATTATTTGTGTTCTTTTAAAATTATTTGCAATTTCGTTTATGTATGCAGGAACGTCAGCATCGTCAATTGCGCCAACATATACTTTATAAACACGTCTTTCAATTGCCTTATCTAATCTCCAAATAAGCATTGCATCTTCCATCATTGACCACATTCTCCACGCTCTACGTGCTTTATGAAGCATTGATACGCCATAAGGTAGGAAAAACGAATCGTTTAGCAATCTAAAATGTGCCACTTGCCAATTGAAATAAGCATTATCTCCGTTGTGCCCTTTCCATACAAACCTTATTTCGTCAGGTTTTATGTCAGTTGTTTGACGTGGAACTGTTTGTGTGTATGTTGACCCATATCCGTTTTCTTCCCTATCAACCTCATAAACAGGCATCATCATCCACCCCATTACGCCATTTGACTTGTCTATATTCAAAAGCATAAATGTATTTCCGTATTTTGTTACGTGACGGGCAATCATTGGTAACTCAGTATAAATGTGTAACCTGTTTACAAATAAATCTTCTAGTATTGACTTTGTTCTTTTTGACTTTGAATATATGTTAATCATTAATCCTTCAGAATTAATTGGGCAATTATGCGATATTATATGTCCATTGTTACATTTTATTGCAAAACAATTGTTTGTTGATGAATTCAATAAATCAAATACATCGCTTTCTTCTTCTATTTTTCTTATTGATTTAATTCTGTGGTTATATAATGATTTTTTTAAATCTTGATAATCTTTATATCCGTTCTCTTTACATATTTGTAAAAGATGAAAATTTGATAATGATAATTCTTTTAAGATTTCACTTTTATTTTTTCCATAGGAAATAAGTTTCTTAATTTTTGAAATTTTATAATTTTCGTTAAATACATATTTTAAATGGTCAATTCTTTTTAAATCGTATTTTTTTAATATTTCTTTATTTAACCTTGAAATCTGTTTTTTTGTTAAATTAAATTTATTTGATAACTTTTCATTAAAATTATAAGTGTCTAAATAAGCAATCGTATTAATATATTCTTTTTCGTCAACTTTATAATATTTCCAAACGTCACTTTTTATTTGTATATCTTTAAATGATGTATCGTGTTTTTTTAATATTGTGCTAATTGTGTTTTTTGATATGTTAATATTTTTTGAAATTTCAGATAGAGTTAAAGATGGGTTATTTATAATCATTTCTTTAATTTTCGTAAAGATTTCATCGTTAAATTTTAAATTAAAAATATTATTTATTTTGTATTTTTTACATAAATACCTATTATATTCAATAACGTCATTTTTTGTCAAATTAAACTTATTTTTTAATTCTTTCCTTCCACCGTTATTTAAAATTGTATCAATGTATTCTTTTTCATTTATATTATTTATTCTGCTTACTGTTTTATTATAGTTTGGATTGCTTTTGCCATATCTATGTATACCAAACATACCATTATTTTTCCCTTTTCTCCCGAAATATTTAATACGTTCTTCTTCGCTCATTTTTTCAATACGTTTTTTTTGAGCGATTTTAAATTTTTCTATGAAATTATTTCTTTGTTCTTTCCATGTTTTTTTGGCTGTTTTTGAAAATATTTTTTTCATCTTATCAGCCCATTCTTTATTTTCCCATCTTTTTTTATTTAAATCTGTGTGTAATTTTTGATGTTCATCCCAATACATATATGTCAATGCAGATGGGTCATTGTTCGATTTATTAAATGTGTTATGATGAATAACTATTTTTTGGTTATTTGTGTTTTTTTCCAATAAAATCGTTTTTTCATCAATTAAAACGTTTTCAGCAACAACACGATGTGTTGGCCTTTTTTTATACTCGGTAGAAGATATGATTTGTTCATATCCTAAATTATCCTTTGAGTCATATATTGACATTAAAGAATCACCTTCAACCAAATCAGATGCCTCTTTCCATTCACAATTTGACAACATTAATTTATGGTCTGGCGTAATTTTTATCACAGTATCATCGTCAAGCGTTATTTCTATAATGTTTTTTTTACCCTTATAAATAACACTATCAACGTGCGATGGCATACAAATTCCATTTTCGTCAACAGAATAAACCCAAAAATCTTTACAACGCATATTATACAATTCTTTGATTGTAAAAACTTTTCCGTTTAATAATTTTATTTGTGTATCACCATCCAAACAAGCCTCTTCTGATATAATATCAAGAGCACTTCCAATTTCACAAGTCCCATCCATAAGGTCAACGTCACGATACATTAATTTAACGGCATTATATCCGGCCAAACTTTCCATGGAATTGTCAGCGCCTGCCCTTTTCCATTGATATGCTAAATATTTTTGCTGTTTAAATGTTTCTAATTTTCTTTCATATTCAGCCCTGTCATTTGTCGAAAAAAGCACTTCGTTCCTTTCATCAAAACTTTTTGACGTTTGTACTGCTTTAGGAACTGAATTGCTATTTGAACCCCTAAATACATCAGTTAATCTTTGAAATATAGTTTGATTGTTATTTGCCATGCTAATTAATTTAATTGTTATTTAATAATATAATATTATTATGTTTAAAGTGAACATAATACACTATGTATAAATAGTTTTTGACTTTAAATATTTTTTTGTATATTATATAAAACATATTAATTATGGAAACATTTGAAGAAAAAGTAGAAAGATACATGCAATGTGACAAAAGAACACTTGCAGAAATGCTTGCAATGAAAGATTTTAGTGATTTAAACGATAAGAAACAACAAACATTTCCTTATTATGACCAGTTAGAGCCAAACATTTTTAAGCCAACAAGAACTTATCCAATGCCGCCAAATTATGGTGATTGGGTTGTAACTTGCTCAACAAATTAAAATTGAATTATGAAATTATTTAGAATAAAAAAGAAAAACAAGCCACTTAATTTCAGCATTCTAAACGCTTATCGTTGCGAAGCTTTGTCACGTCTTAAATTTTTGGGAACTATGTACATGATGGCACAAAATTAGGAAGAAATTTCTGATTTTCAGTTAAAAAACTGGTTTTTCAGGTTGAAAAATTGTATATTCTACACTATAAATAAGTGTAACCAACCTGAATTGCTATGATTAACCTTGCCCATTTCAACTCCCTTCCTCAAATCTTCCGCCATTTCCGGGACAAAGCCACCTGCCTAAAGTTCATTGAGGAACAAATCTACCCTGACGGACTTGTTGCTTGCCCGTATTGCGGTGGCATGCACCCATATCGCCGTGGTGACGGACGCTTCAAGTGCCGTGAGTGTGGCTCATCATTCTCAATCCTTCAGGAAACCATCTTCCAAGACACCAAATTACCCCTATACAAGTGGTTTGGAGCCATTTTCCTTATGTCAACCCACTCCAAGGGCGTTTCATCCAAGCAAGCAGCCATTGACTTGGGTGTGACACAAAAAACCGCTTGGTTTATGCTCCACAAGATTCGCACCACCTTTACCCAATCAGCACCAATCCTTGAGGACGAGGTTGAGATTGACGAAACCTATGTTGGTGGTAGGGAAACCAACAAGCACGAAAGCAAGAAGGTTGAGGGTACGCAAGGCAGAAGCACCAAGACAAAGACACCCGTATTCGGTATGGCACAAAGGGAAGGCAATGTGTTTGCCATCAAGGTTGAGGATACAAGGAGCGCAACGCTTATGCCTATTATCAAGAGCCATATTAAGGTTGGTTCGGTGGTTTATACTGACGAAACCAACATTTACTGCAACCTGAATGACAACGGGTATGTCAGGGAGATTGTCAACCACAGCCAAAAGGAGTTTGCCGTGGGACGCAAGTACACCAACACGATTGAGGGCTTTTGGGGACAATTCAAGCGTATGGTTTATGGCACATACCACTTTGTTTCACGCTACTATATCCAGCGTTACATTGACGAGGCGGTTTTTCGCTACAACAATAGAAAAAAGAAGGGCGGCGAAAGGTTCGCTGCCCTTATGGAACACGCCTTGAATGTCGTTACATTCGAGGATGTGAAAGTTGTTAAGTGTACTGCTTAATATCTCATATAATTGTCTAACCTTTCTTGGCTACCATTTGGTAAAGTAACATAAGCAACGCCTTCTTCGTCAAATTCAATTTCGAGCCAATCAGTCGGTTTGTCTGGCGTTCCGTAATTGTTTCTAAATCTTGCCGCAGAACCATCATTGCTAATTTGTACTTCGGTTCCTCCAAGATTTGATTTCGTCATATATCCATGTGGTGTGAAATCATCGTTTTCTCTTAAAATTCTTTTCACGGATTCGCTAACGATTTGCCTTAATTGGTTCTCGTTTATTCTAATTCTTTGTTTCTTGTTCATATTTCTATTCTCTTTTATTTCTTGGTTATTTTTCTCCAATCGTGTTCTTTGTTACATTTTGAAGACTGTTGTATAAATAGTCTATAATTCCATCTACATCTTTGTTTGTAATGTTACCGTTCTTTGACTTATATTGATTATCCATTACAACTTTTATATTATCCATTAAGCGATATATCATTATCCATGCATTAATTGATTGCTTTTTTACAAGATTTGTTTCTCCATGTTTGTTTGTAGGAACAATATCCATTTCGTAAAGAACGCTTCTAACACTTTCCTTGATAATATCTTCAAATTCTTTCTTCATTTATATCTATTTTTCAAATAAATAGTATCTTTGCAAGAAAAAGTTGATATGGATATACTATACATTACACCAAGTTCAGCACATGAACTAACGACTTATTGCGAAAGCAACCTTTTAATTGAAGTGATGGAACATTTTGCAAAAAATGCTATAATCATTGCAAAAGATAATAACAGCAAGCCATCTAAATGGTGGAATATTACAGACTTTATTACAGATAATACGATTTCATACAGAAAAAAGATGTCTGTGGTTTTGTCTTTTGCAGCAATTGGAGGATTTATAACAATAGGTGATGTAACAAAAATAGGTGATGTAGAGGTGCTGAATATGCTTAAAGAAACCAATAACATTTCCGAAGAAGATTATGATTACTTTATTGAAGCATTTTACAATTTCTCACAAGGTAATGGGATAAAGTTTGCTTCGTAGCAAAAAAGTCAGCCTTTATCAGACTGACTTTGTGCCATCAGGTATATAGTTCCCTTAATTAAATCATTTTTATATTTTTCTAATCCAAATTGTTTAAATAGTGATGAAACCGTTTTATATATTTCATTATTTTTGGTGTATATTTTACCTAATGTATAAACATTCATCAATTGTTCTAAGATATTAACAAATGTTCCTTTTTTTTTCATTTCTCTCCATATTTTAATTCTATCATAATCTTCGAATCCAACTTCTGTCTTGCTTTGAAAATCATTTTTATAAAGTTGCTCAAGTTCTGAATTTATGGTATTATCTGTCATAAAATTAAAATCTTTGATGTCAGTGTATACAAAAACTGGTATTGAATTTCTTTTTGATAGTACTAAAATTGTAATTGCATCATCTTTTTCTTTCTCGGCTAAATCTTTTCTTTGTCCGCTCAAATAAACATCAATTCTTGAAATATATTTAGATGCGTTTTCAATTGTTGGAGTATATGAGAAAATCCTGTCTTCCATTTCGAAATTATGGTGCGTTTTTTTTGACTTTGTAAATCCTTTTCCAAATGTTGAATCGTTTTCTGGCTTGTAATATGCTTGTTTTCCCATCGTTCCCCAATAATCTATAGGCTTACCATTATATTTTTGTGATATTTCGTTGCCATTTATTTCAATTCGTATACAACTTCCCAAATGTCCTGCATATCCAATGTCTTTGCTTCTACCTCGTTGTGTTGATAAATAGAATAAGCGTTTATTGTCATACGCATCTGATGAATTTGAAGATAATGTCAATTTAAACTCATTGTTTTTAAGAATATTTATGCAAGAAGAAAAAGACGTAAAATGATATGTTTTATCGCTAATTCTTTCAGATATGATTTTCTTAACACATTCGTTAACCAAATATTTTATGTCATTAAAATCTAATTTCATTTCTGTTTCTGATTGTTATATTACATATATTCCCAATGGGGTATATTGCTGTAATTTTACATTATTTTCCATTAATTCGGCTTGTTCTTTCATCATATTAACAGGCCTCATTCTTTCAAGACGTTTCATTAATGCTTCCATTGCGGCATCATATTCCTCTTTACCTTGTTGAATTAACATTTGGTAATCCATTGTCATCTCTGCCTGAGGAATGTTAACTTTTCCTGAGAATTTACCTCTTATGAGTCCCAAAGTTTGCTTTGCCTTTGCAATTAATAATTGACGAACTATGACTTTTGCTGGTTCGTTAAGGAATTCATATTGCATATTTTCCATAGGAACTTGGTCAGGACTTAAAATAACGTCATCTGCGTGATATAACATACATTCATCTTCATCTCCATTTGAAGTGTCGTAATATGTGTACCAAACCTCACACCCGATAAGCCCAATTCCGCCATTTACACCTGCACCTGCGAATCCAAATGACAATTTACTTCCAGGGGTTGACATTAAATGCAATAAATGTGTACCGTCAGGACCTGCTGTTACCTTATATGTAAGGTCACCCCTAAATAATCTGCTCTTAAAATTCAAATCTGCGGCCATATAAGCAACATCCATTGCTTGTGTTGTATAGAATCCACCAAGTCCTCCGCCATATCCATATCCTGCACCAACTTGTCCAAGTCCTGGCATAAAACCAACTCCTCCACCCATATAGTTTGCAAATAATGCAGTATCTGTCATAGGAGGATTTACATACATGACTTTGTTAATTGTTCTTCCTGATGGTATTACATAAACCTGTTTTCCTGATTCAATTGTAACGAAATCCTTTTTAAGTTCCCAATAATCACCACTTTTTATTGTCTGAAGACCAACTTGTTTCGAAAACCAAGCGCCATAGTCTTTTGTTAAATCAAGACTTCTTACCATAAAACCATACATAAGTTCTTTTGCGTTGGTAACGTTTTTACCATAAAAACCAAGCCACTGGTTGGCGATTATTTCGTTTTGTACGGCAGAAGAATAATCTTGCATGGCTATTTCCAATAAATCACATAATTGTTCATCAGTAAGTTCAACAGAACGAACAGGGGCTCCCATCGCTGAACGAACCAATTTAAACAAAGCATCAATATCTTTTGTTACTTTAATCATATTTTTTTTATTAGTTCAATAATTTCGTTTTTATTATTTATTAATGGCCGAAAATATTCTTTTTGCTCTTTTATAATGGATGAGTAATATATTATTTTAATATTATGTGTTTCACAAATCTTGTATTTTTCAAAATCATTTTTAATCTGTTTTTTAAAGGATTCTTCTCCACCAAAAAATTCAACAGGCTCAAAATGCTGTACTCCTTGGCATTCGATAGCAATATTATAATCTGGCAAATAAAAATCTAAACTTTTCTTTCCAAGCCATTTAAAATGTTTTTCTCTTTCATATTTAATATCATTATTTTGCAATTCAAATTCTATATCTTTTTCTAACTTTTTTTCGTTGCATTTTTTACATCCAATAACACCCCTAATAAAATCATGTGGAGTTTGCCAAAATTCGCCATGCTCAGGGCATATTATACAAACCTTTGTGTTACTGTTCACATATTCAACTTTAGAATAATCAAAATTTTTATTTTCATGTACTATCTTTGCTCTTTCAATAAACTCACTTGTCGTTAGTTTGGAACTTCCACAACAAATTGGGCATCCACACCCACTTAAATGGTCAGATGGTTTTTGTGTGAATTTTCCGTGCTTTTTGCAAATAATTTTTAATGGCGTTAAATGATTAACATATATAGATTCGGAATAATCATATTTATTTCCGTGTATTTTTATTGATTTTTCTATAAATTCAGAAGTCGTTTTTGTGTTTTTGCTATTTCTTAGTTTATTTGACAAATAAGGACATCCTTCACCTTTTAAATGGTCTTTTGGTGTAATAAAATATTCAATGTTATTGTAAATTATACAAACTTTTGTTTTGTTATTAACATAATTAACTTTTGAATAATCAAATTTTTCACCATGAATTTTTCTGGCTTCTTCTATAAATTCTTCCGTTGTTTTTCTTTTTCCCATATATTATAAATAGTTTATCAAATGCGAATTAAAATCTCCATCCTTGTTTTATTTTATCGTTTTTCACTTTAATTATCACTTTTCCTATTCTTGAAGAAAAATTCTTTATTGATTGCTTCAAATCGTTTATTGTGACTCCAAAATTTTCAAAATAAACACTAAACTTTTTTTTAAGGCTTTCATTAGTTTCAAGTTCAGAAACAAGTTGCTTTAATAATTGGAATTTTTTCCATGTTTCACTTTCAATAAGCAAATCATCTGAATATGGTAATGGCTTATCCATCATGTAGGCATATAGGCCATTTGCAAACCCTTCTTGCTCTGACTTTAATGAAAGATACATCATGTTCCCTATTTTGTTTTCGTCATTATCATCGCTTTCCAAATCCGTCTTAATCTTCGCATACATTATTTCGCCTCCAAAATTTTTACCCATCATAATCGTTTGGTAAATATGCTCCACTTCATGCTGTATTGTCTCCATTGCCTTTTCGGTTTGCAATGTTCCACAAACTGAAAAAATGTTTAATATGCACATTGAATGATTTTTTGCCACTAAAATGGACGCACCGTTTGTTATGTATTCATTACCATCCAGCATGAACAAATCATTATTCAAAAAATTTCTATGATATACGGTTATTGATATGTTACTGTCATTTATCTTATAATTAAAATTAAACGATTTTTTTATCAGAATATCGTTTTTTTCAACAACTTTTGCGCCTTTTATTCGTTCAATACACATCTTCAAAATGTCTTTCGATATGTTTATAACTTCATTTGAAACACCAAGTTCTTCTTTTATTATTTTCTTTATTTCATCATCATTCATAAAAATTAATTTTTTTTAAACAATAAGCCATCTATATGGGCTAAATTTATCGTTTTTAAGGTCTTTATTTGTATAGAACGGCATTTGATAATTCTTTTTGGGCTCTACTGTTATTTCACTTGTAACCTTAATGTTATGTGTTGGAGTTGACGCTGTAAGTGTTGCACTTGCTGTCCATGCTTTTAATATGGCTTTGTCTTTTTCTTTTGCTGCTATAAATTTTTTCATAGAGAAATTCAATACAAAAGTTGTCATTGACAAACAAGTAAGTGTGTCATCGTGACATCCGTCTTGGTGGTCTATCTTTGCCGTTGGGCCCTTGTAAATCCACGTATCCAATTCTGCAATTACACGTTTTGACCTAATTTTAATTTGGTTTGTTTTAACCATATTTGCAAATGCTGTTAACATTTGGAATCTAACTGCATTACTATGGAAACCTGGCAATTTGCCATCTTCTGTGGCTTTTAACGAAGAAGCGTCACGTTGCATTGTGTATTTGTTCAAATCTGCGTCATCATAGTATAAATTAGGGTAATTTAGCCTAAGAAGCATTAACACAGTTGCGTCACCTACTCCACCAATACATTCAACAACACAAAAAGCATCTCCATACATCTTTCCATATCTATATGCAAGTTCACCGACATCATCACCCGTCATTTTGCCGTGGTATTCTAGAACTTGTTCAAGACAAGGTGTTCCGTCATCATCAATTCCGTCAATATCAAGTATTTCTATTGCTGTTCTATCTGCTGCATCGCCTCTTGAGTTGTCTATTCCCATAATATATCTATGACCCTGAATTGGCTCTTTCCATATCCAAGTTTCATCTACCATAGGGTCAACATATAATGGGTCCCTAACATTTAGTTTTTCTTGCATTTCAATGAATTCAGGCTCAACAACGTTTGATGCTGACCCCAAGAATGAAACATCCAACTCTTGTGCAATCTTTTGTGAATCGTTGTTGAATTGTTGACACATTTTAATGTACCAAGGTGAACGTGGTGACCACCCGTCATTAATCATTTGGTCCCAATGCTCTTGGTCATATGCTATATTCCCTTCTTTATCAAGCAATGGCTCTTTTTCAATTAATACCTCACCTGTTTCTTGGTCTTTTTTTGTCCATTCCAAGAATTTGTTATAACGTGGGTCTTGATACCATTTTAATTCCACCAATTCAAATGCGTTCCAATCATCAGTTCCTTTTAATTTTGCTTTTCTACATGTTTCGTAGTAAAGCATATCCTTACCGTTTGGGGTTGAAATCATTATTATATGTCCGCCCGTTGAAACTGTAGGTAATGCAGATGCGTAAACATCATTACCGTTTTCAATAAATGCGGCCTCATCGAAGATAAGCCAGTTAACACCCTATTATTTAATTAATTACGAAGTTTTTTATCATCGCACTCTTATGATTTCTCATAAGTTTGGCGTACATTTTCACCCATTTTGGGGTCCCGCACTCTTGGAAAGATTATATTTATTCACTTTCTACGCTCTACGGTGTTTAGTGGCCTTTCGCAATCCACTAACTTACCTCGGTATTGCCGTATCGTTTTTGACTTAGGTTTCACCGATTTTACGGGATTTCATCATTGCAACTTACGCTGCAAGTCGGCAGTGTTGTTTACCGACACCTCTTGATGCATCAGGACCTGATGAACGAGCAACCACCTTACATCCATTTTTCAATTTCAATTCTTTCGAGTTGCATATTTCAAATATAACATTTTTGTTTGGTGGGGGCGACATCGGGTCATATCCTAAATCCATGAATTCATCACCCCACATCCATAAAGGAAATTGCAATAAAAAGTCCCTTATTTTAAACAACATCTGTTGAGCAAGGTCCAATGTGTTACCAATTGCCAAAACTGTTTGTGGAGAATCTTTGTCAGCAAGTACCATTTCACAAGATATAAAAGCGCCTGCCGTTGTTGTTATACCTGCTTGTCTTGGCTTTGTGGTAACAACGTTATTTGCATCGCCTAATACACGGCACAAATCTTGCTGCCTTGGAAAAAGGTTAAACGGAACATCCTTTTTCTTTGTGTTATCATACGTTTTAAGAAAATGCTGTATCATATAGACACGGCTTTTGTCTTTATAACATTTTGTGTATTCCAATGCTAAATAGTCATAATCTATAATCATATAAAACAGTATTTAATAAGTTATTTACTATTTATTATAATTAGTTTATTTTTATAAAAACAAATGCCGGTAAAATCTAATACAGAAGAATTTATAAAGAAATCAAAAATAAAGCATGGTGATTTATATGACTATTCAAAAGTTGAATATGATGGTAGAGATAAACCTGTGCTAATTATTTGCAAAAAGCATGGTATTTTTTCGCAAACGCCGCATGACCATCTTAGTGGATGCGGATGCCCAAAATGTTATTATGAAAGAAAAAATACTCCAAGAATTAGTTTTGAAGAGTTTGAAGAAAAAGCAAATAAAAAACACAATTACAAATATGCTTACATTAAAAATGACTATAAAGGAATTTCTTCAAAAATAAGAATTATTTGTCCGGAACATGGTGAATTTATTCAGACTCCACAAAGACATTTATGCGGGCAAGGATGTCCAATATGTGGAAATGCAAAAAAAGGCTTATATCAAAAAGGAACAACAGATTCTTTTATTAGAAAATCAATAGAAACACACGGAACAAAATACGATTATTCTAAAGTTGAATATATTAATAATAGAATTAAGGTTTGTATAATATGCCCTGAGCATGGAGAATTTTATCAAAAGCCATTAGACCATTTACACGGATGCGGCTGTCCTGAATGTGGACGAAAACTAAATAGAAGTGAAAAAATCGTTTTAAACGCACTAATTGAGAAATACGGAAAAGTTGAGTATCAGCATAAAGAACCGTGGTTACAAAGTAAAACATCATTTTCTTCTATTGATTTTTATCTTCCTGATTATAAAATAGGAATTGAGTATCAAGGTAGACAACATTTTATTCCTTTAGAACGATTTGGCGGTGAAAATGGATATTTGTTACAATCAAAACGTGATTTGGCAAAATATATAAATTGTATGAAAAATGGAATTAAAATGTTTTATGTGTCATTTGAAAAAGAAATCCCAAACAATTATTTTTCCTATATATACAATAGTATTGAAAGTTTGATTAATGCGATTGATGGGTATATTAAAACGCTAATATGATAATTTTGAAAAAAAATAAAAATTTTGTATATTAAAGAAAAAGTCTTAAAATATGTTTGATTATACTGTTTATAAAGAAAAAAGTTATAATGAATTGATTTCTGAGAGAAATAGACTTGAGGAAAAATATAATCAAATAGAAACAGAATGCCTAAAGGATAATTTGTCATTTGCTGAATTTTGTAACAAAGCACATGATGCTAAGGATAGGTTATTTTTTGTTGATAAATTCTTGAGGATTAAAGAAGACCCAATTTTAACATATGGAAAAGAGTGGTCTGGAACTTTATATGAAATAAATAAGTTCAAGGAAATGTGTGATGAAACTCACAAAGTATTTACTGATGAAGATGGTATTGGCTATTATGCAACCGAAACAGCAAAAAGTAATATCATAGTTAAGCCATCTGATTTTGTATATGATATGGTTAGGACTGATTTTACACATGTTCTTTGGTTCAATAAATAAAAATAATTTAATAATATATTGATATGGAAACATTACTTGAAATTTTAGGCGGTATTGCCTTAATTGTAATTCTTGCTATTGTATTTTCATTCCCAACAATGTGGCTGTGGAATTGGTTAATGCCTACTTTGTTTGGGCTTGTTAAAATAACTTGGGTTCAAGCATTGGGCCTTAATGTTTTAAGTGGAATTTTATTTAGAACTTCATGCAACTAATAATTTGTAAAATAAGTGTATTATGAAATTTGGAGAAGCAATTGAAGCCATGAAAGATGGTAAATTCGTAACTAGAAAAGGGTGGAATGGCAAAAATATGTATCTTTGGTATATGCCACCGGCAACAGTTAAGGCAGAATGGTGCAAAGAACCGCATTTAAAGGCCATTGCAGACGCTAACGGCGGTGAAGTGGAGTGTCTTGGCTCAATACGTATGAAAACGGCTGACAACAAAGTTTTGACGGGCTGGTTGGCAAGCCAAACTGATATGATGTCTGAAGATTGGGCGGTTTATGATTCAATTTCAGATATGAAATCGGATATGTGGAATTATAGAAATGTTAGGTATTTTCGTTGTGATGCCGGCGTTAGACATTGGGAAGATACAGATGTAAATGGAGAAAGTGATGATGATGATAACCCAAGAATTCCATGTATTGATGAAAATGGTAGATGGAACATTCTTATTGATATTAAGGATGGAAAAATTCTTAATTGGACACAAGGCGTAACAGCGAAAGTGTTTTATAAAGTATGTGATGACGGTGTATATACGGCATATGACAATAATATGAATGTTATTTGTGAATTAGAAGATTACGTACCTGACATGCTTGCTATTGACGATTCAGGATATGGAGATTACATCTGTTTGACAATAGATGAAAACGGATATATCAAGGATTGGCCGGATGAAGAAGACATTAAATATCAAATGGATGAATTCTTAAAGTCTGATGCTGATTATTAAATAAGGTAACTATATGCTTATCGAAAACAAATTATGCACCATATAATGCATAAATGAAAATATGCTTCATATGGTGCATAAAATTAAAAAAAGGCCCTGAGTAATCGGGGCCTTTTTATTATGGAACTATATACCAGTTGACATAAAGTATATAGTTAAATAATTTTATTCTTTGTTTATGTATACAGTATTTTCATCAAATAAGTTGCTATAATCAGAAATTTCTTCCCAATCACTCCTACTATTTTTTCGCCATACACGTTTAATATTCCAAATACCATTTTCTTTTCTATAAATGACCTGTCCGGATGATGACATAACATTTATTGTGTGTGCTGTTTGAACATTTGTTAATCTATAAATATAGTTAACAGTTGTTATTTGTTCACCATCTTTTTCTATAGTTATTTCTTTCCTTTCAAGATTATCGTTTATATCAGTTCCATTATCTGTTACGGAAATAGTATCTGTTGGGTTTTTTGGTACAATTGTAAGCCTGTAATCATCACCTGGTAATGCAACCATTTGTCCATTTGGATATAATTTACATTCGGTATTTGTTGTTGAATTAATAAAATAATAAGTCACATCACCAAATATAAATATTAACGAGTGAGATTGGTTAATATTGCTTAAATCATATGTGTAATACCCAACCGTTGGTTCGAGTAATTCAATATTTGTGATTTTAAATTGTAAACTATCATTATTGCTATCTGTTGCTTCATCTTTTGCAAATTTAACATCTACAAAATGTTCACCGGCAGGTATTTCATATGTTAAATTCTGTGCATTTGCACTGTTGTAACTATTAGTGTTTAATCTAATTTGTTCAAGACCTGCATCTGTTGAGGTATCACCACCAGATTGTGAAGAATTCCATGCGGAAGTACTGAGAGCAGTATCAACTTTACCAAATACACCAAAATCATAGGTTGCTTCTGCATAATTAATATATTGGAAAGTAACTAAACTTCTTACAGGTAAATCAAGTGTAATTCTTGCTACAGCAGCACTACTCCCAACACCATTATTATTTGAAACATAATAACCTGTTGATTGATTATATACAAAACCATATGTTGTTGTTATATTTGTAATGGCAGAAGTAGGACTATCAGTACCATGAGAAACCAATTGACTTGTGATATCTACACCATTATCCAAGGCCAACGTCAATTGCGGGTCAGAAGGTGTAATCGTTATTGTTTCACTTGTACCGCTTTCAACTCTTGTTGTACCCTTTGATGGATTTGTTGTTGCATTGATTGATGATATAGTTATTGGATAATATGTTTTTGTTTCATCTTCTTCAGGCGGAACTATTATATTTTCTGAAACAAGTATTGTGTGGTCCGCAGATATATTGGTTACAGTATATTCATAATAAAATTGGTTTCCTTCTACCGGTAATGTATATTCAACATAACATGTTGCACCGTTAATTGCACCACCATAATAACCTAATCTACATTTTAACTTTAAATTTGATAATTGTGTTACTGTAGGTAACGTTGTTGCTTCTAATGTCTGTGTTGAATTAGAAGTACCAATTGATTTAAAATTAATTTCATCACTTATTGTTGTTGCTGTGTCACCGAGTATTAGTTGTATACACATATATTCGTTTGCGTTTGATGTAGATTCGGCATGACCATTAACTTGACAATACAGCCTTGTAATTGTGGCATTACTTGGTATATCACTAAACGTTAAATTATATGTAAAAACTGTGATTGTACTACTTCCATTACTGTAGTAGTTACTTGATGTTGTTGAACCTGTGACACCTTTACCTACAATACCTTGAAAATAACTTGCGCCTTGTCCATTAAACCCACCACTAACTAATGTATATGTTCCTAAAACTGTTTCTGAAGAACCACTTGCTATTTTTTGTTTAACAACTAATTGGTTGGTGACATCTGTTCTATTATCTTCAACAACAATATCACCAACATTATCAGTTTCAATTTTAACAATACCATTTTCACCTTCTAATATTTCTTGTGAAGAAGGTTCAACAGTTGCTAAATTTGTTTCACTTGAAGATGTGATTTCATACATAGTACCATTAACAGAATAATTAACAACTAATGTTGCACCATAGAATGATACAGTCGAAGGCTCAGTAGCACCTGTACCCGTACTATTAAGTCTTGTAAGGTACATTCTAATCTTACAGTTATCCAATTCTTCTCTTGTCCAAGTACCAACTGTCAATGCATGTGAAGACGGTGAAGTATTGGAACCCGTCATAGTTGTTGCACTTCCTTTCGGTGTTATACCAGCACATAATTGTACTTGTCTTGTATTATAGTAATTAGTTCCTTGATTACCACATTTAACTGTACATTCTACTGAGTTTATTATTGCTGTTTGCGGTATTCTTGAACAATCAAAATTATAATAAATGTAACTTGATGCTGATTGCCCAGTATTGGTATAAAATGCAGCTCTCGTTGTTGAACCACTATTATCGAAGCCATTACTTATGACATTCCCATTGTATATACCATCAATTGCTGTACTTCCATCATTGTAATTTGATGCATATGATGAATTAACACTATCAAAAGAAGTTGGATTAATTGTTATTGCGCTTGTATATGATATTACTCTACTCATTTTTTAAAATTAAATCCCTTCCTTTTTTTGGAATGGATGAAATTTATTCTGCTATTATTTTTTTAAGATGTTTGTAAATAAATATCACCGTCATTACCTTGTGAAGCACTTGGTGTGCCACTACCAGTGTAAATTGCAATAGGCGTTACCCATGCCAATTGCCCGTTTACAACGCCAAGAATCTGTCCATTATTTGCTGATGAAAATTGTGGTAATCCAATAATTGTACCAATATCAATAGTCTTGTTGCTATTTTGATTCAATGTGAATGTACCAACTGTAGAACCATTGAACGTCAATGTGATTGTATTGTCATTAACTGTTGGAATGGTTGGCTTGTTTAAAATTGCAGCCAAACCTGTTGTGGCGTTCCAATCTGATTGGACGTTGCTTACTTTCGAATCCCAAGAAGATTTTTGTGCTGCTGTTACATGGATTTCTGTATTTTCAGTATGGGTTGTAAAAGTAGAATTTTCAACATAATTAGACAAATTTATTGTTCCGCCAAGTGCATCCCATTCAGTACCAGTCCATGCGTAGTTTGTGCCACCTGGCGTTGAACCATTTGCATTTATTACGTTATATACATCTCCGGCTTCTTTGCTTTCTATTGATGATAGGTCTGAATAATTTGTTACAGAACCCTTATATGCATAAACAGAAGATACTTTATTGTCTATATATGTTTTAATGTTACCACTAACATTAACTATTTCGTTGTGGGTGTTTGATGATGTTGCATAATCACTTAATTTTCTTGTTGACCCATCTTGAATATTGTCTAATGTTGTTCCTGTTGGTAATGCGCCAACTTCATTTGCGGTATACGAGGGCTTTGTTGATTTCTTGGCCCATGATGGCACTGTTGGGTCAGTTTCTGTATAACCTGTGATAAAACCAACATCATTTACCAGCTGAGAAGCCGATGATACCAATCGGCTATTTAAATCAGTTAATGCTTTTGATGTTATATATTCATTTTTTTCAATAATAGACTGAAAATAATTATCTGAAGAAAAAGTTGCTATTTCGTTATTGTTATTTTTTATTGATAACGTTTCGTGACCATTTGCAAAGTTTATTGCAATTTCTCCATATTCTAATTGTGATGGCGTTGGCAATTTTGCTTCGCCATTCGATAATGCTGAACTTCTCTTATTTAAGACTTTTTGACTCATAATTATATAATTATATAAATAAATAGTGCATCCATTTTAAAGCAAGCCAAATTTGTAAAATAATGAAACAAAAAAAAATCAGTCCTTGTCAGACTGATTTTCCCATACATACTTTATTAGGCCACAATCCCAAATCCTGTCGTATCCAAGTGCCTTTGCCATTTCGGTCTCTGTCATTGTTAATGGAAATCCATACTTTTTGTTTAATTTTTTCTTGTTTAAATTCATTTTATGAACTCTTTTGTATCTCATTCCTTTTTCGTTTTCGTTGTAATACTTATAGTCTGGCCTTGTGTAGTTTTCAAAGACAAAACCTGCCTTTGTATAGAAATTGTTATCTTTATTCAACGTCCATCTACGGTCTGCAAACGAAACAATTCTTGAAGGGCTATATTTGTTAATAAAATACTTAAACATTTTAGAGCCAACACCTTGCATGACATAATCATAATTTGACGCAAACCTGACCAACTCCCAATCACTGTTTTTTATGTTTCCATTTTTAAACGACATTACAGCAATTAATTTATTCTCAAAAAAAGCACCCAAATAAACCGTTGCACTAACAAACCCTTGTATGTGGTATTTGTTTAGGAATTGTTCTGCATCATATTTGTAAATTTCCTTTATATCACACTTTCTTCCCATTATCTTTTTTAATCCTTTGTCAATACCCAAAATGTGCGATAATTTATGAAGAACAATTTCCTTATTGTTAACGTACTCATCCTCAAATATGTGTATTAATCCAACACCTTTTTCCAAACACATCTCTGTTTTTTCAAGATGGTAATTGTGACTTTTCTTACCAAACCACTCAGTGTGCCATTTCAGACCGTCAAACTCTATACCTATTTTTTTGTCCTTTATTAATATATCAATTTCTTTTCCTATTAAAAGTTGCCTATTTGCTTCAAACGAAATTCCGTTTTTTATTAAAAAATCTTGTATTTCTTTCTCATATTTTGATACGAATCTTGATTTTAGAGTTACGGTATTTCCAAGTTTTATTGCTTCATGTGTTTGATTCTCCATTGTTTTGGACAATATATCACAATTATGGTATTTTTCTCTAAAGGCTTTCATTGATAAATTATGCGACAATAGATGTGATTGGGTTATTTTTTGGTACTTATTTCCGCAAATTGGACATGTTACGTAGTTTTTCTTGTATTTAAGTATGCTTTTTAACTTGTCTTTTTTTGCATGAACTTTAAAATAATCATAGTCTTCAATGTGTTTTTTAAGGTGTTCTTCTATCGTTAAATTGTGCTCCTTTTTGAGATGCATCTGAAAACTTCCACTTTTGTTCTCAATGTCACACGTTGACCATTCACAATAAGGACATTTTTTTCTTTCGCTATCTTTAACTTCAATGATATCAAACCACTGCTCATACCAATAATTTCCGGTTTCTTGATAGTAAAGTCTCCTTTCATATAATGATGGGATTTCTATATTATATTTCTCTTTTATAAAAGAAGTCAAATATCCACCGTTGTTTTCATAATCGAATGTTTCAAACTCATAATCTTTTGACCTTGCAACATAATGAAACCCTTCCCTTTCTACGTATTTTTTTGTTTTCCAATCCGGCACAACAAATTTTCTTTTTTTTGAGAATGAACTTGGCTTCCGTATTTCGACATCAAATTTGTTTAATATTTCTTTAAGTCTTATCTTACCAATTTTATAGGCTTTACAAATATAATCAAACCCTTTTCCATTTTTGTAATCTTCAATTATTGAAAATTCATTTATGTTATGTGTTTTCATTTTTTTTGTTTTTATATATTATACAAATAAATATTTAATAAAACCATTTTTTGCTACAAAAAAATCGGGTTTGTAAAAAAAACAACAAAAAAAGAGCGTAAAAAATACGCTCTTTAAACATCCTGTATATCAGGTAAATAGTTTATCTAATTTCTTGTGGGTCCCATTGTACAAGGCCGTCAACTTTAACACCACCGTAGAATCTGTTGTTAACACATTTCTTCGCATAACGTGTCATTATACCCTTTACAGGTGCGAAGTTTTCAGGGTTGTAAATAGTTGGGGTTAATTGCATTGGGATATAAGGTGCATAGATGTAACCAGTATCCAATAATGACTTACCCTTGTGACCAATTATAATTGACCAAGCAGGTGAATATGGGTCTCTATACACTTGGTATCTGTTTTGAAGAGCACCAATTCTTTCAATACCCATATTGTATTGGTCTGATTCAGCGTTAGCATCTGAAACGTGGAAGTATTCCAAGTTATCGAACACTGCTGAGATTTCTGATGACACAACGATGAAGTTAGCACCACCACGAAGAGTTGTCTTATGGATTTGTGCTGAAACTTGGTTAATCTTAGTCATCAATTCTTGGTTCCAGTCTTTTTGAGTATAGTTGGTTGAGAAACCAGCTTGTCTTCTCCATCCGTTAACGTCCCATCTTGCTTGCCATGGACCGAACTTTCTCAAATCTCTAAGGATTTCACGGTCAATTTCAGCAGCGATTTGTTCTGATAACAATGCTGTTAATTCAGCTTCAGCGTCAATGTTATGGAAAGCGCTGACATCTTGTGCTAACTCAGGTGACCAAGTTGCTCTAAGTTTTCTTTCTTCAACTGAAACAGTTACACTTTCAAGTTTGAATGAAACTTCACCGATTTCGGTTTCAAGTTCTAATGAGTCATACTGTGACCAAGCAATTGCAAACAAACCTGGGTCAATATCTTCAGTGTAGTCAATACCTTTATAACCATCTAAAGAATCACCTTGTTTCTTTACTGGTTTTGCAAGGTCAAGGTCAATCAAAATAGTACCGTCTGCTTGGCAAGGGTTACCATATTCAACAATACCCTTACCATATTTTTGTGATACGATTCTGAATGGAATTCCTTCGTATTTTTCGAATGTGGAGTTTCCGCTTGATGAAGTAATAGCTGAGTTAGCATAAACTTTTAATGAAGCCAAAAATGCTTCGGTGTCCATTTCGTTTCCATCAGGACCGGTTAATTTACCTGCGTTATATCCTGAGAAGCCTTTTACTTGAAGCATAATATTTCTGATTGTACCATCTGCATATGCTTGTGGCTTTACGGTTTCACCTTGATAGTCAGTTCCAATTTCAACAGGCTCAAAATCAATCAAAGTAACAGGAGTTACTTGGTCAGAAATTCTAATACGAATCTTACCTTTTGAATTGTCATACAAGAAATCATTGTAGAACAAATCATAAAGAGTTCTCTTGTTGTACTTTGTTACTGTTGGCTTTGCTTGCCTTACAATAACAGGGCTAACGCCATCACTAGCAACCATGTCTTTTGTTTTGAAAAGTGCTTCATCATAAGTTGTTGCACTTTCAATGTCAGTCCAATTTACGCCGCCATCTTCTGAATATTGGAAAGTCATATCATTTACAACTTCGTCTGGTAAATAGAAACGGTTGTATGTGTTACCATTATGTCTGTCGGTTCTTTCATAACCCATAAGGCCACGATGTCTACCAACTGAACCGTTTTGTAATCTACCGTCCTTATCTAAGAATTGTTCATCCCATTCTCTTTCACTTGTTACAGGAAGCATGAAGAACAACTTACCAACAGGAAGGTTCATTGCTTGTACAGAAACGATGTCGTTTGCAAGAAGTTTGCTGAAAACCCTTCTGATTATAGGGAATACAACAGTTTCAAATGAACCACTATTGTCTGAAGCGGTTGCCTCTGAAAGAAGTGCCTTTGCTTCATTTTCGTACAAAGTAGCAATGTTTTCTTTTATTATACCCTTAAGACCGTCAACCATGCCTAAAGCAGACCAACGTTCATTAATTTCTTTTCTGATTCTTTTCTGTTCGTTGAGTTCAATATTACCAACTTGACCAGATGCTAAAAATTCTCTCATTTTACTTATTTTTTTTCTTTCTTTATTCTTTATTTGTTTAATAAATAGTGTTAACAACTCAAAACTCTACCCATTAAGTCAATTGTTTTCATTAAATCATTTGTCTTGTAGATTTTTTGTTCATTTAAGTCTTTGGTTCCGTTTGCGGTTGAAGAAGACTCATTAAGACTTATTTGTTGCTTGTTTTTTAATTGTTTGTTGATTGACTCGTAAAGAGTATTTGCTTGTTCTAATGTTTTTGCCTCATTTGTGAAACGATTGACAATATCAATCTTTTCTTGTTGAGATGTTGCGTTTTCAAGGAACAATTTTGTTATTTTTCCAAGGTTAACGTTTGTGATGTAAGCTTCGTTCAAACTCTTGCGAAGTTCCATAATTGCCTTTTTAAGCTCTTTGTTTTCGTTCTTAATGGCTTTTAATTCTTTGCTTTCGTTTGTTGCTGAAGAATAACGTGGGTCTGCACTTCCAGTTGTTTTAACATCAGTACCTCTTTGGCTTCTTGCCTTTCTTCCGTTTGAGTTAGGTATCCTTGATGTTGTTACTGAATTTTGTTGTACGAAACCACCAACATTTTGTTGTTCTTCCATTGGTACGTCACCGCCCATATCAATACCATCTTCTTCGTTTACACTACCTTGTACTTTTTGTGTGTCTTTAAATGGGTCACCTTTTGATTTTGTTTCACCGGCCCATGGTTTTGCTGTTCCTGTTGGAACGCCCTTGTGCCAAGATTTGCCACCCTTAGAAGGTTCATTATTAGAAAGTCCTGCTATCGGGTCCTTGTCTTGGTAATTGTCTGTATATCCAAGGTCAACCTCGAATAGTACTTCTTTGCTTTCTTTCATTGGCTTTCTTGCTTTTTTATTATTTCTTATTTTGCCCTCGTATAATTCATCATCGAATCCTGCCATATCATCGAATTCGTCAAAGTCACCCAAATCTTTATTTCTGTGGTCTTCATAATCCCCATAAATGAATGGGTCATCGTTTTCGTGCCCAATAACAGATTGGTCATCCATAAATTCGTCTTCAAATGGTTCGTCATCTTCGAAATTTTCAAAGTCTTCGCCATCTAACAAAGATTCGTTTAGTTCGTCAGGCATTTCCTCACTTTCCATTTCTTGTGCGTTTGCTTCAGGCTGTCCTTCATCACCACCCAAGTCAATGATATATTCAGTGCCGGCATTATTGTCTTGAAGTTGAACCGTATCGCCTTCTTTTTTAACGACAACTTGGTCTTCGTCATTCAAGAGTTTATAAACCTTCACTACTGTGTCGTAGTCATTCTCACCTGTGAGGTCATATGTATTACTGTCTCCCACTTGATAATCTGAGAATTCATCCCAACCTTCTTGTCCGCCTTCCGTGCTTGCTTCGGGATTTCCTTGTGCTGCTTCCGGACTTTCTGCGGGTGCTCCTTGCATTGCATCCATTTGTGGGTCTGCTTGCCCTGGTTGATTCATTGATTCATTACCAGGTTCTTCTTCACCACCAATTTCAGGATTACCAATTTCATTTGTTGAGCCCTTTTTTGAGTTCTTTTCTTTATTATCAGAAGTGTTTTCTTCTTTTTCGTTCTCATCTTGCACTTCGTAATCTTTATCGTCTTCTTCATCGCAACTTTCCCTTAAAGCGGTCTTAACTGCTTCAGATAAAAGAGATTTCATTGATTTTTTGCTCTCTTCTTTTATTGCAGAAGTGATGGCATCCATTTCCAAAAGTGCTTGAGATGCTATGTTTTTATTTTTAGTGCTCATTATTGATTAGCAATTTTAATTGTTATTTTTTAATAATAAATATCATTTAAAATGAAAAAATATATTAACTGATAATAAATTAAGTTAATTATTCATTTAGCCAATCCGAAAATTTACCTAATTCTTCAAAAATTGTGTTTTTTTCGGCTTTTTTACTTTCAATATATTGCTGCGGAATTTGGCCTTCAGGCGTAATCCAAGCATCTGGGGTACTAGGGTCACTAACCACATCCCAACATAGGCACTCATAGTCGTCAGAAACGTATAAAGTGCCCATTTTATTTGTTACAGTACCAAGACCTCTTGATGAAACACCTATTTTAATACCTTGTAATATCAAATTGGCAACTTGGTCACCTTGACAAGAAATTATGCCATGTTTTCTGAAACCAGGACTTGTTATAATTTCAAGTTTTCCAACCAAAGTATGCCCTTCCCAATGTAATTCAACTATGTTTATGGCAACTCTTGAAAGGTCAATAACAGATTCGCTTGGGTGATTACAGTTTTTTGTCCAATGGCATCTATTATTATCCATTACATACCAAACATGATTATCAACTTCAACACACATAACATCTCCGTCATAATCTATTTCGCTTGTTGATAGGAATCTTTTATCTATATATATTCCTTTAACCAAAGACCTATAACTGAAATACATTTCGTGCGAATTTTCACCTTTAATAACCCTGTTTTCTTCTATTATTCTGTCATTGTTTCTTTTTTCAATTGAAAATGTTCCTGAATAACCAATTTTTAGTTGTATTTCGTTTAAATCCATAGCCAATTGTTTTGATGTAGAAAAAACATCATCTGATAAATTTATGTCTTTTCTTCGTTTATCACCCCTTATTCTGCCATCTCCCATAACAAACCATTCATAAAAAGTTTTAAGTATTTCCTTGTTTTGCTGTTTTAATTCAAATGGGACAAATTTGTCATAGCACAATCCAAATTGCTGTACGTATTTGCACAGTCTCATGTCATTTATAACAAATGTTTTACATCCTGATTTTTTTGAAGTGTTAATTGTAAAGTTAATCCCCCATTCTTCAAGCATTTTTTGTATTTCTTCACAAATTTCTTCTTTTTTTTGGTGAATGTTAATTTTATTTGATTTACTTTCTTTTTTTGAATGTGAGCCCTCTGAAAGATATATACCCATGAATTTTGCAAAGATGTTCATTGGTATAATTAAATCAGTTGTATATTTATCTTTTAAGTCGTGACGAATATTTTTACCTAATTCGCTTTCATTTATTTTTGGTATTATCATATATTCATCATTTCTTCCAATCCAATTTCCTGTTTTTGGGATATAATAATGTGATAAATTGTCAAAGTCTGATATTTCTTTTGCTGTTACAAACTTCTTAAATTTATTATTTCTATCATATAATGGAAAACCGTGGTCAGGTGTTACAATGTCATTGATTTGTCTTCCTTTTATGTTTATCAAATTTCCATTGTATTTGTATTTTGTTATTGATTTTATTGGTTTTATTTCAATTTCATTTGTTAATGTATTTAATGTTAATACATTTTCCCCTTCTGAAACTTCATATAAATGTTTCCACCCTTTTTCAGTTAGAATCATTGCCTCTGGCCTATAGCATTCTCCTATTGCTCTTTTTTCCGCAATTTTTTCCATATATTTTTGCACTTCACGCTTCAATATTTCTTCAGGATATATTCTTCCATTTGCGTTTTCAATGCCGAACTTTTGGAAAACAGCAGAAACAATAAACGGATATGGGCAATGAAAATCATCACTAATGTTTCCGTTGTTTATGTCTTCGAAAAGTTTTTTGTTTCCACCGATTTCAGGTGAAATATATCCGTCATTTTCTATTAAAAGGCCAGTGCCTGTTTGTCCTCTTTTAATTTCAACTAAATTACCTTTTTCCATGGCATATATTTGTTTATAATTCTTCTTCTTTAATAAACTCGTCAGTTATTATTGATTTATCTAATTTCATTTTAGACATTTTATCTGTAAATTTACTATATTCTATGTCGTTTTTTGCCTTATTGCATATTTTTGACATTATTTGTTTTCCTTTTTTTGTTTTTGCAAACACTTCTTTCATTAAAAAATTAAATTGTTCAATATCAAGAGTTGCAATTCTTTTTAATAAATATGGCAATTCATCCAAAGTTACGTCATTAAGCGAATTTGAAAATAGAATCCACAAACTTGGCCCTATTCTCATATCCCAAGGCTCCGCTTTCAAAAAATCTGATTTTCCAATTATTATTTCAGCCAATTTTTTTTCTTTTGGCAATCCGTGCGATATAAATAATTCAATAAATCCACGTAATGTTTCACTTAATAATACAGGAAATATTTTACCTTGTGCTGTTATTCTAACTTGTTGTTCTCTTCCGCCAAATTCAACATTCACAGTGCCAAGCTGCTTTTTGTTTTCATCGTCAATTCCTATATCCTCTTTCATATATAGGGCATAGTTGTTTAATGCGATTATTTTATAGTATAATTCACATAATTCTGGAGATATTTCTTGTATGCTGTCTTTATACGAATCAATATTTGAAGATAATGAAATAGCTCCACCCATGCATAAAGATTCCAATATTCTTCTTTTATATACCTCAGCACGTATCATTGATGCCGAATCAACACTATCAAATTCTAAATCCTCATCTCCGTCTACAGGGTCAACAATAATTGACGGGGCATTTAAATCAATAGAATCTGATAAAGATAAGTTGATTTGCACACTATCTTCAGGAACATTAAAAGTGTCTATTACATAATTAACACAAAGTTTTTCTAATTTATTCCTAAAAGGCCTTTCTATTTCAATACATTTGTTAATTAATTTTGCTAACATAGAATTTATGTCAGTATCTTCAAAATCGTTAATTTCGCCAATTTCAACAAGCGTGTTTTTTATTTCTTCAAATCTTTTGTTTGCTATTTTCAATAAAAATGGTATGTCATATATATCCGGTATTGCCGGATTGTTTCCTAAAGATGTTTCATTGTTTATTATTGATAATTTTATATCTTCAGGCAATTTATCATATAATATTCCTTCGTTTAGCATTTTTTTGTTTTCGTCTTGTCTTGTAATTAAATGATACCATAAATACCTAACTCCTTAGTTTTTATAGTCCAAATTGCTCCATCTACTTGCTGTTGCATATTTTGGTAATGAAGTTTTCTTTTCTTGCATTTTATATTCGTTTATAACGTCTTCCGGGGATGACATTTTTCTTCCCAATGTTCTTTTAATTTTCTTTTTGTGGTTTTATATCCTTCATGGATTTTTTTTAGACGTGCCTCTTCAATTTGCTTTTTTGAGAATGATTTATATTCAGATATTCCATCACCGGAAACTTCAACATCACCTCCGTCACTTAAAACGGTTGGGTTTACTTGCTGTTGTATTGCTTGGTTTACATTTTGCCCTTTTTCGACCTCAACGTGCTGTGTCGGGACTGAATCATTCGAGCCAACTAGCTTTTGGTTTGATATGTGTAAATTAACATCTCCGTATTTTCCTGCGTTATTTATTTCGGGCTGATTGCTTGTCACTGCATTTGTCAATGACGTTATTGTGTTTCCGGTCGTGTTTAATTGAACAGTTGTCGTGTTTTCCTCTTTTAAAACTTCGTTCAATTGCTTCCTTGTCAATATAATTCTTTTAATACTTGCCATTTAAAAACAATTTTATAATAAATAGTTTTATTAAAATAAAAAAAGAGCGTCATTTAGACGCTCATTTAATTGTTAGTGTGTTTGTTTTTATGCGAATGGGGAATTAAATGGAGAACTTCCTGATTTTGATATTTTTTTTGGCAGTACTTTTCTGTCGTTTTTTTTCATCAATTCGTCTTGAGATGGGCCAAAATTTTCTTGTATTTTGTTTAATTGCTTTTTTGTGAAAACAACTGATTCCATCATTGGTTGATTATCCGCATCCCCGTTTTCTTGTTGTGAATCACTCTTATTTAACATACTTTTCGCATAAGACCTTACAGCTTCTTTATCAGTATCGCTTAATTGGCTTATTATTGACGTTGTATCATCAGAACCTTCACCGCTTTGGTCACCACCCATTGCGTTTGGGTCATAACCCATTGCGTTTTGGTCACTACCTGCCATATTTTGGCCCATATCCATAGCGTTAGGGTTGCCATCTTCCATACTTGTGTCCATACCCATAGCGTTAGGTCCGCTACCAATCATACTTGGTTCTTGTTGAAAAGAAGCATCATCCATGGGTTGTTGCATATCGCCACCAACGGATGATGCGTTATTTAATTTTAAGAATGTTTTTTCGTCTACTGAATTTTCATTCAGTCCACTTTTTTTTTATTTGCGCCTTCAATCGGAATACCTTTCTTTAATTGGTACATAACATCTTTTGTAACTGCATTTACCAATTGTGTAAATGGGTCACCATTACCGATTTGTTTTCCAAATGGTTCTTCACTGTGTACACTTTCATCATTCCAATCTCTGCCCCATTGGTTTTGGTCTTCACCTGTTGTTGGAAGTTCCATAGGTTTCTTTCTGTAGCCAGGGTGCTTTCCAAACACGTGGAGTTCGTCTTCTTTCAATATTGATTTAACGACAGATTCAACTATACTATCCATTTTTGCTCTTTTTCCTTCCATCATACTTTGTTGGAAATCTCCGCATTCATCAACTTCACCTTCTGTTGAAAAATCTTCTCCGTCTTCTCCACTAAATTCATAATCATTGTTAAAATCTTCTTCATCTTCAGTGTTATCAAAACTATCTGTGTCTTCTCCGTTAATTTGTGCTTTTAGTGATTCAATTTCAGCCTTTAATGATTCGATTTCACTTCTTAGGTCTTCATCTTCTGAAGGTTCGTCAGTTAATTCTTCATCGTCAAATTCGCCTGTTTCGTCACCAAGTTCGTTATCTCCAAACTCTTCAGTTTCGTCACCAAGTTCGTCATCTCCAAACTCTTCAGTTTCGTCACCAAATTCGTCTCCACCTAAATCAAATGAATCATCGTCTGCTTCAGGATTTTCGCTATCTTCGTTATCAAAATCTTCTTCACCCTCGTTTATTGATTTATTAAATGGGTCATTGTTGTGGTCTGTATCTGGCTCACCAATACCTGCTGAACCCGGTAAACCTTCATCCCATTCTTTGGTTTCTTCATTTACTTTTTCTTGTCCATCCATGTCCCAACCTATTTTGTCTGGCTCACTTGCACCCATTTTTGGGCCTGCCCAATTTCTTGTGTTAGGCATTAATGGTTCATCGCTAATGTCGCCTGCTTCTTCGTTGCAGTTTTGGCATTCACATGGGTTTTTACCACATTTTCCACAGCAAGCACCTTCATTTACCTTTGATGGGTTTTCAGTGTAGGGGCCACTTGTCTTCTTTTCGTGCGGATTATTTCCGCTAAATCCTTTAACTTTATCTTGGTCAACTACTTTTGCATCAGTGCCATCATTGATTGAATTACCATTTTTCTTTGGTGTTTCAGGATTTGTACCGTTATATTTAACAACGTTGTCATTATTTGAAGCACCAATTTCATTTGCTTCATTCATAATCATTGATGCGTTGTACATAATTTGCCTTTGACGTGCAATTTCGTTTTTCATTCTATCAGTACATTCAACCAAGAATTCTTCTTTTTTGAATGGGTCTAAAGTAGAAATGTTGACATTGCCTTCACAAGCTTCGTTAATTGAAGCCATTTTTAATTCAAAGTTCTTTAATGCGTTTGCGTAACTGCTATATTCATAATTTTTCTTATTGCAAAATCCACCAAGATATTCATAAGATTCAGCGACCATTTCTTTTTCTTTAGGAGCTGATTTAATATAGTATTTGTTACATTCTTTTATGATTCCATAGCTTTTGCCATCTGCTGCAATTGCATGGTATTCTAACGTATGTGTTTTAAGGTCATTACCTTCATTTAATTCTTTTCCATAGGTATAAAGACCTTTCATCCTAGCAAGAGTTTCTTCAAAACTTGACATATCTTATTTTGTTTTTATCGAATTATTTTCCTTTTTTTCATATAAATAGCAATTAAAATAAAAAAAATTAAGGCAAACTATTCAAATTATCATATGTTTGCGTTTTTAAGTTGTATAACTTATCAAGATAATTTAATCTTCGTAAACATTTGAAGACTATATTTCCATTTGATATTTCTGATTTTCCGTTGTTAAGTTCACTCTTTCTTTCGTTCTTTATTGCATCCCATAATTTATTTGCTGCCTTTGATATTTTTTCTATTTTATATTCATCATTGGACTTTTCTTTGTATTCGTTATATAATTCATCAATATAATCAATGTATTTTGCAACCTTTGAACGTATAAGCGATTTGTTTACTTTTGCATTTGCTAACTTTTCTCTCTTTGGCTCCGTTAGCCACTCGTTTTTATCCAATGAATAAACGCCACTTGAAGCGTGTTCTTCGTTTGTGTCTTGTACATATACCTCAACGGGAAACCCGAAAATCTTCAAATCACCGTGTTCTTCATTCCATTGGTTTTTTAATGAATCAAAATATTTTTTAACAAAATCAGTTCTTTTATCAACTTTTGAAAAATCCATCAAAACGTGTAAATCTATATCTGAGTATTTTTTGTTCCAATTAAAATTGGCTAATGAACCCGTCATAATAATATCGTCAGGCTTAACCCAATCAACACCTAAGAAATCAATGAAATCTTCAGCGATATCAAGAAGTTTTAATCTAATTCTTGAATCAAGCAAATTGTTCTTCCAAAATTTTGGGTTAAGCTCTCTTTTAATGTTGAATGATGATAAATCAACATCTTCAGGGTTTGTTTCATCAAACACTTTTGATTCATCCAATCCAAACTTCACAGTTCCATAATATTTACCGCATTTAGTGCATTTGTAAATTGGTTCGCCACAAATGTAAGTTCCAATTTTTCCTCCACAAGTACAATTATCTGGAACAACTTCGCCTTCATCATTCAATATTGTTTTTGATTCTTTTAAAAGTGATGGTTCATACTTTTTTTTCATATATTCAGTCCATTTCCTAAAATATATGTTTCCTTTTAGATATGCTTCAGCTTCTATTTTTTCTAGGTCTTTATTGTCTTTTACATTATCTTCTGATGAAAAATTTAATTTTGTTCCTCTTATGTTTTGTATATGATGTATAAATTCATGTGAAACACTTCTAAGGCAGTCTTTTATATTTCTATTATTAACAAAAATTACAACTTCATTTTCGGATGGTGAATAATATCCTGTTTTTATAAAAATACCATCTTGTTCTGAATTGTTTAATGTTATTTTTGGGAACGGTGATACTTGTTCTCCGTTTTTTTCCATAAAATCAAGAATGCTTTTTGATGCTTTTATAAATATGCTGTATTCTTTTTTGTTCATTTTTAATTCCTTGTAATAGTTCTTCTTTAAGTGTAATTTTTTTAATAAAAACTAAGAATGTCTTTTTGGTGAATATTTTTTGTTTAAAACAGAGTTTTAAGTAAAAAATTAATTTCTTCCTCGTTTATGTGATAATAATCACCGTTTTTTTCTTTACCTAACTCGTATGTTTTTGATTCAGGCTCAGCTCCTTCTTCCATAGTTCCACATGCCGTAACAGCATCCATAACACCTGCATTCACCTTGTTTTTAACTTGGTCTTGTGCCGATGGAACTTTGTTTTCTGACAATAATTCAAAGTCTTTTATTTTATCTATTTGTTCTTTTGTTATATATATTGTTTTCATTTATAGACAAATTATCATTTATAAATAGTTTAATGAATTAATAAAAAAAGTCAGCCATTTCTGACTGACTTCTAAAATAAAAAATCTTTTAAATGAAACAACATTATTCAGGTACAACTTCGTATACCTTAACTCCGTTTTCTGTGCTTTCGATAACTTTATAGCCTTGTGCTACATAACTTACAGGGCCACCCGGCTCTCCATAAGTAACAGCAGGGTTGAATTCATAGAACTTACCGCCATATACATTTATCTTTGCAGTACCTGCTGTATAATTTGCATCATAACAGTTTAGTAAGAACTTGAGATTTCCATTAGCATCTCTTTCTGCTGTGTCAGCGTTAAGGAGTTTGAAAGTTCCACCATAAACATTAATAGTTCCTTGCAATGCATAAAGTGTGTGCGTATATCCACGATATTCTCCTGACATTACGTTTACAACAACGTTAGCACCATTTGAGAAAACAAGGTAATCTGCATGGTTATTTTCAAAAACTCCGCCTCCAACAGAATCCATCAATGTTACGTTTATGTTGCCACCCCTGAGATAATATGAGCCAAGGTTTGAATCAGCTGTTCTTGTATCTCCGCATCTCCAAGTGTGACCGTTAAGGTCAACGACTTCTTTTCCGCCGGCAAGTACTGAATATGCACGTCCTTTAGTTAATTCAATGTCTGTGTCAAGAATTATTTTTCCATTTGCTGGTGATGAACCCATAAGTTTTGAATTGCTACTTTGTGATACATGATATTCTGCATATATAACCTCACTGCCATCGTGCATAATTAATTCTTCAACAAAGTCATTTATGTCAACACCATTAAGAAGAACATTTCCTTTCAAAACAGTAAGTTTGTTTGCGTGGAAACCATTGTTTAATATGAGAGTGTTTTCACTGACAGTTGCGGTAACTTCATCATATTTTCCTCCCATTTTTACGCTTGAATTTGGTGCATATATTGTTGGGCTTCCAAGGACATCAGCAACACCGTCACTTATTGTAAGTTCGTTTTCACCTAAATAATTTACGCCACAGTCATCTCCAACGAAATTAAGTGTTAATGCAACTGGTTGGTCTGTATCGGCAACAGAAACAGTTCCGTGTACATTTGGATAAATTGAACTTGAAACTTTAAGCCCATTTCCTTCCAAGTAAATGTCATCATATTCACCTCTTAAATATACAGCACCGCCATTTGTGATTACATTTACATCTGTTGGAGTTTCACTTGTGTTATTTAAAGTTAAGTATTTTCCTGTTGATTCGTTTGTAATTGTTGCCCCATTTTGTACATTTCCGCTTATAGTTGCACTACGCAATGAATCTGATGGGATTGTTAAGTTATTAACTTCATCATATACAGCACTATATGCTTTTGTTCCTCCGTCTTCACTAGTTAGCGCATTTGAAATCTCGTTTTCTATTGCTTGTTGTTCTTCAGTGTTTTCAGTTGGTTCTGGTTTTACTATAACGGTTTCTTCACCGCTATCATCACCAGAATCACTGCTATTGCCGTTCTCCATTATTTTATCAATGTCAACGACCTCTAAAGAATCTGAACCGTTTGGATAAAATTCAAACATTTTCTTATATTTGTCACTACTTCCTGTTGTTGCTCCAATGGCATCCATAAATTTTGGCATAAGTCCATCGAATTCTATTCCTTCTATTTGGCCGTATTGGTTTAGTTCGTGATTCACAATATAGTTATCCATTTTCGTGATTTTTAGTATTTTATTTTTTTTATAAATAGTTAACGGAAGCAAAAAAAGCACACCTTTTCAAGTGTGCTTTGTGCCATCATGTATATAGTTACCATATTATTTACCGCCATTTTCATCGCCATTTTCATCGCCATTGTCTTCGTTTCCGCCATTGCTTTCACTTCCGCTTTCCTTTTCATTCAATGCATCAATGTCAACAACTTCTAATGAATCGCTTCCTTTTGCGTTAAATCCGAAGAATTTAACATTTGTGTCGCTTGTTCCTGTTGTGTCAACTCCGTCTGCTTCCATTAATTTAGGCATTAATCCATTGAATTCTATTCCTTCAGCGTAATCATATTGGTTTAATTCGTGATTTATTTTGTAAGTTTCCATATCAAATATTTTTTATTGGTTTATTATTTTCTACTTTTATTCATTCATAAATAGTATAAATTAACTAAAAGTTTTTAATAAATATCTTCTTAAAATATTTGAGCCTGTTCCTGATATTTTTGTATTGTCTCTAACAAATGCAATATCCTTTGATGAAGCGTTTGTCATTGCGGCATCCCTTTCTTCATCTGAAGTAAAACCGCCTTTTGTTTTCGTTATCTTTTCGTTTTTGTTCCTTGGTGAATCAAACATATGATAAACCGTAATTCTATTTGGGTCAACACCAAGAACATCAACGAGATAATTTTGTGCCATAATATCAACACCATAGTAATCACCAACGACAAATTTTGCTTTTTGGTCTTCATAAAGTGCAAATTCTATTGATGGCTTGTAGTTTATTTCAAACTCTTCCTCTGTTATATTTCTATGTCCAGATATAAAATATGTGTGTAAGATATCAAAATCATCCTCTTTTTCTTTTTCAAATTCAAGCCTTAAAGCATCCATATCAGCTTCGCCGATTTTTTCATAGTCATATTTGTTTTTTATGACCTTGTTTAATGTCTTTCCTTGAGAAACATCAGTTCCTCCATTTATAAAGACAACATAATCTTCAAATCTTACATCCTTGTACACATATTTTTGCCCGTTCTTGAAAACAACAAACAAATTACCACAATTTTCAGTTTCATTCTCGACCATTTCAGTGTAATATATCATGGATGAATCGTACCAAATCTTCTGTGTTTTTGCTTCTGCGTCATAAATTTTCTTTAATATCATATAATAAACATTTTTATATAATATACCAATTTTAGCGCAAAAATCAAAATATTTGTTTTTTTTAAAATATTTCTGTATGTTTATCCACAAACAACAAGAAATTTTGAATTATGTCAGAGATTGAAAATACTTACATTGAAAATTCATTTGACGGTATTGAAATGTCAAATGAACTTAATGAACTTTTAAATTTTATAGTTAATGATTTGTCAAAGGAATTGCCAACGTTGACTGTTGATTTGAATTATTTTTTGCTTGGTTCATTGGTACAAAAGAATAACAACTTATTTAAAAGACTTGAAATGTGTATGATGACTTCGACAATGAATGCCATCTATAACTCTTTTTATCAGGTTGTGTCATCCAAAGCATTGAGCGCTGTTAAGACTAACAGAAAAGCAACATTGGATAGTAAGTTCGTTGAGATTATAAAAAGTGCAGAAAAAATTTCAAAAGAACTTGAAAATAATGAAGTGACTTCTGAACACGTTTTTTTGGCAATTTTAAACGATGACGATGAAAACAATAAAATACGAAAAGTTTTTAACAAAGCAGGATTGACATACGGTGTTTTTAAAAATAAGTTGGAAGATAATTTGGTTTCTTTTGACGGTGACGGTGTTATGTCGGTTGATGGGCTTACCGATATTGGTCAAGGAAATATTAAAATAATTCAAGCAAAAACACCTGAAGAAGCAATGAAAAAGTTAAAAGAAAGTATTGAAGAACTTCCTGAAATGATGATACAAAAGCAAAAAAAGAAAAACAGCAATTCAAAAACACCTTATATTGATGAATATTGCGTTGATTTGAATACTCTTGCTGAGAGCGGAAAAATGGAACCAATTATTGGGCGTGAAAAAGAAATTTCACAAATCATAAGAATACTTGGAAGAAAAAATAAAAACAACACAATACTTGTTGGCGGAGAAGGTGTTGGAAAAACTGCAATTTGTGAACACATTGCCTATAAAATTGTAAACGGTGATGTTCCTGATTTCTTAATAAATAAGCGTGTTGTTTCGCTTGATATGACTGCAATGATGGCTGGTACCACTCTTAGAGGTATGTTTGAAGAACGTGTAAAGGGTGTCATGGATGAGGTAAAAAAATATAAGAATTATATTCTTTTCATGGATAATATTGGTGCAATTTTAGCCGATAAGGGAAAGAATGATTTTGAAATTTCATCAATGCTTGCTCGTGGTCTTGAAACAGGCGAAATACAAGTAATTGGCACTTCAGATTTTTCTTCATATAGAAAAACATTCGATAAAGACCCAAGCCTTGCAAGACGTTTTCAAAAAATCATCGTTGAATCTCCAAGTATTAATGAATCAATTATGATTTTGAATGGAATTAAAACGTCTTATGAGGATTTCCATAAAGTTAAATACGAAGATGGTGTAGTTGATGCTTGTGTGAAACTTGCTGACAAGTATATTTCTGAACGTAATCTTCCGGACTCAGCAATTGATATTCTTGACGAAATTGGCTCTTTAAATGGGACTTCAAACGAGCCCGTAAAACTGAAAGAACTAAAATCAAAGATTTCTTTATTTGAAGATAAATTAGAAGAGGCCAAGAATGAAAAGGATTATGAAAGTGCCGATGGCATTTCAAAAGAAATCATTGCGATGAAAAAAGAATACAATGACGAAAAGGATGCTTATGAAAAAGATAGGGAAGAAAATCATATTCCTGTAACAATTGATGACATTCTCAATCTTATTTCTGTTAAAACTGGTATTCCGGTAAGTAATCTTAATTCAGATGATAAGAAAAAACTTTCAGGAATTAATGATAGGCTTAAAGAAACTGTTATTGGGCAAGACGAAGCAGTTGACACTGTTTGCAAGGCATTAAAGCGTAATCGTGTTGGACTTAGTAATAACGGATGTATGTACAGCTATATGGCTATTGGTAAGACAGGTACTGGGAAATGCGTTACGGGTGATACTTTTATAACTATTAGAAATAAAAAAACTGGTGAAATACAGAAAGTTACTATAAATGATTTCATAAAAATGATAAAATAACCCGTTTTTCCAATAAGCAACTATTTATTATAAAATGTAGATTTATGAATAAGTTTTTAATTAATAATAAAGTTGTTTCTGAAGGTAATCCTCCAAAATGTACTATTTGTGGATGTGAAATAGGGTATAAACAAATGTTAAAATGTAATAATAGATATAGATTAACCACTTGTACAAACGAAAATTGTTTAGCACACGAAAATATGTCATATAAAGTAAGAATGGAATCAATTTTCGGAAAGGAATTTGTTGATAATTTCAAAAAAAATAAGAAAAAGAGTTCTAAATTATGTGTTGAATATTGGGTTAATAAAGGTTTTACTGAAGAAGAATCATTATTAAAAATATCAGAAATACAGCAAAAAAATAGTTTGCTTGTTAAAAATAGGGGAGTATGCAGTAAAGAAATTATTGAAAAAAAAGTTGGTAAAGAATTTGCAGATGCTTTTTTTAGGAAAAAAAGTAGGTTTTGTGAGGAATATTGGACTAGTCGTGGATATACCAAAGAAGAAGCAATTGATAACATAAAAAAAATTCAATCTGAATATTCAAAATATTCAAATGAAAATAAAGAAAAAGTAAGAAAAAGAAGTTGGAGATGCCCTGAGTATTGGATTGATGTTAGTGGTTGTACAATTGAAGAAGCTAAAGAAATTGTCTCAAAAAAACAAATATTTTTTTCAAAAGAAAAGTGTATTAAAAAATATGGAATAGAAGATGGTTTAAAAAAATGGGAAGAAAGACAACTTAAATGGCAAGAAACTTTACATAAATCAGGAAATTTACATGTTGGTTATTCGGAAGTATCACAATCTTTATTTGATGAAATTTTAAAATATTATAAAAAAGAAGATAGTGATTATGTGTTTTATGGTAAAAAAAATCATGAATATAGTATACGATACAATAATGTGAATTATATATATGATTTTACAGATTTAAATCGTAGAAAAATAATAGAGTTTCAAGGAGATATATATCATGGTAATCCTATGATTTTCAATGAAAATGAAATGCCAAACCCATTTAAAAAAGATAAAACTTGTAAAGAATTATGGGAGTTTGATGAGAAAAAGAAAAAAGTCGCAGAAGAAAATGGGTTTGAAGTGTTGCAAATATGGGAAAATGATTATAGGAATAATAAAGAAAATACAATAAAAAACTTAATTAAATTTTTATTTAACAATGAAATCTGATAATATTGAAAGAAAGTTTACAAACACGATTAATGTTAGTGGTTTTGAGGTTTTAACGGACAATGGATTTGTTGATATAAAAACTGTTAATGAAACAATTCCATATTTGAAATATATAATTAAAACAACAAATCATTTAATTGAATGCGCCGATGACCATATTTTATTTAGCGCAAGCATGGATGAGGTCTTTGCTAAAGAACTTAATATTGGTGATTCAATTATTACTGAAAACGGAGAAGAAAAAATTGTGGATGTTGTTTGTACAAATGAGTATGAAAACATGTTTGATTTAGAACTTTGTGAAAATTCAAACCATAGATATTATACAAACGGAATATTAAGCCATAATACTTTATTAGCAAAGAAACTTGCTAAGGAGTTGTTTGGTGATGAAAAGGCCCTTGTGAGATTTGATATGTCTGAATATTCAGATAAGGTTTCAGTCAATAAGCTCATTGGCTCAAATCCTGGTTATGTTGGATATGAAGAGGGTGGCCAATTGACTGAAACAATCAAAAATAAGAAACACTGTGTTCTTTTGCTTGATGAAATTGAAAAAGCTGACCCTGAGGTGTATAATATTTTCTTGCAAGTGCTTGACGAGGGATTCTTAACAGACAACTCTGGCCAACGTGTTGATTTTAAGAATGTAATTGTTGTATTTACTTCAAATGTTGGAGCTAAGGCTGCAAGCGAGTTTGGCCACGGTATTGGATTTTCTAATAATGAAGAAGAAAATACAAAGAGAATATTGCTGAAGCAATTGAAAAATAGATTTCCACCTGAATTTCTTAACCGTATCAATGATGTGATTTATTTCAACACATTGAATGATGACGATTTGAATTCTATTATCAGGATTGAAATCAACAAACTTGAAAGCAGACTTGAAAATATGGGTTATTCAATGGAATACGATGACGATGTTGTCAAATATATTCTTAACGAAATCCAAGAAGAAAAGGATTTCGGCGCCAGACCTATTATAAGGTCAATCCAAGAGAATATCGAAGATAAACTCACAGATAAGCTTCTTGAAAATGATTATGAAAAAGGATATGTATTTAAAATAACTTGCCCTGAAAATTGTGTGACTGTAGCTTAATATGGAAAATAATAACATTATAAAATCACCAATGAATTATACCGGTGGTAAGTATAAACTTATAAAACAATTACTACCGGTATTTCCTGAAAGTGTTGAAGGTGATTTCATTGATTTGTTTTGTGGCGGGTGTGATATAGCAATAAATGTGTTTGGAAACAGAATAATAGCTAATGACATAAATAAAAACGTCATAGACATTTATAATGAATTCAAAAAGTATTCCATTGAAGAAATATTGTCATATATCAATGGAGTTATAGAAAAATACTCATTGTCAATTACCAATTCTGACGGATATAATGAATTTAGGGAATATTATAACGAATGTGATAACAAGAATCCATTGGATTTGTTTGTATTAATATGCTATAGTTTCAACCACCAAATACGCTTTAATCGTTACGGAAAATTCAACATGCCATTTGGAAAAGATAGAAGTTACTTTAACAAATCGTTAGAAAAAAACCTAATAAATTTCCATAAATCAATTATTGATAAAAATATTATTTTTACAAATAAAAATTTTATTGAACTTAAAGATGAAAAACTAAATGAAAACGATTTTGTTTATTGTGACCCTCCATATTTAATCACCTGCGCAACGTATAACGAACAAGACGGTTGGAACGAAACGATGGAAAACAAACTGTATGAACTTTTGGATAAAATAAACGAAAAAGGAATAAAGTTTGCGCTTTCAAACGTTTTTTACAACAAAGGAAAGGAAAATAAAATACTTATTGATTGGGCACAAAAATATAATGTTTTGCATCTTGACAAAACTTATTCAAATTGTTCATATCATGCACTTGATAGGGACAAAACTACAACCGATGAGGTTTTGGTTCTTAATTATTGATTGATTTATATATAAAAATGGAACTATGTACATGATGGTACAAAATGAATAATAACTATTTAAATTATAATAAATTATGAAGAAAATTTTATTTATACTGTTTTTAGCTGTAGCATCATTAACAGTTGATGCACAAGTGAACTTTATGGGTATTCCTGTTGACGGGACTGCATCTGAAATGATACAGAAATTAAAGAATAAGGGATTCCAAGAAATGACTGAAAAATTTGAAATGGAAGGTAAACAATTACCAATTTTAAAGGGTACATTTAATGGTGCTTCTGTTCACTTATTCGTATGTACAAATCATAAAAAAGTGTATAGAATTTATTTAGCCGAAACAAAGACACATGATGAATCAAGTATTATTCTAGAATTTAACACATGGTTTAGCCAATTTTATAATAATAAAAAGTATGTTCTTATTGGAGGTGAAAAAATATCACTAAACGAAGATATTTCATATGAAATGACTTGTCATAATAAGCTTTATGATGCGTATTTTTATCAGATAGTATCTGATGGTATGATAGAGGATAACACTGTTTGGTTTAGAATAGCGGAATATTATGGTAAATATTATCTCACAATATATTATGATAATGAAATAAACAAAGCTAATGGAGAAGATTTATAATCTTGTGCCAACAATTATATAATTACCTATAAAAATGGGGTAACGATTATTCGCTACCCCATTGTTTTATGTAAATTGGCTTTTAAACATTTTTTTTAATTCTTGTATTAATCTAAGGCAATCGTTTGGGTCGCTTGTACAATTGGCTAGTGCAGCAGATTGTATCGTTATATTTCTGTCAATAACCATAAAATAAGCCTTTTTCAGCCTTTCATCAAAATCATCAATTTTTTGCTTTCCTTCTTCCAATTTTTTCTTTTGTATTTCAACATATTCAGCAAATGGTTTTCTTTGTTTGTTTCCTCTGTAAAGCCATTTTTTGAAAAGTTTTAAGGACACTCCCGTTATTGCCCTAAATCCTCTCCAATTTTTACTGTAATTTGATAAATAGGCTTCTTTTGCCTCTTGTCTTGACTTGAATCCAATCATTACCTTACTCTCATCAAATTCTCCGTCTTTGTTGTTCTGGTCAATAACATATACCATTTCAAAATCATCAGGGTACGGCCCTATAAAAACGTCAACAGCATCTCCGTCTTTCCCGTTTCCGGTCGTATTTGTAAAATATCCGTAATGATTCTTCATTATAACAAACCCATCGTTTCCGTTTTCGTCTTTATATTTTCTCCTTGAGCCGATTGGGTTTTCTATTGATATTGGCATTCCTTTAACGTAAAAATGCCCCATCTTGTAATTAGAAGCATTAATTTGTGCATCTGAAGGTGATGTATTAATATCTGAACACCTTTCCGAAATTTCTTTAAAAGATATTTCTTTTAAAATATTAAATTGATTTTCTGTTATTATTATTTTTTTCACTTTTTTTGTTTTTTCTAATCTTCCTTAATTCTTTTCTTCTTTTTTCTCGAATTTCTTTAGTATATTTAATAAAATTTTCCGGATTAAAATTTTTTATATTTTCTTCTCCAATTTCATTTTCTGTTATTATTTTATACTCAATATTTTTATTATTATAAAATAATTTTGCTGCATTAAATTTTAAAATATTTAATTCTAATTTCGTTAATATTTTTGGCTTTATTTCTTCAACAACTATTTTTTTATTTGTATATATTATTTTAAAATCTGGAATGTAATAGTGCTGTTTTCCGTTTTTATCGCTATATTTTATCCTATCTGTTGATTTTTCCCAAAAGCATACAGAATTGTCATTATCTAATTGTTCCATTCGGACAGCCTCCCAAATTGAATCTGCTACATACCATTTATCCATTTTAGTTGAGTACCATGGTAAGTTCGTTCCTCTAAAATGTTTCCTTCCTTTTATTGCTGAAAGAGTAAATGCGTCAGAAAGTGTCCTTGTTACACCTTTTTCTTTTATCCACCTAGCAATTGTTGTTGTTCCAAATCCATATTTTTCATGAAGTTCACAGATATTCTCACCATTAATATATTTATTTATTATTTCGTTTTTTATTAATTCAGGTGTTTTATTATGTGGGATTTTATTAGTTTTTATTCCTCCATTTTTTAAAATTGAATAAATTGTACATTCATTTTTTATTGAATATTTTTTTAAAATTTCATTAAATGTTAATCCTTTCAAAAAATCAGAACAAATTTTATTTTTTTCTTCATCTGTTATTTTATTTCTTGATTTCTTTTTAATATTAAATTTAAGTAATGTTTCATAAATTTTTCTTTCGCACACATTTAATTCTTTGCATATAATATCATTTTCAACATTATTTCTATATAATTCTATTATTTTATTTTCTTGGCTAGGTGTTAATTCTATTTTTGTTTTTCTTGTTTGTATATTATTTTCTTTTAGAATATTCAGAACCTTTTTTTTAGAAATTTTATATTTTTTTGATATCTTTATACTTGATAAACCATTTTTATAATCTATTATAATACTATTTTCCATATGCTTTTTTATATAAATAGTTAATTACCATCAATTATTTATATTACAAACGGTTTTTTTAATAAAAATTAACATCAAGCATACCATGTACACTTATTTTATTATTTAACCATCTATTAACGACAAGTTTAGCAAAATCATCACAATCTTTTTCGTCTAAAAACATATTTTTACAAACATCGGATGCCCAATCGGCCAAATCTTCCTCGTAAAGTTTTTCAATTACTTGTTTTGTCTTTGGTGTTAATCTTCCTGCTATTTTAATACATTCGGCATCACCGCCTTTCATTATTTCATAATCAAGTGGTATGAATTTTTCATCAAGTTTCTTTTTTAATAGAAGAACTTTTGATGGGTCTATTGAACGTTTTTTGTTTCCTTCTTCTCTTAGTGCTTTTATTAATTGTTTTTCTTGCTTTTCTGATATCACAAGCCTTTTGCACTCATTCATATTTGCCATTTGTTCAAGTTTTGATAATGCATTTTCTGCTTTTTGTATATTCAAATACAGTTGTTTTATTTCGTTTTCATATTGTGGTCTCTGAATTTGCTGTTGCTGCTGAACATCGTTTATGTCTGGAATTTCATTACCATCAATTAGTACATCATCATCTGTAAGATTATTTTGTTCTGCGATTTTCCATCCGTCTCCGTTTATTCTATTTGCTATTGATTGAAATGTTCTTCCGTGAGTTGGCATTTGCCATAATACCATTACACAGTACATATGTATCATTTCATGTAGCAAAGTCGTTTGTACATCAAACTCTTTTCTTGAATATTTTTTAGTAAAGCACATTTCGCCTGCACTATTAATTTTTGTGATTTTGGTTCCAAATGTATTACATAGTGCATCTGCGTTATAAAGTCCAAAACAATCTGGAGGACAATTATAACTAAATCTTGGCATGGGTATTTTCCCTTCAAAATATTTGTTGTTGAAGGCTTCAAAATTTGTTTTCATCCAATTTAAATCAGGAACCATTGTATTTTAATCTTTAAGTATAAATAGTTTATGGTATAAAAAAAGCGGGACATATGCCCGCTGAAAACTATTTGAGTAAACGGCCCTCGGTAACATACATCAAATAGGCTCACTATACTAAATGTTTTTATGAATATAAGTATTATTAACTTTTGAAAAAAAAATATTTTTTGTATATTTAAATAAAAAAAATGCTATATAATGAAATATCAAGGAAATAAAAACAGATATAAAATAAGAGAAACTGAAAATTTAAATGAAATTGAAAAAAATGAAATTGAAAAAAACATTCATGTAATATGGAAAGGAGAAAACCCTCCTGAATGTTACCACAAAGAAATATTTGATTGGGTTTCTTATAGTGGACTTGATTGGACTATCTATGGATGGCGTGATGAAAATATACAACTCCTTAAAGAATCTGTTGATGATTATGGGAAAAAAATATTCGAAGTTGCTGAATCAATGAAAGAAATCGCTGCTTATGTTGATGTTATAAGATTATATATCGTATATTTGTATGGTGGATATTATTTTGATGCCGATTTCGAGGTGTATAGGGGGCTTTCTGAATTGTCACATGTTGACGCTGATTTTATCTTTTGCAACTCAACTGATTATTATTATCCATCAATATCAAATTGTTTTTTTGCTGCAAAAAAGAAACATCCATTTTTAAAATTTTGCCTTGATTGCTTAATTGATAAATATGAAAAAAACGCCATGGAAGATTGGATAATAACTAGAACAGGCCCAATATTTTTCGGATATGCATATATATCATATAAAGGTGAAATAAATCCGTTAATGCTACAAATGTATTATTTTTACGCAAGTAAAAAAGGCGATGTATATATTGATGCTGATGGAAATTATAAAACAATAGAAGAAGATAATAATAAATCTTTTGCAAAACATTTGTTTAATAGTAACGGAACATATAAAAATTTTGATTAATAATGCCTGATTTTAATTTTAGTGACGAACAAAAAGCAATTTTCGATTTTGCTGAACATGGAATTCAAAACATGATTGTTCAGGCGGTTGCTGGTGCAGGAAAAACAACAACGCTTGTCGAATGTGCAAATAGGATAAAGCCAGATAAAAAGGTTATGCTGTTAGCACATAATAGGTCAACAAGAGATACATTAGTTGAAAAAATTGGCGGCAAAAAAAACATAAAAGTCTATACAATTCACGGATTGGCTTATAGAATGTTTGTTGAGCATTTTGGATTTAATCCAAACATTGATGACAACAAATATAGGAATTACATTAATAAAAATATTGATGAAATTGGAAGTGAAGCATATTTTTCACTTGCAAGAAATTCAAAAATGATTTATAAGTCAAATGTTTTTGAATTACTAAACAAGGCACGTCATAACCTTAAAAAGTCAGAAAGGGAGTTGAAGCGTTTGGCCGAAAAGAAATACAACATGATTTTAGTCGCTGATGAATGCGCTTTTGTTAATAAAGTTCTTGAATGGGGATACAACACAACCGATGTTGTGGATTTTCAGGATTTGTTATGGTTTCCAAGTCAATACGGGTATTTTACAAAAATATATAGTTCAGATATTATAATGCTTGATGAGGCACAAGATGCTTCAATTGCGCAACAAGACGTTATAAGCAGATGCTTTAAGAGAGAAACAAGAATGTTTTCTTTTGGCGACAGGGACCAATGTCAGCCAGCTGGAACTAAAGTTTTATTAACAAATTATGAAGAAAAAAATATTGAAGATATTGAAGTTGGTGATAGGGTAATGACTTATAACGAATCAGAAACTGGTGTTTATACTTATTATAAAAAATCGCCAAAAGTCAATAAAGGATGCATGGTTATTGGAAAATCTGAAAGATTTGTTGATAAGACATTTAAAATATATACAGAAAATGGGCTTTGTAGCGAATATTCTGAAAATCATATTTGTTATGCTAAATTTGATAGAAAAAAATGTGAAGGAAAATATGTCGTTTATTTAATGAAAAACGAATGTGGAATGTGGCGTATTGGGAAAAGTAAAATGTTTAAAAGTGAAAAAGAAGGATTTGGTGCTAAAATAAGAATGAAATATGAAGAATGTAACGAAGTTTGGATTTTATGCGTATTAGATTCTAATAAAGATGCCATGATGTTTGAATCGTTTATTTCAGCAAAATTTGGAATACCACAAATTATATTTAATCCGAACAGAAGTGGTAATAAATGTAAATTTACAAAAGATGATGTTTTAGAATATTATGAAAAATATCTTGGTGACATTACTGACAGAGCATTAAAATGTCTTTCTTATTTTAACAAGAACATTAATTACCCATTTACGTTTAAAGGGGATAAGCAAAAATATGCAAGAGACCACATGTTTAAAATAAGAGCATGTAACTTAATACCTTCTGTAATGTCTGTTAATTATTTTGATGAAAAAAATTATTCAGAAAGAACTAAAAGTAATAAAATTTGTAAATTTTATAAATGTGCATATAGCGTTATAAACAATATTGAAATATTAAATGAAAAAAAGAAAGTATATTCAATAGAAGTGGAAAAAAGGCATAATTATGTTGCTGATGGAATTTTGACGCACAATTGCATTAACACATGGTGTGGAAGTGATTCTGAATCGTTTGAGCACTTAAAAGATACCACACAATTCAGGCGTGATTCCGTTGAATTTCCTTTAACAACCAACTATAGGTGCGGAACTAAAATAATTGAATACGCAAAAAGATATACAGATAACAATATTCACGCAAGAGAAAATGCGCCTGAAGGGTCAGTTAATTTTGATACGTACATAAACGATATAAAAAATGGCGATATGGTTCTTTGCAGAAATATATCACCTTTAATGGATTTTTATAGGATAGGGGTTTCACAAGGGAAAAAGATGTGCTTTAAAGGTGAAGAACTTGGTAAATCATTGATAACAGCAATTGATTGCTCTTATGGTAACACACCAAAAGAAATTATTGATAGCCTAAAGCATAGAATTATAGCAACGTGGGATTTCTTTACCGAGGAAAGTGGACTTGATAAAAAAGAAACAATGACAAATCCAATTATAATTTCATTACTTGATAATATCAAAACAATAGAGAATTTCCCAAAAACTGTTGAAACAAGGGAAGATGTCGAAAAATTCATAAATGATATATTTTCAAACGAAGAAGATGGTGGTATCCAATTATCAACAATACACAGAGCAAAGGGGCTTGAGGCTGACAACGTATTTATTATATGCCCATCTCTAATACCAAGTAAATTGGCAGAAGCAAAGTGGGAAATAGAAGAAGAAAAACATCTTCAATATGTAATGTGTACAAGGCCAAAAAACAGTTTAAATTTTGTTTCAGAATCTGAAATAAGGCCAAAAACGTTTTTTTCTGAAAAAAACATGCTATATAAAGAATTAGAAGAAATAAGAATGGAAATAAAAAATGAGTAAGGCAATTAGACGTTCAAAAAAATTAAATTCGGACAATGATAGTTTGTTTATATATGATGAAGATACTGTCGCAACATTTGGGACAGTACCTTATGACTCTTATTATGATTATAGCAAAAACGGTGCATCTCATATAATTAATACATTATACCTTGAGGATAACAATATATTTATTAAAAACTCATCTGAAGGAATAAATATCGTAAAAACATATAAAATATGAAATCGAAAGGATATGCATATACAGATAATTTTTACTCTTGTTATATTGGTGGTGATAAATGGAATTATAAACACGTTTTTCGGCCAAATGCAATTTCAGGAAGGAATTCGGCAACAAAAATCTTATCTGATAACCAAATTAAATTACCAATAAGTTGTCGTTGCCTACTTGACCAAACAAAAAATACAATGTACATAAGAAAGGATACAATATGATTTATAGTTCATAATATTTTAAAATGGGACTATATGCAAAAATTAATATTGAAAAATTTTGAAATAATAAATAATATTTGTATATTAAATGAAAATATTTAAATAAATCTATGATTGAAGGAATTAAAAAATTTGAAAACATTCAATTGCCATTTGATAAATCAAGTAGATATGGTGATGTTGACGGAATTTCATTACAAAATTTATTTTATGCAAAAAATGGCTATTTCCCTGGATGCTATCTTTTTGATTATGAATCAAGAACTAATGGAGATTATAAATTTGATACAAAGAAAATAGCAAATTATTTATTGGAACATACTTCTAAAGAAGAGGATGTTGAATTTACTCCATATTTCACTACGGTTTTAGGAAGCAAAGAAGATAAAACAAATCTCGGATTTTGCATTATTCTTAATAAAAGTAACATTTATGCAAGATTTGAAACTTCTGTAACAGAGTCCTATGTTCTTTTCGACAACAAGCATTTGGACGAGTTGCAATCATTTGTTGAATCCGTGCTTCAATTCTATATAGCACCTGAGGGAGAGGAAAACAACATTTGGAGATTGTGTAGTAGTCCATCAGGATATTATCTTGATAAGGGGAAGGTCAAAGTTTACCAAAATTTCAATATTAATAAATTGTACAATGACGGATTTGAGGCTGAAGATGAAAAAATCCGTAATTTTATTGCTGAAGATGATAAGAGTGGGCTTGTTATTTTGCATGGAGAAAAAGGAACAGGAAAGACATCATATATTAAACATCTTGTTAATTTGTTTCCAAACAGAAAGTTTGTATATGTTCCTGCAAGTATGATTACGCTTTTAGGGGAACCATCATTTGGCTCTTTCCTTATTACTTTGAATAACCACGTTATCATTCTTGAAGACTGCGAAAATGCAATCAGGGATAGGAAAGAAAGCGGAAGCGCTTCAGCAGTATCTTTATTGCTTAATATGACTGATGGATTGCTTTCTGATGACCTTGGAATGAAATTTATCTGTACTTTCAATGAAGATATGAAGAATATTGATGGCGCACTTTTGAGAAAAGGCAGATTAATGTCAAAATATGAGTTTAAAGAATTGGCTGTTCCTAAGGCTGAAGCAATTTTAAGGGAACGTGGTATTGAAACTACACTTAATAAGCCTATTACACTCGCTGAAATTTTCCATTATGGAGAAGCGGGATACGATACGGTTAAAAAATCAATTATCTAATATTTATGTCTAAGCAAGGATTAATTACACAAGAAGGAATTGTGATACAAGCATTGCCAAATGCAATGTTTAGAGTTGAATTGGATGATACTGGAATTGAATTACTTTGTGTAATAAGTGGAAAAATTAGGCAAAACTACATAAGAATACTTGAAGGTGATAGGGTGAAAGTTGAAATTTCACCTTATGACCTTACAAGGGGTAGAATTGTTACAAGACTGTGACATAGACTCCCACAATTAAAATCGTGGGCTTCTTCCTGACTTCACGGGCTGATGCTCATTGCTGAGTCTTACTATGCCTCCATCAGTGTAATCGGTGTGCCCCACCGATATATTTCTTAATCCTTCTGAGAGGATGTTTTTAGCGGCATTAACATCTCTGTCTATCACCTCGCCACAATGAGGGCAATCCCATTGCCTGTCTGATAGTTTTAAGCCTTCATTAACCCACCCACAATTGTGGCAGGTTTTACTCGAAGGATACCACCTATCTATTTTAACAACCTGTTTATCATTTAGTTCTGCCTTATAGGTAAGCATTGAAACAAATTGTCCCCATGAGGCATCGTTGATTGCTTTTGCCAGGCGACTGTTCTTAACCATTCCCTTGATGTTTAAGTCTTCTAAGCAGATAACATCGTAGTTTCTGATTAAATCAAGAGAAACTTTGTGTTGATTGTCCATACGACAGTTGGCTATTTTCTCGTGTATCCTGGCAACCTTTCTTCTTTGTTTTTCATAGGAATTGCTGCCGTATTGTTTACGAGAGAGATGTTTTTGTGCTGTCGCTAACTCTTTTTCATATTGTTTTATGTAACGATGGTTCTTATACTTCCTTCCATCGGATGTAATGACGAAATCCTTCAAGCCCAAGTCAATACCTACCACCTTACCGGTTTTGCCTATAGTTTCACAATTTTCTTTTGATAGGATGGAAACATAGTATTTACCGTCCGGTGTCAAAGAAATTGTCATACTCTTTACAATACCATTAACCTTTCGGTGTTCCCTTACCTTAATGCCTTCTTTGAACTTAGGAATATAGATTCTGTTACCTGATATTGTACAATGCTGTGGAACCGTAAAACTGTTCTTGGCTTTCTTTGATTTAAATGATGGAAACTTTGCATTTCCACGGAAGAAATTGACATATGCTGTTTCAAGATGACGAAGAGCGTGCTGTAGGGTTTGGGAATTGATTTCGGATAGCCACGAGAATTCTTCAGAGTGCTTGAGCTCCGTCAGCGCCTTCGCCTGTGCGTAGTAATTATCCGAAGAATTTGTTTCTTCGTATTGTCGTTTCCGTTCAGCAAGGAAATGGTTATACACAAAACACACAGAGCCAAAATACCGGGCAAGGACGACTTGTTGTTCCTTATTCGGGTAGATTCTGAATTTGTATGATTTGTAAATTTCCTTCATTCTACATATAAATAGTTTGTTTTTACAAAAAGTTTTGATTTTTTGTAAAAAAATTGTATATTTACAAAAAAGAAGGTGAGTTCGCTTTCATCCCATCACTAAAGTAGTGGGTTTTCCCGATTACAAATCATAATAATTTATAAAATAATAGTACTATGTTGGAAAGATTATTTGGTTATTTCCCATTAACTACTTTTGAAAATGATTTTTCAAAACTTTTCGATGCTTTTGATTTTGGAAAACCGTTATTTAACAATGCATCAAATTTTGTATCAAAAGACGGATACTATGAACTTTCAATGGATGTTGACGTAAATTCAACATCAGACAACGTTGAAATTAATCTTGAAAAAGATGGAATGGTTGAAGTTAAATATCACATTAAGAAAGAGACTTCCGAACATATGGTAAGTGTTAAGGAATATCTTCCTAAAAATGCAGATGCTGATACTCTTGATGCTGAAATTAATAACGGTAAATTAATCATTACCGTAAAGAAAAAGTGAATTAAATCTTATTATTAAAAAAGGGTGGCGATAACTCGTCACCCTTTATTATTTTGTGAATGTACTTTTTAATATAAATCGCCATCACCTTCTAATTCGTCTTCATCGCTGAATTCTTCTTCAGTTCCTTCGAAAGGAGAACCTTCGAAATATCCTTCTTCATCAAACCATTCAAGCCATTTCTCTATTTGGTCTGAAGAAGCCCATTGAAACAAACATTCAAGCATTTGTTCGTCTCCTGCTGTTTCTTTTAAATATTGCCATTTTTTTATGTTATCATTAAAAGATGTTCCTTCTTTTAAAATTCTTTTCGTTGCTTCTGCAATTATATTCATTAATTGGCTTTCGTTTATTTTTAATACTTGCTTTTTCATATTATATTTTGCTTTTTAATTTATTGTTTACCATATAACCAATGACATGTCATATCTTTCAAACGGGTCTTCAGTTGTTCCTGCTGCGTGACAATTAAGAGTTCCATGTATTTCAAACCACTCAGGTGTAGTTATTGTTAGGCGATATTCTTTCCAAGGAAGTCCATATGGGTCTCTTTCGTTTTTCATATATCCACCGTCTTTAACCGTAACTTCGCATTCATATCCAAGAGATTCAATTGCGTCAACAACTAATGTTACTCCGTGCCAATTTTCGTCACGATATAAGTGATTTGTTATATCGTGTGTTGCTTTATATATCCTGTTTATTGCTGTTTTCTTTGACGAAACTTCATTAATAGCACGTTTGACCATTGATATTATATCGTTCTCGTTAATTTTTATTAATTTTTGTTCGTCAAGTTCACCAGCCATTTTTCTTTCCTTTTTGATTATATTAACATCTATCATTTTTTTAAGGAATTTAAATAATTTATTATTCCATCAACATGTGTTTTAATTACCATTTCACGGCCTTCTGCTGACAATATATATTTTACGTCTTCAACATTGTCATAGAAAAAGTTTTCGGTAAGAACAGCAGTACAATATGAATGATAGATTATATAAAAGTTTGATTCCAAATCGCTGTCGCCATCGGTTTTATCCATTCTAATTTGGTGTCCTACAAAGTTTTTCTTTGCTTCGTCATATAAAAACTCTGCAAATGTGTCACTTTTTGTTGTTCCTTTTGTCGTAAATGCGCACCATCCTCTTGCTGTTTTCCATTCTTTTCCATTACCTGCCGCATTTGCATGTACAGAAAGAAGTATTACATTTTGTGTACCGACTTCAGTACATATTTTATTGACCCTATTAACTCTTTCTTTTAATGAAATATCTATGATTTCAGGTACGATTATTCTTGCATCATATCCAAGAGCGACAAGTCTTTTATGGATTTCTGTCGCAATTTCCCTATTCCATTTGTATTCGTAAAATTCAATTTCAGGTTTTACCCCATAGCAAGAATATGGGCTTTTCTTTCCTGGTGTGTTATTTCCGTGGCCATTATCAATCAAAATTACCATCTTACAATCATTTGAAGTTGGTTCTCCTGATTGTCCAAGATTTGGCTCATCAATGGGTTCATTGGGTTCATCAATTGGCTCACTATTGGGCTCATTATGCACTTCATTATTTACTATCGTGTCATTTTCATTTGATATCGGTTCGCTATTTGTTGCGTTTTCTACAACAGGCTTTTTACCAAACAATGTTTTGAAAAAATTAAATATTGCATTAAAAAAAGCTTTCATTTATTTAATATTTAAAAATTATTATTTAGTTAATGTTTTTTTAATCATACTATGCTTGTGCCTTTAAGATGTTTTTTTCTGAATTCAGATTCTTTTTCGGGATTATTGGCACGGTTCTCATACCCGAAAAAATCAAGTAGTCTATCTGACGCTGTTTTCCCGCCAAGCTCGTCTTTATATCCAAGCTTATATGCTTTTGGTAATGAATACAGTTCTTCTTCGTCTTCGACTCCATCATATTTTTCAGGATGTATTTGACTTTCGGCATAATCGTTGATATCATCAGCTTTTTTTAGTAATCTATGCTGTTCTTCATCATCATTTGACCTAAGCATTTTTTTTATGTATCTTGCGTCAAGTCTTCCCAACTTATATTGTCCTTTTGGCGTATCACCTATTTCATTTATTGACGGTTTATTTAATTTCATACCGCTTATCACTCTATATTTTACATGCCACGGATTATTTATTGATATATGGCCTCCGGTTCTATTTATAATTCTATTTTGTTCTAAATATTGTAATAGATTTCCAACTTCGCTGCAATTTCCATTTTTTGATATTACCCCAAACTCGTTTTCTCCAAGGTTTTTAAATGTTGCACCGCATTCATTACATTTTTTTTGAATTTGCTGTAGTATTTGCATTACTTCGTTTTCAGATGGTTCTTCTGAACGCCATTCATCATGGTCAACGTAGTCATCTCCCAATTCATCATCTCCATATTCTTTTATAAGTCTTCTTAAAGTCTCTGAAACTATTTTCCTTATTGCGCTTTCGTTTAACGTCCTTGTCTTGGTTTCGTTTACCCTCTTTTTATTATTCATATAATATTATTTTTCAATAAATAGTTTGGTATTTAACAAATTATTTTGTATAATTGTTAAAAAAGGAAAAATGAAAGATTTTACATTAGAGTTTAGAGACGGAATAGGATGGGGATATATCAAACAATGGCCAAATTGGGATGGCGTTATCCCTATTGTTGGCGATATTGTTGTATTGCACTTTGGCGATTATAACGAAATCGAAGAGGAATACAAGGTTATTTCAAGAAGAATCTTTGGCGATGATAGTAATAAAATTATATTAATGGTTGAAAAAAAATAAAATTATGAAAACAGTTAAATATAGACTTGATTTTTCGGCACATACATCAATTGTTGTTGAAGTGCCTGACACTGAAAATTCAGAAGAAAAAGCAATTGAAATTGCCGAAAGGTATATAACAGAAAACGATGTATATACATACTGGGATTTGGATGACGGAGGAATCGAAGAGGTTGAAGACACTGAAAACGATGAACCTGTTAATGATGTAAATTTAGAATTTTAATATGTGCTTAAATACGAAAACATCTGTATATTCTGTTGCTGAAAATGACATTAAATGCTATAAGGTTCTTTTATTGTGTGATGGCGAATTTATGACCCCATATCAAAAAACTCCAATACGAAAAATTGTAGTGGATGGTAAAACGCCGTTTTTTGCTGATGGAGAAAAAAGTATAAAAGGAATGGATTATAACTCGGACAACACAAGTGTGTATGATGCATTTTCAAACAAATATGTTATTGGAAATGGATTCATACACACTTATAAGTCATTAACAAGTGCGTGGTATTTAAAAAATCATATTGAATTTATTCATCCAAAATATGTTTGCTGTATTTTTGAATGCGAAATTCCAAAAGGTGCAAAATACTATGAAGGAGAAGATGACTTTTATGAAGTGGCTTTCGCTTCTGAAAAAATAAAATTCATTAAAGAAATCAAGATTGATGTCCATGAACAAATAATGATGAACATAGACGTGATTTCTGGTATACATTTTTGATGAGTATTTGGATAAGATAGATAAAGAAGCATTCAACGACATGAATTTAATTGATTAAAAATAAAGAATAATATGTGCTTAAATATAATCAGTGCGCCAAAAGTGGCAGAAGAAGATATATCCTGTTATAAGATTCTTGAAGAATGTAAACTTGAAGGGTATCCATATAAGTCACCATTCCAAGAAAATCCGATAAAGTCAGAAATTGTATATGGATTCTCCCCGTATGTTGGAGAGGGCGATAGGACTATCAAAATAGACAGTTATGGTTACCGAATTATTTCTGAAGGGTACATTCATACTTACCAATCTAAAATAGTTGCGAAAGAAATAGTCAATTATTATCAAAGTCTATTTGGAAAATATTTCCATTTGTTTGAGTGTAAGATACCAACTGGCACTGAATATTATGATGGATTTGACAGTAATTTACTTTCAGGATACGCTTCAGAAAGAATAGTGTTTGTTAAAAAATTATTATAAAACCATGAATAAGTCAGAAAGAGAATATTTAAGGGACCTCATTCGTGAAATTGACGAAGCAGACGATAAGATTGAACCATTGGAAACACTTCTCCACAAAGTAAGAAAAATGGTTAATAAGTAAAAAGAAAGGCAATTAAAATTTTAAATACAATGGACTTTAATAACAAATATGATGTAGATTACGTTCTTCCTGAACTTGAAAAGTTGAATAGGTTTTTCAAGGACTCAATTGAGGATGAAAGGCCAAATGTTGTACATGGGTCGTTTGGAGAGACAAGTACATTTTTCGGCAATGCTATAAAATACTGCAATTTTGACATACCTGCATCAGCGATGAAACTGATATATGAGTTTAATAAAGAATATATAGAAAGCACAATAGAACGACTAAACAAACTAAAATGCGAAAAAGATTTAAAAGAAAATTTGAAAAATAACAGGGGTGTGGTGTAAGAAATGCTGGCCGAAAAGAAAATCCTATGGATTAGGAAGGGTAGCACATCAAAGCGCATGGAAGACTTGTTCGAATCAAGCACATCAACTAAATTAAAAATTTTTAAATTATGTTAAAAGAAGCAAGAAGAAGACAAATTGCAAGTGAGTTTATAAAAGAAGAACTTGGAATACAGTGTTTTGAACTATTTAGAAGCCATAAAACTGCAATTAATAACGAGGCACGTGCATTTGAGGTTTTCCCACCTGTTAAAAGATTTTTCCATGAAAACCCATATATAGGTGTTGCCGAAAACGAAGATGAAGCAATTGAATTGGCAAATTCTGAAACAAAAGAAGAAAGACTTAAAGCAGGACTTCCTGAATTTGAACAATACAAAAATTATTGGATTGTTTATGATTGAGTAAAAAATAAAGCGGTATAGTATGTATAAATTTGGATATAAATATAGATTGTTCATTTAAAGAAAAAGAATATTATGAAAAGGTAAAAAAGAAATTCAACGAAAAATATAGTCTAATATACAGGAATAAATTTTCAGGAAGGCCATATGTCGGAAATTGCTCTTATCTTTATAAAATACTACATCCGACATCACCTGAAGATTTTTTCAACAAATACACAGCGTATTATAATGACGAGTTTTCATATAAGAATCACAAAGGTAATGAAAATTTTGGAAGAAGTGTCGAACAATTGAAGTATCTTGCAAAATGTTATTATGAATCAATAATAAAAAAAGATAAAAATTCCAATGTAACAATACAGGACTGCTATGATGATTTGGTTAATCATATAATAACTGAAACATATGACGGGCACTTTGTGGAAAGGTATATGGTCTCGTTCATATTGGAATCTTCAGATGACTTTATTGTTGAGCCATGTGTTGGGAAACTTGATGCTGAAATTGGAATTGACTTTATAATAAAAAAGCATAGTGACCCATCGTATGTTAGGTATATGCAAGTTAAGCCTCAGTCATTTTTCTTTTATGCAAAAGAAAATGAAAGTCTACTAAGAGACAGGCTAAATGCAATGAGGAAAGAAAAAATATTGCAAGATGAAATTGATAAAAACGGAGTCATTGAATATATCATATATAATAAAAAAGAATTAGACAAAACAGGAAAAGTATTAATTGCTGAAAAAGACAAAAAAACAAAATTTAGATTAAATGAATTAATAAACGAATACGGCCAACCAAAATTTAACATCATTAAAGACTTTAATTATGAGATACCAGGGAAGCAAAAAGAAAATGACGAAAATAATCAATAGCCTTGTCGCAAAGGGTATTGAAGGATGCACAACATATATTGAACCATTTTGTGGTGGCGCAAACAGTTTGTCGGCAATTGATTTCAACAAGAAACTGACATGTGACACAAACCAATACGTCATAGCGTTTTGGAATGATGTAAAGAATGGCAATTTTACTGAAGATATGTGGACCTTTGTTAAGTATTTGGCCAAAGAACAATATTATGATGTAAAAGAAGACTACAAAAACAAAACAGGTAGATATAAAGATTCCATAATAGGATATGTGGGTTGTGCTTGTTCATATGGAGGCTCTTGGTGGAATGGATACGCAAATTACAATCCAAATAAAAACGAAAACCATATATATGAAGCATATAGCGGCACTGTTAAGCAAATAAACGGTTTCAAACAGATAAATAACACAGACTTCATTTGCTGTGACTACAAATCAATCATGGACCATGTAAAAGGAAAAGCATTTATATATTGTGACCCTCCATATGGTAATACAAAAGGTTATAAAATAAACTTCGACAATGAAGAATTTTGGAATTGGTGCAGAAAAACAGCAAATGATGGCCATATATTAATGATTAGTGAATACAATGCCCCATCTGACTTTATTCCAATATACCAAAAGAAAATGCAAGATGGAATGTCTTCAAACAATGGAGAAAAAAACGAAAAAATTTTTGTCTTAAAAACACAATTTGAAAAGTTTGACACGGTTTTTGATGAGAAACAAATTATAAAAAAATAATATTGTATAATTGTTAATTAAAGAAATATGATTATTAAATTAAATTTTGCTCCTAATACGGAATTGTTTGACAAGCCGACAAATGACTATGTGAACGGGTTTGTTCATACCGTTTTGGGAAAAAACAACAAATGGCACGATTCATTTTCTCCATACTCTGTTTCAACAATGCATGGTGGAAAATATGACAAAGGCACAAATATGATTCAATTCAAAAATGGAGGCTTTTTTTGCGTCTCTTCTGACAATGAAGAATTTCTATCTGATTTTCTTTGCGGATTATCCGAACAAACAGACCTTAAATTACAAACAATGCAGTTTATCGGGTTTGAATGTATTGCAAATAAGACTTCTAGATTATATGATGTTGTAAGAATTACGAACATAAGGCTTAAAAGCCCAAAAACAAACAAAGAAATTACATTCAATGATGAAGATTTCTTGAATATTCTTTTAGAACACAGTAAAAAGAAATTAATCAATAATGGTATTTCCGAAGGCGATGTGAATACAATTAAATTTCAGCCATTCCACAAAGAGAATTGGAAAAAGAAACTTGTTAAATTGAAATTCGGATGTGAAAACCAAAGTATCACCCCATCATCAACAATTATGCTTGTTATTAAGGGTAAAAAGGCCGCAAGGGAAAAACTTATTAACCTTGGCTTTGGAAACTCTACTGGATGTGGATTTGGGTTTGCTACAACTAAAAAACTAAATAATTAATTAAACGTAATAATAAAAATTTAAAAATGAAAAAAAATAATAAAATTTTGGCGGTGAAATTCCGCACTACACTTAACGGCCATGGTGTTGTTAATTATGATAGTACTGACCAAAAATTTTTTATTAACGGACATTGTGCAGGTAATGCATTTAATGACAACCAAACTTTTGCAAAGAAAGAATTTTATGGGCTTCATCAAAGCCACGAAGCATACATTGAGGCTGTTGAAAAATATGCCGAAGAAAATGGCGTTAGCATTGATGAAGCAAAGAAGAAAGTTCCTGAATTTGGGTACAACCTTAAAATTTCCTACAATTGCATCAGACACGCAATTTTTGGAGGAACATGTGACGCTGACCCAATGATTTGGAATTTCCCTGCTGCTGCTTGCAACTTTATTGCAAATCCTCTTGGATATTCACGTGGCTATATGTGTGCAGATAAGAACATGTCATTCGGAAAGAAAAGTTGCTTTAACTTAACTGATGCAATTGACGAAGGCGCAGTCATTTACATGGAAATGTTCACCAAATCAGGTGACAGAAATGATACTTCTCTTTTCTATAAGGAAACCACTGGTAGAACAAAATATGTTTTCGATTCTTATTTCGATGTGAAAACGGCTCAGTTCCTTTCTTTTGATAAATACTTTGACAGATTGGCTGTGCCTTCTTCATACATTGAAGGTTGCAACTACCTTGAAAAAGCATTTGTGAAGACATATGGAAGGATTCCGTACACTGTTGGGGTGTTTTCTTCAAACAACGAAATTTATGGTGAATCATATGGAGAATATGGCGCAAAAATGGATGATGAGTTTGTTAATTATCTTATTAAAACATTGGCTGGCCGCCTTTTGGACATCAACATTGTTAAAAACGGTGCGATTGCTCACACTGTAAAAGTTGAATATAAGCCGATTTACTCTTGCAACGACATCATCAATGATGAAGAGGGCTGGATTGAACTTAAATCGGTTGACGAACTTCCTGTTTTTGAAATTAGCCAATATTATGAACCTTCAAACCACCAAGAATGGGAAGGACGCAAAAAGGCTGCTGAGGCGGCTAAATTAGTGGCTGCTGACAAAAAGTCTGAAAAAAAGGCACGTAGAAGCGGAAAAAATAATCCATCTGAAGAAGTGGTAGAATAATTTGCACAATAAATAATAAAGGTGTGGGTAATAACGGCCCACACCATAAATTTTATGATTATATGAGTGAATTTAAAAAATATATGCTTCTTAGGCTTAGAAATGGTGGAATGATGTACGAGCATCTTATACCTAAAATTGCCAAGAAAAGCGATGTAATAAAGAAAATTTCAGAAGACGAGGGTGTTGATATTAAGTTCATAAAGAAAGGCCATGACATTGGTAACCCAATTCCATATACAACACTAAGTAATATGCTCATTTCTCTTATTGGTGGAATACCTGTTCCAACAAAGCCAAATAAAGCGAATGGTTTTCCAGTTAAGCGTATCGAAGCCTGTGACGAAATGGCTAAGAATTCTTACTATAAACTTAAATCCCCAATTGACCCTGATAATGTATTTATCAAACAGATTGTTGGTGAAGATGGTGAGTATTACGGTATTGTTAATAATGGAATGAACAATTGTGGCGGTGAATTTATGCAATCAAGGAAGTCCGCCATCAATAGCAACCGTGGTGGCGAAACAATATTCTATTTCGATGAAAATGGTGAAAAGGTTTCAGCACCGGGAACTTATGACTTTTCAATGTTGCTGAGACTTTTTAACGACAATGAAAATCATCCAGGTTATGTTAGATTCATTTCATTTCTCAACGAAATTCTTAATGTAAATGATGTTAGAAAAACATATACATTTGGAGAAATGGTTCACCTGCTTCATAATATGTCTTCCGATGAATCATATATTGAAAAAGTTGGAAAGTTTTACGATGAAATGGTTTCTCTTTGGGATAAAGGCGGAAACCAATCTGCTTGGTTTTACAACGTCTTTAGATACGGTAATCCGACAGTTAGTTCAAATACAGACCTTAAAAATGGCTATGGGATAGATGGAACCATAACAAAAACATATCTTCGTAATAACATTGGTGATAAAATAAAGAGAATTTCTGTTAATGGACAAATAATCGTTCCTATCTACAATGAAAAAATTTACGAATCTCTGCTCAACGGAAAAGGATTTTGCACTTTCCTTGATGGAGGAATTTGTGAAGTTGTTTGTATTAAGGATGAAAAAAACGAAGTATGCTGGGAAGATTATGAATCAGAATGGGCAAAAATTCATTGATAATTCTTTTATAACTGACTGTGAATTATTTAATTATAAAGAATACACTGTTTAGTACTATTATTCTAAAGGGAATCACAACGTAGGTGCTGTTGTTGATAAGGTGAATAATACTGTTTAGTACTATTATTCTAAAGGGAATCACAACATGGCTGTGAAGTTTATCATAAAGACCATAACTGTTTAGTACTATTATTCTAAAGGGAATCACAACGTGAGGGTCAAACACACTACTGTTGCCTACACTGTTTAGTACTATTATTCTAAAGGGAATCACAACAATGTTTCATAAATCTTATCAATTTGCTTTACTGTTTAGTACTATTATTCTAAAGGGAATCACAACAATATGGGTGTAACAAGTCTAACAGATGGAACTGTTTAGTACTATTATTCTAAAGGGAATCACAACTATGATGCACTTCACAGCCATCAAACCATTACTGTTTAGTACTATTATTCTAAAGGGAATCACAACACCAAGAAACCTTGAAAAAATTCTATAAATACTGTTTAGTACTATTATTCTAAAGGGAATCACAACTAAATACATATAAAGGTTTGCTGATAAGGGACTGTTTAGTACTATTATTCTAAAGGGAATCACAACGGTGCTGAGTATAACTCTGTTACGCCCCAAACTGTTTAGTACTATTATTCTAAAGGGAATCACAACAGAGCTCTTGGAGTAAGAACTGCTTGAGATACTGTTTAGTACTATTATTCTAAATGGAATCATAACTCCCGATAACGAGCATCACGATAGATTTTGTTATTTAATACTATTTTTCTAATGGGAATCACAACAAACGTCTTTACTCAAAAAGATGGAACGCTAATGTTTAGTACTATTTTTCTAATGGGAATCGCAACGGTTGGTCAGATGCTCAAATCCAAAACGAACTGTTTATTATTATTTTTCTAAATGGAATCACAACAACAATTACACATCCATGGATTTGGCTATAACTATTTAGTACCATCATTCTAAATGAAATCACAACATGGCACGAACTGGTTTGCGTTGCGTTGATACTTTTATTACTATATTTCGAAAATGGAATCACAATGGTATTATCGGACAGTTCACTCAAATTGAACGTTTTATTACTATTATCTGAAATAGAATCACAATAGCGATGACACAAAGCATAAAATTAGTGCATTTTTAAAACTATCTTTTTTAAATGGAATCATAACAAAGCACAGGAAAATGAAGGATTACTTGAAAATGTTTAGTATTATCATCTAAAACGGAATCAAAATGTTGGTGACGTGCAATATCCTGTTATGTGTGCTTTTATTACTATTATCCAAAATGGAATCATAATTATAATTGTTAATTAAAAACATTTTTTACTATTCCCCAAAAAAGGAATTTGTTTTTTTCTAAAATTTATTATATATTTAAACAAAATGCAGTATTAGAGGATGCTACCCAACTGATATTGCATAGTCATAGTTAACGGCGGGTGGCGAAAAATAAAATTAAAAAATTTTATAGTAATGAAATTTTCAAAAATTAATGGGGAAACAAAAATTTCTTTAATTGACCACACTAAGATGGTTATCAATTTAGCTGTAGAAACGGCGAGAAAAAACCTAAAAGAGACAAATAACGATTTATTATCTAAAATTGCTATTGCGGCGGCACTTCATGACATTGGAAAGTGCTCAAAAGATTTCCAAGAGTACATTATTAACAAGAATTCAGGAATCAATGCTGAGGGCATTGAAATTTATCCATTGAAAAAGAATTGCAGATTTTACAGGCACAATTCAATTTCTTGGGCATTTGCGTCTTCATTTGTTGGTTCTCTTAGCACAACGAAGTATAGACCTATTCGTTCTGCAATCTTGTATCATCACACCGTAATTGACGATTTTTCATTAAAGTCATCAGACATTATTGGCGATTTGCTTGTTAGCGATAACGAGTGTATTGAAAGTATGAAGTCAATTTACAACGAATGCCTGTCTTATATTGACGAAAAATTCGGATTTGGCGTATCAACTAACAAAGATTTCTGTTTGAATAATGTTAGCGATATTGATGAGGTAACACCAATTAAAATAGAAACTGAACTTGTTTATAATGAACCAGACAATTCACTTAATAATTTTTTATTGAATCCATTGAAAAACTCATCTTATCAGGGTTCTCTACAAAAGTATCAGGATAAGTCTTGGGAATTTGCAATCATCAGGGCTTTAATTGTCTATGCTGACAGGGCCATTTCTTCAATGGTATTTGATAATGAAAGAATCTTGAATTTGGATTGTGATTACATCAAAAGCATATTCACAAACCATTTAATTAGCTCCTATAACAAGAAGTGTGATTTGGGCCATTATGATGAAAGCAGACTTCAGGAACAGCGTGGTATTGTGAATAAAATTAAAGACAGCAAGCATAACATTTGCGATGTTGGCGCTTCTGCTGGCTTTGGTAAAACTCTTGTTGGCTTGTTGTACCATTTTGAAATTGGTCGCAAGGTGATGTGGGTTGTTCCAAGAACCATCATTGCTGAAGGAACTTACTGCTCAATTGTTTCGGAATTGGAAACAATGGGAATGAACGATGAAGTGAAAGTGTGCCTGATGTATGGCAATGATATTCAAAAGTGCAATTTCAATGATGGGCCAAATATTCCATTAAATTCGGTTTCAAAGTGTGACATCGTTGTTTCTGTCATTGACACATTCCTTAGCAGGTATTCAAGAAATGAATTGTCAACTTTCCTTTTGGATTGCTATTTTAGTGACATCATTTTTGATGAGTACCATGAATTCTTCTGTGGTGAACCAATATTCGGCGCTTTCATTAATATGCTTTATGCAAGGAACAAATACACTAACGCAAAGACGTTGCTTTTAAGCGCAAGTGGATTTAATGGCATAATCGAAAAATTCTGTGGGAAAACAGAATATATTCCATCTAAAGTGTATGGTGGTGATACAAAGGTTCATATTAATGTACAGAGAATCCAAACTCCAGAATCCTTGGAAATAAAAAATGACTGTAATTGTTTTGCCATTGCACCTACAGTTGATTTGGCACAAAACCTATTTACTGCCCATAAAAAGAATGGCTGTGACTTTATTCTTGAACACGCAAGATTTTCAATAGAAGATAGAGATAACAATGAATCATTGATTTATAAGTTATATGGAAAGCATTCTACTTTTGAATCAAAAGACAAAAAAACTGTAATAGGTACTCCTATTATTGGGACTGGCCTTGACATTTCTTCGATGTCAATTATCCATTATACACCAACACCTGAAAGTACCGTTCAAATTTGTTGCGGACGTTCATCAAGATTCAATGAATATGACGAAGTGAATTATACCGTTGTTCTATATTCAAATAGAAAATATAATAGGTTTTTAAATCGTATATACAATAATGAATTAAGAAGCAAATGGTGTGACAGACTTGCATCAATGGATGGTACTAAAATAACAAAGTCAGAATTGTATAATGAAAGAAATGAGTTCAACAAAAAGAATGAAAAACAACTTTTACTTTTCATTTCAAAACTTTATAAAACAAGCATAGAAGAACTTTATAATATTAGATATAAAGGTGGAAGTTCTTTCGTGAACGAAGATTATGAATGCTTGTCAAAGGAAGTGTCTTATCGTGGTTCTTCCAATAATATATATGTAACAGCAAAAATCGGTGGTGAATATATGAAGCCAATCGTATGTGATTCGTATATCTTAGATGAAGAGTCAAACGGCATCGAGTCCAAAGAAAGATATAACTTTATGATTTCAAATAATACAGGATTTAATTTCCCAACGGATAAAGAACTTAAATATGTGTATGGAATAAAGAAGTGGGGCGATGCAACCATAGAAAAATGTGTTGGATTGGCAAACAGAAGCGATAGGCCATTCTTACTACAAGGATATTCTTATAGTAAAGAACTTGGGTTGTATAAAATTTGATTTTATCAAATTAAACGAAAATGGGTAGCGATAACTCGTTGCCCTTTTAATATTTTGCACAGTTTTTGTATGTAAATTCATAGCAACATTAATTTAAATAATTAAATTCCAACAAATCTGTTTTTGCCAATATCATATACAAAATGCATGTCTCTTAATCTACCAAGGCATTCCCCATTCTTATCATAAAGTTTTGCCATAAGAATATCATGCCAATTCCCATCAAAATTATTATTTAAAACGTTAAAAACTTCAACATCTTCATACCCATCATTTCCATGTTGACCTTTATATGGAAATTCTTCCTTTTCCCACATTTTAGTTTCAGGATTTATTCTCCAACCATTTTCTTCTTGTTTTGTATTTTCTATAATTTTTTTAAAAGATTCAGACACAATTTTTGACAAATGCTGTTCGTTAATTCTTACTTTCATGTTCATTATTTTATTTGTTGATTATTGTTTAATTTCTAATGGGGAATATTCACCCAAATTCATATCAGGATTTATTTCAACGCAGTTTTCAATTCCGTTGTTTTTCAATCCTTCATTCTCAATGAATTCATCAAGTATCTCTTTCAGAATATTCCTTTCTTCCCTAACGAACGATGTTGCTTCCTTGTAATTTGCCGGGTTGTTTATAACTTTTTCTACTGTCTCGTCACTCATCTTTGGAAAACGTTGTTTAATTGCAATTATTAAATGTTCTTTTGAATCTGCATTACATTCAAATGTACCCGTACTTGTCTTTATTGTGAATATTTTACTTGGCTCAACATTTTCTTCACTTTTAGGCCCATCAATGTCAGTTTCGGCATTATTCTCAAACCCAAATAGCATATTTTTCAATTCATCAAGCCAAGGCTTTTCCTCAAGATTCCAATATCTCCATGTGCGAACATTCTTCTTATATCCTTTTGAAAACAAAAATTCAATTACGTCCGAATTGTTGTTTACTACAACGGTTTCTCCTGATTTTTCATAATACATTTTAATCTTATCAATGACAGGTTGGCTGGATGTAATGGTAAGTTCAACATCACCATCATTCTTGAAAACAACAACGGCACTAACTGCTGCTTTCTTGTTGGCCAACCTTTTTTCTCTCTTTGCTTTCATTTCATCGCTAAGTTCAAGTTCAGACATTTGTTCTGCCGTGGCAATCCTCTGTACAGTGAACATTCCATTCGACCTTGAAGCGACAACGCTACCAATATCCCTAAACTCTCTTCCATGAGCCTGCTTCGGTGCCCATCCTTCCATATATGTGTAATAATGGCACATCTCATGCACCAACGTGCTTAAAAACCCATGTTCGGTTCCGTGATAATTGCCATTCAGTTCAATCTTTGGCTGGCATAACGCAACAAAATTGTTACGGTTTACAAACTCCCTGTCAAAATAATTGTCACGGAACATCTTGCCATTCCTCCTATCAATCTTTATTCCTTGGCCCGTTATCTTAAACCATCCAAGAACATTTCCGCCAGAACCCTTTCCTGTCGTGAAAACGTCAAACATGCACCTACCCAACTTTCCATTAAACAACCAGGCATTCATCTCGTCATACTTCTTAGACATCCACTGAACATTTGGAACAAAATTCTTTTCCATATAAAATACAAATTTTAAATATTATAGTACATACTTGTAAAGATTCCTGTACATTGAAATGTTAATGTTTCCATACTCTTCAGCCCCAGATTTTATCTTATTAAGAATCTCTTGGGCTTCAACACCCCTGAATACCACACGTCCATTACCGTTTCCATTACCCTTTGCGGATACAGCAACAGCAACATTAGGCTTTCCGTCATGCACAATCCTGACCGATATGTTGTTAAATGTATCATAATACCCATCCAACGAATCATTGGATTCCTCAATATCAGAATCAACCAACCCATACGGGTCACCACTACCACCAAAATCATCATCAGAAAACTGATTATACCCAATCTCATTTAATACCCTTTTTACGGATTCCGTGACGATTCTCCTTAATTGGTTCTCGTTGATTCTAATTTTTTGTTTCTTATTCATATTTCTATTCTCTTTTATTTCTTGGTTATTTTCTGTGTTTATGTTTTGTATGAATGACAACGCATTTGGCGTGAGGTGTGACTGAAATACGTTTACACTTCTTTCAGTTAATTGTGAGTTATCTAAATCATAGTAACTCTTCTCTCCGTTTCTCCCAACCATCAATATGACATACCTAACATAGTCAGATTCATCCCCGTTGTCAATCATGTAGAACTTAAATCCTTGGTTTATGTATTTAGCATATTCCCTTGGGTATTTAATACACAAATTGTTTTTCAATGGAAATCGTTCAATATCTTTATTAGAATGTATTTCACCAATTGAAACTTGTCCATCATCATACACTTTGTTCGGAATGCCAAAATCTCTTTTGCATTTGTTCAACATTTCCCTAAACTCATTATATGTGAGTGTATTCACATCAATTGGATTGTTCCTCATAACATAAGTATTCCATTGTTTGAACAACAATGAAAGAGTTTTTATAGGCACTTTGTTTTCCATATGAAATCTACATGAAGACAATAGATACTTTGGGATTATCCCATTTTTTTCCATGAGTCTTGTTAATTCCTCACCGTATTTTCCTACAGATGTGTTATGGTTTTCGGAAATGTTCATATCTTTGCGAATAATATCATATATAAATAGTCTGAAAAATGAAATATTTAGGAAACATTGCTGGGCAAAACATTAAAACAAATGATTGGAAAACCGCATATTGCTATACATCTGAACAAGAAAGAGAAGTTATACTCTATTATGACTTTGTTCAGACTGACTTTGTGCCATCAAGTATATAGTTCCCATTAATTATGTAAATTCTCATACACCAATAAAATTAGTTTGTGAAGAACATGGAGAGTTTGAAATTGAGCCATATAAACATTTGCAAGGGCAAGAATGCCCAATTTGTAAAAAAACAATAAAGCACACTTTATCTTGCGAAGAAAAAACAAAAATTTTCATAGATAAGGCAAAAAAAATTCATGGTGACAAATATGATTATAGTAAAACAAAATATATTGACTCAAACACAAGTGTGTGCATAATTTGTCCAGCGCATGGAGAATTTTATCAAAAGCCAAAAAATCATCTTAATAGTGTTGGGTGTTGGAAATGCTACAATGAAAAAAAACAAATATACACATACGAGTTTTGCCTTGAAACCGCAAAGAAATATAAAACACGCATGGATTTTAGGAGATTTGACAAAAAAGCGTATTATAAATCTAAATCCAATAGGTGGATTGATGATTATATTTGGCTTGAAGATATTGAAAGTAACTCAAGAACACAAACCGTTTACGTTTACGAGTTTCCTAATAAGCATGTTTATGTTGGATTAACTTTTAGTTTACATAAAAGAGATGTTCAACATAGGTATAAAAAAAAGAAAGATAGCGTATTTAAATATTCAGAAGAAAATAATGTCGAAATACCTGAGCCTAAAATACTTGAGACAAATTTAACAAGGCTTGAATCTAAAGAAAAAGAACAATATTGGGCAAATTATTACAAAGATAATGGATATGTTTTGATTAATAAATGTAAATGCGGAAGCCTTGGAGGTAATACCAAACAAACAGAAATTAGTGTTGAAGACGTTATTTTAGAAGCAAAAAAATATAAAAATCAAGAAGAAATGTATAGGAAAAATAGGACTATGTATAATAAAATGATTAATTTAAATTTAAAAAAAGAATGCTTTCCAAATACAAAATTCAAAATATTAGCCGTAAAAAATAACTATACTGATGATTTTATTTTAAGTGTTGTTACAAAATATGAAACAAAAAATGAGTTAAGACTTAATAATTTTACTGTTTATCATTGGCTATGGAAACATAATAAACTTTATAATTATTTTGATAAAAATTCCGGGAAAAAAATTTTTTGAAAAAGTAGTACCTATTGAAAAAAAGACCCCCCCCCTATAAAAAAACGAAAATTTTTGGGTAAAATTCTGAAAAGCAATTGTGCACCCATATATAAAAAAAGCCCGCTCGTCAGTGGGCCGTAGGGATAACGCCCGTTATGCCCCCGTATATGCCCCACAATGCCGCCAATTATAATTATATTAATCTTATATCATTACAATTAAAAGTCTTTTAAAACGAATAAAAACGGCTTTAAACCAAATATTAATTTTTATGTTGAAAAAAATTATAATTGCACAATTTTAGCAAGGTTGTTGATAATAAAGCGTTAGTTCACCTATTGTTTAACTATTAAAGATTATGAAGGATTTAAAACAAACCATGGAAATTATAAATACAAAGGTTAGAGGCTCGGACGAAATCGCTGCGTTCCGTCACTTTGAAGCCGCTGATGGCGAATGCTTCTACAATATAGGTGCAAGTTATGACGCAAAGCTCGATATGGTCAACGGCATTGCCTATCCTATCACTTCGAGCGAATATATGAAAGTGGATTTTCCGACTGTCAACGAGTTGGTGGCCGATGGAATTCTGAAAGAGGTAAACGAATAAAATTATAATTTAACATTAAAACTTATGAAGGATTTAAAACTTACGACTCAAGAAGAATTAATTCTTCTTACTCTTGTTCAAAGAGAAAGAAGCGAACTTATTAAGCGAAGAGATAATGTAAAGTCTTTTGATAACAGGTATCTTCCTGATTTGCGTGATTACTTAACTAACCGTATAAATGCGCTTGAATCATTAAATGCTAAATTAGTTCTTTCCAAGCTTGATTATGAAGACTAATTCTCATTTTTTGTGTTGTAAAAATTCAAATCAATCAATTTTGGCATTAGAATTGTATGTTATTGTAATTACATAATCATTTTGTTTTTGCTTTTTTAAAAAAATGCATTGCTATTCGTCCGAATAGTTTGGTTTTATAAATATTCGTTTGGTTTTTGTGCATTTTCCAAACGATTTTTTTACTAAAAAAGTGTCAATATTTTTCTACAAATTATAATTTTGGCAAGGTTTTTGTTTATCATTGTAATGTAACACTAAAATACAATTGGCATGAAAAACACGAATGAAAAAGATTACGAAAAGTCAAACAAAATTGAAACGATTGCATTGAATAGGTTTAGCAAAACCGAATATCAAAAACTTTTGCAGGATGGGAATAGGCAAAAATTGGCGCAAGCATTGGTAAACTACCTTTGTGGCAAATTCCACATTCCAAGTGTGTCGGTGCTTGTTACAAACACACCACAACCTCATTCAACGGGATATAGTGGTAAATTAAAATCAAAAACTTTTGGTTTTTACAAACCTATTTTAAATACAATTACAATCTATAACACAACTGCAATACGCAAACAAACAATATCAATAAAAGTGTTTTCAGAAACATTGTTGCATGAATTTATGCACCACTATGACACTTGCTATTTAAAAATACAATCAATGCACACAGCAGGTTTTTACAAGCGTATAAGCGACCTGCAACGAAAATTGTCAGAATAGTTATCAAAATGGCGGCAAAAAAATGTCGCCTTTTTTGTGTTTTTTTGAAAAAAACGGCACGTTTTTTGCATATATTGAAGTGTAATTTTAAAACACAAAATATAATGTACACAATAGCCTACAAAAATGAAGATGGTGACTTCGTAAAATGGGAAGATGCCGATGTAAAAACCGAGTTTGAAACACATGAAGAAGCATTAAATTACATTATAAATGTATCTCCTTGTGGTGTTGATTTGGAAATAATTTGAAAAAATTCAAATTTCGGCATAGTATTTGCATATATGAAAGTAGTTCATTAAATGTTTAACCCTAAATTACAAAGCAATGATTAAGAAGAACGATTCATTCTGTATTCCTTCGGGATTCAGTGCGAGGCAAACCGCAAAGATGGTTGCCTCAAAGTTTGGTGTAAGCGTAACCGATTTTGTCGAGTTTGGGAATAAGATTATTTTTCAGCCAAAGAAAAAGGTCGTTTTTTCCAAACCTGCAAATATGGGTGTGCAGGACTACTTTAATAGTATTGTCCTTCCCAATAACAAGAAAGTTGCCGAAATGGTGGCAAAGTGCGAAGGTGAAGAATGGAAGCCTGTCCAAAATGTTGGAAGGTATTTTGACGGAGAAGTTGACTATGGCTGTTTCTATGAAGTCAGCAATTTTGGCAGGTTAAAAACCATTGATGTCAACAATGCTATGAATTGCAGTATCAGCGAGGGATACGATGCCCCAACGAGAAACGCAATGCAATTCCACTTGAATGCAAAGGTAAACGGAAAGACCCTCAACACTTGTCCAGATGTAAAGTATATGGTTGCCGATGCCTTCCTTGAAGCGAAAGACCCAAAGGTCTATATGATTATCCACATTGATGGTGACTACCACAACAATAGAGTTGATAATCTTCAATGGGCTGAAAGATAAGTTCACAACTCAGCAAAATAAAAGCGGGACAAAAAATCCCGCTTTTTTTATTTAATATACGCAAATGCGTTATTTTTGGTATGGTTTTTGTGTATTATTGTGGTGTATGATTTAAATACTTTATATAATGGCAGAACTACAAAAAATACACCTTGAACAATTCGATGCTGCAAAATCAATGATTAAAGTAATGAATTGGAGATTTAGGCTTTCGGTTGTAGAGCAACTTTCAGAGATTGAGATAGCGGAATACGATGATAAACTTGCGGATAGAGAAAAACTTACGGAGATTTTTGAACACTTTGTAAGGTTGCAGAATGACATTGTTAGGTCACATCGTTGGACGCAAGCCTATACAATTCTTGAACTTAATTACAATAAATTTAAGGAATACCATAATAGGTTTGTTGAGTTTTTGAAAAAAAACAACTTGTATAATAAAAACAAAACTTGTTTGTCTCGGGATGGCTATTACTATTATAAGGATAAAAATGGATGGGTTACTAAATTTGTTTGATTTCAAAACAAGTTTGGCATACAATTTGCATATAATTGTAGTGGACAATCAAATACAAAAACACTATGGAAGTACACATTAGATTAAAAGGTAGTTTTTATTCATTCAATACACACTGCAAAACCTTAAAGTAAGCAATGGAAACATATCCAATTTGTGCAAAAAGAAGTTGGATTGCCGAATGGTGGAAGGAATAGTTTGGCACGATATTTGTAAGGTAATAAGTACAAACAATTAAAAATTAAAATTATGCTAAACACAACTGCAAATAGATTCAGCAAGAAAGAAGATTTCGTAAAGTACGGAAACGCCATCATTGGTGGATATAAAACTATCATTGCCGTTTTCCAAATCATTGCCGAAAGCGCAAAGAAAATGGAAGGCAAGGTTTTCAACAAGCGTTTCCAAACAGAGATTGAAAACCGCTTGAAAGAGTGCAAAATCGGTGCTAACATTGGCATCTCTGACCCTTACAATATGGGTTATAAGACTTTGAAGATTTACCTTTTCAATCGTGACACGCAAATCAACGGAAGCACGATATATTTCGACAAGGAAATCTATCACACAAGCATCCACAACTGCAAGAAGGCATTTGTCAACGAGGAAGGGCGCATTGTTGCCGAAGGTGCCGAAAATGAGTGCAACGAGCAAATAAAACTTTGCAACGAGCAAATTGGCAAGTGGGAAGATGCCATCGAAAACTATGACCGCTATAAGGAGCAAGTTGAAAATGCAGTGAAAAAACTTGGCGAGGCACTGAAGGGCTTGAACGGCTTTTTCAGACCTTCCCAAATTGATTCCTATGATTGGGAAAAGGCAATAGGATTACATTGATAGGGCTTTCAAAACAATAAAGTGAACATTTGAATTTCGTGGGAACAAAAAAAGTTTTCACGATTTTCTTTTTTCATGAATTTTGGCACGATTATTGCTTTATATTGTAGTGAACAATTAAAACGCAAAGAACTATGGCAAACATTGAATCGTATTTTAAGTGTGCTTGCGGAGCAATTACAATTAACTTTGATAATGGTGCATCGAATAGTATGTACCCAAAGACTGCAAAGAAAATAGGTCTTGACCTGCGCAAATATAAAAGACTTACTAAAACTTATTGCTGCAACCACTGCGTTAATCATTGGGGAATTGACCTCTGCGAGTGTGGAAGCGGTGAAGAAGTTGTAAAATGCTCTTGCGGAAGCAACCAAGCCCACGATGAGTTTGGTATAGAATTTGATAGTTTTGGTGCTATGTTGAAAGCCTTTGGATATTAAATTAAAATCATTATGGAAGTAAAAAACATATTGAAAAGGTTTGACGATATTGCCAACGAATTGAAGGAGTTGGAGGCTAAATTAGTTTTGGCAATAACCGAAGCCATCAATGAAGTTTCAAAAGAAAATCCGCATAACATTAGGAGGGCATCAAAAAACATTTTTGTCATAAATTCAAGTGAACTTTGTGGAAAACCGTGGAATCCGAGTTACTACGATTGGACGGCTTCGGGTAATGTTGTACTTGAATATCTGCAAGGCAAAGATGTAAAGAAATGGAAATCTTTACTACAAGAGAAACTTAATAATACAAAGGGCAAAATCATTGAGTTTGAAAAGAAAACATATTGTAATGGGTATGCTTACACAAATAAAACACCTATTGATTGGGTTTTCATTGAAAAAATTGTGTCCAAATTGTAATTTTTGGCACACTTTTTGCCTATTATTGTAGTGTATAACTTTAATTCAAATTATTATGTTACTTGCAATCATTGACCACAAAGAGCATCAGTTATTCATTGAGAATGCCGATGAAAACGAAATTGAAGCCAAATACAAAGGCGATGAGGAGGATTATATCCGTGACAAATACGGATTCGGTGACGATGATTTGTTTTCTTGGGAGTATCTTACTGAGCAAATTGAAATTTTTGGTGCAAAAATTAATGATATTCTAATTCATTTTAATTAGTTTGGCACGATTGTTGCTTACTATTATAGTGTAACACTAAAACGAAAAGCAATGAAAGAATATTATTACTTTACACCTGTGAAGGGTAGTTTCGGGGGTGCGCAAATTTGCAGCATTGACAATGCGAAGTATTTGAAAGAAAACGCAGAACTTTGGAAGAAAATAAATGGCTTTGCCCATACTTTTGTTTATGATTTGAATCATAATTTTGTCGGAGAATTTTAATAGTTTGGCATAGAATTTGATTATAATTCAAGTGTAACAATAAAAACACAAAGCAATGAGAAATACCACTATTAAATTTGAAGTTGAAGGCATCGGAACTATCAATGTTTCTGCAACTATGAAGGGCGAAAGCAAGGGCATCAAACAATTTAATTTGCCCCACTATATGTTTAATTTGAAGATTTGGAGCGAACACGGAAAAATGACTACAACTTTCCACGATTCTGCTTGGAACTTTTCACATAACGTGAAGAAGTTGGACGAGGAAGCACTTCGTGGCGCATTGGATTGCATTTTGGGCGATATTTCAATGTACCTTAACGATGAAATTCGTGGATGCTACGATGAATCATCTTTGCTGAAACAAGTTGAAAATAGTTGCCGTAGGGAGTATGAGAAGTTTATGGAGGTTGTTGGCGGTGAGGAAAATGTTTGGACTGCAATTGAAAGTTTGTCCGAACAAATCAACGCAAACGAATAAGTTTGGCATGATATTTGATTATAATTAAATTGAACAAGTAAAATAATAAGCAATGAAATTCACACTTAAACCATATAGTATTCTTGAAGGCAAGGGAACTAAAAAGGATGCAATGTATCACCTTTACCACGCATTCCAACTATCACCTTGTGCAAATAGTTATGGAACCTATGGCGCATATCAAACAAGGTTTCCATTAAGAGACAATTGCGCTTGGTTTTACACTGTTCAAGTGTACAAGAGAGGAAAGCATCGCAAGAACAAGCATTATTGCATCCGAGTGTACAAAGTGCCATTTGCAGTCCTTGATTTTTTCAAAGTGAAAGTCATTCAAAAAAGAAACGGAGTCAAGTTTGAGAAAAAGTGATTTTGGCACGATTATTGTAATAATATACGCAGTTGCGTACATAAACCGATAACAGAATGAAGTCAAAGAACGGTCTAACGGAACATTTGTAGAGTTTTTCATAGTCTTTTGTTTTTTAGTGGAGAAAAGCGGTGCAATTTTGTGCCGCTTTTTGTTTAGTTTGGCACGATATTTGTTTATTATTGAAGTGTAATTAAAATTATAATAATATGAAGAACGAAGATATTGCAAAGGTTGTTTCAAACAAAAAAGAAACTTATGAGGCGGTGATGAAGGCGCTTGCCCAAAAGGATGAGGAAATTAAGAGGCACGAACAAGAACTTTTGTGGAAATTTGCTTCAATACTTAATGAAGTAGGTTGCAGCGAAGAGGTATATTATACCGCTTACGATGATTTCAAAAGAAAATTGATAAATAAGTTTGATTGATTGAAATGGCACGATATTTGTGTTATATTGTAGTGTAATTAAAACAATTTAATGATACTATGACAAGGGCGGAGTGCATATCAAAAGGTTGTATGTTTCTTGGAAAGATGCACATCAATTATATAAGTTATATTCACGGAATTGTTTCCATGAATGATTATGTTTGTTGGAATTGTGGAAACGAATTGAAAAAAGTGAAAGAATGCCCCAATAAAAAGTAATTTTGGCACAATTATTGTAAGGTAAATAAATGTCTAACCAATTAAAAACAATAAGCAATGAAAGTAAACGAATTGATTGCTCAATTGCAAATGGAAAATGGCGAAGCAGAAGTTTGCATTGCCCAACCCTCACACGATTATTGGGGAACTACCTGCGCAAGCGAAGTTAACAACATTGAAATTGCCGATGTCACTTGGAGCGAATATCACCGCAAGAACAAGGTTGTGGATGAAGACCACATTGAAAACTACGAAAAAGAAGAACTAAAAAATGTCGTGCTATTGTCATAATGGCACGATATTTGCATATATTGTAGTGAACAATTAAGACAAAAAGATATGTGCTTATTCGCTAAAACAAAAAGATTGAAAGTAGCAAAGGAAGATATTAAATGCTACAAAAGAATAACCTTCCTCTTCGATGGTGATAAAATTAAATTTTGCACACCTTACCAATGGACATTCGTACCAATTGATGTGCTATTGGGAAAAGAAGAGTTTTCTGCGCTTGGCAATTTGGAAGCGACAAAAGGAAAAGGCGAATATACAATTTTTGGCGGTGTCATTCACACTTATGCTTTTGAAAGAGATGCTTGTGAAAGTCGATACTCTGACGAACTTGTTGTTGCTTGTATAATTCCAAAGGGAACAAAGTACATTGAAGGTCACGATAATTTTGGGTGCAAAACTATTGCCGCACAAACAATCAAAGTTAATGCAGGTTTTAAAAATGAAGAAGAAATCAAAGAAGCATCATCCGTAGCATTTGAAAATTGGTTTAAAAAAATGAACTTTACATTTTAATTTTGGAACAATTATTGTAAGATATTAAAATGTATAACCATTAAAAAAAATAATCATGTTTAAATCAAAAGTAACATTTGAAATGATTTGTAATTTTTGCGCTGACATTGTTGAACGCAAAAATGCTGCCGTAAAAATGATGATTACTGACCTTGAAGTGCATTTTGAAGAAAACAAAGAGGAACTTGAGCCTTTGAACGAAGGACATTGTGGTGTCATTGCCATTTCATATATTGGTGGCGAAATTGCATTTGTCTTTGAAAATGGCGGCTTAATCTATGCCAAAACATTCGATGCAAAGGACTTTGATATGGTGCTTTGTGTTTGGATGGCATTCCACGAAGAATAAAGTTGTTTCATATCTTTTGTGTTTTTGGTCGGAAATTTTTCAAAAGTTTCCGACTTTTTTTTATTGGTTTGGCATGGTTTTTGATTATAATTGATATATATAACAAAAACAAATAAAAATGAATAAAATAAACGAAATAATAGGCAATGTTGTCAACAATTTCCTGCAAGAATATAGGAAAACGAATAATAGTGGTAAATTGGTTTCGATTAATGAGAACAACATTAAACGAATCATATCAACACATTCTGACAACGGATATATAGTTGTAAGCCCTTGTAGGGGTGGTGCTGATTTTGGCATTGACCCGACAAAATCAAAAAATGAATATGACAAGTTGGCGCATATCAACAAGACAAGGATTAAATCAATAATTGACGATATAAAAAAATCGGGATTTTCATATACACCTACTTATGGCGGGTTTAAGGAAAGCTTGGGGACTGAACAAGAGACTATTGTCTATGAGCGTTCATTCATAATCTACAATAAGGATAGAAATGGAAATAACCTTAATTTTGGTGACTTGTATGATTTTGGGCTATATCTTTGCAAAAAGTATAATCAAGATTCATTCTTGGTTAAAGCACCAAATGACAAGCCGAAATATATAACGCAAGATGGGTCGGTTGACTATGAATTTGAAGGCGGGGTTACGTTTAACGATTTAAGTCAAGAGTATTTTACCGACTTGCACAAGAACACGCACAAAAGCAACAACATTTCAAAAAGAAAGCCGACAAGATTTAGTTTCACGGAAGCATTTGTCAATCCCAAGCCACAATGTTATAGTGAAAGGCACACAAGATGGCTTAATGGTGAAGTATTTTAATTATATGTAAAATCGGTTATTTTCATTGAAAGTTTCCGATTTTTTTATGGTTTTGGCACGCTTTTTGAAAGTAATTCAAATGTAATCATTAAAAAGTAAACAACTATGAAAAACGAACCCAAGACAAAAGAGTACAAAAACCACATACTTCGTTATTGTTGGTGCGGCTATCCCGAAATGCGTTGGATGGTATACGACTTGACCGATAAATGGATTTCTACGCACAAAACAATAGAAGAGGCAAAGCACTCAATTGACGAAATGGAAACAAAATAAGCACTTTGGCACAATTGTTGTATTATATTGAAGTGAACAAATAAATCAAAGCAATGACCTACGAAATTAAAGTATTGACAAAGGGAAGTAATTATAGCGGTTGTGTATCTTACAAGGGTTATCGTAAGGACGTGAAGAAGTGCATTACTGCCGCAAACAATGCCATTGAAAAGGAACTGAAAGAAAACGAGCATAAAAAGGATATTGTGGAGTTTCGTGTGAGAATTACAAGTTTCGGGAAAAAAGTCTATGGATGGAATTATATTCCCACGATTAGATGATTTTGGCATAGTTTTTGCACTATATTGTAGTGAACAATTAAACACAAAGCACTATGAACGACACGCAAAAAATAGCGGCAATCAAAAAGGAGATTGAAGGCACTCACTTGAATACATTGGAAGATATGGGCGAAATGCTTGATAGCATCATTCGTATTATCTATGGAGTTGAGAAGAAACAACCATTATTTGAAAAGAAAGGGATTTGATTATGGAAATTTTATGCGCTTTTTTGTTTTTGTGCGTTATTGCAATGGCAATTACCTGCATTTATGTATCAAACAAAAGCCAAAATGAAAATAATGAATTGAGGAAAGAAATCAATGAATTAAAATCCCAAATAGATGGTTACGATAGATAGTTTGTTTCATTTGGTAAAGCATTATCATTTGGTTGATGATGAAAATTGCTTTGACAAGGCAATAGAAATGGCGAACAATCAACTTTCCGATGTATTGGAAAAGGAAAGGGAATATCCTCCATTTATCTACTATTTGTGTTTAGAACACATGGACAATAATCCTAAGTACAAATTTGGAAAGGCTTTCCGTCTAATGACCGATGAGGAAAAAACTTTGGTTTTCAATGAAACAATTTCAGCACTGAAAGCACTTTTGGCATGATTTTTGTATATTATTGAAGTGTATAACCAACTAAAATCAAATAAAAATGAAACTACTTAAAGTAATTGAAATTATAATTGTGGCATTAATGGTCATTTGTTCATTGTTATTGACAATTTGGCAGGTTACCCAAAAAGCGCCAATCTTTGTTATTGTTATGCTATTCTTAACATTGTTTTTCAGTATTGCTGCATTGATAAATGTTGTTAAAGAAAATTGCGACAAAAAGTAATTTTGACATAATATTTGTATAACTATACGCAATTGCGTACATTTGGCACAATTATTGATAAAATTATAGTTGTCTAACCAATTAAAAATAAATAACTATGGCGCACAAAATGACAAAGCAAGAAATGGTCAATGAAATTGAAAAGACCTTCAAAGAGCATCCCAATATGGAGGTTGTGGTTTCTGACTACAATTTACGAAACGAAAGGTGGGGACTTCTCGGATATTGCCTTTTCCTTAGTTTTGACATTCTTATGTTGAGTCCTTGGCCTAACGCAAAAACATATTGGAAGGCTGACCTCATGACGTTGAAGAAACAACAACTTGCAGAACTTATGGAAAAGACTTGGAAATCAATCTAAAAAGCAAAAAGAAAAATGAAAGTCATCGAAATAGATTATAATACTTGTCAACACAATGTATTTTCGCTTGGAAGAAAGCATTTGATTCTTGTTGTCGGTTACACCGATGGCTGCTATTCGCAATTCAACGATTACGATATGGATGGTAACAAGCAAAGAACAACCGAAGATTTGGTTTTGAATGACCCCGATGCGAGGTATGATAGCCCAAATAGATGGGTTAGGTACAAGTTTAGAAGGATTTGCAGATTACCTTTCAAGGTTGCATATCGTTGGGTAGGTGATAATGAAATTTTAAAAATCCATCCTACTTTGTGGATTAGAACAAAAAAAATCCAAAAATACTAATAATTTGGCACGATTATTGATATAATTAAAATTGAAGTTTAACAATTAAAAATACAAATCATTATGACCGAAAGAAGCAAATTAGTTTTTGGGGCTGGATTGCTGCGTTCCCAACAAGTGCCAAAGTACGGAGTTATCGGAAGAAAGATTATCCTTTCCGATGGGTCATATTCCAAAGAAATCAATGGCAAAGGTCATATTTACGGATGCGAACACGCACCAATGGTTATTATGACTGAGCCTTTTGTGGATACGATTGAAACCACACCTAACGATTACAAGGACTATCTTTGCGTTATTGCAAAAGACCTGCGTAACGGAAAGAACTATCGTGTTCTTTTCAACGAACAAGATTTGCAGGAAGAATCCCCAATTATTGAAATCACAATCAATGTAACATTTTAAACCAAATGAAGAAAGCAGAAATCATTGAAAAGGCAAAGAAACTTGCCGAACACGGATTAATTAATCCATACATTCCCGATGTCCTTTCCGATGGGTCAACTTATGCCAATGAATTTCTTGAAAAGTTGGCGGTTGCAGAAAACGAAAACCATCTTGAAAGGCTTATCAACGAAACAATGTGTTGAGTATTATTCATAGTTATTCATATCGTTAGCGGTTGGGTGTGCAATAATCTTTACTCCTTTCATTAAATTGCACACCCTTGCTGTAGGGTTTGGCACGATTATTGTATATTATTGTAGTACATAACCAATTAAAATTATCATTATGGATTACAAAGAAGCAATGCTTGATGTTCTTGAACAATTAAGCGCAAACGGACTTGAAGGTACAATTCCAACACTTGTTGCAGAATGTGTCAACGAGATGAAGTACACAACCAATAGCAAATACGATATGTTGAAGTGGACTTCGTTTCACTGCGAAAGATTGTCAAATTCAAATTAAATCATTGAAATTTCGTAAAAATTGCCATAAATGGTGAAGATTGGTACGATTTTTGATTATAATTGAATTGAACATTAAAACGCACAAACTATGGAATAAAAAAAATTCTATTACGAAGGTTGATTTTTGGCACGATTGTTGCTATAAGTAAAATGTCTAACCAATTAAAGCACACACATTATGACTACTGAACTGATTAACCAATTTCGTGACTTTGAAATCTTTGCCGAGAAAATGGAAGCACTCGTTGAAGCGGTAAAGAACAAGAAAAATAAGTGGTTGATTGCCCAATTTGGTTCTATTTGTATGTTTAATTCAATGCCAAAAACACTCAAAGACTATTTGAATCTTTGGGGGTATGTTCAACAAAGATACAAAGAATATCTTGAAAATGACAAAAATCCGCTTATGCCCTGTGAAATGTTTTTTGATGTCTATTGGAACGATGTTGAATCAAATTCCGCTTTCTTTGATGATTTAACCCTTTGGATTTATTTTGATTATGAGTATGGTATCTTCTACGATTCCGATACTGAAATAATTGAAAAAATCCGTGAAAGAGACGATTGATTTGGCACGATATTTGTAAGTAATAATACTGACATTAACCAATAAAATTTTAAATATTATGGAAACGAAAAAAGAAAATTTCCCTATCACTTCGATATCAAGGTACGATTTAGAGATAGTGGGCTTTGACACAAGAAACGTTGAAGACTCAACGATGGAGAACCTTGCCAGCAGACTGGCTAATGACTATCTGGAGCAATTGTATTGGAGTAGTCTTGAAATAATTGCTGAATATCTTGGAATCCCAAAAAAAGATTCAGAAGAAGAATAACGTTGGCACGATTATTGCTATAATTAAAGTATAACCAATAAATTAAACGCACTATGAAAAAAGCAAAGACCTCCGAAATCAAAGCAAAACTTGGCAATTTTGTCAAAGTCAATCCTATCAAGTCACCTTATGGTAAAAGTGGGGATGCCGTCAGAAATCAAGTTGAAATTGTGTTTGAAAATGGCACTGTATTTCAATCTTATGACACATTTATTGGCGCAAGAATCAACGGACAACTTTATCTTACCGAAAATCACACCTATTCAACAACAACATCTAAATGGTGTGGCGTGTGGTGTGGCTATAATGCAAAAGAGCGCAGAGAAGGTTTGAAAAATGGCAAATTTATTTTGCTTGAAGATTAAGTTTGGAACGATATTTGTAAAGTAATAAGTACGAACATTTAAAGAATAAGTAGTATGAGAACAAGAGATAAGCCCTAACAAACAATTATAATAATTTGATAAATTTGATAATCGGTGTTTAATATATAAGAATTAGGAAATATGAAAAACATTAGAGGTCAGCCGTAAAATAAAGATTATTATTTTTACCGAATATTTTATGTGATTATTTTATAGTGATAAAAATCCCAATTGAAAGTAGAGGTTAATAGGATAAAGGTCGGATAACCGTTACAAACCCTCGTCAACTAAGTCCAAGTATGGCAAGAGCATCCCCCAAATAGAAAATTATAATATATTTAATGCGCCCGTAACTCAGTAGGTAGAGTACCACACTTTTAATGTGGGAGTCGTGGGTTCGAGTCCCACCGAGCGCACACTTTGGCACGATATTTGTACTATATTGTAGTGTAATTAAAATTTAAAAGAAATGAAAAATTATATCAAAAACGAACTCGCTTGCCTCCGTGCAATGGAACCTATTGGAAGTGACAGGTACGAAGAACTGACAAAGGCAATTCAATGGGTGGATTCCCAAAAGGATGCCGAAACTGACTACATTGAGAAAATTTCATAGGTGTTTATTATTTAATTGGTAGTGCGCCTCGCTGTAAAGTGTGGCGCATTTTTTATTTTTTCATTGAAATTATAATTTTTGGCATAGATTTTGTGGTATATTGTGGTGAATATTAAATTAAAATGAAAAACGGCACGATTGTTGCTATAATTGAAGTATAACCAATTAAAACAAACGCACTATGAGCAAACAAGTAACATCTTTTCTTGCAATCTATAAAAGAGAGAAAAACGAAAAAATATTCTATCCTATGTGTCCGATTTCATTCAAAAGATTGAAAGCAGCAGAATTTATCTATTCTTGGGATGGAATTATCAACACCTTCGTTAAAATTGCTTATAGGGCGGAAGAAGCAAAGAGAATCCTTCAAGGTTTATACAAGCCTACCGAGTATCAAGTTCGTGACAAGAACGGAAATATCTATGCAACGAGAGAGTATTAACCAATTAAAATTAAATACCATGCCCGAAGTAATTATTTATCGTGGAAACCAAATCCACAAATTCAACGAGAATTCTTATATTGCCTATGTTATGGATAGGTATGGCAACATTGAAGATTACGAAAGAAAAACATTGGAAGGGGCGCAAGCCGTAATTGACAATCATATCAAATGAAAACTAAAAAGAAATATAATTCAATTAAGGTTGCTTGCCAAATTGACCGAGAGATGGAAATTAAAACTCACGGAAAGATTGTGAGTTTGCGCCCAAGCAGGGTGCATAAATCCAAAAAAGCATACAATCGTAAGAAGAATAAAATTTCTCCACAAAATTACGAATAATATACGCAGTTTTGTACCTTTGGCACAATTATTGTAATAGCATAAATGTATAACCAATTAAAATTAAAAAAAATGAAGAGAAACAACGAACTTTGCGAAAAAATCCAATCAATGCTTGAATCCGATAATTTGTCTGAAGAACAAAAAAAAGCATTTAAGGAATTGCTTACCGAGTATGAATGGGCTACCTACAAAGAGTGTAACGATAGGCACGAATTCTTCCGTAAGCAAGTGGAAAAAATGGTCAATGATTTTGGCTTCCAATATGAAGAATTGGCGAAATCAATGGCAAATGACCATCCTACCCTGCAACAATCGTTTATGCGAATGGTGGTGCAATTCATTGAGAAAATGGCGGATAAACAATATTACGATGGTAGGAACGAAGCAAGCGTAAAACTTGCAAAGAAACTCAAACCTATCATTGAAGAAAATAGAGGCTTACCCTGCATTTAAAGAAATGCCTCACTAAAAATTTTCCTTTGGCGGTGCAATTTTGTGCCGCCTTTTTTGTACTTTGGCACAATTATTGTTTTATATTGTGGCGTATGAATAAGGCTCCACCTGCATATTAAAATTAAAATGGAGGGCTAAATGCTCCACAAGGGCTGTCGGTACATCAACGATAGGAGAGTAAACTCCAACCTACCTTTTATTTTTTTTATTATAAAAAAAATTAACTTTTATTTTTTATTACTTTGGCACGATTGTTGCTCTATATTGTAGTGAACAATTAAATTAAAATTAAAATGACAAAAGATAGATATTTAGAACTTGAAAATGCAACATTTGAAGAGATGATGAGTCCTTCAGTATCAAGTGAAGAATTTGAATTTATGATTGAAAATGTTGGAAAAAAAATTGAAGAAATTCAATTTGAAAGTTGAAAATGGCACAATTCTTGTCTATAATTTAAATGCATAATTGAACAAACACACTATGGAAACTATTTCAAGAAAAGATTTTAGAAAAGCAATTGGATGGAATTGTAGCAATTATCCTTATTCCACTTCGGGATTGGGTTTAATCAATGGATTAAGTGGTGCTGAATTAGAGGGTGCAAAGATTGGAGAAAACCACTATAATCTTTATTACAAGTACAATGTAATTAAAGATATTATTCAATTCCCAATTATAATTGCAAGTGGCGACAAATGCTTTATTGCCACGAATAAAACCGATTTAATCAACTTTGTCAAGAATCCAACACTTGATAAAAATTTTGAGGCAAAGGTTGAAAAAATGCTCGATTGTGACTATAAGACAATAAGACAACACGAAATTGCCTTCAGCAATAGAATTCCGTATAATGAACTTTATAATTGGAATAAAGAAGAATTTTATGGATATAGATATGTGGAATTTTAATTTTTGGCACGATTGTTGCATATAGTTTCAATGTCTAACAAATAAAAACACACACTATGAACAAAAAGAAAAACTTCACCCTCATTGAAAGCAGTCTTACGGGAACAGACAATTTCTACAAGTACGAAAACTATGTGGAATGGTGCAAAGACAATGAAATGGAACCACAAGGCAAAGATTCCGATGATTATTGGGATTGGGTCAACGAATCTTCACAAATTGATTATGAAGACTTCTTTGGAAATTTAAAGTACACAAAAGCGGAAGAAGGCCATTATATGATTACATTCAATCTTGGACTTTGGAATGGCCATAAGATTGGATATGTGGAGAAAATTTATGATTCACTTTCCGAAGCAATCAATGATGCCCTCAACTCTTCAAGGAGCTATTATGACTACAAAGTTGCTTTTGAGGATGGTGATGTCGTTGTCTATGGTTATCACCACGATGGCACAAACATTATGACCATCAAAAGACTTTCAAAGCACGGAGAACGAAACCTTCTTTTCAAGGAAGAACCAAATTTTGAAAAGTATGTCGAAAATAAAGACACTTTCAAGAAACTTGATTGGCAATTTGCTTGGATTTAAAATTAAAATTACTATGACACTGAAAGACTTGAAAAACAGAGTGAGAGTAATCCGCTCAAAAGGTTATTGCTCATACGAGGTAAAAATCACCTATCGTGGAAAATAATACACATGCCACAGTAACAACAGCCTTGCATGGGATAGACTTGACGATGATAATTTCCGTGACAATGAAGAACATGGATTCTATACAAATAAAACAGCCTATCAAGCATTCTATGACGAATGCAAGCAAAAGAACCATCTTGGAGAATATTCTTACTAATAATATACGCAAATGCGTACCATTAGAAAATCACAATAAATAAATATATGAAAGAAAAAGATATATTTGGTGGTGACATCTTTCACCCAACAGCTAAGCAGAACGGATACAACTATATAAGCGATGGTCACTACTGCAAAACATTGAAAGAGTCTAATAAGTATTACAATGAATTCTTTAATAACGGCTATTATCGGTATAAAACATACCGAAAGTTCAAAATCCATGGGTCATACGATTTCCTTTTGAGGAAAACGAAAGACCACTTAAAATCAATCATCATCTTTGCAATGCCATACTACAAAGGTTCACTATACAAATGCACGAAAAGCGACCTAATCGGAATCATCAAGGATGAAAAACTTATCCAACTTGACTAATTTGGCACACTTTTTGATTATAATTAAAATTGAATTAACAAACACACGAAATCTATAAACTATGAAGAAAAGGAAATTTAATGTAGAAGGAACAGTCCTTGCAAACATTTTTGTAAACGGAATCGAAGCAAACAGACCCGAAGAAGCAATTAAGATTTTCGAGGAAAAATTTGAGAATCTTGGTATCGTTGGTTGGACTGATTGGCGCAAAGATATTGAAGTGTCTGAGGTCATTGACTATTCAGAAAAAGTAAACGATGTACTTAAAAGAATGGGACTTGATGGTACATATAAAGTTTCGGGTGTTCCCGAAATTGTTTTTGAATATGACGAATTTACTATCTTTTCGGCTCGTTTTGAATGTTTATTAAATGTTTATTTCATTGTGTTTAAAGGCACAAATGAAGTGTTTCTTCCTGTCTTACAAAGAGACAATTCTTTTATTTCATTCAGTTATATGTGTGGCGACAAGCCATTTAAGGACAATCTTAACAAAGTGTTTTTCTCAAACGGAAAAGATGTTTTGCTATATGTTCCGGAATTGGATGAATTTGAGTTACTTGAACAAAACGGTACAAAAACCGTATTTGGAAATAGAATCAACTATATCATTGAAAAGTCCAATGTCAATGAATTGAACATTGTAAGTTCAGATGTATTATCAATTGTACTGACAAGCAACAATAAAAAGATTATCTTGAACGCAGAATACGAAAGTGAAGTTGACACAATTCCTTACAGGCTTAACAAAATTGAATCAATCATTTGATTAATTAAAAATAAAATTTCCATACTATTTATTTATTATAACAATAATAATCTTAATAAATTTATAGTATGGTAATTACAGTAACAGCAATCCTGCAACAACTATTAATTGTAATCCCAACCATTATAGCAAGCACAACAGTAATTACTGGAGCAATCAATGCGGCTTTTAATGTACAAAACGGAAATGTAAAACATATTATTTCGTGGATTGTAGCAGTTATTTGTGGCGTTGTGACAGTTCTAACAGGTGGACTTACTTTCGGCCTTGGTTGGATTGATTATCTTATAGGAGCCGGATTTGGACTTGTGGCGGGTGGAGCATCAAATGGTCTATACGACTGGCCAGCAATCGCCAATGTCATTGACAACTTCTATTTCTTGTTCGGACACGGAGATACAATCAAAGCGAAACGAGCAGCAAAAAAAATACAATAATATACGCAAATGCGTACCTATTGTATAAAATTAAAAAAAAAATACTAATTATAATTTGTTTTTTAAATTAAAATTTGTATATTAAGTTAAACAATATTGCCAATAAAACAGCAGAGAGTTTTCGGTCTCCTTAAAACCGACAATGCAGTGTTGGTGTAATGGCAGCACATGACCCTTCCAAGGTCAAAGTGACGGTTCGAGTCCGTTACACTGCTCAAAATGGTCTTGTGGCGCAATTGGTTAGCGCAGGAAGCTTATACCTTCAAGGTTACAGGTTCAAGTCCTGTCAAGACCACAACATAGAGAGTGAGAAACTTAGTTGGATTACCATTTTATAAGGTATTTACAACTCACGACTTGGCAAGGCATCTATCTCTATGATTTGGGAGCATAGCGTAGTTGGTTTAGCGCATCTCGTTTACACCGAGAGGGTCGTAGGTTCGAATCCTACTGTTCCCACGAAAGGACACACGACAGGCTTTCGGAACGCTACCATCGTGTGTTGAGATTCCGAGAAATGGCGGTGTGTCGTAATTGGTAACCGAGACAGACTTAAAATCTGTTGGGCATTGCGCCCGTGTGGGTTCGAGTCCCACCACCGCTACAAGGAGAGCGTTTAGATGTCCCTGCAAACTCCTTATCAAACAGGTAACATCAAGAGCGTGAGATTCGCTCATTATAATTTAAATCAAAATTAAACTATGGAACAAAACAGAAGTAGATTATCAACAGGTATTGCAATTCTAATTTTAATTGGAATTTTAGCGCTCTGTGTTGTTTCATATATCTATATTGATGACCGAATACAAAGCCACAATATTGAAATGGTTGACACAACCAATAATATACGCAATTGCGTACAGTATTTGAAATGATTGATTATTATTGATATATAATTGAAATCTAAATTGCTGGTGTGGCGCAACGGTCAGCGCAGGTGGCTTATATCCACGAGGTTCGGGGTTCGAATCCCTGCATCAGCACAAAAAAACTAAAATTAAATTTGTTTTTTTTAAAAATGATTTGTATATTTATAATATAAAAAGAAAACTAACAGCAACTATTAAATAATATAAAAATATGTTTGTCATTAAAAGTTTTCTGATTATTTTGAACAAAGAATAATCTTCATGATAAGACTGCTGTGAAGCAAGCAATTATATTTAATATTTTTTGGAAATTATTTACAATCCGACAGTTATGTAGGCCTGTCATTAAACAAAACCTCAGGCTCAACTCAGGTTTGAGTGTAACGTCCGGGCCAGGTTCATTACCTCTTAGCGTTACGTAAGTCCGGAACACAGTGGTTCAAGTCCACAGTTGAGACAAGGATTCGTTCTTTGATACTTGATGCGGGGTGGAGCAGAGGCAGCTCGTTGGGCTCATAACCCAAAGGTCGCAGGTTCGAGTCCTGCCCCCGCTACTTTAAAGAAAGCGTACAGCAACTATTACGATATATAATGCAATTATTAAAAGTAGTAGAAAGTGCTCTCTCCAAGCCTCAGCACAGGTGATGCCAAATAAGTTTTGGCTTAACCATTAAGCCCTTTACCAAGCGCAGAGACTTGGGCGTGAAACCTTGGAAAGTATACAGCGCAAAAATGATACATGGGTATTTCTCGCTTTCTGCTATTATAGAGGTCTTCTGTCTTTCCCTCTATTTCAAAAAAATTAAGGCAGTGGTGGAGTGTATCAACCGATAACATCCCATAGGTCGCCACGGGCCTCTTGACCAGAGCAAGTCGTTATTTTAAATACGTGGACATAATGTGTGTTTGTTTGCACGGAGTTACAAAATTCCGTGCTTTTTTTTATGTTTTTGAAAAGTTTGGCATGGTTTTTGTTGAATATTGTAATGTCAATTATATATTTTTATATCAAATAAAAAAATAAATTGAAATTATAATTTTGGCATGATATTTGATAATAATCAATAAAATTTAGCATATGAAAATTAGAAAAATTAAGAATCAATCCAAGAATAGTCTTGTTAACTTTTATTTCAACGATTTAAAAAAAGAAAATTGCGCCAAATTGACAAAGGAAGAGGAAACAAAACTTCTTGAGAAATATTACTCAAATGAATCTACTGAAGCGGACCGTATTGAAATCAGGAAAAAGATTGCTATTGCAAATCAGGGCCTGATTTACAGTATTGCAAACTGTTACGCTAACAATAACAGCGAAATGGCGTTGGAACTGGTCAGTGTAGGAACACTTGGGCTGTATGAAACATTTGACAATTTTAACATCAAAAGGGACAATAAGTTTATGACATATGCACAGTACTATATTCGTAGGGCCATAAACCATTTCCTGAAAGACGAGAACTTGCTGGTTCGCCCATCAAATAATGCAAGAATAACTCCGAAGGTAAAGGAGATAGAAAATGAATACATGCGGGTCCATGGTTGTAAACCAGATATCTTTGAAGTAGAAAAAATCCTGGAAGAACAATATGGCGTTAAACTTTTAGACAGGAATGATATTTTCGGTGCTAAAATTGAAAGAATTGAAGACCCGACTGATAACGTTGATGACGATACGTACATCTTTGAGAATTCAAAGAAATTCACAGAATATGCTTCTGTAGAAAACGATTATGCTATACAGGTTGAGCGAGACGGGACCAAACACACGCTACAGGCCATTATTGAAAAACTCCCTGAAAGAGAGTCCAAAATAATAAAAATGGCATATGGCTTGGGAGACTACAGTCCGTGCAAGAACAATGAAATCGGAGAGGTACTTGGGCTAACCTCTGAACGAGTTAGGCAACTTAAGTCTTCTGCTGAAGAAAAAATAAAAAATATGTATCAAAGAGTTGAACATTAATTGAAAATTTTGTATATTATGAAGAAATTAATATTTGCATTTGTCTTAGCAGTATCAATGGCCCTTACATCCTGTGAATGTGGCTGTAATGTGGAGCCCGTAGATTTGAAGAGCCCTGAAGTACAAGTATACAAGCTGTATGATAGTAGTAACGATGATTATAATAAACTGTACGTATACAAGTACGAGACTCCTGACGCTTATATCTACAGATACGTAATTAGCTGTGAAACAAGAAATATTGATATTGTCTCAAAACATCAATCTGTACAACAGCCACAGGAGACTGAATCCATCCTTAGCAAAGATACGTACTTCGATTTTTAATAATAAAATTAAAATTATAATTACCATATGATTAACGAAACAGAACTTGAACAAAGATTGAAGAATAATATTAAACGCAAGAAGGAAAACATCCAGGAGGATACTCAGGAAGTTCATAAGATGACGAAGGAGCTCATGGACATCAACATCAAGAAGGGCAAGGCAATCATCGATAGGATGGAGAACATGGAAAAGACGAAAGCTGAAATCCTCGTTGAACAGGTGAACGAAGCAATAAATGGAAAGAGACCACTCGACCCTAATGACAAATACGAAATGGTTAACCACCCAAAACACTACAATAACTATGATGTTGAAGTCGTAGACATGATGGAAAAAATTTGGGGAACAAAGGCTACCATGGATTGGTGTAAGATGACCGCATACAAGTATCGTATGAGAATGGGAACCAAACCAAACGAAAACGATTCACCTGAAGCCATGAAGAATAAACTTCTTGAAGACTTCAGCAAAGAACAATGGTATCTTAAGAAAGCAGAAGAATTGAAATTAAAATTACTTGCCAAAAAAATTGATATGAATCAATATTAAAATTTAAATTAAAATTATAATTTGGGCCGAGAGCAATCTTGGCCCATTTTTTATATAATATACGCAATTGCGTACATATTTCCTTATCCAAATGTATAGTTTGGCACACTTTTTGTATTATATTGTAGTGTTATGAATAAATCACCACCGGAGTAATCCTAACATATTAAACAATTGGATGGCTAAATGCTACACAGGGGCTGTGCGCAATCCACGAATAGGAGAGTATACTCCGTTCCATATTTTGCGATTAGAAGAGTAGACTCCATCATACCAATAAAAATTTAATCATAATTATAATTTTAATATTATTTATAACTATTTATTATTACCTAATTTTAATTTGTATGAAGAAATTGTTAAATGATTTATTTACTTTCTTGATTTTCGTAGCAGCAATCGTTTGCTTCTACTTCGCAGCTACAGTGACTTTCACTTCAGCACTCTTCAACTTGTTACTATTCTTCGCAGCAATCTTCTTCTTAATCCAAGGCGCTGGACTTATTGACCGTGCAAAAGGTTTTGGAAAATTCTCCGAAGATAACCCTCCTGAAAATGCTAAAAACGAAAACGATTCATGTAACGAAATTGATAATTAAAATTATCTGTCAGGCCCTTCGGGGCCTTTTTTATTTTAATTAAAATTATAATACACTCCCATATCTAAATTAAAATTTTAATTACTATCTCCATATGCATAATTAAAATTATAATTAAAACCCATCACACAAATTAAAATTATAATTAACAAAAAAATTATTCAGCCAAATATTTTTTTTGACCAAATAACTTTTTTTGAAACCATATACACTAAATGCCTAATTTAGAGTCAAACACCACTTACTAAAGTAAGTGGCTTGCACTTTGGATATTAGCCTCCGCACATACGGGCAATTGACTGTGCCCTGCCACGCTAAGCCACAAAAGGCGAAGGTGGGTGTTGACAATGGCTTCACAAGTGTCGAAAAAAAACTGATTCCGTACAGCGAAGCTGTATCCGTTGCCTTGCGACACTATAAAATTATAATTATAATTACATAAAAGTAAATAAAAAAAAGTTAAGAAACGGCTATTTATCAATTGACTAAAGTCAATGGTTTCCCGCCGTTATTGGATAATGAATTTAAATTTTATTTAAAAGCCTTATTTAAATTGAATCTAAATTATGACCTATGCCCTTATTTGTCTTGATTCTAAATTAAAATTTTAATTAAAATTGTCACAAGCCACAAATGGATTGGCACTTTTCCGCTAAGGTCCACACAGAAAAATTCAAATTAAAATCACCAATCTTTCCCACAATTTTCCACCAAATCATTCCCCAATCCCCTCTACAAAAATTTTCCCCATAAAAGCCGTTTTGCTTGATGCCCGAAAATGGCACTTTTTCCCCTATACAAAAAGCCCCAAAAACTCCCACTTTTTACCACTTAATAACACCCACATTATCAGAGTTTCATACACATCTGATTATCAACAAATTATAATTACTTTAAAATTAATTAATTACAATTAAAATTAACAATCAGAAATAGGCCAAAAAAAAGTGATATTAAATATGTATAGAAATGATATTAAAGTGATATCATTTTTATATCATTTAACGAGTCCGTTTTGTTCTCATACATTAATAACGAGGTCAGTGATTTCGAGTACAAAATAGTTATGGTGATTATGGTTATATGCTGATTGTGCTGTTTGGTATTTTGTATACCACATTCCGTTTTCTGTTATAGTGGCTTCTGCATAATAGCGTTTACACCAATCTATTAGTTTTTCGATTTCTTTGATAAATCCTTTTTCTCCTCCTACTTTATTATTGCCAAAGATTTTGATTTTATATGGCTCATTAAGTAGTTGTGAGCGTTGGAGTATTTTCTTTATATAGGAAGGGATTGTTATTTTCATTTTGAATCGAATTTTCTTGGTATCAAATCGGCATTTATGACGCTACCTATAATACCAATTACAAGTATAAGTGTCGCAAGCATTCCAGCGCCAGGTATTGCACAAACAAATATGGCAAGTAGAATGTATGCAAGAGGGATGTTTGTTCCGTCATCAGCAGTAAAAAAAAGAGTTGTGAAGAGCGAAAAGAAGATAGCGATTCCAAGGAAAATAAAATAAATTTTCCAGAATAATAACATAATAATAAATTTTAATTAATGATTATTTTATAATGTATCGAATATAATATCAGTGACTCTACCTTTTTTATCTAATTCGATAGGTTTGATGATATTGATAAGTTCTTTTTTAAGTGAGTTTGTGAGAGGAATATCTTTTTCTATGGTATTTCCAATCATTGTTTTTACTGTAATTCTAATTGTATTCATTGTTTTAGAAGATTAATATTACCTTTTATCGTTATCAAAAACTATGCCAATTTTTTTTGTAAAACGTTCCATTCTTTTTTTATGGAGTCATTTTCATTTCGTTGCAATCTTCAACAAGTTCATAGTCATCGGCGGCTTTAATTATGTCAAGGTTCCATCCTTCTCCATAATATTTTCCATTAAAGATTGAGGTGATTGTATGTTCAGCATTAGAGTTTTTAAGTTTAATTGTATCGCCTACATGGAAATATCTTTTTGGGTTATTAAGGATTTCGTCCATTCCACGGTTAAATTGAACGATATCGGCATTTTTATATGCTTTATCAAGGTCTTCTTCGTATTGTTTTTTTGATACGAATTCTTCCTGAGGGAACATTTTATCGTATTCCATTGCATCCTTGCATTTGATTTTCACATTATTAAGAAAATCGGTCAAGTTACTATCAATATCGAATTTACAATATGGTTCGTATTTTTCAACCATTTTTGCGATAGATTCAACAGTTGCCTTATATGGATTATATGTCACATTTCTTGCCAAGTCGAGAAGTATCTCTGCTTCTTCTTTTACTTCTTTAACAGAAGGATAATTATCTGGGTCAAAGAAGTTTATAAGGTAGTAAATCCTTGTTTCAAACTCATTCATCCTCTCTTCCTCGTTAGATTTATCAGCAAAATACTTATTATAGCAATTTCGTATCTCTTGCCAATCTTTTTCAATTTGCTCTTTTGGTGTTTTTTCAAGATATGATTTTAATTCATCAAGAATCTTATTTGGCTTTTCCTCGTCCGCAAAGAAAAGTCCGTGATTTGGGTCAGAATCATACATTCCGTCAACTGAGACATTATAAGCAATTCCATTATGGTCTAGAAGCACCACTGGATAATTTTCGTTTGCATCCCATTTGATGATTTCCACAGGGAAGCCATTGTCATCAATTACTTTACGGCTCTTGTCTTGAAGCCATTTATTTAATGAGAACTTTTCCATAACTATTTAGTTTTTACTATACATAATCAAATAAGTTTTTTTAGGTCATGATAGAGTGATTGTAATTTTTCGTCAGTTCCTCTATCCATTAAGGCATAGTTATATGCTATACAACTTAATGCTTCCATTTGTTAATCACTTGGCTTCCAATTTCGGCTGTATCCAAGACCAAGTAAAAATGCATGTTTGGCAATTGCCCAATAGCGTCCTCCGATTTCATTTTCAAATTCATCAGTTGTAACAAATTCTTTTATGTTTCTGTCTAAATTTGACAATAGTAAATCTATTTCTTCTTCACTCCACTCTTGTTTTTCAGTAGGAATAACTCTATCTTTGAGAGATTTTAGAAAATTCTTTATTTGTGCATCGTCTGTCAAACTAATAGCATAGTTTAAAAATTTTTCATCCTCTTCACTCCACTCAGTATGCTTCTGCTCAATCTTCTTCAACTCTTTTTTCTTCTCATCCCATTCATAACCTGCTTCTTTCATCTTTTGGAATAAGATGTCACGCTGTTCTTTTGTTGCTAGATGAAGAATTTTAGCATCTGCCCAGCAACAAGTATGATGTTCACCTAAACAAAAATGGTCTTCAGAATCATAATCACAATAACATATTATTTCCTTTGCATATCCTCTATCAATTATTTCCTTAAATATGAAAATGCCATTGGAAGCAGAATCCGAATGAAAAAGCACATCACCATCCTTTGCGTCTTCGATAGACCAAAGTTTTGCATCATTTTCCAATGAGTAATGTGAGCAAGAATATTCTTTGCCTTCATTTGTCTTATATGTGTAAGTATTATCTAATACTTTCAATATTTGAAATATAGTGCCATCTTCATTATCTATGCACCAATCACCAACCTTAAACTTTGGTTTAACCTCATCAGTGGATTTCTGTTCACTTTGTTTTTCAATTTCAATCAACTTTTTATTCTTACCGTCCCATTCGTATCCTTCTTCATGGATTCTTCGGAACAATGAATCGCTAATTTTTTTGATTGCAGGTTCTACTTTTTCAGAAGTCCACCATCTATCTTCTGGGCTAACAATGAAGTGCTCTCCACAATCAATTCCACAATACGCCACTGGGCTTGCTGGGTGAAATTTGTCTAACAATCCCTTGAAAATAAATGGTCTTGGTCTTTTATCAGTTACAACTGTGAGAATATCGCCATCTTTTGCATCGTTAATGGTCCATATATGGTATGAACTTTCTCCTCCAAACATTACTGACCAACGTTTGTCATTGCTATCAATTACAATATACCATCCTTTGTGTATCTCAACAACCTTATATGTTCCTGAACCTTCGTAAACAATCCAGTCACCAATCTTAAACTTTGGCTTTACTTCATCTGTAAAGTTCTGCTCGCCTTGCTTTTCAAGGCCCAACAATTTACAGATTTCAAGTTTAGATAATGCATTTATGACTTTAGTCTTTGCTTCTTGAACCATATCATCATTCACTGCCATTTGGTAGATGTCATCGGCTGCAAGTAGTTCTTCGAGATACTCATATCTTGGGTCAGTTCCTTTCTCACCTTGTTTTTCGAGCCAAGTTTGTTTCTTGAATATTGTATATAATTGGCAAGGAGTTATATGGTACGTTTTACCAAGAAGATTATCACTTCTAACGTTATAATTATCTTTGCCAACATATTCAAGCCAATAAGTTTCTCCTTCTTTGAAATCTTGAAAATCAGCATAACATTTGATAAAACCATCTCCAACAAATTCACGCTTTTCATTTTCAGCAATTTCATAAGACTCTTCACCTATATTGCATTGCTTTTCAAGCCAAGCAATCCAACTTTTAAAGTCTTGGTCTTTTCTATTAGATATTGCATCTTGTACATCAAGATATGCAATAATTTCTTTTCTTATCCTTTCATCTTTGCTCTCTCGGAGTTCAGGGAACATGTACTTCAGATACCAAACTTTACCTTCGTCTTTATTGCACTCTGCAATGTAGAGTTGTTGTTCTGCTCTTTCAAGAGCCTCTTTGTATTTCGTTTCGTAATCCATAATTAATAATATTTTACAATTTCTTTAATTTTGAATTTTTTAAATAAAATAATAGTTTTTTACACCTTGTTCAATAATATTTCTATCATAATCGGAAATGTTTTCTTTTGCAGCAAGCCATCCAAGTATCCAATAATATGCAATTTGTATGGCCATTGCTTCTTTCTTTCCCCATTGGCTTACGCCAAATTCAATTGCTTGTTCAATGACAGGATAATCTTCAATACAACTCATAACGATTTAAATTTAAATTTACATTGTTTACATAGCAAAAACTATGCCAAACTATTAATCAATTAGATTTTTTTTAAATCATCATACAAAGAGTTTGCGGATACTAATTTGGCTGTGGGATTATTGACATTAGCCAATCTGCATCTTGTTCTTGCTGATAGATTTCATCGGTATCGCCTTTTCTATTGGCCCAAATGAATTGATGGATTCTAAGAAGTCTTTCGCTATCTTCTTTACTCCATTCTTGCTTTGGTTGTGGCTGAAATCTATCTTTGATGGATTTTAGCCAATTATAGATTTCATATTCTCCACTGTCCTTACCTCCATTACCACAAGAGTTCTTTATGTGCCATAATGCAGAAGTATAAAGTTTTTCATCCTCTTCGTTCCAAGCAGGCTTCTGTTCTTTATTGATTATGTATCTAATATTTTTAGTATCAATTTTAATTGCATTTAATGACCTATCAGGAACTAATGAAAGAATATATGTCTCAAGTTCATTAAGACCTTTAATCTTTTCACTCCAAGAAGATTTCTGCTCAATTTTCTTCAACTCTTTCTTTTTTGAATCCCATTCATAACTTGCTTCACGCATCTTTTGGAATAAGATGTCACGCTGTTCTTTGGTTGCTGGTTTTAATTGATTGTCCTTTGCGTTGCCCCAGTAATCTAAATATTTTTGGATGCCAAAGTCTTCCAAATAGCAATCATAATAACAATGAAAATCTATAACATCATCCCATCTTGTATTACCAATTCCTCTAAATATAAGAATTACTTCCCTTTTACTTTCAGAAAGTATATCGCCATCATTTGCATCTTGGATAGTCCAAAGATGACACATATATTCTTTATCAAAGCTGATTGAATAATGTTTATCCGTATTATCAACAACTTCATACCAAGATTCACATACTTCGATAACTTTATAGACTCCAATATTTTCTTGTACAATCCAATCGCCAACATTAAACTTTGGCTTAACCTTATTGGCAGATTTCTGCTCAATCAGTTTAGCCCATTCATCTACCTTATAGTATTCCATATTATAAATGTTGCTAGGATTTTTGACTTTTCCGTCAGTAAATACTTCTACTTTATATTCTGGATTGCCAAGTTCATTGATGAGCCCTACTTCTAAAACCTCATAGGTAAGCCTTGGATTCGTTGTGCTAACCAGCTTATCACCTACACGGAATTTGGGAATATAAATAACAGGTTTCTGTTCACCTTGCTTTTCAAGCAAAGATTGTCCACATTTTACACCAGCATAAAATAAATCTGCAACATTATATTTATCTTCTCCTTCTGAAAAGAAATGTTTTGCTGCATCATTAAGGCATTTATCAACATACTTACCGTAGTTTGTTGGAGTATTTGTTTCTTCATTTACATTATTTTCTTTTGGACAGTGTTCATGAGTGAAAAGAGTGAATAATTGTCTTGGTGTAATGTGAAACTTTTTGTTGAGAACATTGTTACTTCTACCAATGTAAGTGTCATCACCGATGTACTCTAACCAATATGAATTCTCTTCTTTAAACTCATTAAATGATTTTCTGCATTCGATGAATTGTCCGCTGACAAAATCAGTTTTCTCCATTTCCGCTTCATTGAAGTTTAAAAGATTGTTTTGTTCACCTTGCTTTTCAAGCCAGGCGATTGCTTCTTCCACATGGTTATTAATGGAATTATCGAGATAAGTTCTCGTATGTTTCAAATGCCATATTATGTACTTTCTTATCCTCTCATCCTCGGACTCTTTGAGTTCTGGGAAGATTTCTTTTAATTCTTTTAATGCAAGTTCCGAATCTGTTGCCTGAATACATTGCCATCTTTTATTGTATTCCTTTGCCTTTTTAATAACTTCTTCGTATTTCTTTTTGTAATTCATAATTTGAAATTTTTTTTCGTATGTTAAAATAATACCTATACAACAATCGTGCCAAAGGTATTATTGCAAAATCAAAAAATTTTTTAATGGTTTAAAAGATGATTTTTTGTTAATAAGGATATCATCTTTAAAAGTAAAAGTTTTTTCTCCGAATTTTGTTTTGTACATTAGTACAACACTATTTGTGTCATTAAATTGTTCATTTCCACAATAAAGGCATTTTCCGTTAACCATTATACTTCCACAGCATTGGCATGTTGAAGAGTTAACTGTTGCTGTATTTATTGTTTTTATTGGTAGGTATTTGGAATTAATGTCTTTTATTTCTTTCATGCACATTCCAAGTTCTTCATTGGCATTTGTAAAATTACTATATTCAGTAATTGTTTTATTGTCTGCTTCTGCCCATTTTCCATAAACAAATGTGAAAAGTGCAACAATAAACAATATTAAAGATAAAAAATATATTTCAAATATTGTCGAAAGAAGCATTAAGAATGCGCTAATAACACTTATTTTATAATAGTTTTTATGATTTTTCATTTGTATATAATTCATTTCTAATTAAAATGACCAATACTAAAATAATTTTCTTAATTTTATTTTATAATTAATTTTTGTTAAACACTAAATCATATACTTTATTTACTAACTCAAAATCATCAATTCGTCCTTCAAAATAACTACGTATTTCACAGCACTTTGTTTTTGCGTCTTCAAATTTAGAAATATACGTTTCACATTCTTCTTTAGTTCCTTTGAACAATGAATAGCCACCCCAATCTGAGCATAAACTTTCTGCATCAAATTTGTTGCGTTGTTCGTATTTTGTGGTTATATACTTTGTGCCAGAACTTATTACTTCTGTTTCATGGATTTCTTTCTTATCACCGTGGGCGTAATAAACGCATACAATATCGCCTTTTTTAAATTTCTTTTCCATTTTTATTATTTTTTTCTTTTTTGCACATAATATGTAAATTAATTCCAGAAAGGGCCATAGATATAAAGAAGAAAACAATTGCCAAGATTGTTAACTTAAAAAACACCCATCCAAGGATAAGGAAAATCCAAGTAATAATTGTTAAAATAACTTCAGTTCTCATATTTCTTTTTAAATTTTAAATTACATTATTTACTTATCAAAAACCGTGCCAAAGTTTTAATCATACATATAAGACAATGTTTCTTCTTTAAAATTTTTGTATATTTTGTGTTTTACATGTAAACTCCCATTGGAATCTTTAGCATCAGAATGTTTGCATTTAACAAATGAATCTCATTCTTTTGTTGTATTCGATTTCATCAGCAACTTGGCCCATAGCCATCATTGCAAGTCCCAATTGTAATTGTTTTGCGTCATCGCCCAAACTGTCAGGACTTAGGATAATTGTATCTTCCATACATTTTTTCTTTGCTTGCTCAGCAATCATTTCCTCATATTCTGAGTCTGCAACCAAAACCATTTGTGCAGCAACAGCGTTCAAATACTTGTCTTCGATTTCAATTTCAATTTTCATAATAATAATATTTTAATGTTCTTTTTTTAATAATGCTTGTAGTCTGTTTTTATGTTCCTCGGTTTGTGGTGTACCTGAGAAATTGTAGAAATTAAACAGGTAAATCTTCATATCATCAGTAACAGGAACGTCAGGATATGAATAATAAATCAATGCGGTCATACTATTTGCCCTTGATTCAAAGAACCATTGCAATTTATCATCAAAATCCCTGAAATAGCAGTCTTGTCCATTGATATTGATTGAGAATTCATTTCTAAGGAATTTCTGAATAGTCATAAGACGTTGTTTACCATCAATCACATAGTTGATGCTTTCGCTTCTGGCATCGTAGTTAAACGTGTGTTGAACGATTACAACAGGCTCAAGAGGCTTCTCGAACAGAATAGAGAAAATAAACTCACTCTGTTGGTAATGTTCCCACATATAAGGGCGCTGTAGGTTAATTCCGTACTTTGGCAGAAAAACATCAAAGTCATATTCACGGTTTCTTGGATTTTTATCTGTTGCTTTAAGACTATCAGTTAATCTATAATCCAACAGTACATTCTTATTTACATGAATGTCTTTTGGTAGATTGTGTAAGTCGTTAAGATGTTTGATGTTTTCAAGTGTAATCATAATAGTTAATTTTAATGTTCCTGTTGTTTATATACAAAAACCGTGCCAAACTTTATAGCAATCCAAGTAACAATATTAAAATACAGCATCCGTATGAAGAATAAAGACAAACGTTAGCTTTTTCTTCAGACATTGTTTCATTAGCCTTTCCAATGAGTCCAATAGCACATAAAACTATTTGTGCTATCAATAAAATTACTTGTAAAATTTGTATAATCATAATACAAAATTTTTTTTAATTTTAAAAGTTATAAACATTCTTTGTACATCATCCACATATTCTATATTTCCTGGAATAAGCAAATCATTAAAATAACAATTCCAATAATTGTTTCCATTTATTTTAGTGAATGATAATTTATTTCCATCTTCGTCTTTGTAGTCATAGCTTCCTGATGAGAACGGAGAGTATTCAAAGCCGTTGTGTCCAAAGAATTCCTCGGTAAGTTCTATACGAGTGCAAAAACTTGGATATATCCATGCATTTCTATTGTGTCGGAATTGGATTATCGGCCAAATTCCTGCCATTTCTTCCTGAAAAGATACGGAATATATTTGGTCTGGCGTGTCGCTATCGTAAGGTATTAGCCAATCTCCTTGATGAAATTCACATATTGGAAGATTCATTTATTTTATCAATTAATTCAAATTTATTTTGTAATCCGTGATAGAATAGTTCTTTTCTTTCATTTTTGGATATTATTTTGAAAGAATCCATTTCAAGGGTTTCTTTTCCATTTCTATCAATAAAATATGATGTACAATTAAGTGTTTTAACATCAGGAAATTGCTTAATTCTATAAATAAAGATATGAATATCTTTTCTTTTATTATGATAATGGATTCCTGCGTCAATAATTGGTTCGCTTTTTGAAAGAATAATACCAGTTTCTTCCATAAGTTCCCTAAGAGCTGCGTCTAAATGGTTTTCACCTTCTTCAGCACAACCTTTAGGAAAATCATATCCGTTTTCATTTGGTTTTCCTGTTCCGTGGCAACCAAGTATGTTTCTGTATTTGTCAATTATTACTAATGCACAACTTATTATTTTCATTTTGTTAAAAGTTTAAAATTAAAAATTGGTTTAACGGTAAAAGGTCAGTTTCAACGTTGTCAAGTTTTCCATGCTTGAATATGAATGATTGAGTACCATATTTACTGTAATAATTCAGTCTTGTAACATCACTGCTGTCATCATATTTATTGTGGCAATATTGAAATTCTCCATCTACTACTTTTCCTCCACAGGTTTTGCAAATCTTTTCTTTTGGGGCTGATTTGCTTTTATTAACCGATAAAAGAAAATAAGAATCCATAATTTCTTCTACCATTTCAATTGGTGTGCCAAATTGAATGTCTTTCGTGAGGCAGAAATTTCTATATTCGTTTTTTGTTCTATTGTCCGTCTTAATCCAACTTACATAAAGGAACAAGCAGAATGATGCCAAAATGCCTATAAATGGGATTACAAACAATCCAAAACAGAACAGAATGATTGAAACCACCAAACTTATGGTTGCGATTTTTTTAAGGTGTGCATAAGGTTTATTTTCCATAATGATGTAATTTTAAGTTAGCGACTACTCTATATACAAAAATCGTGCCAAAGTTTATTTATCCAACAAATTTATTCCAGCCATTCGTTCTTTAAGCCATTCTTTTTTGTCTTCTTCCAATTGCTGTTTATATTCATCATTTAATTCTTAAATGGTTTTATCTATTGTTGCTGAATAAACTTCTTCTATGGCTTTTTTTCCATTTTCATTTAAATTACGTGTTCCTATTCCCGCAAAATTGTATGTTAATACAGGAACATCTGATTCGGACCATTTTCCTTCAATATTTTTAAACCACTTATTTCTTTCTTGGTCAAACACATATACAGGCTTTCCGTGAAGAATTGCCATTGCTACGGCATAGCCAGTTCCGCCTTGCACTCCTGGATTTATGGCAACCCTTGTGTCGTTTTTCTGATTTGGGAACATTTTTTCTCCTGGTCTAACAAGGTGTCCTATTGCAAAGATAGCGTCAGAGTATTTAACTTGGGCCCAATTTCTTATAAGGCGATTGTCTTTCATAGTTTGGTATTGGTATCCCCAATTAAAATTTGCAGCCCTAGCAGCTTCTATTCTACCTTCTTCATAGTCTTCTTTGGAGATTTCATAGTTTCCATTTGGTGTTTTTTCTCCATAATAATAATGGTTGGAAACGACTCCATATTTTTCTCCTATTTCTCCCCAATAGGTATCAGCCCCTAATGCTCCTCCAGAGTGGTTTATATATCCATCAAGAATCATAATTTATAATATTGTTCCTTTATATCCGTATCTTTCCAGCATACGATTTACTTTTGCTTCGCTTTCAAGTTCTTCATACCTTCTTAAATGTGAATCAAAATTAAGATTTAGATTATGTGGCGATATAAAAGTTTCTCCACAGATTTCTTCTTTTATAAACAAAGTATTAATTTCAGTTATCATTTCATTAAACAATTTTCTCCATCATAGAAATGGCAAGTATCACAATTTTCGCAATGATAATAGCCATCTTCATCATACCAGTTATTAATTGTCTCGTTCATTTTGTCTTTTCGTTACCTCGTCAAAAAAACTTTTTGCTGTGTCCAATCCTTTATTAGCTGCATTGTTAAAGTCACCAGGATTTTCTTTAAGTGCATTTCTATATCCCATGTCATACAAAGAAGCAACCATTTTTGCAAAGCAAGTGTTTTTTGCATACATTTGTAATCTACGTAAACGAAGTTCTCTTGGCTCAAGATGTTCTGGTTCGCTATAAACATCTTTTGGCTCTTTCTCAAAGTCCTTACAGCCAAGTTTGTAAGCCCATACAATAACACCCTCAAGAAGTTCAGCCAACTCCATTTGTTTGGCTTGAAGATGGTGCAATTTTGTTCTCCATTCAGGCTTTCCCCTATATTCACGATTTATTTCGTCTTCTGTAGGAAGCGAAGCATCTACAAAACTGTGTTTAGCAGCCATTATCATAGGGAATCTATCACCAAGCAACATATCATCTGGCAAATCATAAACAAAATTATATAATGGCTTATAAATCCTTTCTAGATTTATTATTTTTTTTCTATAATAATCATTTTCAGATGAACAATTACCGCCATCAATATTCTCGTGCTCTTTTTCTTGATACCAATCAATTTTTTCTAATATTCTATTGAACATTTCAAAAAAGCGTGACCTAAATTCGTATTCTATTAGAGCTGCATTATCTCTATATAAATCTTCAAAAGTCTCGTACTCCATAGCATTAATAATATTCGTTAGGTATTATAAATTCAAGTTTATTTCTTTCACAAATGTCTTCAAAAGTAAATTTTCCTTCATCCATGCTTGGCCAATAATCATCAAAGCACATTCCTCTTGACATGAAACTGTATTTTATGTACCTTGGATTTGAATTTGGAAAATATCTGCAATAACAGACATCTGTTGTCCACATTGGTTCATGTGGCTTTTCATTACGCTTATCAAAATCCCAAGTGATAAAACAAACAACATCTTGGCCTTTTTCAACAAGTTCCTTTAATTTTTTATAGTCACGGCTTGTCTTGTATCCTTTCATACCAATTTTTTTTAAAATTCCCATTCTTCAACTCTTTTGAAGCCGTTTTCATTATCAGGATTATAAGGGCATGTGTCAGGATTGAAGTCATATCCTTCTTGTGGCATTGGACAATGATATGCATGGAAGCAATCTCTACATTCTTTTTCTTTGCTCATAATTTAATTAAATTATAATGTTTAATTATTCTTATTCCTTCATCATAATAGTCAGTATCTTCAAAACCTTCTTTTTCACATAAATCGTGCATAAAATCATTTAAAAAGCCTTTTGGACCACATTTTAAATAATCAACCCAAGCATTATTTCTTTCATTTAAATTAAGTGTTAAATCACTTAAATACTCAATTCTATTTTCTGCCCATTTAAGCAACGAGTCTATTTTTTTTCTTGCAGATGTTGGCTCTACAATTTTAATTTCATGGTTATTACATATTAAATGGTTATAATACCCTAAATAGTCCTGTGATATTAAATAGTAATAATTTTTAATTATGTATTCACAGTCTTCAATCTCAGAAAAAAGAATCGCAACATATGTAGAACTTTGTGTAATGCCCTTAATACTATCATATTTTTTATTATGATGATTAGTTATGCTAATTCTTTCATCGTCCCAAATTATATCATAATATTTGTTTATGTCATCATCTAATACTTCCTTATAATAAAACATTAATTTTGTTTTTTGTTAATATACAAAAAATATGAATAAAAACAAAAAAAAGGCCCTGTTATCAGAACCTTTTTTTTTCATACTGTATATAATTGCCTTATTATTTAATAAAGAAGTCGTTAATTTTCTTGCTTTTAAAAGGATGTTCATTTAGTTTAATGTTATCATCGCCAATTAGAATCACAAAAAGCAAGTGCACAAGCATTATTAATGATAATATACTTCCGATTATTGGTATAAATGAAATTGCTATTATTATAAATATGAAAAATCTTGGTATTGGTTTTCCATCAATAATAAAAAACTTTTTAAATATAAAAGCCAATAAAAAATCAGTAGCGACTGATACCCAATAAATAAGCCATAAACCCATAATTCAAAATTTTTAATTATTCTAAATAAATTTTATTTTCAATTCCGTTCCATCCAATCATTTTTTTAACAACTTCCCACATTTCATCTGTCATGGTGTATGAAAATTCGTCATCGTCTTTATGATAATTGAATAATTTCTTATCCATATCTTCTAATCCATAAAAATGCTCAGTGAACCCTTTATATATTGCATATTCAATCATGTATCTTGGGCACTTTTTGTATTCCTCAATACAATGCGAACTTGAACATTTTTCGAAGAATTTTTCTCTCATTTCATCAAGAGAATTACATTCGTTTTTAATGTCATATGGGTCGTATTTCATTTCATAATATTCTTTTATTCTCCTGAATAAAAATCCAGGCTTAAACGAATCATAATTTGAAAAAACGCTGTCAACACGGCCATAGTCATCGTCTAATTCTTCAATATTCCATTCTTCTTCACAGTCTTTACATCTATTGATTTGCAAAGTGTCAATTTCTCCATCAATAGATGAATGCCCATAGGATGAAACGGAACCAGCGAAGCCCAATAAAGAGCCACCAATAGAACCATATGAGCCGCTACTTCCTGTTCCATGGATTTCTCCCTTGGTCCTGACTACTTTATGGACAACATTTTTAGACCCACACCTCGGACAAGTAGAGTTTTTTTCATCAACTTCTTTCTTTTTTTCTTCATATATTTCTTTTGATTTAGCTTCTATTGCTATATCATATTCTTTTAGATAAGCAAGGATTTTATCCTTTCTTTCTTGATAGGCTTTTTTCTTTTCAACAGCCTTTGCTAACCTTTTTTCTTCCTCCAAACTGTGGAATTCATCAACCTCATCGTTGCGCTTTTTGAAAATATTTCTTAATTTTTCAAACATAATATCACAATATTTAGAATTTTAGTTTTAAGAAATCAATTTGTTCTTCGGTAAGCCACTCTTCGATTGTCAGTGGCCTTGTGAGTGACCACATCATTTTATCGTATGATATTCCACAGATTTCGTCCTTGTACTTACACAATTTGTCATAATACTCTTTGTCAAGTTCACTATCGTCTTTTAGTGAGTCAACCACCAACGAATGAATTCGTGGGCTTGTCATAGGCATTTAAACCATTGACGTTGAGCCTGTTGACTGAGGCTTGCCGACCAGGGCTTGCATCTTACCATCAATCGGCAAGACGGTCGTGGTCGGGTGGTTTGCACGTTGTGCAATGTTGACCGCTGCGTTCCAATCTGCGTCAAACACAATACCGTCATTGCAGTAGTACCTGCAACCATGTCGTTCACCGTCACGTTTTCCTGTCCTGCAATCCATTTGACTTGTCCATGTTGGAGAAACCGATACCACTTGCTTTCCTGCAAGTGTTGCCTTATGGGTCAATATCTCCCGAAATTCAGCAATGGGGACTTGTGAAAAGGCGTTGTTGTGCCTTGTCTTTTTGAAGCCTTCATTTGTTCGGGATGTCTTATACTTAATCTTTTTCAAATCCTCAAGGACATATATTTTTG